CTCAGTGGTGACGAGTATACAGAGGCAAAGGTGGCGCAAGACCACACTGACTTTGTAAACGATGTCAAGGAAACCATTGACAACCTGAGAATAGTGCAGTGGGTCAGAGCCCTATCAGAAAGAGAGTGGAAAAATCTACAAGGCAAGCCAGCAAGCAGCATACCTAATGCATGGCCCGTTGATTGGGCAGAGAACCCAGGCGATGGTTCCATTTGCGTAAGAGGTGGCGGCGAGAGCCTGAATGAGCTAGGCTTACCTGGTGTAACAAGCTCTGAGACCAAGTACTACATGCACAAAGCGGCAGAGTTGTTAGACTATCAGAGTGCAGAGCTCAAGGACATTACCAAAGACCTCATGAGTGGTAGCCAGGAGACGGCCAGCGAAGGTGACCTAGACATAATCAGCCTAAGTAATACCACCACAGTCTTCAAGGTCTTCACCGACACAGCAGGCAATGTTTACATGGCAAGCGTGTCAGCTACAGGGACAGATAATGAGCAGATCATCACAGATTTGGTAAGCCAGCTGAGAGATGTAAATGCTGATACCGTTGCAACAGGTGCAGCCGGAGTAGATGCAGTAAGATTGGCAGACAGAACCACATCAGGCGAAGAGATCAACAGCGTACTAAGTGGTGATGCAAAGCAGATAGATGATAGAACGAAGTTCATCACCAACATAGTATCCTCACTCACCAGAAACAGAGGTACAGATAAGACAGCAGCCTGGGCAACCAATGATGGTAATTGGTACAACGAGGCATTCGATGGCATCTACCTCGTACGCCAGGCAACCAAACTGCAGGTAGGTCTACTGTACTCTAACATCAGAACATCTGCACTAGACCCAGCACTGTGCCCAGCCAATGTTGGCACAAGCGATTTGTACAGCAATGCTTTCTTGAGCCAGTTCTGTTTAAACGACAAGTCAGATGCTACTATAGCAGCTGATAAGGACGAGAGATACATCGGAACCTTCAAGGATACAGACATTGTGCTGCCTGACATGGAGGGCATGTATCAGTCAAGAAAGTTCTATATCCCCAATGCAAACGTACAAGACCTGTACTAATCCATAACAGCAATAAGAAGGGAGTCACCTTTAGGGTGGCTCCCTTCTTATTATACACCCTAGGCATCAGTAAAAAATACTCTTAATATATTATAGGTATAATTAAATTATTGTAAAAATTTAGAGGTATATAGTTATAAAGTACAGGATTTGGGAATATTATAGATTGGGGTGATATATATGTGAACACTAATATTGGCGAATACTATCTTGATATGATTGAAGGTAGGGAGCCAGTTTTTGAGATAAGCAAATACCATTACAGAGTATACTCCTATTTGAAAAATGGGGTATACACAATGGGACCAATGGGATCAACAGGTAAAACGCTCTTAAAGCGTGTACTATCAGAGTACAAACGGTTGGGAGAACCTGTAGGTGCAATAGATTCAGTCGAAGCAGCAGAGTTTAATGGTATATCACACAGGGTACCAGATAACTGCAGGTTATTTTTAATAGATAGGTATAATTTACCTATGCCAAACATAGACAAAGATATTAAAAAGATGTCAAAAACAGGAGTTGTTTTAATAGATTGCAAGGGTCAGAATGGACTAGATATATCTGGGGTAGCAGACATATTAAGACCAAATGCAACAGAATTTTATATAATAGACTGGTGATACCATGGTATACTATATATTTGAAGATAATCCCGACAAAGGGCTATAAAAACTATTTAAGTTAGCATATCCAGAATCAGTAGCAAACAGAATTATTTTTGCAAAGGGCAGAGGTAACTTAGAACATCAGGCTAGAAAATACTTGAAAGACACAACAAACAAAGTGGTTGTGTTCGTAGACTTGGTTCCAGACAACCCTTCAACAGCATACACAGTAAAAATTCTATTGAGGCTATATAAAGAGAAAAAATATACAAATAGAATTGTGGTTATACCAATTCCTTGTATGGAGTATTTTCTTATAAAGTCACTTAGTAATTCAGCTCTTGTAGTTAAGAGACAGTCAATACAGGTATGTATTGAACTAGAAGATTACAGAAATGACTCAATATTAAGTAATAGAATAGCATCAGGTGTAGGTATTTCTTTTGAGAAATATTGTAAATTACTGGTTAATAGCGCATTTAAGCAATGTGTAAAAGATAAGCATAAAGTTGATGGTGTAACATACAAAGAGTTATATGTTACAACTGATTGTGAGTGTAATACACCTATTAAAGACAGTGTTTGCAGTGGGGCAAGTTTAGAGGAAAAAGCGCATAGTTTGATACAGCAATTTCCAGTGTTTCCATGCGGAAGTACATTACACATTGAGCTTAGCTCATATAAAATATCCGAGGCTTTGGCAAAAAGCAGGGAGTTAATAGATGTTTACAATGACTGGGTGGACAACTGCAGATCATTAGGGTACACTGGTCTAGGCGAAAAATTATAAGGCAGTGTGATTGATATGCTAACTATTAAAGTTAAAGGTATTAACACTCCAAAAAATATTATAAACGGGGCTATAACTCAAGATTCTGATATAGAAGCATTATTTTGGAGTGAGACTGTTAATGATGACAAAGAAACAAGAAAAATTCTAAAAGAAATAGAGCAAGCTGAATATGGTACACCTGAATACTTTATAGACAGATTTGGGTTAAAGGTATCAATAACAGAATTAAGTACCAGTGCTAAGGCAGCAATAATTATTCATAATAATCCTGAGGCTGAAATAGATTTAACAGAGGTAGGCATAAACGGTAGAGATACAATTATAAAGACACTGAAAAATGGAAGCATCATACTGCCAGATATAGATATGCCTATATCGTATGATATAGACAACCCAGCAGAAGGAGATATAGATGTAGAATTTAACGGATACCATTTTAGTCATTTAGACGCATTAAATATGTACTTTACTGATTGGTACCCTAATGAACCAGATTTAGACTGGCCTGGCGTAGAGAAACTATGATACAAAGCAAACAAAGCTATGGCATTGATAGCTTTGTTCAATACACTTAAATAGAGAGGTGTATCATAGATGAAATTATTAAAGGCTGAAAGGAACGATAAAGACAATGGAAGTTTAGAGAAAACATTAACAAAAGATGAAGTAAACAGAATATTACAGCACAGGATACGAATAGGTAGAGGGATATTTGATACAGCTAGGTTCTCCGGGGTACGGGTTATAGATGTTATAATAGTGCTAAAAGAATTTGGGTTCATACAAGATAAGAGGCTACAAGACATGGATAGTGTTGAACCATTCTTATATGCTGAGCTTATAGACAAAGAGTTCGGTGAGCACGAATACGGTGTATACACATCTAGTTCTGGAAGAATACTGGAGGTATCAAATCAAGATATACGAGTTTATGTAGATAATAACTATGGGAAAGCGAAGAAGCAATCATTTGAAAAGTACATAACATCGAGAAAACAATAATACATTAAATTTTAAGGGTGGTAGGTTCAAGATACACTGCCACCCTTATATTATGCAAATATTTATACGATTAGGTATAAAAGATATGAATAAAAATTTAAGATTTGGAATATAATAGGATATATAAATCGTTAGGAGGAAAATAGAGTTATGGAGAATATCAATATTAACATCAATGAATCTGAGGTTAGACATACTGAACCATTTGAGCAGGTAGAGAGCAACATGCCTAATAGGGCATTTGACCTTGGGGTAACAGCAAATAGTGAGGATTTACAGAAGGAAATCAATGAGATTTGCTTAGGTACTAAGAGTAGACTCAAAGAATACATGAGCTACTACGATGATAACTTCCAGAGTTTGGCAGAGTTTATGGGTATTTCCTATCAGTCTCTTAGCAAGAAGCTAAACAATCATGTAGATTTTAAGCGAACTGAAATCCTTATGATTAAGAGACGCTACAATCTAACTCCAGAGCAGGTTGATTATATCTTCTTCTAACATAGGTTTAGGTGATATACTTTGAAGAATACAAGTGTTCTTGATTTAATATGGGAGAATACTCACCATATTAAAGGTACAACTTATGTTATAGTAGGAGATGGTACTGTATCAGGCTTAGTAGATACAGTGAGTAATTCATTTATACTCAATGCAGAATATGACAGGGTGAATATATACAAATCGCTTGTGTTGTTTGAGAAAACAGAGGGGTATCCCATAAAATCAGCAGTATTTAATAGAATAGACAATAGTATCATGCTGATTGACTCTGTAAAGAAATCATCAATAACATTTAGCAATTTGAAGTGCATAAGTTTTGAGGATGGGTGGTTGTTAGCAGTTAGGGTTGAAGGTGGCAGCACACTGTTTAATGGTAAAACAATTTCCATTTACAAGCCAACCATGCCACAAGACGCAGACGTAGCACTTGGAGTAATAGACAGTCAGGGTAATCATATATTACTAACTAAAGATGGTAACATCACAACACCAGATGAACACATCACTAGAACATATAAATCAATCTTTAGAGATGATAGATTGCCGTTGGGAAGAATTGTAGGCATAGAGAAAATTACAAATAAAGCATTTATGGTAAACAGCTATGGCTTAGCTGAATACCGGACAACAGTTGAGATACAGGCGCAAAATTTAAGGAAACAGCTAGGAGGTGAGGTACATGGCGGACTCAACAAGTAGCAGGCTAAGGTTTATGGGTATAGACATAAAGAGGGATTTAAGCAAGGAGGAAGGCTTAGAGAGTTATGTACCTCATCCCTTTAGATTAGATACCCTTCAATCGGATGCCGATAGGATACAGCAGACATTATCAGATGAAACCTCATCAAACATCAAGAAGAAAAATAAAGGCAAAAGGACAAAGAAAGATACAAAGGGTAAAAGTTCAAAAAAGCAGATTAACATCAATAATAACATTTCAGTTAATGAAATAATCGAAGAATTTCCGTTATCAATGCTATGTGAAAAAGTGGTTGGTACGAGTGAATTATCCAAGCTAAACGTTTCTATCACAGATAGAGACGGAAAGCATAGGGTTGAAAGACTCCAGATAAAGAACTCATGGGACGGGCTTATAACCTTACTAATCAGTTATATACTTGATAAAGACCCTGCCAAGTTTGCAGAAAATATGTGCAAATTTGAGGTGGCGAATGGGAGTATATTGATACACTCAACACCTGTATTCTATCCAGCATCAGAAGGGATAAATCAGACAACATATAGGCTAGGACAGAGTAATTTATACATAGAAATCAGGGATAACCCAGATGACTTAGCATCAAGCATCAAAGGTGCAATAAAGTTTATGGGAATATCCCAGTCAGACATAACACTAACAGTTATACCAAAGGGAATGTTTGGTATAAATACTGAATATGACAGTATAGAACAAGTTGAAAAGACACTTAACCTTGTTGACATCATAGCGGATAGGAAATTTGACATAGACATATGCAAGCTATCAATCATGGGAAACCAGCAAGCAGTAAATTCCATTGAACAAGCCTTTTATATATTTATACTTTGGGGAGCCACGATTTATCAAGACGCTTTCATAAAAGCGGTAAAGGCACTATCAACAGATGTATTAGGCATAGGAAATGGGAGTGATATAGGGGATAAAGGGGTAGGGTACAAAGTAGACAAGCTGCCCTCCATAGGCACCAAAGCAAATCCCCAAGATAATAGGCATGAAAACATGGAAGATTTATATGTCTATACAACAGGGGACAAAGCAATGACATACATGTTCATAGCACAAACATTGCTAAACATTGACATTTCTCCAGAAATCATAGAAATAACATACAAGGTTTATGAGTTAGCAAGAGAGGATAAGGGGTAACATGAAATATACGGATATGAAAATGTATGAGCAAGCAGAAACAAACCTGCTTCTCATGTATAGTAATGTAAGGCAAGTGGAACCTGGGATATTTGGGATAATGGAGAATGGGAAATACGGGTTCGCTGATGCACGAAAGCCTGATATAAAGATAGCGGAGCCAAAATTTACCACAGCACACTACAGAAAGAACTATGTGTACTTGAGTGCTGGCACATATTACAGCAAAGAACAGGAAGGTATCATGTATTTTATACCAACCAGCACAGAGATAAAATGCGATAAAACGACAATACAAGAGTATAGTACAATAGATTACAGGTTAGCATCAATAGTTTATTCGAATGAACTGGTTGGTCATTATGATACAGAGACTGCTCAGCTTTTAGGTACATCGGTACATGAGAAGTTTAAGTATAGGCCATACGACCCCTATTTTGTACTATCTTTTCTTGATAAGAAAACGAAAAATTTAGTAGGAATTACTCCAAAGTTTGAGAAAGTAGACGTATTAGAATACTTAGCAACAGTATTCAAAAGTGTAAAAACACGGAGGTCAAAGGTTATAGCTGAGCTTGATGATGGACACGAGCTAGAATTAACAGAGTTTGGGCAGTTATACTAAAGTTATATGACTTGAAAAATTAGGGCATAAGTACTGGAGGAAATGAAATGTATCATATCAATTCTAGGGAAGAAAAGCCTAATATAGGATATATGTTACAGAGGGTAACAGATTTAATGCAGAGAGGAATTAAGGTAGCAAACCTTGATGACCTTTACAGCAAGTTTGAGTCTGAAAGAGACAACATAGCAAAAGAAATAACAGCTAAGTATGGGATTAAGAACCCCAATAGCAGCCAACAGCTCACTAAATACCTTGAAAGCATGGATAACGCAGAGGTTTACGAGACCTGTTGTATTGATGGTAAGTGGACATCAAATAAAGATGCACTTGGAAACCTTGCACTTTTGGGGTATGAATTTGCAAGCGACATACTAGATTATAGAAAAGCAAAGAAGTATGCTGAATCAATCAAGTCTATTATGGATGCAAAGGCATCTGATGGTAAAATACACCCCCTGGTTTCGTTGTCAAAGACAAATAGAATCAATTATAGTTCTCCGGCACTTATGAATATACCAAAGCCTTTGCTGTGGCACATCATTACACCAACAAAGCAAGGCAACATATTGATTTCAGCAGACATCAAGAACCAGGAGCCTAGCATCCTAATCAACATATTAAACGCTGATAGCCTAAAGCCTGCACTAACAGCAGATAGCGGTCTATACGAATATATCTTCTCAAAACCTTTTAAAGCGACTGCACCTTTGCATATATTCGTAACAAATGATTTTAAGCCTGGAAGAATTAGTAACTCAGAGCTGTCTGAAATTCCTAACATGCCACCTGTGTATTATACACCCTCACTTCCAGCAGTAACAACCACATATTATAACAATGAGCAAGTCAAGTTTATAGACTCAACAAGCATGGTGGTAAAGCCAGGCACCACGGTTATGCCGGAGCTACCCGATACAGTTCTTATCCAAACAATGGGAGGAAGCCAGTATCATGTTCCAGTAATCTGGGAGAATGTGGATAAAAAGCTGTTGAATAAGCCAAATATCATTGATATAACGGGCGATGTACAGGGGCTTGAAATTAGATGCGAAGGAATAGAGCGGAAAGAGTTTAAGGTGGCATGGAACGCTATGACCTATGGGGCAAGTTCCTTCGGAGTTAAGCAGATGTGTAAGCACATAAACGGAGATATAGTTTATGATTACTTCTCTAAAATACCAGAGTTTAAGAAGTATCGTAGTCTCTGTAAGAAGGCAGCTGATAACGGGCAGCAAAACATAAAGACTTACTTCGGTACAATGCTTACAGCGGGGGAGAGTAACCCTAACAGGTTGAGAAGAATCCTGATGGACCTTCCAATTCAGGGAACAGCGGCAGACATACTATCACTATTGATAATGCACGTAGATAAAGAAACAAAGCTAAGAGGGATTGAGGAAGGTCTAAAGATTTACTACACAAGGCACGATGAGATAATCTTTGAGGCATCTAAGGATTTGGTAGAAAAGCTAGGGGAAGATGGTGTGATGGCTGAGATACGAGACCTGGTTGAGCACCAGGTCGATGACTGGACACCCTTTAAGGTTGAGATAAGCAAGGTGGAGCCTAGTGCATTGTACATTGATGATACTGGTGATGACATCTTTGATTAAATAGCATCAATAGAACAAGAGTATGGCAATTTAGTGAAAGCAGCTGGGTAAAACAGCAGGCAGACAAAGTAATTAAAGGCTGGTACATCTCGAGGAGGTGTACCAGCCACTTATAGGAGGTATCATCCAATGAGTGGTGGAGGAAAACACAGTAGAAAAGATATATCATCTAAATTAAGTCATGCAGTAAGCATTGAAGAAATAGTAGTGGATACAGTTAAAGAGATGCTGGCAAAGCCAGAGGAAGATGTACTAAAGGCGTTTGAGAACTCAGATTGTCGTAAAATGCTATTTGCATTTGACACAGAGTATTATCTAAATGACTTAAACATAATAGTAGCAGACTTTTTGAGAGAGTGCAGAACAAAGTTAAATTGGGAGTTACCAGAGGTTGAGAAGAAGGCTGTTGATGATGAGCTAAGCACTAAATCATAGTGGAATAGCCGGCAGTAAAGACAAAGGTAAAAAGACAAAGGCGGAAAGACAAAGGCGAAAAGGTGGTTGGTGTTAAACATGCTGGAACCAACAAAACAGCATATAGAAGGAATTGAGGATAGTGAGGGACTGAAGGCATACTTATCACTTATATACGGAGACAATATAAAAGTGATATTTGGTAAGTATGTATTCGTGTGGGATGAACCTAAGGCACCAGAATTTGAGAGAAATGGGCAGCTATATACAGTAGACGGCAGGGAGGTTTACTCAGAGCAAATAGATGATGTACTAGAAGTCATAGATAGGGATGGAAATACAGATGGGTTTGCAGTATTTTCCAAGGGGCAACTTGGGGGTTTGCAGTTTACTGGAGCCTTAAACTCAGCAGTGACATCCAGTCCATTTAGAAATATAATGAACATAGTAATGAAGGAGTATACTGAAAATGATGAATTAAAAGCATTGGGAAAGTTGATAAGTGGTAAGGATTCTACATTTAAGCTTAAAATATACATGATTAAACCAGATGGTACACTGGAGAGTTGTAAAGCAATTTCAACATATAATAAAGAGCATAGAAATGTGGATTTAATCACATCATCTAAACGATATATGGGAATATATCGGGGTAGATTGATAGAATTTAGGCAGGGGTAATGTAAATGAGGTATGATAAACAAAAGACAGCTAAATCAGTGAGTAAAGAAAGTAGGACAATACGAAGTGTTGAAGAAAACTTTTCGATACTTGGATTAAGCACACCACTTAAGATAATCACACTTTTGTTATCATTAGGAATATTTCTATTAGACTTGCTGCTTTATAATAGCAACGGCTGGTTATTTGCAAGTTTAATAGGGCTAGGAAATGCATTGACATTGATGGCCACAGCAATATACTTAACAAAGGTAAACATGGCAGTGATGATACTGTTCATATCACAGCTAGTCACTTCATTAGCATCTGTGGTATACGGTTCAAACATAGGATTAGTTGAAATAATACTGTCAACAATAGCTTTAGTAGTCATCTTGTATAGAACAAATAAGCATTTGAAAAAAGAAGGATACAAATTTACTCCTTACAATTTCATTTGTGTAAAGATAAAAGCATACAGAATATCGGCAATAAACAAGATTCTGTTAGTTACACTCATAGTAACATTGTTATTCATACAGGCAAGATATGATATAACATCAGAGCAAAACATAGGTTTACTAGGAACAACCTATTTCACACTTCCTATAGTGGTGTTGCTTACAACAATATTAGGTGTGGATGATACACAGTATATAAGATTTATATACTATATTGTATGGGCATCGTTGCTGGGGATGGCAAGCAGCATGCAGCTTATAACAAGCATGCAAATACTCGAACCAGCTTTGTTGATAGTTGGTGTATGTATAGGATACATAGCAGCAAAGGCAAATAACAATAGGGAAACAAAAAATGCACAGCAGACCAAAGAAGATAGCAGTAATAAATGTGGTAAAGACAATACTAATTAAGGTTTGATAAAAATATTAAAGAAAAGTTGAAAAATATGTTGACAAAAGGGTGTAGATGTAGTATAATAAGGGGGAAGTAAGGGAAAGAGGGGATATGAATGGTTACGAAAGATAAGAAGCAGGCAAGCAGTCGGCTAAAGAGTAAGCTCCTTGAGCTTTTGGTGCTGGCACCATTCATCATCTTCCTTTTGTGGGTATTCATCTCCTGGGTTGAGGTGGTGACTCACAATAGTAACCCTGAAACGGCGGTGCTGATTAGCAATCTGAACTTTTTCAAGATGTTCTTTCACGGATAAGGGATTTGTAAGACATTAAGGAGGAAATAAAATGCTCAGTATCATCATCTCTGCCCTTCTCATTGTACACACCATCATCAGTGTGGACAACATCCAGCTCGGACAGACCATCATCAATATGTTCGGCGGTAATCGAGCCAATCTGAAACTTATCCTTTCTGTTGCTATGACAGCACTGGCATTCTTGACCGGTAGCATCCTGGTTGTGCCTTTCCTGCTGATGGTGGTCTTTGATATGAGGTTCAAGACCAAGCAGGCATAAGACAGTAACAAAGTAAATGTACAGATAAAGAGAAATGCAGTACCTTCGGGTGCTGCATTTTTTTATTTGCATATTAAAGATATATGGAGGGTTTTGGTCATGGATAATAAAGCATGGGTGGATAATTTAGACGAGGCAATTTTGGAAAATGAGCAGAAAGAAAAACAGAAGAAAGCACAAAGTAGTAAGCCAGGCTCAGGGTACTCAGAATACATATCAAAAATAAAAAGGCAGGCATGGAAAAGGGTGGGTATAGCCACAACTTTGGTAATAATCTTATGCCTAACAATGCACTTTTTGCATATAACAGGAGTTATAGGCGGAAGTGTACAGCAAGCAAGCAACACATCATTAACAACAGGAACACATATTGGGTTGCAGCCTGACATAGGAGCAATTAGTGTGAGGCCAATCCATATAACAGTAGACATAGGAGAACAGCTAGCAGAACTAAACATAGACAGCTCAAATAAAGTGATGCAGGGGTTCTCAAACTATGGCGGATATGGATACATAGGATATACAAACACAGCTCAATCAGAGTATGTGGAAATAATCGTTACAAATAGCATATCAACTTCAGATGGTTTATCAAGTGACACACTGGATAAACTGGAGACAGCGGATAGCATAGTATCAGAGCAAGAGGTTGATGATACATTAGGAATTATAATAAATAAGTCGGCGAAGAAGTTAACGAATACGGGTTATATAATAGTAATACAGCAAGAATCAATATACAATACAGAAGAAGCCTCAGATGAAACAGAGGACAAAGCAGGAAATTCCGAGGAAACAAAGAGTGAAAGCATATTGAATGAGTTATTGGGCAACTTAAAATTTACAAACAAGCAGAGTAGTAATGAGCATTTATACTTAGATTTTTCAGGCTTAGGCACAATAGATTTAATAGATATACAGGGTTTGGAAAATATAGGCTGCTATACAAGTAATGGTATACTAACTATATATGACTATGAGACAAATAAAGACATTATGATAATCACAGGAGTAGACAATTCTAACATAGGAAATAATGGAAAATCATTAAGACAATCAGATGAACTAGTAAATCTATACTATCCAGATGGATATGATGACAGTGAGTCAAATTATTATAGAGCATTTGCAATACAGACTAACTCAGGTGCATATTACTTCCAAATGGCACCTGATGCACAGGAAGGGTTAGAAGAAAGCATAGTGAGTTTAATGGGATTGAGCAAGAGAGATAATTATATACAGCCTTCATTTTAGAATATGCAGGAGGAAATAAATGGTTCAGAGCGATATAACGAGAATGACATCTCTTGATGTCAGAAAGTCACTTGGAAATAGCCTAATAAATCAAGTATGGAGTTGTTATGACAGGTATAATACAAAATACAACAAAGGGGCACCGCAGGATATCACAGAGATTAGTGTTGATGCACAGCACGGCATAATAAAAGTTCAGTTTAAAGAGTCAAAAATAACATTTGGAGCATCCGGAGTATCAGCAGCATACGAAGATGTAGCAATAGTTCATTATGAAAACAACTCGGAAGTAATGATAACACAGAAAGAATTATTAAACTTAGCTTAGAATAGGGTGATTAACATGGCAATATATGTAATATCAGATATACACGGTCAGTTGAAAGCGTTTGAGGACATACTTAATCAGATAAACTTCGATGTTGAGAATGATACATTATATCTATTGGGTGATTACATAGATTGGGGAGCAAATAGCATTGGAGTAATAAGAAAAATACAAGAGCTTCAAGCCCAGGATAAAACAGGAGAGCATATAATAGCACTGAAAGGCAACCATGAGTTTATGATGCTAAACGTCATAAACAATATACCACTAGGAGCAACTATGAGAGACATTCGGGAAAGTGGTGAGGTTTACGAGGATTTAGCGACATGGGAGCATAACAAAGGATTAAAGACACTGAAGCAGTATTTAGGACTCAATAATTTAGATAGAAAAAACATTAAGAATTGGATGAATAATCTCCAGATAGTAGTTGAGGATGTAGAGGTTAATGGGGAGCATAACTACCTGTGTCATTCATTTCCAATAATTGACCCAGCTTATACAACTGATGAAGAGTCAACCTGGTGGAGAGTTGAAAGCAGTTATGACCTTACGAATTTCAGGATAAAGTTTCCTGGATACACACTGATTAGTGGCCACACAATAGTTGATAGATACAACAGCAAAGATAAGCAAGGAAGACTGAAAATATACAACAGAAAAGAAGATATGAACTATATAGATATAGATTGTGGGGCTAAGGCACTGGAAACACATAAAAACTACGCAAGATTAGCTTGTTTAAGGCTAGATGATATGGCTGAGTTCTACAGTGAAAAAGTCTAAAGATAGCTAAGAAATTTATACAGTAGATAGCAAAACGGCATATTAGTTGCCAGGTGGGATTTTTGAAAGTTAGTATACAGTGGGTCAAAAAGTGTTAGAACAGTCAGAGAGCAGTCAAAAAATTTGTTCAACTTAAAAATGTAAAATTTTTGGTAATTGTCAGTTGGTTTCAAAAATAATAAAATAAAAATGCAAAGAAAAAATAGGGTAAACAGTTGATAAAAACATTATTACTAGTTGAAAATGTTAAAACTACAATATCAAATATACTAGTTAATAAAAATATAAATACATACATAACTTGGTAAATAGACATGTCAAATTAGTCATAGGAAAAATTTAGATTAGGTTAAATAGGTGGAGCGAATCCAATATTTTAGCACTATTGACAATTAAGAAATAAATGAATTTAGTTGATATTGTTCTTGTTGGTGGTGATTGAGCGTGCAGAGCATAATAAATGCAGATAACTTTAGCATATATATTGAGGGTTCAACAATAAGAGTAACAGACGAGGCCCAGGTTTATGGGAGTGCAGAGCAGAATAATAATTATGATAAAGTCGGGATAGTGTCAATACTTCCAAAGATACAGATAGGACTTGGAGAGAACTTTAAGGTTTTTGTAAAGGCACTTACAATCAGCAGAACACCACTAGCATTAAGAAAGAGAATACAGAGAGGACCTTACAGGTCTTATGAAATAGTTAGACTTGCAACTGGTAATATAAAAGATGCATTGATATGCACTATAGATACCATAAACGATAGAGTAGTGGGGTTAGCATATAACCAAGCAATCATAAAAGATAAAGAATTTAGGCGATATGTTAAGTTAAGTATCATGCATCAACTTGTGTTATGTAATAAGAGTGAACAAAATAGGCTTTTCTTGGCTACAAAATGCATAAGCATACTTACAAATACAAAAAGGGAATCTTTAGTTGTATCTGAAACAGCACGAACAGTTAAGGTTAAGGCAAATTGTAAGAGGGGAATAAAGCTGCCAGTCAATTATATATTTGCATTGATGCCTAATACTAACAGCTACTCATTATATCAAATAGCATATGATTACAATGATGCAGCTAAAAAATTAGAGGCTAAGAGCTAAAGGGAGAGGAACAGACATGAAAAGAAAGGCATGCATAGCATTTGCAAATGGGATGGTTTACATGCTGGAAACAGAGGATGGCTACCCAGTTGAAGTAACAGACACATTCCTTCCATTTTATACAAAGGATGCTATTGGCAGAAAGCAGAATAAGTTGTACAATTACAAGCTCGGAGACCGTTCAGAGCGCTGGATGATTGGTGTATCATGCATGAGTGGGTGCCCAGTTCATTGTGAATTTTGTGCTACTGGACAGCTGAAGAAGTGGAGAAACTTAACGGCTGAAGAGATATTTCAACAGGTAAAATTTATACTCGATGAGAGAAAAATGTGGGACCCTGCTGATAGTAGGGAGTTTAAGATAAACTATACACGAATGGGAGAGCCATTCCTTAACATAGATAATGTAAAAGCAGCTATACAAATGATAGACGACTATTTGCCTAGGGCGCACATACATCATTATATAAGCACAATAGGAATAAAGGGTTCAGACTTCAGCTGGATAAAAGGAAACATAACACTCCAGGTAAGTTTACACAGCACAGATGAGGAAAGGCGGAACCAGCTTATACCATTCAAAGATAAAATGACAATACCAGAGCTAGGTATGATAAGAACTCAGAGTAACCTTAAAACCACTTTGAATATGACCCTGGTAGACAATGCAGATTTTGATATAGAGACACTTAAAAAGTATTTTGACCCAGAGCATTTCTTTATAAAACTATCCCCAATCAATGAAAACACAGTAAGTATACAAAATCACATGGGTAGTGGAGTTATAAGCGGAGTGAATTTGGTGTAAAGCAAACATAGTAGGTGAAATAGCATGAGCACTCAGGGAGATACTAAGAGTATAAACATTGATGCAATTATAGCAAAGTTAACATTGCTGGGCTACAATATAACAGCAGTATCATCCTGGGTGTACAGATACAATAAGCCAGGAACACAGGGTTTAGGTGCAATACTGCATGGGGAATATACAAAGGTACTTAAACCAATATATAGCACAATAGCAGCTGGAAACTCCTTAGCAATATGTAGAATACTTGGCAGAGATGGGATGGCAGATACATATGGAAGGTATAGCAATGTAAACATCACAGAGAAGTTTAAAAGCATAGAGACTATGCTATTCAGATCATCTGTAGACGATATAGTATCAATAGTGAACAGAAACACAGGCTCATTATACATAGCAGACGGATTTGGAAGGCGAAAGAAGTTATGTACTCTACCTAGAACATCTAATTTAATCCCACAAGTTGCTGAAGTTGACACAGGGGTGATAATGCTGTCAATGCTAATTAGCACTAATTACCTAGAAGATACAGGCAGCCACATATTTTTAATAAAAAATGGGCTGAAATATAAGGAAATATCATTAAATGAGTTATACCACCCAGAGTTGATAAGCAAAAATGGTTGGAAGTAACAAACAGTGTAACATGAGGTAATAAGCTTAAGAATAAAATAAATTGTTGCATGGAGGATGTAAAATGGACATAGGATTGAATATAGCAGACGGGGTGCGGGTGAGAGTTGGAGACACACTTGAGAGTATAACATCATCTATGGAAGAGCACAACGTAGAATACACAATACCTTACAGTTCCGAAGAAGGAAACAGCAAGGAAATGATAATGTTTATGGAGAAATGCGGAGTTGAGCTTAATATATTAAATGGAAAAATAGTTTATATTAAGTCAAACAACAATGAATCAAATTACATAATGCAGCTAAAGGATGGTATGACACCCATAGAAGCACTTATGACAATCAGACAGAACCTCGCAGAGGCATTTAGCATACAGCCTAATGACATACGTATAGACAGATTTGACGGTAAATCAATGGATAGTATGCTAAGTATACCTATCTCAGGTACAGAGAAGGTAAAGATCGAGCTTATAATGGGAGTACATCAGCAGATATTCATGCACTCTATAGCACTTACAAAGTAATCGCATGGAGTTGGGGGCTGGTAGAATGTATAGGCAGAAGCAGAGCACAGCAGAGGCTAAGGCAAGTTTATTGGGATTTACAGAGCAGAAGGAGCTAAATAATTGGTTTACAGCATTCTATAAGCCTAATGACATAGGCATAGATAGTTCTGGAGATTACAGTGAGGAAAACGGCAATAACTTAATATACAACTTCTATGCAGATAAGATAATAGGAACAAACTATGGCATGATATTATCTACACAGGATGTAGTATTACTTGCTAATAAAGATATTAAGCCAATCATCTTAACAAGATACTCTAAGTCAATCAATGATAAGCATAACAATGAAACAATACTTGAAACTTTAACGTACAAGCACAACAGAGGGTTGGCTAATGGTATACAAACTGGGCATAAGATTGGTAAATATTCAATAGTTATATCAGGAAGATTTGAAAACGGGAAAGTTATTTTCAATCTTCATAACTTTGTGCTCGGTTATTCATATTATTTAGGGCGCGTAAATTTAGCAAGGCTTGAAAATCCAAAGCTAGCCCGATTAGAAAGCCATTTAGAATTTTTTGATGACACAGAAGATGGAGAGGAATATACAAATTTTAATAGGTTTGAAGTCAGCATAGAACATACACAGCACATGACAATAAATGGTGAGCCAATTGAAAAGCGAGTAATAGACAAAGTTGCTGTTGGAAGATACCAGCTATATATGGATAGTACGTGGCCACTAGATGATGCATTAGAGGATATAGTGAAGCCATTAGACCATATATTTAACTACGATTGATATAAATGGGCAGAGCAGGCACTAAGGGGAATCAGCATGGAAGTTATGAACGACTTAGGGCTGAATTCAGACAAGGATAGAATAATTGCAAAAATGCAATTACTTGGATACAGGCCAATTAAACTCAATAACTGGGCATTGATGTTTGAGCCAAATAAATCAGAGGGTAGAACAGACAGAAAAGCAAATGTAGTTTACAACGACACCTTGAATAAAATATTAGTATCTGATGTAAATAAGGTATTAGCTAATGAAAATGTGGTTATATGCAACAGAGGGCATAATAAAGACACCTTCGTATTTAATAGATACTCAGTTGAACCATTTGCAATACCTTGGGATGAAAGGTTAATTGAGATATTTCCCATCGTAACAAGTGGAAAGAAAACGTGTAAAAATCAATTTATAGCAACATACAGTGAGAGGGAATCAGCATTTAAAATATATGAGCCGATTGAGAGATTGGAGTTTAGCATAGCATCCCATGTAATAGCAAATTATACACCTGTTATACTTACATTGAGAATACTTGAACTAAGAAAAAACATATATGCAATAAGGTGCACATTTGAACACAATGCACAAGGTAAGAATAAAGGGACAGATAGCAGAGATTTTATAATAGGTACGCTTGATTGTTCAACTGACAAAGTGGTACTGGCGGGTTTTAAGAACGGTATATCAGAGCATATTTAAATAAACTTTATTGGAGGGTAAAATCATGGAAACTATCATTAAGCAGTTAGAGGATGCAGGTTATGACTATGCAGTAGCAATAGCTACAAAGGCAGAGATTGAGGCCGGGGCAGCGTGCGGACAATTGAGTTTGATATTAGCAAATCAGTAAACTAACGGGGTGAATCATATGGGCGACAAGATAAACCTTGACGTTGATATTGCTATACTGGAGGACATCAAGAAAATTTTAGACGGGACATTTGTTCCAGAGCACACTACTACTTGGAAACAATATTATAAATCTGTAATAAGTAGTCTAATTGGGGTTGGACAGGCATCAGACATAGATAACAGATTCTGTATGGCAGTGCTGCTATTCGGGGATTCTAATGCAACAAAGAGAGTTAGAACAGCAAGACTAAATGTACTATTCAGAATATATAATGACGTTCTAAGAGTTAGAGGACAGTTTACAGGTGCTGAGAGAAAGCTATCAGAAATAATAGCACAAACTGTTGGAAAGTGTAAAAACGAAGTACTACTAGATGTAGTAGCAGATAAATTAAATAAATACCTCCAGGAAGAAAGAAATAAAAATTTCAACAGTTCAGTTCAGAGTACAGCATATCAGAATATAGGGGGAAGGAGCATGAGGGAGCTAAATACACTCAATCAAGAGGGCAAAGAGAGTAAAGAGAGTACAGAGGTTAAATTCTTAGCAACAGCATATTATAAGCTAAACGGGTTTGCAAAGTCTCAGATGCTTAGCCAGGCATACGCAGAAAAGCAGTTTAGTGCAGCTGTTCAGGATTATATTGACAATGGAAAAATAAGTAAAAACTCGGCTAATTTATTCTCAACAGTTATTCGGGGAAAGATAGTCGAAGGAAATTTATTGTCATTAAGTAAGACCGACTTCGATAAAGAGATACAGAAGATACTTAACAATAGGCAGAGAGCACTGAGTGGAGGACTTCGGGAGCAGTTCAGAAAGATGCTGAAGTCACAGGGTATAGAGGCATCCGGAAAAGAGGAACAGCTGGGGTATGCAGGACTACTACTTCTGTTAGGAGAGATTTCTGGTTCTCCAGATTATAGGAACATGGCAGAGCAGCTGATTCAGGGAGTTGGTGCTACAGACTATAGAATTGCGTCACCAATAAACATAGTAGTAGCATCTGACGGATGTAGTCATACAACTTGGGGTTCTATATATAGACACCTTGGAAAGTTAAGATAACACAATATAGATTGGTGAAAAACAATGGAATTTGATTTCAACGGAGTGAAGATATACTTAAAAGACCAGGTATGTACACAGACTGGGTACATACCTGGTCATATAAATCCACAAATAAATCTTTATATAAAGCCAACTAATTTGTGCAACAGCGATTGCAGTTTCTGTGAATATCATGGGAAATACAAGCAGTTTAGCTGGGGAGAATTTGTAAGAGCGCTTATAAAACTATCAGAACTAGGTATAGTAGGTAAGATACAAATAACAGGTGGAGAACCAACAGTTAGTAGTAATATAATAGAAATAGTAAAATTAACAAGGCTGATATTTCCTGATAGATTCATAGGTATAAATAGCAACTTTACTTATCCTGACATACTATTAAGTCTAAATCAATATTTAGATAACTTTGCATTGAGTAGGCATCATTATGATGATGAAATAAATCGTAGGATATTTGGAAATAAAAACATGACATCGTCACCGAGCATAAAGCAGTTTATAGGTGAAGTGGGTCAGGAAAAGGTACATTTGAGTTGTACAATGATACAGAGCGGAGTAGGCACATTGGCAGATATGAAAAAGTATCTTGACTTTGCTTCTAGTTTAGGTTGCAATGATGTTGGCTTTGTAGGGCTTATGAAAATAAATGATTACTGTAAAGAAAACTTTGTAGAGCCATTAGATATTGCAAAGCAAGGGATAGAAAATGGAGACTTTTTGAAATACAAAGAATTTAATGAAAAGCATGGCTATTGTACTTGCGGTAACTATGAATACTTTTCAGATAAGACAGGAAAATCAGTTAGCTTTTACATAAGACATGTACTAAACCCTGAAAAATCAGTTGGTTCCTTGGTATTCGACGGACAGCATTTAAGAAGTGGCTTTTCTGGAGAAATAATACCATTAAAGTAACAGAGAATACATCTATATAAGAGGCAACGCTTTTAAACAGGCGTTGCCTCTTAAAAACCATCATAGGATGAACTAGTTGATATATTTAGTATTCAAGTTAACAAAATTAGGAAAGCTTTAATTTAATCTTAATAGGTATAATAAGACAAATTTAATTAAAAATTGTACAGCCTAAAGAAGGTGAAGGCATTGGAAAATGATAAAAGGCTAGAGTATTTTAAGAAACACATAAAGGAAAAATTAGAATCAGTCAAAGATGATATACCAGACAGAAGGTATAGACTGTGGATAGCGGCCATAGACGATTGCGAAGACTATGATGAACTTCGCGAAATGGCAGAGCTGGACATGCAACTTGATATGTTTGAGTACACCAGGAATGAAATCAATCCTAAGTTACAGAGGCTAAACTTAGAGATGGATGAGATTCGTGGTGCTAAAACCATGCAGGAACCCAGTAAAACAACCGGAAAAACTCTAGGCACAAATGAATTTTCATCATTAACAATGCCAGATAGTGATGACGAGGAAGAATATACAACCGGAGAGATGCTTGAGGACCTAGACGACCCAGAGATGGAAGCAGCTATGGCAGCAATCATAGCCGCTAGGATGGCATCTGAACCATGGGAGGAAGCTAACAGGGAAGAGATGCTTGATAGCATCATAGGTGATACCTCAGCAGAGGAAGATATAGAGGGTTTATCAGAGGAGGACTTCGGGGACCTAGCCGATGCTGGTGATTCTTTAGAAGTAGACGAAGATGACTTTGACATAGATGAGGATGAACTAGATATAGGTGAAGATGATGGCGATGAGGATACTGATGACAACATAGAGAGTAGCGAGGAAGGCAGCGACGAAGATGATGGATTCGGAGACTTCTTTGGAGATAGCGATAGTGATGAAGATACTGAAAATACAGACGATGATGAAATGCTAAACGGCATAGAGGGATTTGAAGATTTTGAGGAAAATGATTCAGATGATACAGATGAAAAACCTGATGAGTCACAGAATAACTCACATGGTGACATATCAGACTTTTTAGACTTCGATGAGGAAGATGGGTTTGGCAAACTAAAGGATAAACTAGGCATCGAAACATCAGAGCAATCTATAGAATCTGATGAAGAAGACATTGATAATATGTCTGAAGATGATTTGGAACAGGCACTATTGGGAGATGAGGAAGACGATAGCGATGTAGACGGAATCAGTGATGATGATTTCGGAGACATTTTTGATGATTCAGATGAATCTGAGGATTCAGACTCAACAGAGGAAATAAACGATGACGACTTCGAGGATATGTTTATTGACTCAGATGATAGTGAGGGCGAAGGAAATTTATTTGAAAGCGATGATGATTTAGAAGGAGAATTTGGTGACCTAGACAGTATGTTTGAGGACAGTCCAGATGGGGACGACTCTGATACAGACGAAGATTCAGATGATGATTTCAATGACTTCTTTTCAGACGAAGATGATTCATCCGATGCTGATGGAGAAGATGATATAGACAATCTAGACCTAGGAGACTTCCTGGAGGAAGACGATTCGGACATATTTAGTGATGATGCACCATCACAACACATAGACAAATTAGATGATTTAGATGCACTATTTGGTGACGGAGAAGCAGATAGTGATGGACTGGATAACATTGATGAATCTGACCTTCTTGGAGATGATTCGGATGATGCAGATAATTCAGAAGAATCAGACGAAGAATCAGAAGATGACCTCTTTGGCAATATACCTGGGTTAGACGATTTTGCGGATGATGGAATTGAGGACGACAGTAGTAGTTTCTTTGATGCGCAGAAGAATAAAACAAGCAAATCTGTTACAACATCTGTACCCACTCAAAAGCAGCCAGAAGTTAAAAAAATACAGGCTACAAATGTATTTATAAATGGGTCTGAGCGTGGGCAGAAAACACAAGACATGTTCAACTCAATAACCAGGGCGAACAAGATGATGGGGTCAGTTTACAAGAAATTTATCAATAAGGCTACTAAAGCAGCTAAAGACGGGCAGAAGAAATTACAGAAGTCATCTATGTTTGAACTTCCTTCTGAAAATTAGCAAGAGGTGTTATAAAATGAGGATGAAAGCATTTAAGAATAAATTCCCTATCTATACAGATAGGTGTAAAATACAGATATTAGGGAGTAGAGACGTAGATAGATATATATTAGAAATAAGAAAGCCATACTTCCTTGAATATAGTGATAATCATGGGATAGAAAAGCTGACTGACTTTGAGGTAGCTAGAAGACTGAGATCATTAGTAGACTACTACGGTTCATCTGAAAAAATACAGTATGAAATAAGGCTAGTAGTCAAGGATAAGATGAGTGGCGAGCTATTCGGGGGTATAACATTCTTACCTGTTGATGCTGATGGATTTATTCCTATCGGGTACTGGGTAGTACCAGAGCATCAAGGAAAAGGAATAGCGACAGAAACACTCACTAGAATAACAGAGTTTGCTGAGAAAGCATTTAAGAGAAATAAAGGGCTTAGGCTTATAATACAGGAAAGAAACGAGAAGTCATTAAACGTAGCAAGTAAATGCGGATTTGAATTAGAGAAGGTTTACAGAGGAAAAACTGGGAGGAACCAGGTATGGGTAAGGAAGTTCAGCCAGAGAATATAAGTGAATCAGCCTATGTATTTGAGATTGACATAAATACTAAGCAACCAGCAGCAGACATATTAACCATTTATGATAATATACAGTTTCATAATTGGTTTTACGATGAGAACATCAAAGGATACTTTTCTGATATAGCTAATACTGATAGAGTTTCGGATACTCTTCAAGATTATTATATGGGAAACAGTAGGGTAGTTAAAAGTACAAATATTATACCTGTTGGAGGGCTTAATTTTGTAAGCGCGTATTTAGGAAAGCATATAAAACCCATAGATATATCAGGAGTGGATAGAAAATTCACTGGACGAGAAATACAGATACTTAGTTATGATGAGATGACTGCATATCTAGACAGAAATGGTCCGAGGTTTATCAAGAGTGCAACTAAGTGCAAAGAATTTCCAGCAGGTAAGTATGATAAAAACTCAATAGAAAGCATAGAGAAATCAATAAATTATTTACATAAATCGCATAAATTTATGGTAAGTGAACTTATACATCTATTAGCTGAGTGGAGACTATTTATACACAAGGGAAAGATATTAGACTGCAAGCAATACATGGGAAGCTGGGAAAGTCGGTTTGATGAAGCATTTGTAAAAGAAATGGTAGCGTCTATTCCAAAAAGCATAATACCATATACAAGTTATACAGTGGACATAGGATTAACAGATACAAACAGTACAGTTCTTATAGAAGCACATAATTTTATTTCTTGTGGTCTGTACGGATTTGAACATCCAAACTTATATAAAATGGTAAAAACAGCATATTTAGAGGAAAAAGCAGGATTGGGTGGTGACATAACTTGAAAAAGAGAGTAAATGGTAGGACGGTAGACATTAAGAATATAGAGATTTTTGAGAAAGCAGCTGGGAGTCTGGCAATCAACAGAACAGCTACAAGTAATACTAGTGATACATCTGGTATAGATTCAAAGAACATGGGCGAAATAGTCAAACTATACACAGCATTCTATAAGTCACTTCCATATCCTTTATATGCCATTGATGAGGATATAAAATACTCTACAATAGCAACATTCATAAAGAAAAGATTAGTGACACCACCAAAAATGTGGATTAGCAATGGGTTATATGTTATTCTTGACGAAGAAAGCAAGATAGCCGTAAATTTTGTTAATTTAACATGGGGAATAGTTAAGGTAGACAGTATAAAAGATGATAACACCGACATAACCGAGTATAATGGGGCTTGCGGATTTGAAGATTTCGTGTGGGCTCTGGCAAAAATCCTAAAGAAGCAATCAACAAGCAGTTATTATAAGGAGTTCATGCCGGAGTTTATAGAGGCATGCAACAATCAGCCAATGGTTCTTAAGTGGGAATTAAGTAACATACTTGAATTTGGATTAGTACATGATAAAATGGAGTTTCCAGACAATAAGATAGTAGACCTTGATACAGGTAACACTTATTTTTTAGATATATTCGTAACAGGTTTAAGGGAGACAAAGAAGAAACAGTGTGTATTGTCTTTGATTAGCGACGGAGACATGGAAACCAAGCATAAGTATGTAAAGCAATATGGGTTTGATGCATATGAAAAAATATCAACAGCAGATATGGAGAGAGTAGTACCAAACTCAGACAAGCTAAAGAAAAAAGAAATGTATGGATTAACGGGGTTATTTAACATACTATGCGCAATAAAAAATGTAAATGAGCACGAGACATTTGATAGCTACAGAGGGTTTACAGCAGATGGAAACCTAGCTTTTATTGTTAATAGCAGACTATTTATAGCAAAGGCTAATAAATTTGTGGAGCCTAAAGAGATAGCACGTGGAGTTGAGCTTTATTCTTATAATAGAGGTATAATGTACTTCTCTAAAAGGAGAGCAATATCAAAGGGAATAAAAGAGGAAACAATATATAGTTACTCATTTAAGGATGGGAACTTAAGGCTTTGCAGAATTGGGTTTGTCGACCATTAACCCAGGAGGGATACAAATTGAATATAGAGCAATTACAAGTTATGTATCAAAATAGCATAGAGAGAATTTTTAGACCAGAGGAATTTAAAGAAATAGCATCCCATTCTAATAATATACAGGGGTACTCATTTATTAACAGGGCACTAATACATATACAAAACAGATTTTGTACTGATGTAAGAAGCCGTGAATCTTGGGAAGTAGCTGGAAGAACGATATCAGACCGTGCAGTACCACTAGGAATAATTACAAAAATAGAGGAAGTACATTACATAGATACAGAAAATAGTGAGGAAGTCAGCAGAGAGGACTTTAGTGCAGACGAGTTTGTGAAGGCACTGAGGCTTGGGCTAATAGAGAAAAGAACAGACATAACTAATATTAAGTGTAGGCTAGTATATGATGAGAGCGATACAAAAATAATAGTAGATAGCCAGGAAACAGAAAGAAGGCAAAGAAAGTTAAAACTATCAGCATTATATCAAATATTATCAGAATTTGGAATAGTTGTTATCAAGGCTGAAGACAATGTTACATCTTTTGATAATGATAATGCAACATTAAAAGTAGGAAGTGAAAATTTACAAGAAAGATTAAAAGTCATATGTGACGCAATATCAAGCATATCTATAGGCATGTCTGGTAGCAGCATTGATTTTAATTTAGATATTTTGGGGTTAGCATCAAAATACATACTATATGCTATTTGTACATACTATGGTGTAAGTTGCACAGTAGATTTTTCAAACTCGTCAGAAGTTTACCAGCAATTGTACAATACAAAATCAGTAGACGATCAAGTAAGTGCAATAGACGAGTTTATAAGTGTGCTTGATACATCCGAATTTATCATAAATCAGTATTTGTTTGGTAGAGATTCTGGTGGAATTGATGCTGAGAGCCAAACAAATAAGATTAAACGGGCAGGTAAACTATTAGATATTTTGGAGGCATCTTACGAGGCCTACAAATTTAGAGGGGGACCAACATAATGTACAGAGACCTTATAAATGAGCAGATAAGTCAATTGGAAGATAGATCAGTACTGTCAAATATATCAGATGAGACATCTAGGATTAAGGTCATAAATTGGCTTAATGCTTTAGCCTCTAAGATGAGTGACATAAGTGAGCTTAGCTTTAGCATAAAGAGCAAAGGTGAGAAGTCATATATACTCTTTAAGTTTAAGGATTTGACAGGTTATAAGTGCAACGGTAGCATGGAGATTGGCGAGAGTATACCAGAGACAGTAGATAGGATAGCATCCGTGATTGTAGACTCTCAGTGGGCTTTGAAATCTATAAATGATATATTTGAGAGAATACAGACTGAAAATGGATTGATACTATCTGTAAAGTATAAATTCGGATACGGGAAATATGCTACTGTTGCATACTGGGACTATTCTCATATAATCATCAAGCTAAACGCTGATTCTGTGAATCAACTAATAGAAATAAACGGAAACTCAGAGCAATTAGATAACCTGGCAAAGAAGTTACAGGACACAAAGTATCCTGACTCTGTGCCAGAGTTTTTAACTTGGTTCAACGGTAATGATGTAAATAAACAGTTTGGTATGCTAATGAACTATAAATCAATACCAGAAGCACTTACAGATAATATGTTGTCAAGGAAAGATGTGCTAGATATCATTGAGAAAAATAAGGGTGGAAAAGGGACCCAGAAGCTAAAATCAGTAGAAGTAATGGACCAGTTAGGTTTATTTGTGGCGCTCATTATTTGGAATATAGACTATGAGCGCTCTGAGGTATCAATTGATATAATGAACGATAGCGTTATAGATATTGAGAATAGCAGATTTGTTTCAGACCATTCATTATATTCTAGAATAGAGCAGAGAATTTTTGAGGGTGTTGAGTCAGATACAGAGAAATTAGGTATGAAGGCAATCTAATAAGTCGTATTAACTAGTTGATAAATCAGTATACAAAAATTAGTAAAATTTAGGACATAAAAATAGGCATTGGGATAAAAAGAGGTATAAATTAAATTTAATAAATTTAACCTCTTGTATATGGAGGTGAAAGCATGGCTAATTTCAATGACTCCGATTGGGATTTAGCAGGGTTAGACGGTATGGACTCTGGGTCAGACGATGGATTTAATGTAGGAGGCTCAGATAGTTGGCCTGACACCCAACAGAACAGTAGTAATGACTTAGGAGATTTTGGAGGGTCTGATGACTCAGTAAATGAGGTCTCAGAAGAAAACGGATCTCTTAGAAATCAAGTCATTATAATTATTATAATAGGCATCATTTTTATACTGGCTACATTCGGTGTTGTGAGATGGCTTAGAGGTGGAAGCATAAGTGGTAACGATGCATCATCTCAGTCTGGAACAACTGATATAGTAGAGGAAGATACACATCAAAATACACAAAATACAACACAGCAAAATCAATCAACAAGAAGCGATTGGTCCTCATTCAGTACAGCAGATGGCATGACATTCTTTGATGAATATGTATCAAGTGTATTTACTGTTACATCTATTACCCACTACACTAAGGTAATAGAAGGTGAAAATAATTTAATGGTTAAAACAGTTCTTACTGGAGCATTGAACGGGTTTAATGGGGCATATGAACTAGAAATACCTTATTCTAAAGGTTGCCTACTTTCAGTTGGAAATCACTTTGATGTAGAGGTGCAAGTGGGTAGCTATGGGGATAAAGTTGTGATAGGTGAAATAAGATATTAAGTCAGAAAAATTTGAAATTTTTTAGAAAAAGGTATTGACAAGACGTTGAATCGGCGTTAATATTAGTTTGTAAGTTAGGTGAGGGATTTGAAAAATCCCAAGTTAGTTAGTATATAGCATGCAAAGAGCATGTTGTATAAATATAAATCATCCTTAAGGAGGAACAAAACTATGGAAGACCTGCTGAATGGCACCCCCGCAACTGGCGTGGAGACTGCTCCCGCAGTTGGCACCAACAACGAGCGCAAGGAGAAGATTCAGAGAATGAAGGAGGTCCTGAAGGAGAATATTGCTTCTGACCCCACTTTCCTGAGCCGTATGCACACCCTGTCCGGTGCTGTTAAGGTTGTCAACTCCCTGGGCTTCGGCGACTCCGGCAATATCATTGTCGACAAGAGCAAGAGCACCAAGGACAATCGTACCCTGGCTGTGACCTCTGCTATCGTGGGCTATCGTGTCCAGAATATCGGTAGCGAGCCCATCAAGTATCTGACCGGCGTGTGGACCCCCGATGAGAACGGCCGTTATGTCCAGACCAAGGCTGAGAAGGTTCTGGAGCCCGGCGCTGTGATGGACCTGACCCGTCAGTGGATGACTGTGTTATGTGCCCAGCCCGAAGTGAGCTTCAAGCTGGCCAACGGTAAGATCATAAAGGGGAGCGGGAGCAAGAACAATAAGGATTTCACCTCTGAGCTGGAGTCCTACTACTTCTGCTTCGATAAGGACGAGAACGGCAATCGTCCTCAGATCAACGACGACGAGGTCAAGCTGAACGTTGGTGAGCGTGACGAGGCCACTGGTAAGTGGAAGGTCAAGGCTGAGTTCGTTGAGACCTTCGGTTACCTGAATAACCCCAAGGAGACCACCAAGTCCAGCCGCAAGCCCGCTGGCGAGAAGCTCACTGCTCAGGACGTGGCTGCTGCCTATGTCAACAAGATGATTCAGGAGTCCGGCCTGTAATTATCTCTGGGCAATACAAACCTATCAATTCACCTCTAAGTGAACCAACAAAGGCCCTCTGCTTCGGCAGGGGGCCTTTTGTTATGCTTATTGATAATAATGGGGTATAAATAGGTTTTAAGGGGGTTTATGCAGTATGGAAAGGCAGGATTTAACAGGTCAAACATTTGGAGAATGGTTAGTGCTATACTATGTAGGAAATGGCAGATATCATTGCAGATGCTCATGTGGAGTAGAAAAAGACATACTAAGGTCTTCATTGATACATGGGGAATCAACATCCTGTGGGCATACAAGGCTAAAGAGGGATTTAACCGGTCAAACATTTGGGGAGCTAACAGCACTTAGGCATCTTGGGTACGGAATATGGGAGTGTCAATGCAGCTGTGGAAATATAATACAGGTACGCGGATTTGACCTAGAGCATCACAACATAATATCGTGTGGTCATAATAAGACAAAGTTAAAAGATATGATAGGCAAGAAATATGGAGAATGGACAGTATTAGGCTTATCAGATAAAAAGAGATACTTAACATGCAGATGTGAATGTGGTACAGTAAAAGATGTAGCGGCATACAGCTTAATCTCAGGTGGATCAACAAATTGTGGTTGTAAAAACAAGATAGATTTAATAGGACACAAATTTGGAAGTTGGACAGTCATAAAGCGTATAGAGGGTAGCAGATGGCTTTGTAGGTGCACATGCGGTAAATTAAAGATACATACAACATCGAATCTAAAAGCAGGGCGTACATTATCCTGTGGTTGTAACACAACAGAGTATAAAAGAAGCACCATGTTAGACAGATATGGAGACACAGCAACTTCAAGGATAAACAACCCTAGGGACAAGGCATCAATAGAAGCATGTAACAACAAAGATGAAATGTTGAAGCACATAGCATACATTAAAAACGCATCAGGAACTGATAAGAAGCCACGGATAGAGGAATTGGCAGCATCTTTAGGTATAAACATAGGGCCAACATACAGGGTATTAAGAAGATTAGACCTATTAGATGAAGTTCAACATTCAGTATTTGGTAGAATGGAGAACGAGGTATCAGATTTTGTAGAAAGATTAGGCGCTAAGGTAGATAGGCATAGAAAAGACCTACTAAACGGTCTAGAAATAGACATATACATTCCAGACAAAAAGATAGGCATAGAGTTTAGCGGGACATACTGGCATAGCGAAGAAATAAAGGGCAAGACATATCATCTAAATAAGACGCTCAGAGCATACAAGAAAGGAATACACCTAATTCATATTTTTGAATACGAGTGGGTAGATGAACAAAAGCGAAGAAAGATATTAGATATGCTCAGAAGAATGATAAACCCATCGTCTAACATTATAGTATATGCACGTAAGACAGAATTAAGGGAAGTGGGTAGTTCTGAAAGCACAGAATTTCTAGAAGAAAATCATTTGCAAGGTTCAATAAACTCTTCCATAAATTACGGATTATACTACAATAATAAGCTTGTAGCATTGATGACGTTTGGTAAGCCACGTTTTAATAAAGAATATCAATGGGAGTTACACAGGCTAGCATATAAGAATGGGGTAGTTGTAGTAGGTGGGGCGGATAAATTATTTAAACACTTCATCAAAGAAAATAACCCAACATCTATAATATCATACTGCGACATATCAAAATTTGATGGGCATGTATATCCAAGGTTAGGATTTAAGGCAACACTGTCAGATATAACAGAGCCAAATTATATGTGGGTTGAGAGCCATACCAACATAGCACTACCAAGATACAAAACAATGAAGCATAAACTTCTAGCAGCCGGATTAGGAACACCAGACATGACTGAGAATGATATCATGGAGAGTTTAGGATATACGAAGATATACGACTGTGGCAACTTAAGGTTTACATGGACAAGACCATCTTAATTAAGGAGAAAAACATGAGTAGATTCATAGATTTAACAGGTAAAACATTCGGAGAATTACATGTAGACAGTTATGCAGGAGACTTAAAGTGGAACTGCACATGCTCATGCAGTAAACAGTTGGTGGTAGGGGGACAGTCACTAAGGCGTGGAGATAGGACATCTTGCGGACATACGAGAGGTTTAGCTAGGAGAACAGAGGACCTTGAGGGTATGCAATTTGGTGATTGGACTGTTCTAAAAAGGGTTAAAGGCTCAAATTATTTGTGCCAATGCTCCTGCGAGAATAAAACACAGCGTATAATAAATGCGTACGAACTTAAAACAGGAAAAACAAGGTCATGTGGGCATAATACAACAGGATTTAAAGATTTAACAGGTAAAAAATTTGGGGAGTGGACAGCACAACGATACTTAGGTGCAGGCAAATGGTTATGCAAGTGCTCTTGTGGAAAAGAGGGGGAAGTAGCTCGTGCTGCACTATTATCAGGTCAAAGTAAATCTTGCGGACATGCAACAAATGCAATAGTAGACTTAACAGGAAGAACTTTTGAGAGTTTAAAGGTATTAAGGCATGTTGGGTATGGGCGATGGGAGTGTCAATGTTCCTGTGGAAACATAACAGTAGTAAGACATACAGAATTATTAAATGGGGACAGTAAGTCATGCGGCTGCAAACGATCTGAATTGATTAGAAATACAATGCTGGAGAGATACGGCGAAACAGCAGTAAGCAAACTAGCCCGTCCTAGAACAGATAGACAAAAATGGTATGCTCTTAGTAGAGACAATCTATTGCAGGCAATACTTGAGAATTTTTCAGATAAACCAACTATATATGAATTGAGCGATGCTATAGGAATGTCATACTCAGTTACAATTAAGCTTATACATAAGTACGGGTTAGATAATGAAGTAAAGATATATGAAAACTCAAGTAGATTTGAGAGCGAGATATACAACTACATACACGGGTTAAAAGAAGGCATCTTAATAGAAAAAGGAAACAGAGAGATACTAAATGGAAAAGAGATAGACATATACTTGCCAGAATATAGGCTAGGAATAGAATTTAACGGAAACTATTGGCACAGTGACATATTTAAAGAGCCTGGATATCATCAACACAAAACACTTTTAGCAGCACAAAAGGGTATAAGGCTAATACAAATTTTTGAATACGAGTGGGGCAATGACAGAAAAAAAGAATTGATAAAAGAACTAATTAAAAATATAATTACTACTAATCATGTAGTTATATATGCAAGAAAGTGTGAAATTAAACAAATAAATATCCAGGAAGAGAGGTCATTTTTGGAAGAAAATCATTTACAGGGATACATAAGCAGTAAAGTAGCCCTAGGGCTATATTATGATAATGAGTTAGTAGAGATAATGACATTTGGAAAACCTAGATTTAATCAAGAGTATGAGTGGGAGATAATTAGGCTAGCATCAAAAGCTGGATTTAGCATTACTGGAGGGGCAGAGAGGCTATTCAAGGCTTTTGTAGACAGTCACAAACCGAAAAATATAGTATCATATTGTGATATATCAAAATTTACAGGCAGCGTATACACTAAATTAAAATTTATAATAACTAAAGATGGAATATTGAGACCAAACTATGTGTGGGTAGACGCAAAGACAAATAGGGTTGTAACCAGGTACCAAGCTCAAAAGCATAAACTAATTGAAAGCGGCCTTGGGGAATTGGGAGACACAGAAAAAGATATCATGGAAAACTTAGGATTCATAAAGGTATACGACTGTGGCAACCTAAGATTTACATGGACACCCATCACTTAATTGGGAGGAATACATGAAAATATATTATCATGCAACAAGATATGAAAACTTAGTATCTATACTTAATGAGGGTATAAGACCTAGTGCAGATGGTCTAGTTTATATGTGCACTAAGGAAAAGGATGCAATTAAGTTTCCAGCAGTCTTAGGCGTAAGAGATATATTAGTCCTAGAGATAAAAATACCTAAGTCACTTGAGAAATTCGTATCAGAGACATTTGACCATAGTGAGACATTTTATAAGTGTAGAGCATATGGATATAGTGGAGTAGTCATCCCATCTATGATAGGGAGAATGTGGAGATACAATATATAAGCATACTAATAGGAGGAAACACATGGTATATATAACAGGAGATACCCATGGAGATTTTAGGAGAATCAAGAAGTTTTGTAAATTAGCAGATACAACTAAAGCAGACACACTAATAATTTTAGGCGACTCCGGCTTGAATTACTACACAGACCTAAGGTCAGCGAGGTTTAAGCAGGAAGCACAAAGGTTACCAATAAAAATATTTGCTATACACGGTAATCATGAGGAAAGAGCATCAAATATACCAACATATCATCCAATAGAATTCTTAGGCGGAAGGGCACTTGTAGAGGACGACTACCCAGATTTAATATTTGCATTAGATGGGGAAATATACAGATTCCAAACACATTCTGGTGAAGAAAACGCATTAGTAATAGGCGGGGCATATAGTGTTGATAAATACTATAGGCTTAGTAATGGATACAATTGGTATAAAAGTGAACAACCTTCTGACGAAATTAAATCCAAAGTTGAACAAGTAATTGCAAATGAGAAGAATGATATAAACATTGTATTATCCCATACATGCCCAGTGAGGTATATACCAACAGAGTGGTTTATAAGTGGGATACCTCAAAACACAGTTGATAGGTCAACAGAGATATGGCTTGATACAATCTATGATAAAATATCACCTAGGAGTGGATTTAATAGGTGGTTATGCGGTCATTATCATGGGGATAAGATAGTAGATAGCATAAGATTTATGTTTAATGATATAATAGAACTATAACTGGAGGGAAATAACATGGAAGCACTTAGAAACTTGGCAGAGACTTGGATGGCTAACATAGAGCCAGAGGTACTAGCAATCGTAGTAGTGGCAGTAATAGCATTGATAGTTATATCATTGATTAAAAAGATGATTAAACTAGCAATTACTATTGTTGTCATTGCACTTGTGCTAGGAGCTGTAGTACCTACAGTATCTGGGCTGAAGGAAGAGTATAATGTGCAGTTTGAAGAGAATACAGTAAGCGTAGATATTCAGGGCAATACAGTGACACTTGATTTTGATGCAATAGATAGATTTGTGGTAACAGATAATGGTGACGATACGTACACAGTAGAGATACACAATGCAGTTGAAGATGGATTTAGCAAAGTTGAGCTTAGTAAGGTAGAATATATAGGACTCAGGGCAATAGCACTAATCAAGGGTGCAAATGTAGAGATGGCAGATACATCAGAGTAAGGCGCAAAGTTTACAGGAACAATACAAGCAAAAAAGAGACACAACATTACAGAACAGGTAATATGGCTAGGTGGAGATTGATAATTAAGCATATAGATATTATGGGATAAATGATGATTATAAATGATGCTTGTATTGATTGGAGGCACATAAATGGCTGATATAGCGTGGGTAAGAAAATACAGACCAAGAACATTTGACGAATACATGGGGAATAACGTCAAAAATCTAATTGTAAATAGGTTTAAAGACAGAAACAATATCCCAAATACAATTATGCTGTATGGCACGCGTGGTACAGGTAAGACATCTATGGCACGATTGATGTGCAAAGAAATTTTGTGCCTTAGCCCAGTAGATGGACATAGCTGTGGGCATTGCGAACTGTGCCAAGAAATTGATAGATATATAACATCTACGGAAGCAGGGGAAGAGTGCTTTGGCATAACTGAAGTGGACGCAGCTACCACAACCGGTAAGAATGACATAAATGATATCATAGAGGACGCATTGATAGCGCCTATGTATCCTTTGACCAAGAAGGTAATCATTTTAGATGAGTGCCACATGCTTAGTAAGGCCGCTCAGAACAGTTTGTTAAAGGTAATAGAGGAACCACCATCTCATTTGGTATTTATACTATGCACAACTGACCCTAATATGGTCATTCCAACAATTCATTCAAGAATTCAACTTAAACTTGAAGTTAAGAAGAAATCTGTAGAGGAACTATCAAAGAAGCTGTTAGAAATCTCGGAGAAAGAGAACCTTCATACCTCAATGGAAGCGCTGCGAATCATAGCCAAAAAGGGAGACAGAGTGCCAAGAGAGGCAATCAACCTTTTGGAGACAGTAGCAAAGAACTATGGTGGGGAAGTTACAGTTGATACAGTCAGAGCAAGTATTGGAGATGTAGCATCAGAAATCTATTTAGATTACTTCAAAGCGGCTAATACTTCTTTGGAAGATATACTGGTATTCAATACAAAGCTAAAAGACAAGGACATTTCACCGAAACAGTTCATATCAGGGCTAATAAGGTTTATGCTAGATGCATGCTATGTAAAGCACGGAATAAATCTTGATGACTACCCAGTGGAGTTTCTTAAGCAGGTTAAAGGTGTATTCTCAATATACAGAAGCTCTGAATTTGATGCATTACTCCAGGTTATAGAAGATGCATCTAGGTCAGTTGGTGATGATGACACAAAGGGAGAGCTAATAGTCACCACAACGGCTATGAGAATAGGAAAAATAGGCATACTGGCTCAGGGACTAGGAGAAGAAGTCACAGCAGCAGAGGATGAGAATAAGAAATCAATAGTTAAATTTAAAGAAGCTTACGAAAGTGATGTATCAAAGCAATTTGAAAAGATTAAAGATACATCCCCCACTAAAGAGGCATTAAGTCAAGTATTCAGTGGGCTGACAGAGGTAAAAGATACATCCAGAAAAGGTGACTCAGGGATAGCCGGATTGGCTGGGCTGGCAGGCATGGCCAGTATGGCCGGCATGGCAGGTGGTTCACCTAACCCAGCTCAAGAGATAGCATTAACACAGGATAGTGCAAAGGATACAGATACAAATAATAAGAATACAGAAGATATAAAGACAATATCTTTGGAGAGGTTAAAGAGTTTAATGGGAGAGTAATCACTAAAAACTAGCATTTAATTGGCTTGTTATGATAGATGATGTGTGCAAATATAATATACATTACAATCAAATAAAAGCAATTATAATTTGGTAAAAATACAGTTATATATAAATGTCATACATTGCTAAAAACAATGTATGACATTTATCTACACGTTCAAGTGAAAAAGAGAAAAATTTAATTTTAGTAAATAGTCTAATTTAAGAAAGGGAGGCAGAAGAAATGAAGCGTGCAATTACATTGCTGACAGCTATAATGCTTATAGCATGCTGTTCTATGGGGACGGCATTAGCTGCCGAAAGCGGAACATCTCTAGACGATATTGTAAATGCACAGGAACAGCCGGTTGAGGGGCAAACTCAGCCAGCAGAAAATAACGGGAGTACATCAACTCAAAATCAAGAAAGCACAACTACTGGTGGATTAAGCCAAGAGCAACAGGACAAAAACAATGAGTTTATAGCAGGACTTCAGGAAGCCACAGATTTAACAGACCCTGTAGAGGGTGTAAATGCAGTTACACCCTGGATTAAGCAGGCAGCAGGCTTTGTTGTTCAGGTCGTATTATATGCAGTTACCGTGCTACTAGCAGTTAGAGTTGTGTTAGACTTAGCATACATCGGGCTACCTTTCACTAGAGGCTTTTTAGGTAATGGATACTCCGGTGCAGCTGCTGCACAGGGACAACCCGGAATGGGTGGACCTGGAATGGGTATGGGAGGCCCTGGCATGGGCATGGGTGGCTATGGTATGAACCGTATGGGCATGGGAGGCATGGGTGGCTATGGCATGAACCGTATGGGCATGGGTGGCTACGGTGCAGGTGGAAATCCTAACCAGACTGGTCAAATGATGGGCAAGATACAATGGGTATCCAATGCAGCACTTATAGCAGCTGAGCAGGAGGGTCAGATGACTCCTGATGGTAAGCATACAGGTCCTCTTAAGAGCTACATGAAGAACATGATAGTTGTTCTTGTTTTGGTTCCTGTTCTGCTTGTGCTAGCAGCAACTGGTGCACTAACTCAGCTGGGATTGACTATTGGCGAGATTTTAGTTGACACAATCGCCATGGTAGGAGACATGATTTAAAAATCCCATCTCAGTTTGGGGGTTAGTAAATGAGCAGAATAAGTGAAGTACTCAAGAATAAAAATAGAGTAGAGCGAAGCCAAAGAGCAAGACGTAAGGAAGAACTTAACTACCTTAAAACATCATCAGCATTCAAGGCTAGACTATATGACGAGCTTAAGAATATAGATATAATACTTGACAGTGAAGAGGTAGACGCAGTAGTTATAGAGATTCCAGACAAGTTTATTTCGAGGTTTGGCGAGGCTATATACTCTGAGGACCTAGCAGAATACGATATACAACAAGTTGAAGGATATCCAAATAGGTTTTATGTAAGACATAAGTATATCATGTTCTAAAACATTATATGGAGGCTAGAATATGACAGGAATGACAACTCAGGAAAGAATAAATGACATTTGCAATATTTCAGGACTTTCTGAAGAAATAGTTAGGCGAGTGATGGATGCAGAGAGGAAAAGTGTAGCAAAGTCACTTAGGAAAGGGGAGAGGGCCAATCTAATAGGTAGAGCAGTTATAAGGCCAGAGTTAAGGCGAAAGCTGATGGTGGGAGGCAGCTTTGAGAACTATATTAGGCTGAGCATAACGCCAGCGGCATCCCTTGAATCATTGTTGGACGACCTTTCAGAGTTTGAGCCTTCAAATGAACAGCAGGAGGTTGGGATTAGGCTTAATCAAATTCCTTCGTTGACCTAAAGAAAACAGGGGGAATTTGAATGACATACCCAACGCATCGCCAATATGCAATTTGTTTCGCATTTTTGACATCAATGCTGGTGTACAAATACAGCTTAAGCGAAATAAATTACTACTTGGCACTGCCAATAATACTTATGGCATCTAAATATGGGGCATTATTCCCTGATTTAGACCATATATGGCAGAATGTAAAGGAAAAAACAGTTCCAAACTGGATAATCAATAAGTTAATCCATATAACAGGCGGGAAGCATAGAAGCTGGCAGACACATAGTATTGATATACTTGCGATATTCGGAGCGATCGGAATTATATTTCCAAGTATACTGTTAGAATATAACAAGATATCACCTGTTAATAAAGAAGTTCTAGATATACTAGTTGTGGGGTTCTTTTCTGGTTGGGCAAGCCATCTTTTAGCAGATATGATGACATCCGCTGGTGTGAGATTGTTCTGCTGGAATAAGAAATTACTCATTAGACTTGTACCTAGACACCTTGGAAAATTAAGGTTCAATACAGGGAACGAGTGGGAAGGGTTCGTCTACAAGATAGTCAGAGTAATAAACATACTACTTGGTTTACTTTGTATATCATTCCCACTGATTCCGTCAATACTAGACGGTTCATTGGTTGAGCAATTAAAATATTTCATACCAATTCTATAAACATAGCGTTGAATGGAGGAATTAGTAATGATTAGCATGAAAAAAGGCTTGGCATCACTGATGATTGTCCTTATGGCATTCATTATTATGCTGGGTTCATCCTTTTCAGTTGCATTTGCAGCTGACCCATCTGGGGAAAATCCTACTGAGTCAACTACAAGCCTTGAGGATTATGTTCAGCAGAATATCACAGCAATCAATGACTACGGATTTTCATCATCTCAGTCTTGGTTAAAAAACTATTTAACCCTTGACCAAAACAAGGCCAGCACATCAAATCCTGATCAGATAGTTGTAACAGGTGCAGATGGTACATCATACACATTGTACTTCATGAATGGTAAGACCCGTGAACAAGCAGAGGAACAGATGGCAAGAGAATTAAAAAATGCAGCCACAGTTGATGATGTTTCAAATATTACTGATGGTCTGAAGATTGGGGCCGACACTGCTGGAGCAACTGCATTGTTATCCGGTTTTGCTCCCATCATCAGCCTAGTGGTTGGTGTAATTGTGGTGCTAGTTACAATGGGTATGACACTGTTTACTGCATTTGACATTGCATACATTGCATTCCCTGTCTTCCGCAATAAGTGTGAGGAGCAGAAGATGATGGGTGGTAACAACATCATGACCAAGAAGGGCGCAAACGGAGAGTCCAGCCTACGGTTCGTAACTGATGATGCACAGTACGCTGTAAGCCAGGGTACAATTGAGAGTGGTAAGAGCCCCTGGGGTATTTACTTCCGTAAGAGAATTATGAGCTATATCCTACTGGCTATTATCCTCTTCATCCTACTGACCGGTAACATCAGCCTGATTACTAATATAGCACTGAACGTAGTGTCTGGTATCATGAATGTTCTGGGTGGGCTTGCCTAATAATTGTTGGGAGGCGTAAGCAGTTAGATGAGTGTACAAGATATTGTAGACGGCATCTCTGGCTACCTTCCAAATGACGGAATGGCAGACTACATAAGCATGATTGAAGGGCTAGGTATTGTAGGCCAGATAGCAGCCCTAATAGTAGGTCTGCTAGTAATGGTAATAATTGTAGGCCTCCCTTTGGTGATAGCAATAGAAGTTTGCTATATAAACTTTCCTTTTATACAAAGTGGTTGTGACGGAATATACCATAGATTGAGAGGAAAAGCAAGCAGAATATTTGGATTAGTCATAAGAGATGCTAGAAAAGCAGTTGAGATTTCAAAAACAACAGAATACGGAACCTCTGTAAACTGGATATACTTAAGAATAAAGATAAAGTCAGTGTTCTTGGCAGTCTTTATTGTGGCTATGGTTCTTGGTCCGGGACAATTCTTATTAGCACAGGCATGGAACCTAGTCAGAGGTATACTCAGCGTAGTAGGGTTCTAAAGGTTTATAAGACAGCCATACCACTGGTATGGCTGTTTTTTATACATGATTTATAAGTTAGGGTATAAAATAATTTATACTAGGTTTGGGGGAGTAGGCATGGTATCAAAACTCAAACATTTTAAGAAAATAGCAATGCTGCTAATGATTTGCAGCATGTCATTTGTATTATCAGCCTGTGACGAGCTACCATCAGAGTTACAGGCACAAGTTAGAACAAACATGGAAATGAGGGCAGACCAAAATAGAAGTCTAGCAGAGCAGTTGCATGCATCTGGTTTAATATCAGAAGACACAATGAATTCTATAAATGAGTCCATTACAACCAATTTATCAAATGCATTTGCCAATATAGACGAAGAAAGCGCAGCGAACCTTATTAAAGCAACCACAGCATGGCGTGTTGTCCCAGAGCCAAATCATGCATGTTCACATGACAATCATGAGAATCATACAAATTGTCATGGCGAGTGCTTGACTGGTAATGGAGATCCAGGTTTGACATCACATGTATACATAGTTTCAAACCAATGTGAATCGTTCAGGTCAGGATATATAAGCAATTATATAGGACAAAATAAACCCAGTTTAGTATCTGATAACTCTCCAGTATTTGGTGGAAACTCTAATATTGTAAACCCAATAGAGGTCATACCAGCATCCTTAGTTGAACAGATAAACACTGAATTAAGCGTGCCTATTTATGCATTGAAAGGTACTGTAGGAGGCAGTTCTGGAGAAGGCTTAGACGAGATAATGGAGGCAATTAGAGCAGCATCAGAGTTGGAGGACACAAAAGCAGCGGAGCAGCTAATATCTCAATATTTTGCAAGAGTAACATATATGGACCCGGATACAGGCGAAATACAAGACGTAACACTTTTAGACCCAGACGATCCTACACAGCAGATAGTTAGAACAACCTCATTTTCTTACAGTGATGGGGAGGATACAGCTGAGAGCATAACAGCGAATGGCGGTACTACACTTAAAACACAGTACGTAACAGAATATGTATCAACAATGGAAGCATACTTTCCATCAGAAGGAAACAACCAACCTGGTATAGATTATACATTATACGGAACGAGCAATGAGAAGATATGCGCAGTAAGATTAGTAGAGTTTAACAAGAAGGCTATAGATGAGTTATCACAGAGAGTTGGGTTAGGAGAAAATAGATACTTGGTTTTAAATGGTAAGGCGTTCTTAATGGAATATCCGTTGGGTGTTATAACTGGGTTCAAGGAGAGTGAAGATAGAACATCTTATGATGCCATTATAGAGCGCGGAGGAATAGGATTCAACCTAAAGACTGGTGATTTTGTTAAATACCAAAAAGATGAAAACGGAGACTATACAAACGCAACAGTTACAATGGATAAAAATGACCCTTATTTGACCTATCTGGGCGCAGCTAACAGCCAAGATGAATCTAGAGCATCACTTGTAATGTACGGTGAGACCGGTGTTACTGGGCAAAAAGCATCAGATAGTACAGAGATTGACGAAACAATCAATGTTCCTTTTGATTTATACTTTGGTGGTAGAGATGACAATAAGTGGAAAGTATCAGTAGGTAGAATAGTACTACGAGATTATCTAGAATTAACATATGCACCTGATGTAGTATCTGGGGAAGAAATAATAGCACTAGGGAGAAAATTGCGGATACTACAGTTGTCAGGGTCAAAAAACAATATAGTAGCAGAGTTCTATGACAAAGAAGGAAATAAACTATCAGATGATGGGGCAACATTAAGAATAGAAGATTTTGCAGACATAGAAGGTTTAGTAGCAGCAGAACAAAAAGTAAAGTACATAAGTAGACAACAAGAAGAACTTGGAGCCGGTGCAGCTGGCACTGAAGAAGCAGGTGAATCAGGAACAGGGGAGGCAGAAACCGGGGAGGCAGCTCAAACTAGAGCAGCATCTGGAGAAACCAGTGAAACAGAAGAGACTAACGAAACAGAAGAAACAGGAGAAACAGGAGAAAATGGGGAGAGCAAAGAGGACGACCCATACTCGAACAATACAATAAGAGCAAGTGCAACAAAGATAGATACTATACCAACTGAAATAGTATCAGAGGTTCACATGACTACCAGCTTTCCTGGTGAATATGTAGCAAGAAGTGATGTGAATTTAAGCGACCAAAAGCCATTATTCTACGGTATGTTGGTTAGAAAAAGCATGTTTGAAACAGGTTTATTTAGTGGCTGGGTGCAATCAACAGACAGCACAAAAAACTCAACCGTTTGGTGGAACACATGGTTAAGCCAGCACGGATATAACTATAGCATCAATACAGATAATTTAGTAGACTTCTTAAAAGGAAATTATGCTACTGACCTTGCTACCGAAAACATTATAATTCTGGATTTAGAGACAATTTCTAAAATTCAGCAAGAGTATACAGAGGAGGACCAGTTAAACAACTCTCACTTTTTAAGAACAATCTTTATAGTATTTGGGTATGCTCTAATAGCCTATGCAATTATATTATTGATAGCATGGAACGTAGATATCAACGTAGATTTAGGATTTAACATACTAGAAAAGATGACACTTGGTAAATGGGTAGCAGTAAAGGATTATGAAGAATTGCCTTACATGAACGAGGGAGACACCAAGTTCATGAGATTTGGGCAACTACTTGTATCATGTATATTCATAATAGCAGTTGGAATATTATTGATACAGGTTAATATAATAAATATAGTACTCACATTGATAAGAGCACTTGGAGGTTTATCAGGGTACTTATCTGGAATATTAACGGGGGTGCTTGGAGGTTGATTACTTTTATAAAAGACAAAGGAAAAAGAATAGCATCACTACTGCTTTTATTTGCATTACTGATTAACATGACCGGGGCTATACTAAGTTATGCATATGCAGCTGGCGGGAGCTATTCTAGCTTGGGTACAAACCAAGCACTCGGTTCACCTATTCTTAATGAATCATTCTCATTGGAAGGTTGGAACAAATGGGAGATGATAGTCTGGGGTATATTCCTTAGTAACTTTACAACACCATTTGTAGACGATTATAATTCAGCATTTAACCTCGACTCAGGCTATGGCTCAGAGGGTAGTGGTGTGAAGGCACTTGAGTTTGGTACAGGTCGTGACCCAGCCAATTCTCAGGTACTACAAGACCTATTGGACTATGCTATAAACCAGCAATCATCCGGAGCATCAAAGCAAATTTATGTAAGTTACAATGTGTTAGAGAACGGGAAAGTAACAACAAAGGCGAGTTTTAGTAATAACAATGCAGGTTCTAGGGTTGAAACTCCAGTTGGAGAAACTGAAGAAACAGATGATGGAGAGACACCTACAATAGACGAATCTGAGGTTGCGGGAGAGCAAACACAAGAGTCGCAGCAGACCACTCAGCTAACAAGACAAGCAACTGTTAAAGACCTTTTGTTCCAGACAAGTAGCAGTAGAGACGGATCTGTTACTTGGGCACATACATCGGAACAAAATGCATTCTGGCAATCAGAAACAATGCTAGCATTTGATAATTATGTTAGTATGGCAGGTGTTAAAGACGCTAACGTTCCAACATTTGCAGTACAAACATCTGGTGGTGGGCACGAAGTAGTTTTAGACTACACCAATGGGTATGACCTTAGTTTAATACAGGCAGTTTTGGCAAAGGGAATAACAGGAGACTTTAAAGATGAATTCGGATCATTTGCATCTGAGATAATGTCAAATCCTGATAGCTATAAGCTTGTGCTAGATTGCTTTGGAAACATTTGTACACAAGTTGATGGCACTTATAGGGTCATAATACCAGCAGCAGCAAACCAGTACTTAACACAGAACCCATCAATAAATCTTGTAAACAGTTTAATATTTAATGCCAGTACAAACACAGTTGGTCAGGAGCAAGTTATAAATAACGCTGGGCAAGCTACAGAGGGATTCATAAATGTGTTTGAAAACGATTGGCAAAGCGGTATACCTGCAATATCAAACGGAGCAACTCAAATACCAGCAGGAAGCACACTCATATTCTATGATACAGACACAATAGTTTACCAGGATGCAGTTAAATCATTAGGAGAGCTGCCTTCTGACCTAGGAAGCAGTAAATACACAGTTGATACAGGAGATTTATATACAAAGCTGTTCAATTTGGATATAAATGACTCAATATCACAAGATTATGCTTTTAAAATAGAGGTAGCAAACATAAACGATATAGATTTCGGTGTACTCGGAGATGCAGCTAATGCAGCAGAGAACACAATGATGTGTGCGAACCAGCTTGTGAATGTATTTAACTCAGTCCCAGATGTACAAGTGCTTGCAACATTAAAAACAGATACAGGGAATTTAGAAATATTTGACTCCCCAGTTGTTGTTCCTATACAATTACACCCAGGTATGGCAGTTAATGGGTGGAATGTAGCAGACCATATAGACAATCTATTTAGTTCAGAGAACAACAAGTATAATTTAAATGCAATTTACAGAAGATTTGTCAACTATGTGTACCAAGCATCTCAGAGTAATATAGAGACACAGACAGGACTTGTTAGCTCATCAGACGTTTGGAGTGCATTAGCAGAGGCAGATACAGCTGGTCAGTTATTTGATAACTTAATCCTTCAAAACGGGGGTACAGTTTCAACATTATTCACATCATTCGTAGCCGGAAGAACAGAGTTTTATACAATAAATGATATACAGGCACTTTCTAGGTTAACTTATAACGATGACTTCCAATTTGACCTAAATAACCTAACAGCAGGCTCAGGGGCAGCCTCAATGCTTGATGCAGCTAACTTAACCTCTGATGCCTTCGAGCTCAGGGGACAGGTGAGCTTGAACCATGACCGTATAGATGGAGCCGACTCAGAAAACATAGGGCGTTCTCCTTTTGGCAGGTCAATAAAGGTATATACTACATCTGAGGTTATGCGTTCCATAGCTAACATACTAGGAGTTAGAGAAGGCACAGAGTTTGCAGTATACTCAACTTACATTTACTTAACATACCTTGATTGGTATGGAATAACAGGGTCAAGTTTATCAAGTCTATCAGGTAATAAAAATACAAGTTTACTAAATCCTGATATTTTTGATGGAAACTCAGATGTTCTGAAAGCTGACATTGCAAGCATAACCACAGTCATGACAGAGGAACAGAAGGAGAAGCAGATACTTGACTGGACATATTTAATGCTCAATCCATCTGAGGGTAGAGAGTATCGTAGCAATATGATAATCTCTGGTGTAGCAGACTGGATTTATGATAACTACCAAAAGATTGTATATGGCAATGCATCCTCCTATTATGATACAGGTTCTGGAGTAAGTAGCAGAAACTCCACTGGGTTCCTTGCAATAGAGCCATACTCAGAAAACTTTATGACAGCTTGGTTTATTGAGAACTACAGCTATTTTGTATCTATACTGATAGGTATATTTATAATACTCATTATAGTAGTTGGGGTACTCAATAAGAGAAAGATTAGTTGGTATTTTGTAGCAGCCTTTGCTATGGTTAACATGCTGCTGATACTCCCAGCAACAGGAGAAATAGCGCCACTTGTAAGTAATACATTTGTACAAAACCTATTCTCTGATAAAATGACATACTGGGCTATTAGCGAGGGTGTTACAAATGCAACAATGGAAAATGACTATGTAACAGGGAATACTATATCTGCATCCTATTTAGGTTCACTTACAACAGAGGAACAAAAGCAAGTAGTAAATATGGTGAAAAACCTTAATTCCCTTTACACTGACAGAAGCTTAAATATAAGGCAGGATATATCAAAGAAGGTAACAGCTACATCAATAAGTACATATGAAGATGTACAGCAATTAAGGTCAGCAAGATGGATGCTACCAATGATAATGAGGCAATTTAGTGCAGACGATAGCTCAGCAAATTATGTTTATGTACCACTTGCTGATAAATATGAGGACTTATCAAACTGGTATTGGTACTACAAACCAGAAGAAGCAAATAACGTTAACACTATAAATGCAACTCAGGTAGCTTCTGGTACAACACCCATTCCAGATGGTTTAGACGAATTCCCAGAGGATATGGGGGAAACACGGGACCGTGCAGTAGGTTATTATGGGGCATACACGACTACAACAAGTTCTGGATCAGACAGCGAGGGATATTACTGCAGGTCGTACGGCTACTCAGACCGAAAAGTACACACATACAATTACTTGTTGGCAAGCAATGTACTTGCAGGGTACAGTGCAGTACCAGAACAGACATCTGGAATGTCATATGATGATTGGGCAGAATCTGTGGCATCCTTGGCTGTTAGTTCAATGAGCAGCAGTGATATAGATTCAATAACAAGGACAATAGAGCAAATCGGCGGAGAATATAATAGATTTGACAGAAGCACAGTTAATGGTACATATGGATATTTATGGGCGACGGAAAATCCATTGCACTACTTCTACGCAGTTATACAAGACAGCCTTCGTGCAGACCTATCAGTTGGAGGTTTATCTGGTGAGTTAATGGGAAGTTATGCAGCTGTAGTAGACCCGGAGACCGGAGAAACTACAGATGAAGAAGTAAGAAAGTCATTTATGCATTATAGCGATACAGGGCATATAAGAGACATATTAGATTTGGAAAACATGTTCACCAATATGATTCCATATCTATATGCGATGCAACTAGGAACAGCTGGGTACGGAGATGTTGACGGACACTTCTCAGATGATGACCTGATTGAGTTCTATGATACTTATTCATTTATGCCAAAGTCATGGTTGTATAGGAGCAACTGGGTAACAAAAATCATGGAAAATGATGATTTCCATGGTAGTTATAGAATAGGGCTAGCTGATGGTTCCGATGCAACTGTTACAAACATGCTGTTACCTAGTGCTTACGAAGCAGCTGGTCGTAAGATGGTATTCAGCGAGGCTGAGATGTATGCATCAGGCTTGACAGAGCAGGACTTAAGTTTAATAGAGCTAAAGTGTGTACAGATAAACAGAGATGTTTCTAGAAGCTGGACAATGATGCTTAACTATGTATCTGTACCTGGAATGACAGTTGAAGTAATGAAGCGTCAGATGGCACTTGATGCACTGCTAATATTTAATGAGGAATTTAGTCCAGCAGGAGTGCTTGGAGCAGCATTCCAAATGTATCCAACAGGAATAGACCTTCGTTCTATTAGTTTTGACAGTGTTATGAAGATGCTAATGCTGAATGTCACCCATGATACAAGCTACATCTACGGCGACACAATGCAGACAATAGTAGAGGACTCAGACATTTTCACAGCAATCTTACTATTGATTACTGCCTTCATATGTGCATTTTTGATACCATTGGCAAGGAATATATTGATGGGATTGATATTCTTCCTTGGACTTTGGGCAATAATCTGGTCCATATTCAGAACTACAAAGACAAAACTGAAGGTATCGTGTGGATACTTCATTAGTAACGTTGTATTCCTTGCATTAACACTTATATACTATGCAGGATTCAGCCTACTAATGGCAATGACAACCTCAGACGAAGTATTGTCAGTATCACAAATAGAGGTCAACACAGGGAACCCAGTGTGGTGCATGATATTTGTGTTGGTACTAAGCATTCTATATTGTGTTGGCATCTATAAGATAGCAGTACTTTGCGTAAGAAACTACAGGGATATGGGCTTTGAAGTTTATGCAGGAATCGCAGAAATGACAATGGGTAAATTGTCAAATGGCATAGAAAAGGTAGGAAGTAAGCTATCAAACACCTTCGGTCTTGGCGGAGCTACTGCTGATGCCATGAGTAGTTCTGGTGGTTCTAGAGGTAACTCCAGAAAAGACCCTGTTGATGTTAGAAACGCAGACGATGATAGAAATATGGGAAGCAGTGGTTCTGGTAATGGTGGCTCAGGCGGAGGAAATGGTAGTGGTAGAAGCAACAGAAATAACAATCAAACAGCTCCAAATGACCCCTATGCAGACGAGAAATCATCTTATACCGACGGTAGAAGTGAGATTGATGATTCCCATGAAAGCGTTGATATAGACGAGCAAATAAAGAAAGGAAAAGAAATACAAGAGAAAGAAGAAAAAGAGGAACGCAGACGTTCAAGTAGTTCATCAAGTAGACAGAGAGAAACAAGAGATAGTTCCAGAACAGCATCTCCAACATCTGGTGGACAGACAGGCGGTGCTCAAGAGCCTGAAGCAGATGATTATTACTCAGCCCGTTCTGGCTATTCAGAGCGAGATAGTAGATATCAAAGCAGCAGGAGAGAAGAATCATCTACCAATAGACAAGAACAAGCTGCTCCTAATAGGTCAGCAGGAGACCCTAATGAATTAGGCAGTTCTACAAGAACTACTACAACAAGAACAGAGAGGACAACAAGTACTCAGAAAACACAAAGTACAAAGAGAAGCGAGAAAAAATCAGGAACAGATACATCAAGAACTATGGGAGATTCCATAGATAACAGACAAAACCCTGGATACAAACAGGATTTCTAAGATAGAAACAGATTGACAGGCAGCATACATAGAATATAATAGACTGTGTATGCTGCCTGTCTGAACTTTGGAGGAGAAGATAATGGCCAACTCAAACAGGTTGTTTACAGATAAAAATGGAAATATGTTCATACCAATGAACGTTGAGGGCGGAAACTGGAATGAACATTTCATTACAACACCTAAGTTAGCATGTATAATTCTGATGATAGTATCAGCTATTTTCATCGGAGCATACTTGGCTGACTTAGGTTCTCCCATTTCATCATATTTTATATTTTACGGCGCCTGGTTAATAATCTGTTTCTATGTTTTAAGATTCGTAGTATTTGAAGAAAAATTCTACTATAAAATGTACAAACAGCTTAAAGAATCAGAGATAACAACCCCAGCAATCTTTTGGGACATAGCATCAATAAAAGATACAATAGACGGTGCAATATTAACATACTCAGATGCAAAGATAGGCATATTAGTTAGAATTGAGAGAGATACAATAACTGGTAAGCCACCAGAATTTAAAGAGACACACTACGATGCAATATCTGACTTCTACAAAGATGTCATGCTACATAAATATAACTTTGTTCAGCTTAATGTAATGGAACAGGCAGGAAATGACCCAAGGCTTGAACAACTGGATGCATTAGTTTACAAGAACGAAAACCCTAATATCAGGGTTCTAATGGAGAAACAGATTGGATATATTAAAAACATAACACATCATACATTATATGAATCCGATTACTTCTTATTCTATACTTCAGACTTATCTAAGATTGATGTAATCATAGATGAAGTGATAGATATGATATATAAATTGTTAGACGGAGCATTTATAGGGTACAGAGTTCTTAGGGCCAGAGATATAATAGAGTTTGTAAAAGAGCAATATGGCGTTAAATACTTCAATTATACAGAGGCAACTCTATCAATGTTTAAGACCCATGGCATCTCTACAAATAGCCCATTCAACATTGTAACAATGGTTTACTCAGATGGGGAAACCCAGAGTATATCACAACTTGAGAGAAACAAAATCAAAAAGATGGCTAGTGATGTTTTGAATGGAACATTGGATATATCTCAAATATCCATAAAAGAGGCATTAAAACCAATGCAAAATAAAAATGATAAGCCAGTTGATTTTGATTCCTTGTCTGAAGGCTTTACACAAAGACCACCTATGCAGCAGGGCGGAAAAAGACGCCCAATGCTATCTAAAAATAAAGGTGGTAAAAACAATAGGAATGGTGGAAATCCAGGTGGAGGTTCTATGGGAGGACCCCAGGGTGGATCACAAGGCAGACCACAGGGTGGACCTCAGGGAGGACCTCAGGGAGGACCTCAGGGAGGATACCCAGGGAGTCAGCAATATCCACAAAGAAACCAAGGACAACCAATGGGTGGAGGTCAATGGCAACAGAACCCTGCAGGACAGCAGGGTTGGGGGCAGCCTCAGCAGCCTGGGTATGGGCAGCAATCAGGATATATTCAGACTCAGCAGCCAACAATACCTGGGCAAAGGCCATTGATACCTGGTCAAAGACCTCTGAACCAGCAAAACCAAGGCTTTAAACAAGATAGTGGAGATGGGTTTAACTTTGATGGTGTGTTTGATGCACAAGAAAATACTGGTGAACATCCAGGGCAAGGATATCAACAAGGTCAGACATATCCAGAGCAACAGAATAATCAACAAGGCAATCAAGGCTATGAAGATGACATACTAGATTTTTAAGTTTGGAGGACTGACAAATGAAAGTTCTTATTTCAGCTGGAGCACGATCAGATATTATAGAAGGTGGACTAAGGGACAGATTTAAGTCCGGTGGAGTAGACTTTATAATTGTTCCGTTCATAGATGACATTGATGATGTGTACCAGCGTGGAGAATATTTTGATAAGGCAATTATAGTAGAGCAAAGTTGGACACATGACCGTACAGACACCGATGAGGTATCAATTAGAAACAGGATAAACCGGTTTGCAACAGCATGTTCTAACAGAGCATTAGATAATGTAGAGTATGTGTTCCTTACACAAGATGATGAGTCAGCAAACACAGTCTACGAGGAAATACTGGCAATTCAATCAAATAGTACAATCATAGTAAAGAAGCCAAAATACACAGTAACATTCTTTAGCACATTGGTCACCAACGAGCCAGATAAGCTGGATCAGTCTTTGATATTTAAACCAGTTTATGCAGAAGAAATACAGGTTCAGCCCGTAGAAGATGCACCAGAGGTTCCTAAGGGACCAGAGTATGAGGTCAAGTGGGACTTTGACCCTGAAACTGGTATGTATGGAGATGGCTCAAATGCAAATAGACTTGACATAAATGAGGGTATAAATCTAAACAAGCCAGTTGAGCAACCTATACAACCAGAGGTAATACCTGAGCCAGAGCCAGTTATACCTGAAGAACCACAAGAAATATCAGACCCATATGATGACGTATATAATCAGGATGATAGTGGGTTTGAGGAAAGTGGTGAAATACCTGATATGTCAGGTATGCCCGGTGGATTTGACACAGCTGACTTTGATGAACCAGCTGAGCCACCTATTGAACCTGAGCAGACACCCCAGTTTGAAGAAAATCAAACATTTGAGATTCCAAATGATACATTCGAACCTGATATAGAGCCAGAATTAGAAAAGAGTGGTGAGATACCAGACTGGAGCGGTGACCCTGGTTCGCCTAATTTCTCAGAATATGATGAACCTGCACAACAGGGGTCACAAATCAACTTAAATAAAGAAGAGCCAGACTTTTATGGAGAACAAGAGGGGGACGCTATGGGCCAGGGATACAACGAAGACCCCAACGATTACGGAGGTCAGGAGCTTGGAGGCTTCCCAGACCAGGAGTACTACGGTGGGGGATACAGTGAGGACCCAAACCAGGGTCAGCCTAATGGATTTAGTGACCAGGACTATGATGGTTACAATCCAGATTTAGATAGATTCAACGAGAGAGAATACGAAGATGACGTACCAGCACCAGCAAGAAAGCAATTTAGAAGAAGCAACCTCAACGACAGACAGATAAGAGATACACTTGATGCATTTGCTAACAGAGGAAACTCTATACTTGTAACAGGTTGCGGTGGGTGTGGTACATCTACAATAGCATTAAATCTTGCAAACATTATAAACAGGCTGGGGTATACAGTACTACTGGTAGACCTAGATACAGAGAATAAAACTCAGTCATACATATCAAAAGATAACTTTGACTGTCTCGAGGCTGAAAGTGCAGGTTTAATGGCAGCTGTTAACTCCTCGTCTGGTACAGGAATCAATGCACATATAGCAATAGTTCGCCAAGGATTCCATTTGTTAACAATGGGTATGGCTAGCGACTCAGCTCCAATAGAGAAACTACTCCATAGAGATAAATTCTCAAGATTCATCAACCTTGCCAAGACAAGCCATAACTTTGTGATATATGATGTACCATTTAAGTCAGCAGTTGGATTTGCAAGTGAATTCACCTTTATGGCAGACAACATTGTCATTACAGTTGATTGCAGCAACTGGGGAATCACAAAGACAATGCTTGCAATGTGTAACTTTGACAGCGATGATATGCAGCAGGTAATGTTTAATAGAGGGCAGCTGCTGTTTAACAAGCAGAGAGTTATACATAAGGTCATGGGGAGAAAGATTAAGACAGCTACTGACATTACAAAAGTCATGGATTATAAGGTCAAGGAGCTTCTGGGTGAGGACCCTGGGTATTATTTCCAGACAATGCATATATGTGGGTTAATCAATGATGACCCTTCTTTTGAATCAGGATGGTACGAGGGTACACAGTATTCAGACACCCAGCAGGGAGGAAAAATATTCACAGAGTTGCTGAAGAACATTGTCCTTAAGCAGTGATGGGAGGAAATAGGAATGGAAAAGAAGTATATTATCAATCACGAAATACCAGAATACACAAAAGTAGATATAACTAGCAGTGAGATTAACGGAGCAGCTAATGATACGGTAGTACTCATCTTAGATGAGTCCACCAGTGATCATTTGCATGATTACTATGAGCAGGTAACAAAAATATTGACCTCAGGTAATAAATTATATATAATTATTGTAGGCAAGGAATCAAAGATAAGAAAAGCAATATGTACACTTGCATGCAATTATAGAAACTATAATATGTATAAAGTAGACAGTAAGGATACTGTAGACTTGGAATATGTAGAGACAATAATTGATAGAGAGCCTACAATAGACGAGGTTCAATCATTCATAGGCGGAGACATAGCAGCCTATGGAGATATAAACACAATCATAATAGGTATAGAAGATTGCGTAGCGAATGGAGATTTAGAGGGAGTTAAAAATGTTGTTGAGCAGCATATCAACAGCATCGAGGGTTTAGCTAGCGTAGTCGACTATATGAAAAAGATAGTAGACTCTACAAATAGCAAAGAGCTATTGGATAGAATAGAAGAACTAAAGGCAAAAGTAAGAGAAGCAGAACAGAAAATAGACAAAATAGAGGAAGAAAATGATAGAATAAATGACCAGAACTTAAAGCTAGCAGAGACAGCAGATGCAAGTAAGAGAGAGCTAGCCAGAGTAATGTCAAAAAACAAGGAACTTGAGGCTCAATTATCATCCAATGCACCTGTTATTACATCTTATTCAGAGCTGAATACAGCTTTGATAAGATGTAGAGCAACACATGTACTTTATTTTAAAGAAGTGTCATATGTACAATACACAAATAGCCTCATAATGATGCTGGTAGACGCTTTAAAGATTCAAAAATTCAAAGTAAAGCTAATGGTTTACGACTCAAGAGCAGGTTTATCCACTATATACAAGCCATTAAGCGTTATAGGTGGAAGCGAGTTCGTAGCAAATAAGGATAACTTCATTAGCAGGACTGAGGCATTCGTTGTAGTTGAACCAAACCCTGTAATACTGACATCTGTTCTTGAGAGTAACAACCCAGCACTAGATGTTGTTATAATATATGACAGAATGAGGCAAGTAAACAACCTAGTGGCTGGAAATAATGTAACACGATTCTTTGTTATAAATTCTGGCAAAGACTTTAAAGAGGTCCAGAACCAACTTAGGATAACCGATAAATCTTGTATAATAAGTAGAGTTGGCAGTTCAATAGGACCTGAGGTAATGAACATACCAGAAATTCCAGGATACAATTCACCTGGTACAACTAACACCGCTAAGGTGTCAAAATTCAGAAAATTGCAGGCAGCTGGAACAAATAAGCTTCTGTTCCAAGCAATAGCTGAGAAGGCTCGTATCAGTTGGAAGTAATTCCAACTGATACGAGCACAAATACAGGGAGTAAAGCCATGGAGGTGGTATAATTGCCTAAGTTTGGTAAAAAGTCAAATAAGGCTAAGGCACCAAATAATCAGGTACAAAACACCAGTAACGGTGCTAATATAATATTACCAACTAAGAAAGAGTTAAAAAAGCAGGCTAGAAAAGGCAAAATACGGGATAAAATGGACATGTATGACATGATAGTAGCTAATCTGATAGCTGGCAAGTCCATAATTGAGCCCAGCCAAAAGCTTGATAACTCCCAGATAGCAATAGGATTTAGCAATATTGCATCTGAAAATCAAATATCAAAGTTCTTTTTAGTTAGGCAACTCCCTGATTACATGCAGCCTCGTTTAATAGACTTAATACGCAGTAGATGCATTAGAGACGGAGTTAAAATAAATTTCTCATTCTTTTGTAGCCCATACAAAATAGATTGGGACTCAGCAGAGATGAGAAATAAGATGACAATATGGAAAAGGTACGCAGACGAGCATAGCGGGCCAATTGACGTTTTTGATTATAGAACACAGAGAACTGGAGAACTAGCACGTCGGAGAATAATTCAGTCAACTAAGTATTTAAATGAAGCAGAGCTGGACTATAGAAGAACCTTATTAAGAGTAGCATTTGTGATAGAGATATCAGCTAAAAGGGATGATGAATCAATACTAAATATGATTGAGTCAATAAAACAAATGAGACAACTCTGTTCTAGCTCTGATATAAAACTAAGAGAACTAAGAGTTGACATGATAAATTGGCTACAAACATTTGGAATATTCTCATTAGCACAGTCCAGAGAAGTTACCAGCAAAATAACCTATAAGGTTATGACTGATGATATATTAGCAAACTTTAATAGTTATAAACAAGGCAGAGTAGGGGACAGGGGTGTGCCTCTTGGAATAGACATACTATCAGGAGTGCCAGTCTTAAAGAAGTTTAAGGCAAACCCTGACGCAGCAGAGAATTGGCTGATAAGTGCAGAAACAGGTGGTGGTAAGTCTTATTTCTTAAAGACACTTATCACATATCTTTTAGCAGATGGATTTGTAACAACAGTTATGGATTACGAGGGAGACGAGTACCTAAACCTCGCTAATTACATAAGAGCGGGAAATCCAGATGATGTTAAGATAATATCAATGGGTAAAGGAAGCACAACATACTTTGACCCTTGTGAAATACCTGAATTAACTGGTGATATGGACGTCGATGTTGACCTGAAGGAAACGGCAATAAATTATATAGTCTCTATATTCCGAGTGATAACATGTGGAATAAATGGGGAATTAACTCAGTGGGAGCAAAGAATAGTATCAATGGCAATTCAGCGCATGTATGATTGTGCTGGTGTTACAGATGATATGAGGACATGGCACAGGTCAAAAGGGTTAAGACTCCGGATGGTTTATGATGAAATCAAGTCAATGGTAGAGGCAAAAGAGTTAGTAGACAGTGATACAGATAATGTAAAACATAAAGCTGCTACTAGAATAGCAGACGCAGCTAGTATATACTTCGAGGAAGGCGAAGCCAAGGCAGGTACATTTAAGCAGCCCATGAGTGCTAATGAGCTGTACAATGCAAAGTTTATCGTGTTCTCCTTTGGTATGAAAGGTGCTACAGAGAGCATGAACGACCCAACTATATTAGCATTGAAGCAATTAAGCGTGGCATGTGTATCAATTCAGATATCAAACTATTGTAAGTATGTAAAACATTGTTTCAATGTCAAGGTGTGGGAGGAGTTCCAACGCTGGATAGGTAGCGAAGGCAGTGGAGATATTATTAGTAACGCCATGACTGGTGGTCGTAAGCGCGGCGATGTTAATTTTATCATCACAAATGATCTTGGCTCAATGATAGATGAGAATAACTCAATAGCTAAAAAGTTGAGACAAAATATTCAGAATATGGCAATAGGCAGAATAAAAGACGTTGGCGTCAGAGAGGAATTCTGTAATAAATTCGACTTACAGGATTGCAAATTAGCACTTGATAGGATAGCTAAGGCGCATGCATCTGACGATACAGGCAAACAGCAAAACAGTAGTTCTGGAAATAGATATAGACATTCATTCTGCATTGTTTTGGACAATGGTAAAAAAGCAATAGTAAAGGTTCAATTACCACAAGCATTGGTTAAATCTTCACTGTTCAGAACAGGAGTTGATGTCAAACAAGAAGACCAGTGATAGGCAGTACATGGAGGTGTGGCACAGGTGTTTTTACTTTTCTTCGTAACGATAGTATTCGTAACATATGTAGCAGCCTTCAAGGAGGAATTCTCACAAGAGCATATAGAGAAGGTAAAACCAGCTATATGCGTGCTTGTGGCAATCACTGTGGTTCTTGCAATTCTTAAGTTGTTAGGTGGGGTTTTATAATGGCCATTAGGAATTTAGGTGATAAAATATCAAAATCTGATATGGAGACCGTAAGAAACCTCAGAAATCCTCCGGAGTATGAGCCTGGGTATGAAGGCACGCAGGGAGGCCAGAGCAATCAAGGCGGAGGAAACTTTGACGGGCTAGAGGATGGACTCTTTGATTCCTTAGACGACAGTGTATTTGGTGGGTTTGGGGATACAAATACAGGTGGTCAGCAAGGAAACCCAGGCGGACAGTCAAGCTTTGGGAATTTTGGTTCCCAAGGAGGGTTTAACAACAATAACAACTTTGGCCAGCAGGGTGGCTTCGGACAGCAGGGAGGCTTCGGTCAACAGGGAACTTTTGGCCAGCAAGGCTTCGGACAGCAAGGCTTCGGACAGCAGGGCTTAGCACTGGGCCAAAACCCATTTGGAGTAGCTGGTGCAAATCAGCAACCACAACAGCCAGATGCTTTAGATAAAATGCTAGATGCATCTGGTAACGCGGCAGTTGGTTTGGGAAATATCATACTAGAACTATTCAAGAGCCTTAAAAATAGAAATGCAGACGACTTCGGATATTTAAGCAGAAATCTTATCATAATAGGTGGCATATGTATAGCAACAGGTCTGATACTATCACTAGCAGGAGCAGTTGGTAATATAGATATGCTAAGATTTGCTGGGTTTCCATCACAGGTATTCTTGACTGGAACACTAACAGTTGGAACAGGTTTAGTTGGTATTGGTTTCGCAGCTTTAAAGATTTCAAAATCTACCAAAGAATCCCGGGTATCAGTACAAGAACTTCCTGATGTAGCAGCAAATGAAAACGATGATGCTACAAATGAATACGAAGATCATATAGGGGATATACTAGATGACCTATTTGGTGATTCTGGGGACTCAGATTTACTCGAAGATGAAGATAAATCATCTGATGATTGGGGAATGGGGCTAGATACAGACAACGAAGAGGATGAGAAGGAAGCTGTATTCTCTCAAATAGCTCCTATAGACTATGATAAAGAGCTTGAATCAGTGGAATCAAACTCACCAATGTCAAGGCGTCGTTTATTTGAGACATTTAAGCCATTCTTGCCTTTAAACACTCCTAATTTCTCAGAGTCAAAAGTTATAGACAGTGACGACCCAACATTCATTGAAATGGAAACACTAGCTCTTAAAGCTTTGAGTAACGTAGCACGTATAGATTTAAAAGACATGGGGTCTAGGTTAGAGAGCTTGAAGGAGAGTTTCTTTAGTTTTGAACTGAAGCTTACACGCATTAGGGGTGTAAATAAAATAGACGAGATTGCAAAAGAGGTTGAGGCATATTTAAGAGAGGGTAGCGACGATACAACTGTTAATGCTACTGTGGATATAGAGGGAGACTTTTATAAAATAATAGTCACAAAGGGAGAAAGTGCAATAGTAACATTTGGAGACGTATTCCAATCTAAAAAGATATGTGATTACTATTTGGACGAAAGTCATAAGCTTCCAGTTATCATGGGTATAGATGAGCTAGGACACGTACTTACAGAGGATGCAAAGATTTTCGATAGTTTACTCATTGCTGGTAAACCGAGATCAGGAAAATCATGGTTTGTACTGAGTATATTGATGTCAATGGCGATGTTCAACTCTCCTGAAGACGTAGAATTTATAATAGTAGATCCTAAGGAATCAAACTTGTTTAAGACCTTCGCTCTACTTCCACATGTAGTTGGACTTCATAATGACAGTAGAATACTTGATATAATGGATGACCTGATTGAAAATGAAGCACCTCGTCGCAAAAAATTGCTATCAGATAATCGTTGCGATGACATCTGGGACTTAAGAAAGAAAGGCGTAAAGATTCCTGTACTATACCTAGTAATGGACGAGTACATTACAATTAAGAATAACCTTGGTGCACAGGACAAGGAATTGGATGCTAAGGTACAGACAATAATAAGTCAACTACCTAGCCTTGGGGTCAGAGTACTATTTGTTCCTCACAGGGCAACAGGTGTAGTTAATAAAACGAATCGAACAATGATAAACTTTACGGCGTCAGTGAGAGGCGATATCGAGGATGTTAAGGATACCCTTGGTATTCCAAAGTGGACAAGGTCTCTAACAAAACCCGGTGACATAGCATTGAAAGCAGCAGCAATGCAAAGTGCAGTTTATGTGCGCGGAGCAGCTTTGACCACTTCAGATAGCGAGAATACACAACTAATAAGAACAATAGCAAAAGCCTTTTATAAAATGGGCGTAGATATACCAGATAACTCATTTATGAAAGTAGCGAACAATAGAGATGATAACTACATACGTGAGGAATTACAAGAGGATGGACATAGAGTGCAATTCAGCACACTAAACTTAGACAAGGTGGACTAAATATGCCGGGACACAGGGATTTAATAGGAGAGGTATTTGGAGATTTGAAAGTTCTAGAATATTTAGGGCAATCAAATTGGAGATGTATATGCAAATGCGGAAACGAGGTTGTAGCAAAGACAGGCAAGCTAACTTCAGGAAGAAAAACTAGATGCAGCGAGTGCATCAAGAAAAATGACAAGAGAGTAATAAATTTAATAGGTAAGACATTTGGAAAATGGAAAGTACTTAGATATGCAGGAGACAGGCACTGGGAGTGTGAGTGCACGGGGTGTCATAGGCTATTCATAGTTAGAGGAAATAGTTTAAGAGATGGACATTCTATGATGTGCGTAGAATGTGCTAACAAGGCACAGTCTGTTGCTAGAGAGGACCTTACAGGAAGAGTATTTGGTGAGTTGACAGTACTTGGATATGAGTACAAATCCATGTGGAGGTGTAAATGTTCCTGCGGAAAAATAGTGAATATACGAGGCGATAAATTAAAATCTGGATATTCAGTTGATTGCGGAGACTGGACAATTCATAAAGAAGGCTATAACTTATTAAACAAGCAAATAGGGGAATGGAAGGTACTAAGATATTTAGGAAATTCTTATTGGGAGTGCCAGTGCAGTTGTGGAAACATTAGAAATGTGCATGGATATACATTAAGAACTGGAATGTCTACAAACTGTGGGGCACCTGTACATAGGATAAAATACCATTTGGAGGGAAAAAGGTTCGGGGCACTAGTTGTTGAAAAGCATCTAGGAAATATGGTTAATCTGTGCAAATGTGACTGTGGAAATAAGATAAAAGTATTAACAGTCAACCTAGTAAATGGGAGTACGAGGTCATGTGGGTGTAAGACAAAAGAATATAAAAACGCATGCATGATTGATAGATATGGAGACATAAGCTGGGTGAAGGCACAGAGAGGGCCAAGAGAGAAGTGGCAGATGGAAGTGATACATGATAAAGAGGCATTTAATGCATTGATGATACAGTTAAGGGCAGAGTGTGACGAGATAACACCAAACGATTTATCCGAGATATTAAACATACATCCAGCATATGTGGTGCAAATAGCTAAGAGTTTTGGGTGCAATAACCTAATAAAGGTAAAAACGGGCAGAAGTAAACTAGAGGATGAACTCTGCGAATATATAAAAACACTAACTACCCATGAAGTAATCCAATCAGATAGGTCAGTATTAAATGGTAGGGAGTTAGATATATACATTCCTGATTTAAAGTTGGCAATAGAGTTTAATGGTGCATACTGGCATAGTGAAATGCACAAAGATGAGAGGTATCATCAACAAAAAACACTAGACTGTCTAAAACAAGGAGTCAGGCTAATTCATATATTTGAATACGAATGGATTAACCCAGATAAGCAGACTAAAATTAAAACATACTTGGCAGATGTGATAAGTGAACACAGCAATATTTATTATGCCAGAAATCTCAACATAAGAGAGCCAAGTGTACAAGAGAGTGTTGAGTTTTTAGACAAGTATCATTTACAGGGATACACAAATGCACCAATTAGATACGGGCTGTATAATGATACAGAGATGTTAGGTATAATTACATTTGGAAAACCAAGATTCTCTAGCAACTATGAATATGAACTAATAAGATTGTGTTGGAAACCAGGTGTAAATGTGGTTGGTGGGTTTGAAAGGTTATTTAAGCACTTTGTAACCGAGCATAATCCATCATCCATAGTAACATACAGCGACATAAGTAAGTTTACAGGCAACTCCTATTTAAGAGTTGGATTCAAGGCATCCATAGGAGACCTAACATCTCCAAACTATGTGTGGGTAGGCTTAAAGGATTATTCCACATTATCACGGTATCAAACACAAAAGCATAAGCTGGTTGAGCTGGGGCTGGGAGATGTTGGGGATACAGAGGCATCAATCATGGAAAACCTTGGGTATATTAGGATGTACGATTGTGGAAATTTGAGGTTATCTTGGTACAAACAATAGGAGGACTGATAGATATGGCACGACCTTTGAAGTATAATTTAGAGGGGCAGATATTTGGGTATTTAGGTGTTGGGAAGTATGCAGGCGGAAGTAAGTGGAATTGCTTATGTAAGTTATGTAACAACTGGACAACTAAAACAACACATCAGTTAGTTTCTGGAGAAGCATTGATGTGTACCGAATGTAGCAAAAAGAGACAAAAAGAAGCAAAGAAATAAAATTTAATTGGTCAGTGAATATAGCATAGTATTCATGAAGATAAAAGATTTAAAAAGTTAGAGGGGAGGAAAAGACATTGGTAGGCTCAATGGGATTCAATCCAATTCCTAACATATCACTTGGTGATATGGAGGAGCTATTTGACATAGAGAATGAAATGGAGCTAATGTCAGATAAATCTGCGGATAAGCCTGCGGCTAAAAGTATCCCCTCTAAGGAAGATATAATAAAAGAATTTATGATAGACATGGGGTCTGACAAACAGCAAGTACAGGAAATAAAAAGCAAACCAGAACAATTAGACAACCAGCAAACCAATATAGAAATCAATGTATCTGCTGAAGACCTCAGAAGTAAAGAAGAAAAGCAGGCAGCAGCAAGCACAAAGCTCCTAGAGAATAAACAAGTTGAACTCGAGCAAGAAAGGGAGAGACTTAGAAAAGAAGAAGAAAGACTAAAAAGAATAGAGCTTGAGCAACAACTATTAAATAAGCAGCTATTAGAAACACAGAGAAAACAAGAGGAAGAAAGATTAAGACAGGAGAAAGTCAGAGAAGAACAGATAAGAAGAGAAATTGAGCAAAGAATATTAAGAGAAACAGAAGAAAAGCTTAGAGCACAAGAGAAAGCCAGAGAAGAAAAAGAGAGGGCTGAAAAGGAAAGGCAAAGGCTTGAGAATGAGCTAAGGGAACAAAAACAGCGGGCATATGAGCAAGAGTTGCTTAGACAAAAAGCAGAGGCAGAAGCAAGGGCAAAATTAGAGGCAGAGGCACGAATAAGAGCAGAAGAAGCAGCCAAAGCTGAAAAGAGGCAGAACGAAGAATACATAAAGCGTTTACTAGCTGAGAAAGATAGACGTGATAAGTTAGCTAAGCAAAAGGCTGAAAGAGAAAAAGCAGAGCAATTACAGAGACAAAAACAGGCTCAACAAGCACAACAGACCCAACAGCTTAAGCAAACAGCTAAAGTACAAACAATTAGTACAGAGGCAGAGGCAAAAATTAAGAAAGCTCAACTTGATGCAGCAAATGCTAAAAAACTGGCTGAAGAAGCAAGTAGAAAAGCAGAAGAGGCTGTAAAGAGTTCTCAAAATACTTCACCAACATCTAAATATGACATGATGGATGTTGAAGCACTTTATGGGGAAGTGCGGAAGTTCCTTAAATTGCACAATATAGATAGAAAAATCATAGATATTAAAATTTTAGAAAATGAGTTTGGCAGAGCAAACATTAAAAAACTCATAGTGAAAAGTTATCTAATATCAATTGGAAAAGGAGTTACGGTAGGAAGATGAAAATGTACAAACGATTTATAGCTGGTCTACTTGCTGTAGCATCAGCGGCTTCATTATCCGGATGCTCAACAATGATGGGGGAGGACCCAACAACAATTCCGCTTGAGCCAGAATTGACAACGGATGAAGTCAAGGAATATTACAAAGAATCACTATCATTTGATGCAGTAGTCACAAAAAATCTAGACGTAGACACAACGAATTATGAGCTACACGATGTAACTGACCAGGCTAAAATGGACCAGTTAGAGGCAATAATTAGTAGGACAATAGGACTGCTAGGTCAGATGTCATACACATATAATATGGAGAATGACCTGGCATTGGACGAGGAAACATACCACTACATTAAGGCATACCTTAATGATAGAACACTGTCAAATGCAAACGTAGTTAGTGTTAGCCAGGCACTGGGCCACTACTTCATTGACGTAGAATTTGATGTATCACCTGCAAACATAGGAACATTTACAAATGCAGCTAGCCTTTTGGGTTTAAATGGTGCATTCGTTCATAGTAACTATGAAAACACAGATAAAATTGATACAGCATATATGCTACAGGCTGTGCAAAAGCTAAATGAGTACTACTCAGAGAATGGTATACTAAATCAGCGTGCATCTTTTAATGAGTCAACAAGTTTATTCTCAACAGACCCAACAGCAACGACAGTGCAGCCTGATTTTACTACTTCTACCGCTGAAGATACAAGCACAGCAACCACAACTGGAGGCACTGAGGCAACCGAGGGCACCGAAGGTGCAGAGGGAACCGAAGGCACTGAAGGCGCCGAGGGCACCGAAGCAACCGAGGCAACAGATAAAGTGGATGCCGTAGCAGCTACATCCTCAGTAATATCAATTAGGCATCCAAATGTTGATTTAAAGACATTTAATACTGTGGTTGGTAGCTCCACAAGAACAGCAGCTTATTTCCCCAGTCTTGAGCTTGTGTATAATGTACCAGCTCAAAGCGGTCAAATATCTGGTATAGGAATTCTTCCTTGCGGGACGGGTGGATTAACAAACTTTGGATTTAATAGGTCAACAATGACTGGTAAAATGACACTGAGGTTCGTTTATAAAGATGATGTAGAGGACCCAGATATCATAGAAAACATAAATGTATACCCAGTATTCTCAGAGATAACCACTGGTATAAGTAATACTAACAGTGAAGTCACAGCAGATTTCGTAAATGAGCAGTTATCAATAGCTATACAGGAAGCCGATAGGGCTATGATGAATGTAGATTTAACTGCTTTAATGACTGGTGAAGTCTTCGCTGACATGGGAGCGGCAGTTCTAAGAGGTTACGAGAACTCTCATGTTAATGTATTAAGACAGATGTCAACAATACGGAGAGTCATTACCAGAGATTTGGCAAGCCGTTCATATCTAGTCGAGGTGGAAACACTGAGGCAGGAGGGACCCAAGGGAGCAGACGTATACGGGACATATAGAGACATGAGCTATGTTGTGATACAGCAACAGGGGCAGGACTTCACAATCACAGACTGGATTGTAATGACCCGTCGGATGCAAATAGAGCCGGAGATAAATCCTGATAGCGCAATAGTTAAGAGGCTTGTAGCATTGAGTCTAGCAGGAGAGGTAAGTAGTGAGGCTAAGGAAGGCGTCCAGCAGGTTCTTGATAACCTATACACCGCAAGTACTTACAGAATTCTAACTGGTCCGTCTGAGGTTCAGACAGCTGATGGAACTAGAACAATTGAATTTGGTATGTACGATTGCTTCAATCGAGACCCACAGATGCTAAGCCAGTCAGACTTTGATAGTATGAACTCAGAGCTTAGAGGTCTGTTAGTTAAAAACGGAGTAAACGTCGGGGCAACCATGGACGGTCTAGTAACCGAGTGGATAGGCGGAGCTGAAAGCCAGGTTGAGTTAATGACAGAGGAAGTCATCACTTACCAGGGCAGAGATGACGGAGTTTACATGATAACATATTACTTACTGTCCAATATGGAGGACAAATGGGTGATTGATGAAAGACAGGTTATAGAGCAGCAGGACGTCTCTGGAGAGAGCTTGAGCACAATAGTCAATAGAATAAGAGGCTAATACTGTTACACAGAGAAAAGAGAGCAGGCAATTATTGCTTGCTCTCTTTTCTTTATGCTCTAAAATATAGAGGGGTAAAATTAGAAATTGGGGAGATTAACTATAATGCTTACAGATAACCTACTTCAAAATGGTGTATACATAGAGGGACAAGAGAGGATAGCACATAGCACAGGTGTGATACATAATCTAATGAGAGGTTGGATAGTGAGAGTTGCAAGTGAGGGCATTTACATAAAAGCAGATGATGAATTGGAGTGTACTAGGATAGCACTAATTGAAACAAAGACAGCACGAATTATACAGGTTAGAATTCCTAGGTGGTGGCAGGAAATAGACCGGGAAATACCAGAGGGCTCAATAGTAAGGCATTTTAAAGGTGGAAAATACAAGCTATTAGGTTATGGTATAGACACGAGTTCTCCAATAGACAGCAAAGTAGCAATATATCAATCATTGGATACAGGAATGTTATTTACCAGAGACAAGCTGGAGTTTAATTCGGTTGTAGATAAAGATACATATAAAAATGTAGAGCAACATTATAGATTTGAAATAATAACAGATTCAAGCGAGGTATAACTATGAGTGTTACAACACCCACAATATATAATGGAATGTACTTAGGCCAAATGGAACCTAAGATAGCTTCTTATATACTTGATATAAGAGGCAGAGAATCAATACCAAATTTAAAGCACATGATATTTGACTTTCCAGCAGAACTTGTATTAAGAAGCATAGAAGAAGAGAAAAGTATACGAGATATAGTTAGAGACGAGCAATTAGACTATAAAAAGTATCTTGGTGAGTTGAAGGACTATCAAACATTAGGCACAGCATTCATGTATATGTCACCAAGAAGCGTCATAGGAGATGGAGTTGGACTCGGAAAGACCGCTGAGGTGTCAGCACTGATAAATTATTTACACCAGACAAAACAGTTAAAACGATTCTTAATGGCAGTTGAGACATCGGCATTAGGCCAAACACAGTGTGAGCTAATGAGGTTTACAGGGCTCAGGGTAGTGGCACTCCCATCCGAGGCATATAAGCTAAATAGGCTAATAAAAAAGATAGATTGGACAAAGGTGGACGGAATAGTAATCAAGCATTCCGCACTTAGGTCTGATGTTTTGTCAAAGTGGCTATCCTTGAATATAAACCCTGACGGAACATGCAGACTATTTGACACCTTCTTCCTTGATGAGAGCTCAGTAATTAAAAATTTAACAACAAAGACAGCAATTTACACTAAGAATATATGTGATATATGTCCTAGGGTTCATTTTATGAACGCAACAGTATTCGAAACAAACATAATGGACATATACAATCAGATGGACATGATGAATCCAGCATTACTACCTAAGAAATGGAGAATAGAAAAAGAATTCTGCACCTTTGGCAGGTCATCCTACTGGACAAAAGAAAATGGAAAGCCTAAGATGAATTTCCGGAGAGACCTAACAGGTTATAAGAATCAGGCAATCTTCAAAGAGAGGCTAAAACTGGTTTATTTTGGTAGAAGCAAGAGCGACATAGGAATGGACATGCCTCATGTACACAAGGTTTACGAGGTTGAACCAAGCAATGAGCAGAGTATGGCACTTCAGAAGGGCTATAGATACATGGAAGTATTAAATTGTCCATCGCTTATACCAGATTTACATTTGGAAACAAATAGAAAGACTGTTCCAAAATTAGATAGACTATGTAACTTGTTAGAAACAGACTTTGCAGATTGTAAGGTCATGGTATATTGTTTTCATAATGAAGCTCAGCAGGCAATAGCAGACGAGTGTAGAAAGCTTGGGAGAAATCCAGTAATACTGAACGGTCAAAGTAAAGACCAAGAGCGCTGGGAGATACAAACGAAGTTTAACAAGGGAGAATACGATGTAATCATAACAAACATAATGAAGTCTTTGAATCTATTCGGTGGGGATGTTTGTATTTTTTATAGCAATAGCATGACACCCAGTAAAATGTTCCAGGTGGCGGGAAGAATTGATAGAAACGTAGATGACAAGATAAAGACATATATACTATTGATTTACAGTGGCACAGATGAGTATAAGCATTTTATGGAGGTTACTAAACAAAGAACAAGAGATGCAAGAGACCTGACGATAGATGCTAAAACTACAGTTGATTATTTTATTGAATCAATGGTAGAGGAAGAAGAAGCTGCAAATGCAGCAGGGTTAAGTTAACTGATAACAGTTCACAATACATTCTAATTATAAAACAAAAATATTAAATAAATTTGGGGGATATGAAAATGAGTCATAGACACAGAATAATAGCTATTGCGCTTGCTATGTTAATGTTACTCTCATTGGTCTCTTGCGGAAACGATGAGGTGCAAGACCCTCTAATGGAGGAGTCAAAAGAAACCCTGGTAGATATGGTAAATACACTTAACACTGAGAATGGTAACTATCTAAACAGAATATCAGAACTTGAGACTATGTTAAGAGGTGTTCAGGGTGAGGAAGTAGAGACATCCGGAATCACAGAGATGGGTGATGGTACTGGTAGATTAACATTTAACTCAGTTGATGATGTTATAACACTTCCAGTAGAGTTTAACTATCCTGGTGCAACACAGGCAGACAACACCTCTAGTGTGGAGATAAACGAGGCATTTTCATTCAGGCCTACATCCAACTGGACAGTTCAGATGAACGGAACATCAATAGGATTGTATCATACTAGCGGTATATCTGGTACAATAAAGGTTGGAATGAGAGACAGAACAGCACAGAGAACAACAGTTGCTGAAGTAGAGACTTATATGAAAGAGCAGTTCTTCTCTCAGTTACCTCCTGAGACAGTTAAGTACAGTACACTGTTCGTAAATGGAACATCCTATGGTGTCGATGCTGAAAGTCATACATTCATAGATGAGGCAGATGCAAGATTGAGATGCGGGCTGCTAGGATATAGCGACTACTCTCTGCAGTATTTCTTCGTTTATACAGGAGAGCAGGATTCAGCTAAGGACGAAGTAATACTATCACTACTTCAAACAATCAGGATATATAACTACAACTTAAGCATTCAGTAAGTTAGGAGAGACAAATGAGAGTTTTAGAGACTCTGGATAATTCCGGATTGAAAATAGCAACGAATAAAGAAGTTTTAGGACAGAGTGAAAATTATGTTAGTCCAGAGAAGAAGTTCGATATACAGCCTCCAATGATGAGGCCAGTCATGGCTGGTACAAGGGAGGCTGCAGTAAAGCTGGGGATAATACCAGAGGTTTACAAGGATTGCTCCTTTGATATTGAAAAGGTCAAATCAAATCTTGAGGAACAAAGCAAAACACAAAGAGCATTTAGAGTTCAGGGATTCCCAGGGTACGAAACGGTTGCTCAGGGATTGATTAGTACAATTATTTCTAGAAAAATTCCATCCAGGTCATATCTTATTGGAGCACCTAATGGATTTGGTAAAACAAGCTTAGCTAATACTTGCATAATTATGTTATACTCTCAAGGAAAGATTTGTGTTCCTTATGTATCACTTTCAGAGCTAGCAGAGATTAGAGCAGCAGAGCAAAGAGATACACTAAGGCTTATATCATCCAGTAAGTATTACAAAGGTAGAGATTTAGAAACATCAACACTGGAGCAATACAATAGAGCAATCTATGAAGACTTTGATACACCATCGTATGCAAAAATGCCAGTAAAAATAGTAGGAAAGTTTAGCTGGAGTGAATACATGGAAGCATCCGTATTGTTCTGTTACTTTACCGATGTATCAAGCAAAGTTCTAGAGTCTGAAATGCTTAAGACAGTACTTACAGTGAGGGGAAGCAAGGGGCTACCAACAATAGTATTTATATCATCTTCTTTGAATCCATACATAGGAGACGAGTATTTATACAAATATGTTTGGTCAGATATATTAGACAAAAACCAAAACGCAAACAACCTCGACAGAGTTTATCATGTATCATGCTTCAAAGTATTCAAGAAAGCGCTTGAAGCTAGATAAGTCAGGGGAATTGATAATGCTAACAAAAGAGAGTAAAGTAAGATGCCCTTGGTGTCAAGGAGAGTGCAAAGCCGAAGAGTGGGATACAGAAACATATAAGGCATGCATAAGCAGAGAGATGCGAAGGGCTTTTAAGTCCGTGACAATCAAGCAAGTATGGATGGATACATCTAAACATTATTATAAATGTCCAAAATGCTCTATGTGGAGTAAGGGAAACCAGTTGAAACTAATTGATGAAGCTGGGAAAGTAGTTAAAGGATACGGTGGGAAGCCTATTATAAAAACAGTGGATAAAGGAATGAACCCGATGCTGTAAGTAAGGCAGAAAACTGAAACATATCAGACAGATTAAATTAAAGGAAGCCTAAAGTAACATTAAGAAAACAACATCTGGGAGATAGTCTGATATGAAAAGGTTAATCACATTTATAATAATTGTAATAACTATTTCCTTGACACTTGTTGGATGTGCATCAGAGGAAGAGAGAGCTAGAGCACATGAGTTTGAGGAAATTGCAAGGCCTATATTAGAAAAATACGTAGATGAAAACTTCAACAGCCTTGATAATATAAATATATCCAGCATAGATGATATATACGAAGCAACAGGTTTATTTGAGTTATCAGCAACTAGTTTAGTTAAATCTACTGTTGAGTATAGGGTTGAAGTGGATGGAGAGGCACAGGATAGGAAGTTTGAGCTAATATATGATACAGATAAACAAAGAATGTATACGAACTATGAATCAGATAGGCTAATCAATAAATTAGGTGATGCATTAAGCATAGAAAATGGACTAATAGAAATCGGATTTAAACATAGGGATATACAGGACATAGACGCTATAAATGATAGCTATTACAAGGTTGACGTAGAGAACTACAGTTTTAATTCGGTGGATATACAGAACGGGGACTACACATTATTTGCAATATTATCTCTTCCGATGGAGGTATCACTCACCACAGTTTACGAGACAATGGATTTAATAGGTAATTCAGATTACTTAGTAGAGGTATTATTTGGGGAAGGGTATATAGACAGTTATCCACATTCTAAATACTCCTATATAGAAGATGAAATAGGGGATAGCTCCAGCATAGATATTGATGGGGCAGTACTTATTCTAGAGAATAAGTCAGGAACTAAAACAGAGGAATTACACGAGTATTCTAAGATAGACATAGAAGATGGTTACATACTGTACGATTCATCCATTTGTACTTTAAGCTTAAGAGAATCGACTACAGAGTTAGGTTCAAGCCATTCTGAGAGCAGCACGTCAGATTATAATATCTACATTAGAAGTAATACTAGTACAAATGAAAACTTAAAATTTAAGGTTGTGTCGGATAAATACAAAAATGTGATATATGGATACCAAGATAATTTTTCAACATACACTGATGAAATGACATCAATGTCGTTGTTTGATTTTAGTAGTGAATTTTATGCTGAGATAGTTCTCGATGATGCTCGCAATGAGCATAATTTAACAATGGCACTTTACTCCTAATTTAATGGCTGCACATCAAAATTTGCATTTGAGTGCAGCCATTAAATTTATGTTTAATATAGAATTATTGTAACTAGCTGTAATTTATACTTAGGCTAGTTATTTTTATACAACAATTTGTGGTGTGTGCCTAAGCTAGTTATAAAAATTACAATAGGCTAGTTGATATAATACCGATGACAATTGTTTAAGCATTTAATTACACATTATAGTAGAGTAGGGTTAGACCTGAAACAATACATTGGTGTCAATTTGGGGTAAACAAATTAAAAATAATTGATAGGGGGTTGTCAATATGGCAGGCAGCAACTTAACATATAGAGTAACAGGTAGATATATGAGTGGCTCAAATATAGCTTCTTACCATCTTGTTGGCGAGGATGGGAGCCAAATTGTGGCGACTAAGGAAAGAGTCATTTACATGATTGGACAAGGCAAGATTGAGAATATGAGGCTCCAAGTCAATGGAGACAACATCATATTGAGAGGCAAGGGAGTAAATTTGAATAACTTGCCAGTTTACGATGTAAGTAAGGAGAGCTTTAGAGACAATAGCGCTTCTCAGTCTGTTGCATCGCATGGCGTAGCACCTAAAAAAGATAGCAATGTGAATAAAATGGGTCAACTCGAGATAACAAAGAGAATCATGTACAAAACCAACTGTTTAGGTTATATAGTGCTAGACGGTGCAGGCAGGGAGCTAAAGCTTAGTCGTAAGAGAGTCATAGAGTTAGCCTCCCAGAGGTTAATTTCTAACGCCATAGCACAAAAGTACACCCCACAAGGGTCAGATAAAAGTACAGTCATCATACGCGGTGTTGGATGTGACATGAACCAACTTCCAATAGTACAGGTTGATGAGGATGGAAATATCATAGAGGCAAAAGAGCAAGCAGTGGCTAAGCCCCAGACAGTGATAATGAGGGCTATAAAGATGAAGCGGGGCGGCATAATTTACGATAATAAAAACAATAAGAAGATAGTATTCAGACCTGGTGACTTTATACTATGTGGCAGTAAGGCAACATTGAGGTCAATTAGTAGTGAAGCAGCATCTAAGATGCTCAAGGTTAAACATGACGCTGACAAGGCTATTTGTGATGATAGCTTAGATAACCTTGAAAACTTCCCAGTAGAGATGTTTGGAAGCAAACCTCAGTGTATACAGCCTAACCAAGTTAAAAGATGGCCTATAGTGGAAGTTAGCAGAAGCGCATAAAAATTAAGCTGTTATACATAGATGGCCAAGGCTAATAAGCTTTGGCCATTTTTTATTGATACAATATACAAATTGTGTATACAGAAAGTATAAATTCAACATTTGAAAAAATATAAAATATTTTGGATTAGTTGACTTCAAGAAAACATAATATATAATGCTATAAAATACCCAAATATACCCGGTATGACACTATAGGGTCAACAATGGGCAAAATTTTTAGTATACATAGGGTACTAAAATTGGGGTGTGATTTTGGAAAGTTGGGTAGAGCATTAAATTCAAGCGATAATTTATAATAAGGGAGTAAATAATTTGGAGGAAATTGGCGTGGAAGCAACAGTAAACGACATTCTTTATGAACATAACATAGAGACCTATGAAAATGCCATGCGGATGATTGAAAGACATGGCAAGGTTGCAGTAGTGCAACCTACTGGTAGCGGAAAGACATATATAGCCATGGCTATTATGAGCAATTATAGAAATTGTAAAAAACTGGTGCTTGGGCCAAGCAGGGCATTTTAGACATAACATCTAAAAATGCATTTTGGGACAAAGAGAATGTGATATGTATAACTTATCAATATCTATCACAGCATAGAAATGAGTTAGATATTGTGCTGAAAAACTTAATAGGTGAGCCAGAGGGCATTGGGCTAATAGTAGTAGACGAGCTGCATAGGGTAGGAGCACCTTACTGGAATACTGCTGTCAATGACGTAATAAGCATGTGCAAAAATGCAGACATAGTCGGACTGACGGCAACACCTATTAGATATGATGAAGATAGAAATATGGTAGACGAGTTGTTTAGTGGGTATTCTGTGGGTAATATGTCACTATCAACTGCCATAAGTAGTAATATATTCTCAAAACTGAAATACGTCGTTGGTGTAAAAAATGCTAATAGGGAAATTGGCAAGCTAATAAAACGATTCAGCAAACATGAATACATAATAAAGCAGTTCAGGGAGCAATTAAATCAGATAAAAATAAAGTGGGATACAGAGAAAAGTTTCATATTTACGCTTGGGAGTTATATAGGGTGTCCAGATGAATATAAGCCAGGGCTTGAATCAAGACACCTGGTATTTGTACCAAGCATTGAACAAATAAGCAAGTATAGGCATAAGATTGGAGAATGGTTCTCAGAGGTTTACAAAGGATATACAGTAGAGATTTATGATGTAAACAGTAAGAATTCCAGAAAGGATAACCTCGAATATCTAAATAGATTCAGTGACACCCTGACAAAGGACACCATTAGAGTGATGATTTCAGTTCAAATACTTAGTGAGAGCTTTCATTTCGATAGTATAGATAGCATTTCGATGTTTAGAGGGACAGAGTCAATCAATGTGTTCATACAGCAGATAGGTAGAGGTATATCAGCTGGAAAAGAGGCACCATACATCTTTGACTTTGTAGATAACTTTGATAATATAGGTATTGAGGCACTCACAGCTGGGGAAAAGCAAAATAGTGATGGTGGGAAATGCTTTATATTTGAGAATATGTTCAGTGAGTTTGACAACATGACAACAGAGTGTGTTGAAGATATACAGAGGGTAGAGAATAAGATAATCAATAGAATTAAGCTATTAACAGTATCACTCTGGAGAACAGCTAGGAAATTGGGGTATCTACAGGCTATACCAGATGAACAATATAGAAATTGGGCAATACAACAATATAGAGCATTTAGAAACGTAGAAGGTAGTATAATAAAGCAACATATTGACGCATTTGATACCACAGAATTTATAGACTCTGCCTGTGGGCTTGATTGGTATAAGCAGTATGGGAATAGAGACACACTGCACGGAGATGAGCTTGAGGCTTTTAAAACAAAGGCTAAAGAGCTAGAACTAAGAAACAGCCTAGGGTCAGTAAAAACAGAGTTAGAATCAGAAGGGCTGCTAAAGTTTAGCAGCAACTATGATTTAAACAGCCTTAAAAATAAACTTAATACATCACTGGTTAGTCATGTTGCGCTAATTAAACTAATCGACAAAATAAATAACAAAGAATCCAAGTTTAGTTGTCACATGGCTTATCTAAAAGCTGCATCTTTCTTCTCAAAGTGTGATACACACCGTAAAATGAATACAGCCTCTATGGATACTTTGGTGGAAGCTCGGGTTTGGCAAATTATTAACGAAGATACAAGATATAATTGGGTAAGACAGCTGGACCTAGATAATACATATAAACTTATACAGAAGGCAATGTCAGCCTTCAAGCAACGAAGGAGTTATAATGTAAAACTAGGAAAACCTGAAATGGAGGCAATAGATAACATAGTAGCAGAGCACGAGAGTTATGGAGACAATCAGTTGTTAACCGATATGATAGACTACTATGAATGTGGGACAACACAAAGGTTTATGAGATGTATAGACTTTGGTTACGGGTTATCAGCAACCATAGAGACTCTTAAAAGCTATATAACAACAGCTATGAAGTCAGATTTAGACAAGGCTAAACTGACTGACACAATTAAAAATTATGCAAACAAGGTTAATGAGTTAATTTCAGATAAATTTTCATCATCTTATATGATAGAGTTAATAAACTCTTTTAGATTAGAGCAACAGTTTTATGTATCCTATCTAACTGGAGACACCACTTTCGGAGACACAGATAAAGCAACTAAATTCGTTAAGGAACAGCAAGAATCCAAACAAGAAGCAGAGAGGGTGTTGAAAGAGAGAGAAGAGCATAGCAAAGAAATTGTATTAACATACAATTTCATGGCATCAACACTAAGAAATAATAACATACAGTATACAAACGAAAACATAGTAGACAAATACACAGAGTTAGTTTTGAGGTTGGTACACGATAATTTACCAAATCTGAAGAAAGTGGATAAAACATCAGAAAAACTTAAGATGATGTGTAAATACACTATCTTAGGCTATGATTTTGGTAGCTTAGGGATACCAGAGTTTTTAGTTTTATTCAACAAATTAGCATCCAAAGAAATCAGAGAGCAGATTGTAATGACAATGCTGTCTCATAAATCCAGAAAATGTCATTGGGATTTACAGAAAGCAGCCCAAGAAAGCTATGGTATGCAAATACCTGAATTAAACAGACAGCAAGCTATGAAACTTGTACAGGACTATATAAAGTATAGGGCAACTTTAAGTAGGTCAGACGGTGACTCGATATACAAGGTAATGGGTAAGGGAGACATGGATATGTTCTCAAGTCTCTTGATAGATTCAAGGTTTATAGAGGATACAGATTTGTATTATACTATGATGATTGTGTATAGGTTTGGTCAGCACAATCCTGAATTATAATACGAAGGCTGGTGAGTAAAATCATGGAAGGTAAGAGGGAGAGCACAGGGATCGTAGAATTAAAGAACTTCCAGCAGGAAATCTACAGTGAGACACTTGAATCACTCAAAAGGACTGGGCAGAGAGCAATTTCATTGTTCCCTTGCGGAGGAAAGACATTCATTGGTGCAAAAATAGCTTGTCAGTATATCAACAGAACGAATGGAAACAAAGATGTGCTACGGGAAATGATGAGAATGGCGCATAAGTGATATAAAGGCAGGGTTACTAGACACAATGGGGTCTAGTAACCCTGCCTTTATACATTGAGCTAGTTGAGAATAGTAATGGGGCTATTAAATTGGCATTAACTTATAATAAGTTAGAATTTTTGTTAGTTAATTGAGTTGTGTTTTGTAGAAACATACATTCAAATGGAGGATTGAGCATGGCAGTAGAGCAGAATTATGGTCAAGATGCAATTTCGGTACTTAAAGACGAGGAACAAGTAAGAAAGCGTCCCACAGTTATTTTTGGGACAAACGATGAATACGGAGCAGCTCACGGTATCTTTGAGATTATCGCAAACTCCATTGATGAGGCACGTGCAGGCTTTGGAAAGCAGATTAGAATTAAAATCTGGAAAGATGGTACAGTTGAGGTGTCTGATGATGGTCGTGGCGTACCTATGGGATGGAACGAGCATCAGAAGAAGTTTAACTGGGAGTTGGTGTTCTGTACTCTCTATGCGTCTGGTAAGTACGATAGCAAAAACTATCAAGACAGCCTTGGACTGAACGGACTCGGAGCTACTGCTATGCAGTACGCATCAGAGTTTATGGAGGTCTACTCAACTCGTGATGGAAAGACATCCATTATGAAGTTTGCAAAGGGTAAGCCAGTTGGTAAACTCCAGGTTGTAAATGCAATCAGGGAGGGCACAGGCACAACCATTAAATTTAAGCCGGACAACGAGGTATTCATCAATACTCAGGATAGTGCATTGCCACCAGAATACTATATCAATTTGCTTCGTAGGCAAGCAATGCTTCTCGGTGGACTTCAGATTTTATTCTGGCATGAAGCACTCAACAACGAAGTAGTATTATGTTATCCTAATGGTACAGAGGATTTTATCAAGGCAATCTGCGAAAAACCTTTGACAAAATCAGTAATTACATACAGCGACAGTAAATTCGGTACTGACAGAGAAGATGAAGAGCACTACGAGCTGAAAATGAAGTGTGCTTTCACATTTAGCAGAAATACATCCCTAGTTGAGATGTATCATAACAGCTCTTATCTGTATGAGGGTGGGGTAACACTTGATGCAATGAAGCAAGCTGCAGAGATGGCATTTACAGACTGGGGAGTTGCACAGAGTAAAATCAGTAAGTCTGACAAAATCAAGTACAGAGACATTGAAGGCATTTTGGTGTTTATTGGTGACACAAACGCACCTGGACACCGTACATTCTTCAAGAACCAAACAAAGGCAGCTATACTCAATCCATTCATTAAGAAAGCATATGCGCAGTTCGTATATTATGCTTTTAGAAACTGGCTTGATACTTCTGGCGACGAGGGCAAGCGGGTCTATGATGAAGTACTAGCTAATAAGGAGGCACGCGAAGAAGCTGATAAAATCAGCAAAAAGGTAGTGCAAAGACTCAGCAAAAGCATGGGAATCGGGAACAAGCCAAAGAAATTCGTGGATTGTAGGAGTAACAGTCCTTTGGAGCGTGAGCTCTATATCGTTGAGGGTGATTCGGCACTGGGTTCCTGTAAGCTTAGCAGAGATGCTAATTTCCAGGCATTGATGCCTGTTAGAGGTAAGACGCTTAACTGTATTAAGAATGACATGAGCACAATTCTTAATAACGATATCATCATGGACCTGATGTGTGTCCTGGGATGCGGTATTGAGGCAGAAGTAAAGTATGTGGATAACATCCCGAAGTTTGACATTAGTAAGCTTAAGTATGGGAAAGTAATCATTTGTACAGACGCAGATACAGATGGTATGCAGATTCGTTGCTTGGTACTCACTATGATTTACAGGTTGTGTCCTACACTTCTCAAGGCTGGCAAGGTGTTTATTGCGGAAACACCCTTGTTTGAGATTACATACAAAAACGATACATACTTTGCGTATTCAGATAATGAGAGGGATATGATTCTGAATAAGCTTGAGGCATCTGGGGCTACAATGAGCAGAGTAAAGATTTCTCGTTCTAAGGGACTTGGTGAGAACGACCCAGAAATGATGAACAAATCAACAATGAATCCTTTGACACGCAGACTGATCCCTATTGAGTACTCTGAAAATGATGATTCGGTTGCTGATTTCTTCAATGCACTCCTTGGAGATGATATTGAGACACGTAGAATTTTGATTAACGAGTACTTTGACCAAACTGAGGACCTCACAGACTAATCTAATATACTGATAGGAGAGGTGCATCCATACATCAATTTGTAGGGCACCTCTCCTATTTTTAAACATTCAGACTAGTAGAAAACAAATATTTATATATTATATTAGCATTAGACTGGGGTGATAGGCAGTGGCAACCTACACATTGGAGCTAAGCAAACTTAGGGACTATGGAATGGTACCTGTAGTGAGGCGTCTAGACCTTTTGAAAATTAGGATGCTATCTCGTAAAGAAAAGCGTGGGAGGGCACCTGGAGAGCCTGATATACTTGCAATTGATACATTAGGGCATCAAAAATACATAACAAGAAATCAGTTGAAGCAAGAGTACAGATTTTTAAGCGGAAATAAAATATCAATAGCAGGGCTGTCATGCGATAGGGAATATTTTGTAATGAAGCCTGACAACACAGCAGGGTTCGCGGCACAAATTCCATTGAACTGTGGAATTGAGGGACTACCTGTAAACACCAACAACAGGTCATCAGGAGATTACATAGTTTATATGGCAGATATGCACGGAGAAATAGATGAATCAACTTTTGGAATAATACCAAGTGCATTATTTAGAAAAGTATTTTACATGCCATTGAATGATACAATCAGAAGGTATATGGGAAAGCCATCTTCCAGAGAGTATTATCCAGGTTGTTCTAGGGTTAATAACAACCAAGGTGATTGGGGGTACGGATACCAGCAGCCTCAACACACTGGAGGAAGATTTAGTGGCATAGACTTTGCAGGTAGTCTAGGGATGGATAGGCATATCAATTTAACCAAATCAGACATAGATGGAATGATTGAAAAGGGAAGAAAAATTGGAGAACAGCAAGAGATAACACAACAAACACCTCAAAACAGACAGGTTATCAAGCCAAATCCTCAGATAAACATACAGAAACCAGCACAGACAACAGACACGAATCAACAAACATCAAAATATGTGGCAATAGGCAGATTGGTAAATCAATCAGGAGCTTTGGTGGGGTTTGTGCTGCAGGATTCTAAAGGAAGGACAGTTAATGTTAATTTAGAGCAGATGTATAATGCATGTAGTAAGCATCTTGTATCTAATATATCAGCTGGTGTAAGGGCAGATACACAGCGTAAATTCTTTAGAGGTACAACTGTATCTATATCCAATCTTAAAGCATACACAATTTAATCAGAAGGAGAATTGAAATGAAAAAGAAAACAATATCGTTGATACTTGCAGCAACACTGATTTTAAGCCTTACAGCTTGTGGGGGAGAGAAAACTGTAGAGGTAAATCCAACTGACATGGGAACAATTCTATCAAACATCTCAACCATGGAGGAAGGTAATCACACTCTCAGAGCTACAATAACTGTTAGTGGAAGTGATAATCAGTCAGCAGCCGTGGCAGCTCAGGAGATATTATCTGGATTCAGCCTCGGTATTTTAGGTGTGGACGACCTTGATATCACTGGTACTGGTGAAGTATTTAGCGTAGACGAGGTGAACAACACAGGCGCTGGAACAGGCTCGGTAGAAATAAAGCACTCAGGCCTAACCTATATTAAAGCTTATTATCAGGGTAATGTAGGATACATAAACACTGACTATGTGCTGAATAACCTTAAGGCGAATAACATAGAGCAAATAGCAGAGGCACTTGATGGGTATGAGTACACTGAAATGTCCCAGGATGATACAAAGCTATCAGAGCTTGTATCATTCGATAGTAATATACTGACAGTTTTAGGTAGTAATGCAAATATATCAATGAATACAAGCAATGGGCAAGAGGTTTACACAGTAGAGGCAGACCCAAGTACAGCATCGGAACTGATATCAAGAACACCTTTAGGGCATGATTCAAGCTTTGCTAATAGTGAGATATCATACACCATGCAGGTTACACCCGGAAATAATAGCTACTCTGTTGTTGTCACAGTGAGCAATGGGGATATATCAGTTACATCTAATATCAATATTAGTAACCAAGTTTCAGATGTTGCAATGCCTAATGATAGTATGATAGCAACAGCAGATAAAATTGAGGTGGGCAAAGATTACCAAGAGTCATACGACGGTATGGAGTTGGGTGAGCCCGATTTCGTAGGGGAAAACTTCTGTGAATACGTAGGATTTGTAGAGTTTGCACCAACTGATTATAGCAACTATCTCATACCAACAGAGCGGTTTACAGATGAGGCAGCAGCTTTGGATTGGTTCGAGTCAAACTATCTTGGGTTGGAAAATGCACTTGAACTCGAAGGTATATTCGATGATATATCTATAAACGCATCAACAACTATCACACTATCGGCTCAAATATTTGGTGATAACCCAGAGATGTACCAACTGACACTTGACCCAACTGGGTATCAAGCAGTTAGTTATTCACTCAGCACAGAGGTAGCTGGGTTATCAATGAGTGATGAGTTCGTAAACAATGCAATTAGTAGAATACAAAAATATACTGGTATAGTTGTAAGTAGCGAACTCGTAAAGGCTATGGAGGGGGTCTGTGCTGAATCCGGTCTTGACACATATTCAGTCCAGATTGGAACAGAGGACGGAAGATATAGCTTTATGATTGGAGCAGAGGGATTGCAGTCTGGTAGCGAAAACATAGAGTGGTCTATAATGGGCATATACACAGTCAGCTAACTTAAAAGCAGTCAAAGATATAAACCAAGCCATATCAATCAGCGATATGGCTTGGTTTATTTGTTGGTATACAGAATAGCAAATTAGGATGGTTGGTATAAAACATATCAACCAGCATTATTGTATAATTAGGTATAAATTTTAAAAATTTATCAGCATTATTTGAAAGTGGAGGATTTTATGGACATTAAATCTACTCTTATGTACAACTACCTTCCTTATGCAAAGAGTACAATTATTGACCGTGCATTGCCCTTTATTGATGGGCTGAAGCCTTCCCATAGAAAGATTTTGTACACAATGTACACTATGGGGCTGTTGAGTGGGGCAAAGACAAAGTCTTCTAATATTGTTGGACAGACCATGAAGATTCATCCTCATGGAGACAGCAGTATTTATGACACCATGGTGCGAATGAGTACTGGGCATGATGCACTAAACGCCCCTTATGTAGAGAGTAAAGGCAACTTCGGAAAGGTTTATTCTGATGACCTCGCATACGCAGCACCTCGTTATACAGAGGCTAAGCTCACGCCGCTCTGTAAGGAAATTTTTGAAGGCATAAACGAAAATGCAGTTGACATGGTAGATAACTTTGATAACACAACGGTTGAGCCGAAGCTTTTGCCTGTCAAGTTCCCTACAATTTTGGTTAATGCCACAAACGGTATTGCAGTTGGTGTCGGCTCAAGTATCCCTTCATTCTCTCTTGTAAATGTTTGCACAGCGGTATCCGATATTCTTCATGGTAAAATCACAAACGTTGAACAGTTGATGGATGTACTTGGAGTGCCCGAATTCACTACAGGCGGGTATGTGCATGCCAGCAAGGAAGATTTAATTAAGCTAGGTGAGACTGGTAAGGGTTCTTTCGTTGTGAGCGGTACAGTCAATCTGTATAGTGATAAAATCATTATCACTGAGATTCCATACAAGGTTAAAACCGAGCAAATTCTATCTGCTATCGAAGTGGCAGTTAAAAATGGCGACTTAAAAGAGGTCTCCGACGCTAAGGACGAGACGGACCTCAACGGTATGAAACTCGTAGTCACCCTAAAGCGTGGTAGCAATCCTAGAGATGTACTGAAAAAGCTCAACAGACTGACTCCTCTTCGTTCTTCAGTTAGCTTTAACACCCAGCTAATTGTAGATAACAGATGCAAGGCAATGGGGTTACTTGAGCTACTAAACGAGTGGATTAGTTTCCGGGTTGAGTGTCTGAACAGAGTTTACACATTCAAGCGGGATAAGGCATCTAGGGAGGAGCATATCCTTAGCACCTGGGAGAAGATTTATGACCATATCAAAGAAGTAGTGGCACTCATCGCAGATTCCAAAGATACGGATAATGATGATATTGTCTGCCAGAAGTTGATGCAGACATACGGGCTTGATGAGGCTCAGGCGAATTATCTTCTAGACCTTAAGATTAGAGCTATTAGCAAGGCAAATGCAATCAAAAAGCTCAATGAGTTGACCAGTAAGCGCAAGGATATCGCGGATTATACAACTGTCATTAACTCTGACAATGAGAAGTATAAAATCATTGTGGCAGATATGGACAGAATTATCAAGACTTACGGACATAAGAATAGAACTAATAAGGCAGACCCGATTATTCCTCAGCCCAAGGAGGAAAAGGTAGAAAAGGTGGATGACAGCACTGTAAATGTCATCCTTACTAAGAGTGGGTTCCTTAAGCGACTTACATCCATTCGTGACATTACTAATTACGAGCTGCCAGAGGGTGAGGAAGAAGCAGCCCGTTGGGCAGTTAAGAACAATCAGCATATTCTTGTATTCACCTATGATGGTACAGTATACAAGATTGCAGTTAATGACATTGATGCAGGAAAGGGTCCCTTAAAGGACGAGGTTTACAAGCTCATCGGGCTTCCTAATTCCCACAACATCATGCTGATTGACCCTGCTGGGGATTATACAAAGCACTTTAATCTGGTGTATCCTAACGGTAGAGGAACAAGAGTTTACTACAGTCAGGCAAGTGGAAATCGTAAGAAGTACAAGAGCCTCTTTGAGGAATGTCAGCCTGGCATGGCATGGTACACCTTTGCCGATGAATTCTTTATGATTACTAAGCGCAAAAAGGCAGCATACTGTGACCTGACTACAATGGGCATGCTGACTCGTCGTGTTGCATTTAAGGTAGCTAGAGTAAATCATGGAGATGTTATCTCTGAACTACTGCCTGTAAGCCAGATTCCTGATATGAACCTTATTGACATTGATAAGTATTATAAGGGATACACGGTTTGTATTAACTCTGACCCCTTCTACGAATTACCTGCACAGGAGAGCGAAGACGACACGAGCGGAACAACTGAGGTAGCACTGGAGACCGCAGTTGAAACTACTGAAAATCAGTAACACCAAAGAGTATTTAGGATAAGCAAGAGTTAAGGAGAGCATCACTATGATGAATTATTCATTAGGAATACTTGAAAGCCTAAATAAGATATTCGCAGGTGTGCTGGTTGGTGCAGTTAAAGAGGACAATCCAAACTTTACGGATATAATCAAGGCTGCTAAAGGAAATATAAACAGGTTTATAGGTAGGTTTCCTAGCAATATATTTCAGGATGAATACGCAATCTTTTATGAGATCATCAGCACACTAAACGCACCAATCTTTGACATAAATCAGTTAAACTCAATCATTGAGAATAACAGAGATTTAATACTTAACAGCCCACGCGTTAGCCTATCATCTATGCTGAGTACACAGATTGACTCACAGGTGACAGATGATGAAAAGGTGGATGCAATAAAGGCTAATATGGTGGAAAAGTTCATAGAACTTTCAAACCGTTATGTGACAGAGGCAGAATTTGACTCAGCTTGCGAAATCTTTGTTAACTGGTTTCAAAATCAGTTTATGCTGGATACAGCACAGTCAATGAGCTTAATCATGTCATCTTCAGGCTATGAGGAAAGAAAGCCGGGCAGGCGTGTTAAGAAGTATGCAGGTGTAACAGACTGTAAAAAATACTACAATGAGCGTGTGAGAATCCTGAACGAGCTATCTGAACATGACCGTGTACGCTCTACTGTTCTTGATGCCAGCTGGTTTGAGAAAGATATGCAGCTGGAGAATGTTAAGGACAAAGAAATTTTAATGACAATAGGCATTAAAGAGATAGATGACATGGTAGGTTCTTTGAGACGAAGCAATATGCTCGGGATACTTGGACCTCCCAAAGGCGGAAAGACAAGATTTACCAACTTTATAGTAAGTCGTGCACTCAGCCTTGGGCTAAATGTATGCGTATGGTCATTGGAGGGTACTAAGGAAGAGTGGATAGCCATGCAAGTGGCGGCTCTTATTAGACGAGAGAATAACATGTCATTCTCCAGTAAAAAGATACTAGAGCGTGATTATAATGATGGAACAGAGGAAGGAGAAACAACACGAGAACTTGTAACAGCAGCAAAGTTAAAGCTCGCAGTAGACCCAACAATGGGGAGGCTATCTTTTATTGAGAGTACAGCATACGTAGAGGATTTTATAGATATACTTGAGGGACATTACGAAAACGAGAATCCATTTGATGTAATAGTCATAGACCAGTTGATTGATATACTATCTAGAAATGGTATGGGCAAGGTCGAGAGAATTTCTCAAGCATATCAAGAGCTAAAACTAGCTATAGCGAACAGGTTTAAGCGCGGTGTGTTGGCAGTAATGCCAGCACAGCTAAAGCAAAGTGTTGTAGACTTTCTAAGAAGCAATCCAGGAGAGACGATTGACGTAACAGCAGGTGGTGAATCGGCGGAAACGATCAGAACTCCAGACGAAGTTATTGGGTTATTTAGCTCGAAGGAAGAAAGATCAACTAACATGGTACATATGTACAGTGTAGCATCACGTCATAACGCTGACTTCCAAGACTTTGTCGTAGGAGCAGAACTAGGGTGCTGTTATTTTGAAAGTAATTCGGGGTTAAATAAGTAATACCATTGGGAGATGGGTTGGTTGTCAAGGCTTATAGATTTGACAGGACAGAAATTCTATGAATGAGCAGTCATAAAAGGCCGATCCATCTCCCTTTGGCAAAACACACTGATTATGCAAGTATTCATGGGCGTATAGCAAATCATTTTTAAAGACATAAAATGAAATAAAGAGAAAATAAATTTGATTGGGGTGAAAGGCGTGGGCACAGCTAGTAAAGAGCTAATAAACATGATGACTGATTTCCTGATATCTGAAATTGGGAGTAAGTCTATAGATGGCATCACCTATACAATGGTGCTGAAGCGTCCTCAAGACAAAGAAGAATATGATAGATACATGAGAATTCGCAGAGAAGCACAGAATTGCGGGTTCGGGCCAGAAGATGCTTTCAGAGTTTATGAGGTATCTAATGGTTATATATTTGACATGGATATGTCAGTGGCTAAGAAGATTACATACGAGCTGTCTAAGGCAGTGAACAAGACTAATGGTGGGAGGACACCTATAGCTGATTTCATAGGGGACAAGCCAGAGCAGAGAAGAAAGCAAGATATGCTAGGCTTAGCAAAGTTTGTCAAGTCAGAATTTGATAAAGGCAAGAGAGAAATAGAGGTAGCACTATTTAATAGAAACTCTACACCTAGAATAATGGTTACTGCTATAGGTCCTGACAATAGCATGATTGTTATAAAGTACAATGCTTATGCCATTAGGCATTGGGACATAGAAACAGTTAATGCAGCTTTGCTTATACCAGCAGGCATAAGGATATCCACAATAGAGCCCTGTGAGATACTGCCATCTAAGCGAGGCGTAAGATTTAAGATGTATCTTGAGCCATTGACAGGAAATACTATATATTAAGTAATAAGAGGACACAATAAATGAAGGTTACAATAAGGCAACCAGATATAGACAGCAGTGGTAAGGCAGTTCTTTTAGACAAAACCATAGAGCAGGTGAAAGTTCCTGATAACGCAGTGATGTCCATTGACGGAAGCACTACAAACACAGGAGTAGCAATAATACAAAAAAGCTCGGGTGGATTGTATTTTACAATATCATTCACCAGGGAGAAATCTCAGGGCGAGACACCTGTACAGTACAAGGTTAGGTTGAAAAGAGCAATAAACCAAATTTTGCAGAACAACACACTAATAGACACAATATACTATGAGGAACCGTTTATAGGGTATGCATCAGCAGCGCCAAACCTTATGATGCTTCGTACATCTATAGAAGAAATCATAGTAGAGAATGAGCCACTGCTTAACTATATAAAACATGCAGAAATAAATAATAAGCACTGGAAAAAATTATTTCTTGCACCGGATAAGGTTCCTAACGGAACTGAACTGGAAAAAGAGGCTGTACGCAAGAAAATGCTTGGGTATCTCCCTTGTTTAGACAAAGTATCTCAAGATGAAATTGATGCATATGCAATGGGATACACAGCTATACTTCAGATAAAAAGTGGAAATGCAGACGACATAGAGTCAAAGAAAAAGCCCAGGAAGTTCCAATACAATATTAGATTCATAGCGGCTGAAGATGACGACATTATGTTAATGGAATTCCCTGACATTTATGATGGGCCTGACTATTTGTTAGAAAATGGAGTCTGTTTAACAACTTGTAAAGGCACAGAAAATTTTGATACTCATGTATACAAAAACATGGGAAATGATGACAAGGTACTTATAATCAAATTTGACAGCAATAAGCATTGCAACTTGGTACTTCAATACAAAATAGGGTACTTAGCAGCAACATATCCATACATTTACGCAATAGTTTGGAGAAAAACAAGAAAGTAGGTGTAGACAATGGCTATATGTGAATGGTGCGGAAAGAATTCGGCTAGTACACATCCAGTAATGTCACTTGGCAATAGATACAGCATTTGCGATGATTGCTATAAGGCTCATAAAGATGAGGTGTGCATCAAGTGTGGTTCACCTATATACGGGCAAGGTAGTATTAAAGGCAAGTGCCAGGCATGTGTGCAAGAGGAATACGAGGAAGAGCAGCGTAAAGAAGAAGAGGAAGCAAACGGTGTAGCAGCAGAGCTATTGGAGATTTACTCAAGCGGCGTAGAATTTACAGAGGAAGATTTTGAGCAGTGGCTAACTTTCGGACAAGGCAACTTTACACCTGAAAGGTCACGCGCTTGTAGGCAGGATTGGCTAAGAAAGAGACTAACAGAACAGGGTGATTGGTCACTTGAATTGGTCAATGCAAACATGGCAGACATCGAGAAACTGATGGAGAGGCATATATCAAACGTTATTGATAGAAAATACATCATGGTTTACTATGATGGTAGTAAGAGAGTGAAGATAGTTCAGTTCGTTGACCGGGTTGGAAACATCTATCTAATAGATAGGACAGAAAATTAAAATAAACAGGAGAGCTGATTATGGTCAATTCTAATACAATGGCAGAGCTTGAAAAACTGGGATTTGGTGCAGACATTGACGCACTAGAATCTTATGTGGCAGAGCTGCAAGACGCAGCAGGTATGGGAAACCCATTGGTTGATGATGCAGCATATGACAATTATGTAAGGCTGCTGAGACAGCTGAAGCCAACTTCAGAAACATTAAATCGTAACTGGGAAAAGTTTGATACAGACTTGGACGAGTACGATGAAGTGCTTAAGAAGTATGGTATGTGCAGTATTACTACAGTTGGTTCCATGGAGGAACTGCGGAAGTTCAAGCAGACATTGGATGATATTGGCCATCCAGTTGACTTGATTGCATCAACAAAGGAAAACGGGCACGGTGTCAGGGCGGTTTACGTAAACGGGCATCTGTATAATGGCTCAACACGTGGTCGGTATAAAAAGGGTAGAGACATTACAAGGCACTTGAAAGCAGTCATTCCTAATTATGTTGAACAGTGGAAGAATATAAGGATCGTAGAAGTTCGTGGCGAAATGCTAGTGAGCAAAGATACCTTTGAAACATACCTGAAGGGTACACTTAAAACTCCTCTTAGTAGCGTGACATCGTTGATACGTGACAGTGTCACAGATGAAGAACTCAAGTATCTCGAGATGGTGTGCTATAAGGTAATTTCAAGTGACGACTCGCTAAAGTTTAACACACTGTGGGACGAGTTTGAGCATCTTAAGTCCTGTGGGTTCCAGATACCAGAAATTGCCGGGGCTAAAAATGTCACATCAGATATTCTTGACCATGCAGTAGAAGTCATACTTAATTACTTTGAAAGACTCATGGACGAGGACAAAATCAGGTTTGCATGTGACGGTATAGTGGTAGCTATAAATGATAATAATACATTTTATAGTACTGGAAAGTCAGGAAACTCCTGGAATGGAAACATAGCGTTGAAGATGGGGAGGTATTGGGAAAGTAACGTATACTCCTCAGTTATAGAAAAGATACAGTTTATCCCAGGTAAGTCATACATTACTCCTAAGGCTATAATTAAGCCAGTTGTCACAGGAAACGGAGCAGAGGTTACAAATGTTCCTTTGTACAACATAGGTGTAATGGAGAGATATCATCTAATCCCAGGAGAAACAGTTTACTTCAGATTTGGCGGAGAGCAGGGAGTAACCCTGTGCGACGTATATGGTAGAAGCGTCAGCATAAACGGTTAAGCTATTTCATATAAAATATACATTAAACCCCACATGATTCAGTCAATTTAAGGATTGAGCATGTGGGGTTTGTTTACAGGTCCAGTAAAATAGCATAGAATTTAGGAAATAATAAAAGATATAAATTTATAAGACATTTTTAGTACAAGTTGATAATAAAAAATACAGGAGGATTTAAGGTATGAGTGGAACTGAAGATAGAAGCCTAGATGATTTGTTTGATTCCGATTTAGACAATGAACTCTTCGGTGATGGAGACGAAGATACTGAGGGCAATTCAGACGAGGCATCAGGTAATCAGGCTACTGAGGAAGCAGACTCTGACGATATAAATTGGGACGAATCATTGGGAGATTCAGACCTAGACGATCCAGAGTTAGATGAGGCACTAATGGGTGAAGATGACGAGGACAATGAAGTAGGTGACAGTGAGGTGGAAGGCACTGGCACTGATGTAGAGTTTGACAGCGATGAAAACCTTGAGGGATTCGAAGGGCTTGGAGATGACTCAGAGGAATTTGACAAGCTTGACGATGAAGATTTATCTTCTTTATCAACAGAAGAAATAAACCGTAGATTACAGGAGCAGCTTGGTAACCTTGGAGAGCAACCAGGATTAGACTCTGATATACAAGATAGCGAGTTCGATACACTCGATACTCCTATTGATACAGATGAAGAACAGCCAAGCAGTTTGGATGATGATGCATTAGGGGACGATGGTTTTGCAGGTTTTGAGGGGTTGGAGACAGCTAATAAACATCCAGATGAACCTGAGGTTGCATTAAATCCTGACGCTGACCATGATGGGTCCATTATTACCGGAGATACACTGATGGAAGACTATGAGACTGTTGATAAAGACAGAGGGTTCTTCTCAGAGGATGGTAATATCTTCGTAATGGATGACATTGAAAACAAAGAAAACTTTAGATTTCAGTACATAGACATAGAAAAAATAGCAATAGTTCAGCGCATACGGAAGAACACAACAAATGTAGATGACCTTGTTCAGTCAATAAAGAGCACGGGTTTGCTGGAGCCACTTGTTGTGGCTGAAACATCTACAGAGGGTATATATGTATTACTTGCAGGGTTCAGGAGAATACTAGCCTGTGCAAAGGCAGGTAAGCGTAGAATACCTTGCATAGTAAATTTAAAGGCAAACACGCCAGAAATACCAGTGCTTGAGGCAATATACAATCACTCAAGAAAGTATACAATCAAGGAAGTAGTAGATTACATAGATTACCTGGAAAAAGAAAAGGGTATAATGAGTGCATCTATGATAGAGTACCTACTTCAGTTAAATAGTGGTGACTATACAAAGTTGAAAGATATACTAACGGATAACGATGATGATATAGTCAGTAAATTATTTGATGGTACATACAACATAGAAACAGCCTTTAAAAAGCTAGAACAGCGCAGAAAGAAAGAGAGTGCAGAGGAAAAAGAGAATAAGAAGGCAGCAAGAGTTTATGACGACGAAGAAGAATCCGGAGCTAGCAAGATAGCTGGTTCTGGAGACGAAAGCTCAGAGGATGCGGCACTCTCAGATGAAGAGATAGCATCTTTAGCCATAAATGTCAGTGACTTATCAAATGTTGATGAAATGTCATTGGATGATATGGTTGAGGAAAGCAAGAAGATGGAGGGATTTGAGCCACATAAGCAGACACCTGGCGAAAGAGAGATAATAGACCCAGCTATAAGAAAAGCTGTCATGTCAAGAGATAACAATACATGTCAGTGTTGCTTGAGGGGAGGCCCTGATTACGTGGACATACTAGACCTACATCACATAGTAGAAGTTTATTTAGGCGGAGAGGATAGCGTAGAAAACAGTGTTGCACTTTGTCTGAACTGCCACAAGCAAGTTCATCTATTTGCTTTCAATAAACTACATATACCACCTAGCAAGAGTGGAAATGAGCTAGAAGCAGAGGTAAAATCCCTCATAGCACAGCAAAATGCTAAGAACGCTAAAGAGGGAAAGCCGAACCTGTCCTCAAGTGAAGAAGATGAAATAAGACAGCAGTATTTAGCCACTTATAAAGAGGAACAGAACAAGTATAAGAGAATAGTTGTACTTGGTAATGTAATTCGTAAGGGCTTACAGATGAAGGGAATGAAGCTAGAGGATGCTAAGAAGGAGCATCCTATAGACAAGATAGGCAGACAGATGCCTGGGCAGAAAAACACCATAGCATAATATAAACTAAACATAGGATTTTAAAAAATAACATCATTTAGGTCATCTAAATATTAAAGGGAAGTTTCAATATTTAAAAAGAAGCAAAATAAATTTAGGAAATATACATAGGAGTATGAAATATGGCATTTGTGGACAAGGCAGAGTTTAAAGGCAGTGTAATCAGCGAATGTGTTATAGACGCACTGGAATATAGTGGGATACTTGAGGTAATAAACCTTGCAGGATACCATTTATCAGTAGATGGCGTTTGTGATACAGATGATTCAGGTAAAATCAATGATGAGCCTGGGGTACACCAGATTGAGATTAGACGAAGCAAGTATGTTGGTAAGATGACATACACAGAGTTTAAGAGATATGTAGAGTCTGATTTGGGTAAGGCAGCAAAGAAAAAGAATAGCGAGCTGGATTTGAAGTTTGAACCCATTGGGACAGAGTTTAGCAATACAGGCGAGTTGACACACGACAAGGCGACAAACAATGTGTGGTATGACCATATAGTTAAATTCTATATCAATAAGGAAATTGTTGAATCAACTGATGGCTATATAAAAAGGCTGTTTGAAAATTTGGCAGACTACATACTGAAGTCCACAAACATTTCTATAAAGTAAGAGGGGTACAAAGATGGGTATTTCCTTACAGGAAGTAATTGATAATAGCTTGATTTCGGAGGACATATTAAATAATATTCCTCACACATGCACTTGTGGGGCTCCAATAGAATTTACGGACAGTTTGAGACAGATATACTGCTCCAATTCTAAGTGCTTCTACAAGATAGCAGCCAGGCTTGAGGCCATGGCAAAAACAATGAAGGCCGATGGGTGGGGAGAAAGCACCTGCATCCAAGTTTGTCAGGACTTTAAGCTAGTATCACCATATCAAGTGTTTTTGTTGGAGGAATACATTAAGCGCGGTGGAACAAGCACAATTCCTGCTTTCCAAAAGAAGGTTGAATCAATTTGTGACCCGGCAAAGCGTAGGGTTCAGCTTTGGGAAGTGGTTAGGCTTGCAGGCATCCCTTCAATCGAAACAATAGCATATAAAATTTTCAATGGCTACGAAAACTTAACAGAGGCATACAACGATATTGAAAAAAATCAGGTGCCATTCATTGCAGAGCGGTTGGGCTTAAAGAACGCAGACGGAAGTGTGATGGCAGTAAACATTTACAACACTTTGCTACAATATAAAGATGAAATACTGTTTGGTGAAACACAGTTCACAGTGTACAAGCCAACAGGCATCACATTGTATATGGCAATTACAGGTGGAGTAAATGGATTCAGGAACAAGTCAGAGTTTGTCAGCTATATAAAAAATAGATACTCTGGAAAAGTTAATCCCATGCTAATGAATAGTGTGTCAGCGCAGGTTGATATACTAATAGCAGATGGAGACACATCTTCTAATAAATACAAGACAGCCACAAGATTGAATAACAAATTCCTGGAGAAAGGGTTAGCAAGCGGAGAGTTCACAATGGACCAAGTTGGTACATTCAGAAATGAAAAAGACTTGCACCCTATAGGCGAAAAGGTATTTATCACTGATAGTCAATCTGTATTTGCTAGGTTGGACAAGGTTTTTGGGTGATAATATGGCATATTTAATAGGGGAGCCACTGATAATATCTGGAGAGATACAGGGGTATAGGGTAGTAGATGAATCCGGGGTATTCAGAAATATAAAGTTGGACGACATTGACAAACTTGCAAAGAAGCACCTAATAAATGCGGAGACAATTAAAGACGAATCAGGTAGAATCCATGTGTTAGTCCAGGGAGAGGCAGCAACATATCAAGACTCAAGAGTTTATTCAGTTGAGCAGCGTGTAGTGCAGAATGGTAAGACAAAAGCATATAGATGTAAAGACCAAAACGGAACATCTAGAAGTTTTACACCTGAAAAACTTTGGGAGCTGGCTCGTTCTGGTAAAGTACAGGGTATAGAGGCGCTTGTGATAAATGATAAGCGTACATTGGTTGGAAAAGATGGAAACAACATAGAAAATATACCCGTTGCAAAAGTATAAATCATAAAATTTGTGACCTAGTTAGAAAATTTTTATTCTAAATATGGGCATTGTACTTGACAATTCGTGTCATTTATGTTATAATAATGATAGGGATGATGAAAGGCAGGTTCCATAATTTTCGTTGGGTCACACTCTGGGCAGAGAGTGTGACCCTTTTTATTATCAAATAGCTTTGAAAAAGAAAGGGAGATTCACTATTAAGCACTTAATTAACGAGGAAATCAAGAGTGAGAGAACTTTACTCGTTGATGGTTCCGAGACTAGAGAAATGAGTACTGATGAGGCTATCAGCATTGCAAGGTCTGACGAGATGGACCTTGTTCAGGTGTCTTCTAAAGGTAACATTGCCATCTGCAAGATTATGGACTACAATAAGTTCTTATACGAGCAGAAGAAAAAGGAAAAGAGCAATAACAAGGCAAAGCAAGAGACAAAGGAAATCCGGTTGAGTGACACCATAGCTGAGAACGACATTAAGACCAAAGCAAAGAATGTAAGTCGTATGCTACATGATGGTGACAAGGTTAGAGTAGTTATCATCTATAAGGGTAGACAAATTAGCTTCATTCGTAGAGGAATCGAGAAATTAAACAATTTTGATACATACGTTGAAGCTGCACATAGCATAGACAGGGAACCAAGAATTGAGGGCAACAGAGTGTTTATGGTGTTAGCACCTAAGAATAAGGCTTAAATAGGCTGGGTGGCTGTTAAAGTCACCCAGCCTATTTTTATAATATGCATTTTAATTAGGCATAATATATGAGAGTAAGCACAATGTTGACAATGATTTATGCGTTGAGACACTCATGATATGTAATATAAAATAAAAAATAAATTTAATGAATAGTATCAGAGGTGAGTATTATGAATATGCATATGATAGCTGTATTATATCGTGGTAAAGATAATATTGGATTCAGAATACTGGATTCTGATACTGGAAAGACCATGGATGCAGACAAGCAGTCAATAAAAAATGCAATTATTGGTGGGCATAAAATACATAACCTTGAGATAGGTACAGACGGAGAAATTAAGGGTAGCAATGGTGCACTCAATAGATACGCACATATAGATAACGGAGTAGTGACAAACTTTAAACAATCACCATTAGTAGTGCTGAACCAGATAAGCGATTTAGGGTATACAGTTTGTGACCATTCCGGAAATATGAAGAAAATTATCAAAGCAGATGCAGTAAAGTATGCAGACACCTTTAGTATAGCAAATGGCATGGTTAAAACCAGAGACGGGCTAAAGTTTATAAGCTCAATCTCGGGTTATTATGATATAGTGCAGCTACAACCGTCTGCACAGGCAAGCGAAAATAAACAACCAGCAGTTAATAAAAATATAGATCAAAGTAATATTGTTGATAGTAGCACAACAACGAATAAAAAGACAGATGAAGTTGCTAAGTCAAATGCAGATAAGCAGATGAAGAGTGAGAATAGTGCATCTGTAAAAATGTATTTTAGCAATGATCAACTATCAGTACTAAAGAAGTATTATACATGGGCAAACTTAGAACAATCAGAAGCAGAAAGCGAGTTAAACACAATAAACGATAACATTAAGACTGGTAGATTGATAGCGTCACCTATATTAGAGGAATTGGTAGGTGTGCTAAATACATCTTACTCTATAAGCCAGGCATTTGGAAATGAGTTAGCCGAGCATATCATAGGATTTATAATGACAAAGACACCAATGCCTAAGTCATTGCTGGTAAAGTGTTCAGAGGTAGTGGCATCTGATATACAGGGTTTCTTTAACAAGGTGTTTTTTGAGTATTCAGAGGGAGTAAATGAAATATACAAGGGAGAATCACTGTTTCATTATTCAGCACAAGAGTTATTAAAATATGTAGGAACAGTAGATATACTTGGGGAATACAAACCATTTATATCAGAAGACTACCAAAAATCACTTGAAACAGCATATAAATATACAATGGTCACAAGGGCAGATATACCTAACATAAAGCTAATAGTGGCTTTTGCAGATATATGCTCAAATTACATTGGGGAAGTAGGAGTAAACTTAAGGCTTGATAGAAGGCCAGAACTAAAAAAGAGGATATATGCATTTGCATGGTTATATTTTGCAAATAACATTTATTTTGAAGCAAGATACCATTCGGGTGCATCTTCTGCACCGGCAGGAAGCGAGATAGTTAAAGTCATAAGTAGTGCAGAAGCTGACAGACTGAATTTACTTAATAGGACAGAGAAATTAGGAAGGACAAGAAATGCAATACTGATAGCGCTTGGATTGAATAAGGAATTCTACAGCGAAGATGAAGTTAAAGCAATAAGTAAAAAGGAAATATACAGATTAGAGGATTCTGACATACAGATAGGTGAAAGGTCAGAAAGGTTTATAGGTTCACCATTAAATTATAGGTCATATACTATAAATGACATTAAAGGTATGCATACAGCATACACAATAGTTAAAAAACTAGTAACCGAAGATGATACAGTAGTAAATAATTTCTGCAACTTTGTAAAAGATTATAATGCAAAGATAGAAAGCAAAATAGCAGATGATCAGCGCAGAAAAGATAAAGAAGAACTTGATAAAATAGTTAAAATGGAGCAAGAAAGGCGGAAGGCTAGGGAGGAATTGGAGCGTAAGGCACGCGAGGAAAGAGAACAGCGTGAGAAAGAAAGCGCAAAAGAAAGCGCCGAAAGTGCTGAAAGCGCTGAAACCGCAAAAGATAGCATACCACAAGCTCCTAAAAAACAAGATAAAAGCTCCGATGGGCAGAGTAGTAACAGACAGAGCACAAAGGAGGATATACTAGATACCTATAAAAGACTGTTGGCATCATCAACAGTATTACATAACGAGTACTGCTTTAGAGTTGTAAATGACATGGTTAATAGAGGGCTAACATACAATAAAATGAGCCCGAAGCAGCAGTACAGAGTTAGAGAAGCAGTTGGAATTTTGCAAAAAGAGTTCGGTTTAGAGGGTTTATCAGGTAGTGCTAAACAGAAAGCAGCTACTAAGACTGACAGTAGGGCACAAAATACAGATACAGTAAATAACCAGTACATATTATCTGACCATCAAGACATAAAGGACAAAGTAACAAGGCTAGTATCAAAGTCTGATAGCGTAGAGATGCAGGAAGTACTTAAGTCTGAACCTCTCGTGCTGAAGATATGCTACTCTATATTAAGATATGGAAAAGCATCTGATAAACAATTAAAGCATGTGGATGCAGCAATAAGAATACTTGATGAGCAGTAATCATCTTAGGAGGCATTACTGATGAAAATAACAATTATAGCTTGTAATTATCAGACAGGGAGAAATAAAGAACCCTGTGGATTTAGAATATTTGATGCAAGTTCAGGTGAAAAAGCAGATATTTCAGATAAACAACTTTATGCCATAATAGCATCCAAGAAGGCAACAGTTGTAAACGCTGAAATATATAATGGCACATTGAGAGGTTCGAACGGAACCTTTGATAGATATACAAAATTTGTTAAGTGGCAGCTTCGTGGACCATCTAGATTGGTCATACTTAGAGAAATAGGAGACATAGGATATGAGGTGTGTGACCATAATGGTGTAAAGAAGAAGTTCAGCTTAGAGGACACTATAAAGGCTGCTGAAATGATGGGTATAGCAAATGGAAAGCTTGTGACACAGGCAGATGGTACAAAATACATATCCCCGATAAAGGGAGTTTATGAGAAGATACCACAGTCTGAAGTGGATAGAACATTAAAAAATAAAGCTAAACAAGCACCATCAAATACCATAAAACAGCCTGAGATAAAGAAAGATAATACAGTTAAGGGTGAGCAAAAAGCTAGGCCAACTCAGGTAAGTACAGCTAACCAAAAACCACAGCAAACACCAGTGGCTAAGAAGGAGCCAAGTTTAAGAGACAGGGATAAAGAAGCTTTAGCAAAGGGGTATTCAGAAGCATCAATTAGGTCTAAGATGCCATCAATTAGAGGTACAGAGGTACCTATGGCAAAATCCCGATTAAAAGAGATGACGCCTGAAGATATGAGCGTTGAGCAAAAGATGATGGCATCATATTTGATACTCAAGCGAATAAGACCATTCTACTACGCCGTAATGCAAACGCTTAAGCGCAGAGAATCAGTAGAAATACCTACGATGGCAGTTAGCCTTGATACTTTTTATTACAATACAGATTTTGTTAAAGACCTTCCTATATCTAATATATTATTCATACAGATGCATGAGATGTGCCACATTATGATGCGACATCAGGCAAGAAGAGGTATAAGAGACCCAGAGATGTGGAACATAGCATGCGACTTATACATCAATAAAGTTCTGTGCGAAGAATGTGGGATAAAGTCAACAGACCCAGAAGTTGAGTTATCTTATGAGGGATTTAAGTACAAGCTAGAGTTCCCGAAGATGGGTTTATATGATGCCAGGGTAGATATTAGCAAAGACACACCAGAATCCATTTACTCAGAGTTGGAAAAGGAGTCACGTAGCAACCAACAGAAAGTGTCAGCTAATATAAACAATCAGAATAATGAGAATGGTCAGGGCAATAGTCAAGGCCAAGGCAGTGGAGATTCCAACAGTCAGCAGAATAATTCAGGGCAACCCGGTGGTAGTAATCAACCATCACAAAATCAATCTGGAAATGGTAACGGACAATCTTCACAAAATCAGCCAGGACAGGGTAGTCAAGGCACAGGATTAAGTAATAGCAAGGGTTCAAGTGCAGGAAGCCCAGGTCAGAATGGACAGGGTAGTAACAACGGTACTGCTAATGATGGAAATGATAGCGGTGAAGGAAGCCAGGGGCAAAGCGGACCAAAGGCAGAGATAACATTGAATACAAAGGAGTACATCTGGAGAGGCACCAAGATAACAGATAGTACTCAGGTTGAACAGGTACACATAACTGACATGGTGGAAGATGAGACAGCTAAGAACGCATCAGAGAACACTAAGCGTGGAATATATGAGTCAGTTATGAAAAGGGCTAAGGTCCTTGAGAAGCAAATGCAGGCAGGAAAAGGTAAAGGGCATAGCGGCGTAGCCGAGGCATTCGTTGATGAAGAGCTTATACCTAAAATAAATTGGAGAAATGTTCTGATGAACAGGCTAATATCAATGATGTCAGATGAAAAATCACTGTCAACGCCTGATAGAAGATTCATACACTCAGGTTTATATGTTGAAGGCAGAAGGATGGAAGATGAAAAATTAGAGGATATAAAGATAGCCATAGATACTTCTGGTTCAATGACTGATTTAGATATTGCTGTGGCATTTGGTCAAATAAAACAACTCTTAAAGACATATAAAACATCAGCAGAAATAATATTCTGGGATGATGGGGTTCAGGACATAATAGGATTTGATGATTACAATAGCTTAAAGCTTGCACAGGCAAGAGCAAAGGGTAGAGGCGGAACTAATCCTAATTGTATCTTTGAATTATTTGAGACAGACCCTGATTATAAAAGAGGGGTTAGACCAAAGCCGGCGCTAATAATCATTTTCACTGATGGTATATTCAATGGACCAGATATGAAATACAAGAGCAAATACGGTAGAGATACTTTGTGGGTAATAAGCCAAAATTATGAGAGTTCTATGAATTATAAAGTAACGCTACCTTTTGGCAAAGTAGCAAAGCTAAAGGACCAATACTGAGTACATAGGTGCCCTTGCTAATTACAAATGAGGTTGTAACAAGGGCACCTATCTTTGACTAATAAAATAGCATATTTATCATATAAAGGTAGTTTTTAAATTTAGTTTTGAAAGGGGATAAATGGCATGGCTATTGAGACCTTGAATATGAAAACTGTACCACTGACCAGAGTGCTCAAGCAAGTTAAGCTTCAGTTGAAATCAGAGGATTACACTCCAGTAATCGTAATCGGAAAATCTGGTATTGGTAAGACAGAATCAATGGCAGAATTAGCCAGAGAGCTGGGAATAGGATTTAAAGAGCTCAGACTTTCACATTATCAGGAAAGTGACCTAGTAGGACTTCCTTATATAGAGGAAGGCAAGACAAAACACGCAGAGACAGATTTACTTCCTGATTCCAACGACCCAAATCAAGGAATATTGCTGTTAGACGAGATTACATCTTCTCAGAAATCTATGAGAAGCGCAGTTTATCAGTTAATGGATAGCAGTCGTAAGTTGGGTCAATACGTACTACCAAAAAGATGGTTGATAGTATGTTGCGGCAACGGACCTGACGATGGCGGTGATTTCCGTGGTATAGAGCCAGCACTCATGTCCCGTGGTCGTTGTATGCGCGTTGAGGAGGACCTTGAGGCTTGGAAGGATTGGGCAATTAAGAATGGTGTGCATCCCATAGTTGTAGCATTCCTTTCATTCCAAAGAGAGGACCTGCATGTTATTGACCTTGACAGACCAAATGATATGATAGCATGCCCTCGTAACTGGGTTAAGCTGAGTACTCAGTTAACTAACATGGAAAAGATGGAGGGCGGAATCATAACAGACGAAGAGGACCTTGAGTTTGCAGCCTGTTCATGTGTAGGAATGAGGTGCGGTCCACATTTTGTTTCATTCTACAGATACAATAAGGCAGTTATCAATGTTGAGGATGTGTTGGCAGGAAAGGTTTCTGTTGATGCAATAGATAACGTTGATTCTGAGGTTATGTACATCGTTGTTCAGAACCTTGTAAAGGCTGTGAAAGATGTACTTAACATGGGAAAGGTAAGCGATTACTTCTCTAAAGAAGCTGTTGACAAAGTAGTAAATGCAACCAGATGGATAATTGGAGTAGGCAAGCGTAATAGATTGGACTTCGCTATAATGGCTTTCCAAGACTTAGGTTCACACGTTGATGATTTTGCAAGACTAATAATTGATGATAGGTTCTCTGAGGCATGTCCGGAGTTTGACGATTTTGCAGCTGACAATGCAGTTATATTCCAAAAGAGATAACAGTTAGGTAGCAGATATGGACAATGACAAACTCAGAGACAAGCTATCAATATTAGGAGAAGAAGTTATGTATGTGGGTGATTCAGGGTTAATCACCCACATACAACAAAAAAGAATATATAAACTGTATGAAACAAGTAGAAGCCAAGAGGTTTACAAAGTCAGAGAGTACGATGTACTTAAGAAATTAGACACAATACTTGTAGGAGTTACAGGAGACGAAACATCAGATGTTATAGATAGCAGGTGTAAAATACTTGTATCATTTGCAAACGAGAGAATAACAACTGAAATTTCGGGAAAACTTCTAGTACTTAAATCAATACTTGGCGGAAGATTGAGGTTAACTGATGTTAAGGGGAGGCCACTGATAAATGGGCCATTTTCATCTTGCAAAATATATAAAATAGAAGATGGGTACTTAGTAGATGCAATAGGGACTAATGGAACTGAGCTATTATACATACTGGATATAAATAATAACATATCGTTATTTAAGACATGCACAGATGTATATGATATATACCCAGGGGAAAACGAGGTAGCAGTTTTAAGTACAGATGAAACAATAAGAGTTTACAAGTACTCAGGTAACATAGCATTAGTCATTAAAGGAATGACAGCAAATAACATAGGATACACAGATGTTAATGCCACAAAGGGCAAAAGGGGTTTAGGGGAATTCATTATAAAGAAGTATAACAGCGTTATATATTCATTTAAGATGGCACAATTATTATGTACATAGACAGGAGGGTTACAGAATGGCTACTTATGGGATAGTTATTGGTATGTCTGATATACAAAATCCTTTACATAGCACATACAGATTAGTTCTGTATGGTAAAAAAGATGGGCAAATGGTGTATAAAAGAGAAATGGCAAACGGCGAGGCACTATTTAAGGCACTCTCTTCTGGAGAATTAGTTCTGGATAATGTAGGGGTTGAGTCAGGGAAGATAGTAGGTAAGACAGGTTCACTTGAGAGATTCAAGCCTTACGGAAACAGCCATCCTATGCTGGTGATAAGCGAGATAGTTGCGGACGGAAAGACAATAGGTTATAGACTTGTAACATTCGATGGTGTGATAAAAGCAATTCGTTTAAAAGACGTAATAGCATATTGCGAAAGAGTAGGGGATAAAATGGTCCCAATTCAAAACGCAATGTTCGTTCAAAACGATAAAAGTGGCACTTCAGCTCATTTGAGAGCATTTCCACATCAGAGAATAAGACAAGAGGTAATAAACCGTAACAGAGCAGATACAGCTCAGCCAGCTAAAGTTGATAATAAAGCTAATGGAAAGCAGGTATCAAGGCTTGAGGAATTGTTCTCACCAGCTCAGATACAGCAGTTAAAGCTCGGTAAGGCACATGGTGTTGACATTAGGGTGTTTGGAAACAATAAATTGTCAGCAGATCAGATGAAAGAATTGAGAAAGGCACTTGAGGTTGGGGTAAATGCAAAGGCATTTGCAGACCCAGCGTATAGTGTAGAGGCCATGAGAGCTTTGAGGATAAATGCTAGGTACGGAGTTGATGTTACGTACTTCGTAAATCCCAAGTATAATGCGGAGCAGATTTATGAGCTTAGCACTGGATTCCTCTCAGGAGTGGACATTAGTAGCTATGCAGACCCAAGCCTGTCAGCCAACGATATGTCTAAAAAGAGGATTTATTTAGAGAGTCAGCTATGGAATGAGGTAAAGGCAGAGTAATTCATAAATAGCATATCAAAAATACCTGTAGGCTAATTTGATTGGCTTACAGGTATTTTTATATAAATTTAATTTAGTTGAGTGGTAGTTTATATGTGCAACGCAGAACTTCATTTGATAGACGGCAACATAGTAAAAATTGGAGATACATTCCCTGTTGGACTACTTAAGAATAATGAAATCGAACATGAGCTTGATGCAGATGGCAGGGTGCTGTATTGTCAAGTCCCATTGGAGGCACTGGATTACATAGTTTTTAATGGAGAGAAGTATAAGGATATCCATCAGTTGACGCAGATAAAAGCTGACGAATTCTCCGAAGAAACACTGTTCTCCTGTGGCGAAGGGGAGAATATGCAATGGGTAAAGGCAGAAGACGTCAATATAGAGGTTTGTCCTTTTGGTGTATCTAGTGATGAAGAATGTGACTATATGTGCCATAGCGTTGTATGTTATAGAGGTGACAATTTTGATTTGGCACAGCCTGTATACGGGCACGGACTTGAGTGCATAGTCATTGGGATAAAAGGTGAAATATACAATCAAAATTAAGGTGGGCAGTTATGAAAAACAGTGCAACTATTGAAAATAGAAAAGCAAAATACGACTATTTTATTGAGGAAACATTGGAATGTGGCATAGAACTCCGTGGAAATGAGGTAAAAAGCATTCGGTCTGGGAAGGCTTCCATTAAAGAAGCCTGGGTATCTGTTGAAAGCGGGGAGATGGTAATTAAGCAAATGCACATCACTCCTTGGGAGACATCCAACAGATATGATGTATCAGAGGTCAGAGAGAGAAAGCTGTTAGCACACAAGGCTGAGATTCGTAAACTCAGCAGGGCTGTTCAAAGAGACGGGTATACGCTTGTACCCCTGAAGGTGTACTTCTCGGATAATGGAAAATGCAAGGTACTTGTTGGATTATGCAAAGGCAAGAAGAACTATGATAAAAGAGAGGCACAGAAGGAGCGGGACATTAAGCGTTCAATAAACGAAAAACTCAAGAGGTATTAAACTAAAATCGGTACATGCAGATAGTTATGCGTGTACCGATTTTAGTTTAGCTATGTTGACATCAGATAGTTTATATAGACAAAAATTATATTATTTTTATAGATAAATAATATCATTGGAGGGAAATTTAATGGACAGCAAAATAACAATCGACATAGAAGAATTGATAGACAGGCTAAACCAAATGAAGGAGGACGGATTTGTTACAGCGGAACTCACCATAGTTGATACAGATTACATTGACGATGCAACACTAGCATTGCGGGCTATTGATATCTCTCAGCCTGGTAATATAGACTATGGAGAATTACAATCAATATCAGATGAATTGTTTTGAAAGTCATTGTAAAGTAGTCATAGTGGATACCCATAATAGTCAGAATGACACTTGTATATATCAGTTGGTATAAATTGTCATTTTGATTAAATGTGTTTCGTGTATAATTAAGTGTTAGTAAAACTAAAAATTGCAGACCACAGATGATAGTATACGAATAGCATACAAAAATAGTGCAACAAGCAAATAAAAATTTTAAAGAACAGTACGAAGAGCATTGCTTGTTGAGCATTTAATTTTGAAAAGTGTGAAATTTTTGAGGTTAATTAGGGCTTAATTTTAGGTAAAAATTAGGGGAATAAAGGTTAGTTAGGCGTTAATCAGGTAAGCGCATAATAGCATAAAACACATTAAATTGTAAACAATACAAGGCATTAGACAGCAATATATTAAAGGATAATAATAAAATTAGGAGGAAGCAATAATGGATACATCTGAAATCATGATTAAGTCAAAGGAACGAGTAAAGCAGCATGGCGAGGTATTTACAGGCGAGGAAACCGTAAACGATATGATGAATATAACAGAGGATTTTAAGAAAGAATCATATGTTATTGGAAGCACATGGCTTGAGCCATCCTGCGGAAACGGTAATTTCCTCGTTGAAATACTAAAGAGAAAATTGGAGTCAGCAGCTCGTTTACATGATAACGGAGAGAACTATGACATAAACGTAATTAGAGCCGTATCAGCCGTTTATGGAGTGGACATTCAATTTGATAATGTGCTCGAGGCCCAGGAGAGAATGATTGAGCTTTTTAAAGAGATGTATGCAGAGCACATGAAAGCAGAGCCCAATAAGAATATCATGGATTGCGTAAGGGCTATCATCAGTATAAATATTATGCTGGGCAACACCCTAATTAGTAAGATGCTTAAGATGAAAAACTGGAGACGAAATTGTGGTAAGACAACAGTTGGCACTCGGGCATTTGAAGGAGATGCACTTGCACTCATGGATGGGGACCAAAGCAAAGCCAAGACAGTGGATATGCAGACCGTGAGATTTGTATTCGACGGGGATATGGTTACAGTTAATACATCTGGTCTGATGGATACTGTTGAAATCCCTATGGGATTCAAGGCAGTCAAGTATGATAAAGTATATCAACTTGTGGACAAGTTATACGAGGACGAGGACGAAGATATTTAATACATGCAGATATTGGATTGGATACAAACGAATAATATACTAGCAACCACAATCAGAGTATGTACAATAATACTTCTGACTGTGGTCATAGCAAAAATAGTAAAAATAGCATGTAATAAGCGGATTGAAAACAACCATTTATTTGTAAGATTCGCTCAATACATAATAGTGTCAGTGGTTTATGTAGCAGGCATACTTGGAGCAATAGGACAGATACCACAGTTAAATACGGTGGTAAAAACCATACTTGCAGGGTCTGGAATACTGGCACTTGCTATTTCATTATCCGCACAGGAGTCACTAAACAATATAATCAGTGGTTTCTTTATAATCATATTTAAGCCATTTGAAATAGGGGATAGGGTAACACTTGTAAACAGCAATATAACAGGTACAATAGAGGATGTAACACTTAGGCACACAGTTATTAAAACATTTATAAATAGCAGAATAGTCATACCTAATTCGACTATAAACAAGGAAATAATAGAGAATAGCAACCTTATAGACTCAAAGGCATCTTCATTTATTGACGTTAGCATATCATACGAGTCTGATACAGAGAAGGCTATGGCTATTATGGCTAGAATAATTGGAGAGCATCCCAAGTATATAGACGTTAGAACAGAGGATGAGAAAAAGACAGAACCAAAGGTAAGAGTTTACGTGAGAGAACTTGGGACATCAGCAGTTATGCTGAGAGCAAGCATGTGGACAAAGACAGTAAGTGAGAATTTTGATGCTTGTAGTGATGTCAGATTAGAGCTAAAGAAAGAGTTCGAAGCGTCAGGTATAGATACGCCATACAATAAGGTTATATTAGGTACTCTGAGAGCACAGGAAAGAGAGTGTGATTGACATAAATGAAAAATGAAAACACTAGAGGAATAGTGATTTTATGCATAGTAATGATACTGGCGTCAGTTTTAATGCAAGTATCATTGATGGTAAGACCAACGGCTATCAATAATTCTGCACAAACAGAAGGATTGGAAGAATTGCTCGGAGACGAATTAACCTTCACAGGTGTAAGTAATGAAATAGAGCTTGAGGCATCTGGAATACAAACAGTATATGATGAAGAAGGAAACGAGTTCGTAGGGGCAACTTTCAGTTCAAACAAAGCTGTTTACGGGGATTTTGAGTGTGAGATACCCGTAGAATATGCAGAGCAGATTGATAAAGACTTTTATTATAAAGGCACTGTATACCTTGCAGCCTGCAACGAATATTATGATGAGTTATTATCAGAAATAAGAGAGCACTACGGTGATGAGCTAGAGACAGAGCCAACTTTAATTGAACTGATAGAATCTTATCCTGCAGGTAGCCAAGTATTTAACATTGAATTTGTGTTTTCGGACTATATAGTAGAATCAGAGGAAGATAAGATGGATTCAGAGAGTGCTGAAGAAATAGTCTATGACAATTTGGGGATAGAATCACCAAGAGATAAGGCAAAAGCTGAAGCGGCTGAAAGGGAAGCAGAGGTTGAAGGTGATAATACAGACAAAGAAGATAGGAATGACAATGATAGTAATAAGTCAATCTTCCAGTTTGGTGCAAAGCCATATTTATTAGCTAATACACAGTGAGAGTGAACCATTATAGTAAAGATGAAGCACATGAGCAAAATAAAAACAATAGTAGAAGTGCTGATGGTACTCCTGCTATTATATATTATAGCAGTATACTCCAATTTGCCATTCATAAGTAAGTGGAGAACAATCTATATAGAAACAGCAATGTCTACAATGACACATCAATGGCTGGCAACAGCATTTATACCTAGCGGTGTAGTGAATAAAGTAGTCACTGATATGCAAACACAACAGGAGGAAAACCTTGTAGATAGCAACCAAATAGAGCCTGATGGAGCAACAATTTGGCTGGGGCATCCAATGGGGTTGTCACCAGAGCAGGTAGCATATAAGGAGTTTCTAGAAGAATATGATGAGATAGACTTAGAAACTATGCCAGAAGGCATAGAATATTTAAACCTTGTTCTTGAGGGTGAGAAAACAGCAGGAATAAAAACAGTTTACGGGGACTCTGTCTATGCAATAGATACAATAAACGGTGTTGTTATAGTTAATATCATAGGAGATGGGTATAATGGTAAGTTAGCAATTATAAAAGACCCATCGAAAGTGAAATTAGCATCATCTAGTTCATCTTCGGTAGGTGAGCATGTAGCAGATATTGCAGTAGCAAACAATGCTGTTGTGGCTATAAATGCAAGTGGGTTTTACGACCCAAACGGAGTAGGGAATGGAAGTCAGCCAGTAGGACTGGTTAAACAGCAAGGGAAATTGATTCAAGAGCCCATAAATTATGGGTATTGGTTTAAGGTTGGATTTGATAGTAGCAACAATTTACGAATAGGTACAGCTGTCGATGTGGAGTCATTACGTGATGGGGTACAATTTAAACCTGCACTCGTAATAGACGGCGAGAAAAAAGTTAGTGGTTCAGCAGGTTGGGGAATACAACCTCGTTCAGTAATAGGTCAATCCGCAGATAAGCAAGTATTTATGCTTGTGGTTGATGGAAGGCAACCAACACATAGCATAGGAATAACAGTTGGAGAATGTGCAGACATATTGATAAAATATGGGGCAACACAGGCAATAAACCTTGATGGAGGTTCAAGCTCAGCTCTGGTTTATAAAGGGACAACAATAACTAAGCCATCCACAAGTGGGGGTAACAAGGATGGCAGAAGAATACCAAATGCTTGGATAGTAGAATCAAGTCAAGTGGAGGAAAATTAGATGCTAAATCATTTAACAATCATGGGCAGATTAGTGGCAGACCCAGAGCTTAGGTATATAAACGAAAATGCATCAGTTTGCAATATACGGATAGCATGCCAGAGAGATTATACAAATCAAGAAGGTGAGAGAGATGCAGATTTTATAAGCGCTGAATTTTGGAACAGGCGAGCAAAGTTTGTTTACGACTATTTCAGAAAAGGTCAACTAATCATAATATCTGGAAGAATACAGTCAAGTAATTATGAGGACAGAGAAGGAAATAAACGAACCAAAATATACATAAAAGGCGAGGAAGTGTATTTTGGGGAGTCAAAGAGAACAGGCGATTATGATGATTATGACAGAGAGTATAGCAGCTCACATCATAATAGAGTTATAGACAGAAAAGAATCCTACAATCCCAAGCTAGATAGCAGGGGTGAGTTTGAAGAACTGGGTGGTGCATTTGATGATGGAGAATTACCATTCTAATGAAGACAAAGGAATCATGAAACGGAGGATTAAGCAGATGGGTACAGCAATATCATGGCTATTGACATTAACATTCCTATTTACAGGGTGCACCGATCCTTCAATGAGTTACATTGAGACTGCCGAGCCCGACAATCAGTATTCAGCAGAGCAGTCAATGGCAGACCAGTCAGATATTGATAAAGCAGAGGAAGCTGAGGAGCAGCAAAACATAGAGGAAAGTGAAACAGATGAAATCGGGTATGACCCTCAGCAATACACATATTACTGCAGAGTAGAAGATTGCCCTGGACATAACATCTACGGAATATCATCTAGCGATGAGCTACCAGTATGTGAGCCAAAGACATTTACAATAGACATGACATTTGTTGGAGATTGCATGCTAGCAACATATATGGGGCAGTATTACGAGGGCTCGTTTAGTTGGTATGCAGCGAATTATCCCAACACATACTTCTTCGAAAAGGTTCAAGATACTTTTGCAAATGATGATTTTACAGTGGTTAATTTGGAGAATGTATTAACTGATAATAATTTATCAGAGGTGGCAAAGGACCATAGCCCTGCCTATTGGTACAAAGCCCCTACATCTAATGCTAACATCTTAACTGCAAGTAGCATTGAAGCAGTGTCTTTAGCTAATAACCACTTTGGAGACTACGGAACACAGGGAAGAACTGACACGATGGCAGCAGTTGAAACAGTAGGACTTCCTTATGGGACAAATGACCAGACAATCTACTTAGAGAAAGATGGATTTACGATTGCTGTAATTTGCCATGGGCTATGGAGTGAGTGGCAGGCAAGCCAGATTATTCCACGCATTCAAGAGGCGTCAGAGAAATCTGATTATCAAATCGTATTTTACCATGGTGGTACGGAGAGAATTCATAGTCCTGAACAGTGGAAAATTAGAGCCAGCAGAAGTTTAGTGGACGCTGGAGCAGACCTTGTAATTGGTAATCATCCCCATGTACTTCAGCCAATGGAGATGTACAATGGTGTTAGAATCATTTACAGCCTTGGAAACTTCTGCTTTGGTGGAAGTCGCTCTCCTGAAAATCGTACAGTAATGTACACTTTACAGCTCACAATCAACACGGACGGAAACACAGTAGAGGAAGTAACAGACAATATAATTCCGTGTTATGTTTACACAGGCTCTACGAATAATTGGCAGCCAGCACCTATTGCAGATGAGACAGAAAAACAAAATGTTATAGACTTTATGAATTGGAAACGCGAAACACCATTCTAATATAAAGCATTGAGGTGATATAAATGGTTAAATGCGAAACACAATATAAGCATGGATTGTCCATAGTTAACGGCGGAAAAGTTGTAGACTACCTGGATAGTTTTGTAGAGGTACTTGGACTAAAATATTCAAAACACCTCAAAAACATGGTAGTAGCATATGCAATGGAAGGAAACATAAAGGTATCCGTGGTATACGATGGTGAGAAGTTTTACGTTTATAGGTTCAAAGGAGCACTTGAGAATCATCATTATTGGAGTAAGGCCATGGACAGACACAGCGTGTTAAACTCATCGAAATATGGTAAGATGGGAAGATTTTGTATGCAGGCTTACAGTGATATATTTAAGCTCTAAAATAGACATTCCTATATAATAGGGTGTAAATTAAATAATGAAAGAGAGGGTAGTACAGGATACATTCATATCCTGGCTAAACCAGATTTTTCATTAAGCTGTTCGCATCTAAGATGTGGGCAGCTACATGGGGATGACAGGTTTCGACAGGGTTAACAAGTGGTGCTAAGCATGCGGTAGACGTCAGGGAACTACCATAAAATCCTTGGCAAACAATAAAGTTCGATAGAACTGCTCGTCCTGTGGCTGTCGCGGCTTGATTGCCGCCGCACAGGCCCCTGGTTGAAATACTAGGGCTGACAGGGTTGGAAATGCACAGGTCTTGCGGCTAAGCCAACTCTCAAAGAAAACGCAAGCGACCTTGAGTTCTTAGAGTTCGCGGACTCATTGTACTGGCCATTTTGTGGTTGCAGGGTAACCCAACTGAGGACAGTTGGAAATCCAGCGGCTTACGGTACTGACTATGGGACGCCATCTCCCAAGGGCAGACTGGTTAAACAGTACGTTTGGCTAAGCATGTAGAAGGGCATCAGGAGTTGGCTTTGGACAAGGGTTCAATTCCCTTCATCTCCACCAGAAAGCAGTAGTTTAGAGGGAAAACCTTTAAACTACTGCTTTTTATTTAGGAGGGATAAGAATGAAAATAAGGCTAAAGGCATTGGTATGTGCTGCAATATTAGTAGGAACAGGTTTATTAAGCATACAAGTACAGGCATCAGCATATAAATATGAATGGATAGACATTGGAAATACAGGCATAAATACACCTTTTATTGATGTAAATACAAATTATATTTATAATGAAGCAATCAACTATATGTATAGTAATGGGTATATTTCAGGCGACGGAGCAGGGAAATTACACCCAGAGCAGTACATAACATACAATGAGCTTAATACAATATTAGGTAAGAAAGGTATAAATGTAGACAAAGCTACAAATGATTTTGTTAGTTATAGGGAATTTTATAGGATAATACTAGACGCTTTTGGATTAAGCATAGGGGACAGTTATATAATTGACAAAGAATCAGGAGTAATATACAATAATTCATCTATTTATTTAACCAATTCGGATGGTAAATTGGATGGCATGGCAAATGTATTATATACAGATGCATTTCCAAGTGGAGGCTATATAACCCGCGGTGAAGCAATAAATGCAATATATTTAGCATTAAACAATAAGCTTATCCAGGAAATACCTGATATCTATACAAAGATGAGATTACACATTGACAACGGGTATTCATCTGGAGTGTCAGAAATTGAATACTACGCAGATATGATACCAGAGCAGGTATGGAATGAGATTAACAATCAAGGTGTAGTTGTAATATACGGAGATATAAATTTAGACAAATATACGGCAGAGCATGACTCTTTTGTAAAAGGATTATATACAATGGTAGATAATGCAATATACATAAGGTATCCATTTGTACTTTTACATGAGGTGGGGCACTGGATATATTATCATACTGATACAAATTGGGTTATTAAAACATGTTTTGAGCAGGAACGACAAGCAGCTTCTGAATTGATGCGTGATTATGCAAGTATTAACAAGATAGAATTCTTTGCAGACTGCTTTGCATATTATATATCAAACAAAGATAATCAAATAGCGCTAGATGAATTTAAGGCAAAGTTACCTTTAACATACAAATTGTTAGTTGATTTAGAGCAAGGAAATTTTGTAGAAAAAACGACTTGGGAAATTGATATCTGATTAGAATATGTATTATACATAAACGATAATTCAGATAATACTGAATATAGTCAAGCTGATATATAGGGTTATAAAAATTTTGGAGGTTTGGCATGAGAGTATACAACATGCAGGGTTTTGATAAGCGTGCAAACATAGTATTGAACGAAGCAGTTAGGCTGGCCTCGAAGAGATTTAACTGTGAAAATATAACAACTGTACATCTGCTAATTTCGTTATTAGCATATGAACAAATAGTAAGCAAGTTCGAGACATATACAGGCGTAACTCGGGAAGAGTTTATAAGCAGAGAAGAAAAGGCATACTCAGAATCTAAAAAGGAATTAGGCATTGACACCAGTGCATCTAACACTGAATATGTTAGGGAACTTGGTATAGACAACCTGTCCGATGAGGCACGTAAAGTACTAGCAATATCTCTGGATAAGGCACGCATAACTAATAATCAGGTTACAATAGACGACTTATTTTATCAGGTAATGCTTTCCAATGAAAGGGAGTTGTGGAGGCTGTTTCCTGATGGAACTCAGGAGAGAGTTCACGCACAGCTATATGACCCTCTAAAAAGCATGCCAGAAACATCAAGACATGCAGTCTGTATGAATAAACTAGCTAAAGATGGTATGTACGACCCTATAGAGGGGAGAGACAAAGAGATTGATGCCATTATAGAAGTGCTAGGCAGAAGGGTGAAGAACAATCCTTGCGTGGTTGGGGACCCTGGAGTTGGAAAGACTGCTATAGTACAGGGGTTGGCACAGCGTATAGTTGATGGGAATGTACCTAGCTATATGCGTAATAAGTTCATACTTTCTGTAGATGTTACAAGCATCGTAAGCGGGACTAAATTCCGTGGGGATTTCGAGGAGAGGATGAACAGAATACTCAATGAAGCAGCTAGAACTGGCAACGTAATCCTTTTCTTTGATGAGATGCATATGCTGATAGAGGCAGGGTCAAGTAGCGACTCAGCTATGACAGCTAGTAATATACTCAAACCTGCAATTTCTCATGGAGATGTGCAGATAATTGGAGCAACAACGACCAAAGAATACAGAAGGTTTATAGAGAAGGACAAAGCATTTGAGCGTAGAATTGAGAGAATTAACATTGGAGAACCTTCAATAGAGCTGGCCGAAAAGATGGTCCATGCAACTATTGATAAATACAATGAGTTCCATAATAGTACAATTACGGATGCAGCTATTCATGAGGCTGTGGTATTGTCAGATAGGTACATTCCAGAGAAGAAGCTACCTGACAAAGCAATTACATTGATTGATGAAACAGCTGCTAGGCTGAAGAAGTATCTAAAGGCAGGAGAATCCTTTGAGATTACAGCATCTGATGTTAAGGATACAATTAGCAAACTTACAAACATAGATGTTGGAGATTTGGATGATACTGCCCGTAGTAAGCTAAAGAACCTATCAGATAATCTTCATCACTATGTAATTGGACAGGACAGTGCAGTTACAGAGTTGAGCAAAGCAATTAAAAGGAGCAGAACTGGGATTAAAGACCCAAATAAACCAGCCGGTTCATTCCTATTTGTGGGGCCAACGGGAGTAGGTAAGACTGAGCTTACAAAGGCACTAGCCATAGAGTTGTATGGAAGTACTAAGGAGTTAATCCGATTTGACATGTCGGAGTTTATGGAGAAGCATAGTGTGAGCAAGATGATTGGTTCTCCTCCTGGCTATGTCGGTTATGGGGAAGGCGGACAGCTAACTGAGGCAGTTCGTAGAAAGCCTAATAGCATCATTCTATTTGATGAAATAGAGAAGGCACATCCAGACGTGTTTAATGTGCTACTTCAGGTTCTTGATGACGGGCAGCTTACTGATTCAGAGGGCAATAGAGTTGACTTTAAAAACACTATTATCATCATGACATCTAATGCTGGATACGGGGCGGACATGATGAATAAGGGTAAGATAGGGTTTTCATCAGGGTCAAATACAGTAGAAAGCGATAGAAAAGAGAAGATTGCACTTGAGAGCCTTGAATCAACATTTAGGCCCGAATTTCTTAACAGACTTGATAAAATCATTATATTTGAAAAGCTGAAGATGAGCGAAAACTTAAGTATCACAGAGCTTTTGCTGAAGCAGCTTAAGAAAAGGGTGAGAAATGCAGGAATATCCATTCAGTGGACAGAGGATGCAGTAAAGGTCATCACAGAACTTGGATACAGCGAGAAGTATGGAGCAAGAAACATAAAGAGAAAGGTTCAAGAGCTTGTAGAAGACAGAATAGCAGACCTGATAGTAGATGAGGAAATTGCAGAGGGTGACACAGTTATCATAGATGAACACAATGGAGAAATTGAGGTAAGTAAGCAGATAATGCTATCAGGCGCTACGGAAGCGGCAGACACAGAAGTAGTGTGCTCAGTTTAAGAGCACACTACTTCCAAATAAAAGAAGGCAATCAGCCAGGAGGAAAAATGCACAAGGTATTTTTATTTGGGTCTAGAGATGTATATGGAATACCAGATATGGTGGTTCAGCATCTAGAAAACATCATGGCACAAACAAATGGAGACGTACACTTTTTAGTGGGAGATGCTCAAGGAATTGATGCTTCTTTCCATAGAACCCTATCGAGCATAGGAGCTGCCCGTAAAACCACAGTGTATTGTATGGATTATGCACGTAACAATGCATATGACCTTGAAACAAAGGTATTTAGTGCAGAATATGACCCAGACACAAAGGTAGTTACCATTAAATCTGGAGATGAATCCTATGATACAATCGAAGGAATTGAAAAGCCAGATGATTTGAGGTACAATAGGCGGTTCTATGAATTTAAGGATGCTCAGATGCGAAATGATTGTGACTTTGCAATTTGCATTTGGGACGGAAAGAGTAGAGGAACATTCACGAATATAAATGTACTAAAGGCACAGGGAAAATATGTGTACGTGTACACAGTGTAAATCTCGAGGGTCACTACACATTATAGGTAGTGACCCTCGTTGACTATGGAGGAAAACATGGAGTTTCAGTTGTTTAATGTATCAGGAACGCTGATAAATGAACCACAGCTTATCTGTAAGATAAATGCACGAAATTATAACGATGCATTCTTACGCTGTAAAGAGATACTTTCCAATGGTATCAAGGAAGAATTAGCAATAGCAGAGGGTTCAAAGATAGAGTTTACAAAGCTATGCAAAGATTTATCACTAGGCTACGGTGAAAAAGTAAGATATACAACCTGTAGTGTTTCAGACGAAAATGGGTTTGTTATAGGTACTTATGATTATGCAATAGCACATGCATGATGGGTGGGATACAATGTATAATGTAGTGATATATACAGATGGAGCCTGCATAGGCAACCCGGGCCCAGGAGGGTGGGCAGCAGTATTAACCATAGAGGGCAAACCAAATTATCAATTAAACATAAGTGGTGGGGCAAAGCATACGACCAACAATGTTATGGAGCTAACAGCAGTAATAGAGGCATTGAAAAGGATAAAGGCTAACTGTGCTGTAACTGTTGTATCAGACTCTCAATATGTTGTAAATGCATTTAATAAGAAGTGGGTATACAACTGGGAAAAGAGTGGGTGGAAGGACAGACCAAACAGTGAGCTTTGGAAAGCACTTCTACCATTAGTTAGAAAATACAACGTACAGTTTAAATGGATAAAAGGTCACGCAGGTCACCATTACAACGAGTTATGCGATTCAGAGGCACAGAGACAAGCTAAAATATACAGTTTATCATAGGAGGAAAACATGGGTAACAAAATATTGATAATTAAAGCACCCTATGAGATAAAAGTTCCAAGCACATTAAAATATATAGGAAACTCTATAAACAATGAGCTTAACAATTTATCTGATAAGTTAAGCAATTTCTTTTACGGGTCGCCTCCTCAGCAAAAACAGCAAGAAAGCACACTAACATTTGAAAACATAATGATAAACACTGGTTTGAATGTAAACATACCATCTGATAAGGCACTGTTGATTTTTGGGGCTAACAACACAAGTGGATTGAGTATAGCAAATGGAGTTTGTGTGTTGACAGAATCTCAGGAAATAGTCATACCAATGCATAATACTTCTCCTGTAGAAGTAGTAATAAAAGCAGGTGAAATTATAGGATACGGAATATTAGTTAATGCATACGATGTAGACGAGCTTACACATAAATGCAATGACGCAACTGATGGTAAAATAAATCTTAATAAAGAGTAAATAATACAATCCAGACCTACTATTAGTGCTTCTAGTGGGTCTGGATTTTTATGAAATTCTATAATTTTTGAATAAAATTTGGGTTTTTGGTATATAATACTAATAGCCCTTGGAGGTGCCACAAGGGAGTATGTTTGAAGCACTAATGATGTTCATACAGAGAACATTTCTACGTTCTAAGATTAAAAAGATAACAAAGACAGACAACATAAAGCATGCCAAAGACGCAGTTAAACGAGCTAGTGGACCAATAGCTGAATCACATAAAAAAGAAGCATTCAAAAAAGTAAAGAGCATGCTTTTTAAAGATAAGGCACTAACTTGGGGGATAAGAGTGCAAATAGCTGTTTTCTTAATCACTGTAATAATAGTGATTATGATAGCTTTTGCACTCTTAATGGTTATAGGCAATTTAGCAGGCTTTAGCATACTGGGAATGAATGATGTTATAGCATCAGAGGAAGAGGAAGAAAACGGTTGGGAATTTAACATACCTGGGACGCAACCGGGTTTACCAGGTGTATCAGGAGGATTATATCCAAAAGACCCAATTATAAAAAACAGAGCGCTGCTAATGCAGATACTTGAGCGTTCAGCTGATGATGTAACTAGTGAAATGGGAAAAACATTGTATCCTGAATATCTGCTTGGGGTTTTGATTAGAGAAACAGGAGGATACAAGATATTAAACCTAATGGATAAAAACAAGGACGATAGCTGGTTAACAGCCTTGTCATATAGTAATCCAGTTTGCGAGAAGGGTTCTAACTGTTCTTATGTAAAGAATGGATACTCACATTTTATAGGAGGAACAGTTACAAACGGAAAAGACACAGGCGACCCTTACACAATGCAAATAAATAGCAGTAGAGACATATATGATGCTACTGGTGGAGATCATGCATTGGGTTTTGTTCAATTTGAGATACCTTATATAGAGGGAAGAATGACGCATACATTCCCTGTTGACGATGAATTTGGATTGACAGGCAACAGTATAACCTTTATAAGGCCAAATTTCTTTTATATACCTGACCAGATATACGCAATGGCATTTCTGATTGGTGGATACAGCAGTAGTGGCAGTATTTATCAAACTATATTAAATGACCCAGAATATCAAGCATTAGATGAAAGAAATCAAATATTTATACAATTCATGCTACAGCAATCAGTGTATGGTTCAGGGCAGGTAAGAGAAAGTTGTTTAACGGCTTATAATGAGCTTATGGATGCTTATAATTCTGGTAAAATACAATACTTTGATGAAATGTTGCTAGAGTACCAGGAGAAGTTTTATAACAAAGAAAATCATAGTCTAGCAAATTATAATACATCCACTTGCAAACAGTACATAAAAGAAACTTATGGAGTGACAGCAGGTGGAACAGACGCAGTTGCATGGTATGGCATATATTCGGCATGTGCAGGCAGAGCAGCATGGGAATTGATGCAACAAGATGTAGATGAGGCAGAAAAGGAATCCGGTGGAAACCTAAATACAGGTGGAAACTGGCTAGACTATATAGGTAGTGGTCATTTTGCTCCTATAGGAAACGGAAAGTATTATAGTCAGTCAGCACAAGCAACTATTTTTAATCAGTCTGGTAGTAATGCAAACTATTGGGATTCAAGCTGGAGGATATATGATGGAGATGGGAGCTTGATGGGTGGATCATCAAGCAGTGTAGGATGCGGTGTATTCTCTACAGCATTTTGTATAACTAATTTAACTGGTACAGTAGTTACTGTTAAAGACTTGGTTGATAACAGGTTGATAACTCGCTGGCCTGCAGAAGAATCCCAAATACTCAAAGCAGCACAGCACTACGGATTAGAGGCATACACAGTTAAAACAAAAGAAGTAACGACAGACGATCAGACATTTGAGGATTGGGCCATAAAGGAATTAAAAGACGGCGGGCTGATAATAAACGTTTATTGGGGAGCAAATAAGTTCTACACAGGTGGTGTGAGGGTACCTCCTGGGTATAGTAAGTCTGACTACAGTAATGATAAATTTGAATGGTACAATGGCAAGTCTCATTATATGGTAATCAGAGGGTTTAACAACCAAAACAATAATTTGAGAGTATACAGTTCAGTTGGAAGTGGAGGTACATCTTTTGAATCTTTACAGACTATAGAACTTTCAGCAGGACGGGTTAGAAAGTTCATAAATACAAATTATACCACAAACTATAATTTTATAGTCATAAAGCCAAAAGGTGGGGCAGGAGCATTAGGTGGTACCACTGGAGGAGGAAATCAAGGTACTGGATACTCTTGGCCTTTACCATCCAGTTGGTACAAAATAAGCTCATTGTTCGGAGATAGAATACATCCTATAACCGGAAAACCTAATGATCATACAGGTATAGACATACCAGCTACTGCAGGAACACCAATAACAGCAACAAAATCAGGGACAGTAATCGTAGCAAATACAGATAAATCTAAAAGTTACGGAATTTATGTTAAGATACAACATTCAGACGGCACATATTCATTGTACGCACATATGAGTCGTATAGGATGTAGCAAAGGGGATGTGGTAAATCAAGGTGATACAATAGGATATGTAGGAACAACAGGAAGTTCTACAGGAAACCATTTACACTTTGAGATATATAACACATCTAATACACGAATAGACCCAATAGATTTCTTCCCAACATTGCCATTATACGTTGAATCAAACGGAAAGAAGGTAATGCTATGATGAGAAGGGCATACATTATTACAATTATAGCATTAGCAATAATGCTGGCAGGCTGCTCGACAACCACTCAGGAAAACACAGATAATGAGGTGAAAAACATAGAAATAACACAAGAGCAAGCAACAGAGTACTATAATGCAGTTGTAGATATACTTGACAGTGAAAGTATACAGGAATTAAAAGATAGAAGCAACGAAAATATAAACGAAAGTTTATATGAAAGCTTAACTGTATTATATAGTGTAGAGGAAGGGGAGGCGGTTGGTAGCAACGACGTTGGTCTAGATGTAGACCCCGGAGTAGCTGAGGGAAGCGAGCAAGACGACCAGGGGAATTATCCTATAATTGACCAGTATGGTACAATCTATAGATACGGTACACAGGGAGAAAGCGAAGCATCTTATGAGCAGTATAACAGTCTACCAGAGTATGAGATGTTAAGCTATAGCGTATCCAACAATTCATTAAGAATAAAAATATTTCTTAGAGAATATGGAGTATCACATAGTTATATAGTTAAAATAGGTGAGGATGGAACAATAATACAGTTTGATGTGGCATAAACTACTAGGAGGTAAACAATGAGAACGAAAGCAATAATGATAATCCTAGTGATGGCAGTTGCAGCGATAAGTTTATCGGGTTGCAAGGATACAACCAAAGAGGACCTTGAGGAAGCAACCATGTATGACAATGACAAGGAAGTCATAGAGTACAGTTTGAATACCTCAATATACAGCAAAGCCATCGAAGATATTCTCTATTATGATGGCGGGGATATTAACGATATTAAGCGTGTAATCAATGAGAATATTGATATTATCAGTGATGATTTTATTGAGGTGTTATACTCAAGGGGTCAAGTCTTCGAGGAAACTACAGATGACAACGACCTTGGCGATGATTCAGATTGGTATGTTGATGATCCTGTGGAAAATGCAGCGATTGTGCCTGGAGCACCTGACGATACAATCCAAGAGACTGATGAGCATGCACTCGAATTGGAGGATGATACACCTGTATTTAGTGTAACTGGAATGGATGCATACAGCGACAGACTGATAGCATCAGTTGCATATAAATATGGTTCACCTATGAAGGTGTGGGTATCACTAGTAGATGGTAAGATTGATGGATATAGAATCTACAGATAATCCGGAGGTGCAATTTAGATGAAAAGAAACGCATTAAAAATATGTATAATAGCACTGGTGGGTTTAACGGTTATGGGCATCTCAGGATGTAGCAATAATAATGAGGAAAGACTTGAGGAATTGAGGGAGATGTACCTATTGCCAAATGGGTACCTTCCATCAGAAACAGAGGATATTATATCCGATGCACTCCTTAATATATACATGCCATTTGATGAAGAAAATATCATTGAGGGTGTGGAAATGTTAGCTCCGATTGCAACAGAGGGAGAGATTGAGGACCTTAAAAGTGAGGCAGGTAGTTATGATGAAAACAGACGGGCTACCATAAAAAACATGCAGGTGAGTGTATGCATGCCTGAAAATTCTACAGATAATAAGATTAAGTACCTTGCAACATTTACACTCGAAGCTGGTGAAAATGCAAGTAATATGCTGATAGAGTTTGGATGTAACACAGAAGGTATGATAGATACACATTCAATATGGGTTAACAACAATGTAGATTGATTAAATTAGCATAAACAAAACAGGAGGAACCCAAGCGATGCTAAATAATTTAATAGAGTCAATACGGAAGAAAGCGACGAACGAAGGAATTTTAGGATATGCAGTCATAGGAGCAATAGTGATTGCAGCTATAGGTTTAATAGTGGCACTATATATTGTGTTATCACAGCCAAAAGCTATTGAAACAGCACAAGTAGCTCCAGTAGATGCAATAACAAGAAATGCAGCAACCACTGAATCTAACAAGGCGGCACCTGAAGATTCAGCATATAAGCTATCAGAAATAAACATAGTCAGGTGTGAGGATTCTGAAAGTCAATATGAATCAATAAAGACACAGATGTTTAACCTGGTAAAAGCAGATACAAATGAAGTGTGTACCGTGGCAGACGGAGAAATCAATGTAGACAATTTAAAAGAAACACTTGATAATTACCTTGCAACAAGCAAATATAAGATAATGTCAATAGGGTTAGTAAACAATCAATTTTACATCCAGCAAGACATGACACAACCTACTAAATACACAGCTCAAGTAGGATTGGTTACATTGTCAGATAGTTTCAGTGCAGATGATTGGATGAAGCTAACAGAGGCAGTTTACAATTCAGTTTATGTAGAAGCGGACTCCTTATTTACAGCTATAAGTACAGCTGGTACAAAGCACTTCATCTATGCATATGCAGATAAATCAGAGGTACTAAAAAACAACACAACTCAGACTGATGATACAGATAATCAGGTTGTTATGGACACAGTAGATGCAGGAGTAAGCGAAGGCACAGTTACAAATAACAATGATATTGAAGTATATTCTTATACACCAAGTATTACAACGAGTGATGAAATATTAAGTAGTATAGGATAAATTAACAAACAACCAGAATTTATAAAAATACATTAAAACATAGTTATAAAAATAGGTCATACATCTGTATGACCTATTTTTATACTTTTAGGTATAAAGGGATATAGAATAAAATATAAAGGGGGAAATAGGCTTGGGTAGAAGAAATAGCTTCCATGGCGGGGCAAGAGCAATGAGGACCGCTAACAATTCAGTTAAAAGAATTGAAAAGATCTCAGAAATCTTAGCAGAGAGGGTGGCGAATGACGAAAGCATTTTGAAGTTTACGCTGGATGAAGCAGAGGTAGACTTTACAAGCGAGCTTAAGTGGTTACTTCCATCTGTGACCAATCGAAACCGAAGCGGAGAATGGGTAGACCCTGACCTAATTACCTGTGAAAAGCTTGAAAGCAACCTAGGAACGGCACTTCAAGGCATCCAGGAAGTGCTTAAAATGTATGCTGGAATTGCATTGGGGGACTTTTCAAGGGCTAAGTTCCTTAGCAGCCCAGCTTGGAACTTTATAGACCTTTGCATAGAGAGTAATGGCGGAAAGCAGGAGATACTTAAGAGGTCTTTCAGAAAGGTATTACTAGACTTTCCAAACTTCTGTAAAGATGCATTCTTATTCCTTTTACCTGAAAACTTTTCAGCTTTGATGCTTATATTCTTTATGATTAGAGCTGGACTTGGTCAGCTAATCAAAGAATTTAGCGTTGAAATCCTTTCAGATTTCGGAGAGTTTAATCAAGAGGCAAGCTTCGAGGACGTAGCAAAATACTTTGAGAAATACTTGCTTGACACAGAACTTCTGAAAGAATACATTTTGAGTCATTTCGCATACACTGAAGATAAGAAATACGCACGCAAGTTTTATAGAGACCTCGAAAAGCATATTGAAAGTAGACCTGAAGTTGTAGCCAAAGTAGACGGCATTTGGGATTCCGAGTCTGGTGAAAAGCTAAACGAAGTGTTTCCTGAGAGGATTAAGCTACCTTACATCTGTGGGTATATGGTTGTATCAGCATTATCACACTCTGACGGTGATGAATCTAAAGCGTCAGCACGGTTTTGTATGATGCGAGCCAAGTGGGCATTCAACATCAGGTTAAGTGATAACGACTATGCATTGATTGCTGATAGGACAGGCGTATCAGTTGGACTTGTAACTTCCTTGGCATTTAGCAGAATCCCGGAGTATAGAAAGAAAATCAATGGTTTACAAGACCAGCTCGAGAAAGAGCAGGCAGTATCAACGGAAAGGCAGGCACAGTACAAAAAGCAGCGCTCAACCATCAAGGAGCTGACTAAAAAGGTAGACGAGCTACAGAGGATGCTGGGAAAACGAGATAGCTCTATACAAAAGCAGCAAAGAATGATTGAGGAACTTAGGGAGACAGGCTGTATTGACACTAAGCCTATCAAGGCAGAAATGGATAAGCTTAGCAGCGAGATTAGATCACTTAAGGACACAGGGATTAACAGCGAGAGAGCAAATCGAAAGCTTAAGAAAGAGAACAGTGAATTCAGAGAGGAAGTGCGAAGGCTTAAGGCACAGAATAAAGAAATCGAGGATAAGTTGGGAGAAACCCGTGAGGCATTGGCAGAATCTTCTCAAAAAGAGGGTTTATCGAGCATTGAGACCCAGGTATTTGCAAATGCAGTTAAGGGTAAGAAGGTTGTCATCGTTGGTGGTGACCAGTTGCATGCAAATATGCAATCACTTGGTCTGGATAAGTTCAAGTACATAAAGGTTGGGTATAGAAACATTCCAGACCAAGACCTAGCAAACAGTGACCTAATTGTTATCATCACTTCCTTTGTTGGGCATGCTGACATTAACAAACCCTCTGAAATTAGCAGAAACTATAACATACCTATTCTGTATTACAACAACAGAAATGTTCCTGGGCTTGTGCAGTCAATCTTCAATGAACTGTATAAGCAGTGATTAAATTTTGGGCTTAGTAGTGATAAGGCTACTAAGCCCAAAATCTTTATGGACAATGCAAGATACATTTTAATATATAAAGATATATTAAATATGTTGGATAATTGGGCAATTATGAAATACATGGAGGTGCAGTATGAAACTTTCTAAGCTGATTGAGTTCCAGAGCAGCGGGGCTATGAAAACCCAGTATGACAAGATTACTGGAGTAATCAAGCTCGGAGGAACACCTGTAAGCGAGGAGCAATGCAAGAACATTGTGACCATGCTTGGATGGGAGCGATACGACGCTAAGCCCTGGGAAATCATCGAGAAAACGAACAAGTTTATCAGAGGAATTAAGGCTGTTCTTGTTGATGAGGCCATCGTAGACACTGATGTTACATTCAGAAATTTCCGTAGGACAAATACCGAAAGGTATTATGACAGAATCAAGATGATTTCCCCTGACTATGACATCACAATTATGTATGGTATGCCTGGCCTTGGTGGGGCTTATGCCATCTTCGATAGTTCTGATGGATTCAGACAGCCTCAGTACAGTTGCCGTAGCCTTAAGCAGGTTGCGGAATACATCAACAGTATGTACACCGATGATGACAATTCTGATGAAGTGGTGTCAGTAGCAGTTGAGAGCACAAGCGAAACCTAAAGTAAGCAGCATAGCATAAACTAAACTACAGGAGGATAACAAGGTATGAATCCTATTATTGCAGAATACAAAGAGTATGAGAAGGCGGCGGCTCAATCCCTTGAGGCGGCATACCAGATGGCTATGATTGAGGGTGACCTTGAAAAGGCCTACAATACGCTTGGGGATTTGATGAAATTCAAGCTGATTGATGTGGATGACCCTCGCATCCAGAAGAACAACAAGATGTTCAAAGCAGGCGGAATTGATAAAGACCATCGTTTCCCATTGGACTACAGACGCAGTACAACTTATATCCCGGCATGGTTGTTCGGTGAGCTGAAGATGATTGGAAATGCAAAGCTGACCACGGTTGAGCACCTTGGGGAGCGACTGGAAAACGGGTACAGCGGGCAGACAGTCTTCAACTCTTTTGATATTATGCTGCGTTTCAGACTGGCAGGCGCCACAAAAGAAGTGGAAAACGCGCTGAAGATGCTTCAGAACATCTACAAGGCGGATACAGGTAAGGTTCCCTCGGTTGACAAGCTGAAAGAACTTCTGGTCTCTGGAGTTTATAGGATTTACACCATTGAGGTCAACGGCAACTGCCTGCCGACCAACAGGGAGATTGGCGTAGTAATCGTAAGTATCAAAGATGACCAGGTGCACGGTAGACTTTATATTAACTACGCAGCACTCACCAGTTTGTGGGTTAGAATCCGTGATGCAATTACTGCAATCAAGCAGGAAATGAGCAGAATTGCTGGTTGCTCCATTTTTAAGACTGAAATCGATCCTGCAAAATTCATTGAGACACAAAACGAGCTTGTTAAACTTAATAAGGTGCCTGAGCAAAAGGCCTAAAATTTTGTAGGAAAATCAAGCAATAGGGCATATTTTTCAGAGAAAAGAAAAAAGTAAATTTAAAAGACATAAACATAGACGAAGGGAGCAAATAATAATGAGTAAAGGCAAGTTATTTACAGGCTTTGTGATGGGTGTCGGGGCAGCTCTCGGTGCCAAGTACATCATTAAAAAGACAGGTCTTGATGTCAAAATCAACAGCAAGATTGATGAAATCAAGCAGGAGCTGATTTTGCTGTCTCAGATGGAGGCCGGGGTTGGCTTTGATGATGTTGATAACAACAAAATCAATTTCAGCGTGGCATTTAACAAAGCAAATACTGAGAACAAGGACAGCAACAATGGTTGTGAGGGAGTGGCAGGAGGCTTCCATTTTGGAAAGCCCTTCAGCTCCGGTGAGAGCCTGTACGACGACAAGTTTAAGGGGCCTGATGGCAACATTGACCTTTCCAAAATGAGGGGTGAACAGCCTGATGCAAGCCAGACTACGGAGAAGACCGAATCAGACGTTCAGACCGAGGTAGCGGCAGATAAAGCTGAGGAAACCACGGAGCAAGAAAAGCCTGAGGCATCCGCAGAGGCGGAGGCAGAGGCGGAGGCGTCTGAGGATGATACAGTGGAGGCGCCTGAGGACGCAGCGGCGGAGGAGCCTGAGGTTTCGCAGGACAAGACATCTGACGTTGAGGATTGGATGGAATCGGAGGGTGTTTCCAAAGATGACCTTGAGAAACACTTGAAAAACACAGGACTTGATAAGGAAAGCTAATTAAAAGCTTAAATATCCATTGGGATAATTAAGAATAAACAATTTAATAAATAAGGGGTGGCAAGAAGTATGGTAAAGAACATTGTTAAAGGTGCACTTGCTGTGGCAGTTGTGACAGGCATCGCATTCGCAGCCTACATTGCTTACAACGAGCTGGCCGGTTAATAAAACCAGTCATTTGAGGGTCAATGGTGAAGCCATTGACCCTCTTTTTATATTCAGTTGAGTATGCAGAATAAACTTTTAAACAAGCATAGATATAAAAAGAAAATAATAATTTAATTTGATAGGTTTTTGAATAACATAGATAAAATTTAAAGTTACATAGAGGGAGTGTAGAAAAATGCTTCAAGGACTGGAATATGTTAAAGAGACAATAGAACTACGCAAGCAGGACATTGAAAACAATGACTTAGAAACAAACAGCCTTTTAATGGATGATGTACTACTCGCCTTTGGTTACAATAAACGAAGGGACAAAGGGGTAAAGGCAGTATATGCAGGTGGTGCAGATTGGGAAATATCAGAGGGTTCAGAGGTAAGGATGCTCATAAAGGTTTACGGGTACAATGGAGAAGAGCCCTCTGGTCAGCAATTATCTGAGGTAATGAGCTTAGCAAGTGAGTTAGACGCTAGGTTTGTTATACTGACAGACGGTAACAGACTATCTGTTTATGCAGAGGGCTCAAAGATTCTCGGCATAGATACATTGTTTTCTGATGAGAACGACGATAAGCTACAGTATTTAACCAATTCAGGCTGGGACCCAGACAGGTTAATTGCAGAGTGTACAAGCGTTAATATCACAGAAAAAGTATCAGAATACATATCAAGTGAAGCATTTATACAAAGTATAATAAATGGGTTAAGCCTTGAAGATACAGATGATACAAGGGAGAGTATAAGAGGTATCATATCAAACCTGGGAACTACACAGCCTGATAATAGGGATAGTACAGAGTTGCAAGAGTCGTCAGAGTTGTTGGAGTTGAGGGCTAAGATATCTAGCCAAACTATCGAATTGGATGAAGTTAGGGCAGAATTAGCTGATACAAAAGCTAAGCTATTAGATACAGAGGCACAGTTGGAATCTGCTAGTGCAGCATCAAATCAGGGGGATGCTGAAAAGATAGCAGACTTAAACGCTGAAATAGAGGATTTAAACGCAGAATTACAGAGAGTTAACAATATAGTAAAAGAGTCTGACAATGAGATAAAGAGGCTACAAGAGCTACAAAAATCAAATGCAGGAGAAAATGGTAATTACACAGAGCAAACCATTGTAGATAGCCAAGAGTTAGATAGAGCCCGGCAAGAACTAACACAAAAGACACAGGAACTCGAGACCGCAAGACAATCTAATGATGAGCTTAAGCAACATATAGCAGAATTAAACAGTGAGATAGAGCAATTACAGACCGGGTCAGCTGATTCAGATAGCATAAAAGCAGAGCTTGAGGCATTAAAAAATGAGTCAGTAGAGCTTAATAACACTATAGGCAGTCTAAATGATGAAATATCGAAACTCAATACAGAGTTGAGTGATGCAATAGAATCTAGGGATTCAGCAATACAAGATAACGATGCTATCAAGAAAAAATTAGATGACGCATTACAGAATAACAGTAAGCTCCAGGCTGAAATAGAGGGTTTAAAAGTAAATGGTGAAGCTGGACAGAGTGACACAAGTGAGCTTCAGCAAAGAATAGATGAGCAAGCATCCGAAATAAGTAAGCTAGAGCAAGAATTACACAGAGCAAAAGAGCAGTTAGCAGCAAATGCAGCAGTAACAGCATCCACAGGCAAATCCGGGTTCTCAGCTTCAGAGGAAGAAGCATACAGAAGGAGAGTATCTGACCTACTGTCACAGGTTCAAGAGCTTCAACAAGAGTTGCAGAATACCAATGATGAATTGGAGAAACTCCGCAAAGAGAAAGAGGGAGCAGAGGACGAGAGGGTTGTTATGGCTCGTCAGCTGCTTGAGGCCGTTGAGGACAATCCTGATTTGAACAGAACATACATCGGTGTGGTTAATAGTAAGCTATTCCAGATTGGAGACCTGCCAAGATTTATAGGAACATGCCTACAAGAGTTGTATGCAGCAGTTAGTTTTAAACTGATGCCACTGCTATTTGATGGTGATATCTTTAAGACTGTTCAACCAGCAGTTCGCGGAGATATGATGATAAATACCAAGCGCTACGATATAGATATAGATGGATACACAGAGGAAGAGTTAATAAACAAGCTAAAAGTCCTATTTGCACAGTTTGAAGATGTTGTGTTTATGTGCAAGGCAATAGGAACATTGAGAGAGCAGCCAAAAGAGATAGAGCAACAATACAGGGAAATAGACGAGCCACAGTTTGACAGTATACCTGACTTTGATACTGATAGTGAACAATCAGGGGGTATTGGACAGACAACACAGAGTGGTGAATTCGTGGGTGGTAATTCTAACGGCGAAGGGTTTGAAGCATCTGACAACAGTGGATTTGATGTAGATAACACATTACCTGAACAAGGGCAGTTTGATAACCCAGAAATAGGCATGGAGGAACCACAGGTAATTCAGAATGAAACCGTGTTGGCGCTTGCACTCTGTGATGTTGGACAAATACTATGGAGTGATAACTCCCCTATACACGGGCTTGTGGCAATGGCGAACAGCTACAGAATTGTTAAGATAAACGATAATGATATATCAAATACACTTGGGGATTCAATATCAGCACTGATAGGTTTAAGTGGAAACCCCTTAGAAAGTTTAGATAAAGTAAGAAATACAGACCTTGTATCACTTACTGGAATAGTTAAGCCAGTTAGTGAGTGTGGAGACTCTTACATTAGAATACTTGATACAGATTACGCAATAGAAAATGCAACTAACCAGCAGATAATATCATTCATAATTACACTAGCCCAGCAGATTGGTGTTGGAGCAACAGACATCTATATGTATTTCTTGGCAGACTATATACCAGGAAGTACACTAGAGCAGAATTATGTGAACTACAACGATTTAGGTCTTGGCAAAATGATAGAAAACGCTGATATACCTTTGGTAAATGACACAATACACTGCTTAATATCAGGGAAGGATATTGAGAACATTCAAAATATTCAGGGCGTTGAGGAAATAGAGCAGCGGTTATTTAACAAGGTAGTAGCTGTGGGAGTATCAGGGTTCAGTACAGCCATAAAGAATCAGACAGAGTTTGTAGATGCATTGCAAAGAATTATAGAATCATCCGAAAGTAAAGGAGCAGAACAGATAATAGAGGCAATAAACAGTAGAGTGCATAGCAAGAATCCTATAATAGCCAGGGACATAAAGAATGTTTCAGTTGAGGCAGCAACATTGGTAGTAGGAAATCGGGAGTACTTTGTTGATGAAATGTCAGCATTGACAGCAGCTCAGGTTCTAATGTATGCAAACATTGAGGCAACAGGAAGCAATCTAATAGATATTAGAATCGACCTAAATAGCTCTTTGTATACAGCATTGAAAGACTCACCAATAACAACAGACCCTTATGAGTTTGCAGGGTCACAGCTGATAATTGCTACAATAGCATCAAAGACAAAGACAATTACACGAAAATAACGTTTAAGCAGTATTAGATACTTTTGAATAGCACCCAGTAATTACAGAATACTGGGTGCTATTCATTTAGATATTTGGGGGATAAAGAAAGACAAAATAGATTTGTGGGGTTCTATACATGGAAGTAGATAAGATACTTAGAAATGGGTATTTTGACAGATTGAGAATAGATGGGAATTTAAAACCGGTCTGTGACTATACAGGCACAGTTATAAAGAATGGCGCCTCTTTTAAAGAGCTATTGAACCAATCAGAAGACGGATATAAGCATGGAATAGCTGAATTAAAACTTAAGATAATAGGAGAGGCAACTAGGGATGAAAGCCAATCAAGGCTTTCAGAGTTGAGGGAAAGCAGAAAACAGGCATCAATTATTCAGCTCGATTCACTCCCAAATTGGGAAAGATACCTTGTAGCATATGCATGTATCTTTATAATAAAGAGTGATTATGCTATACCATATGAGCTAAAGAACAGAGAGCTATCAGATAATAGCATAGGTAAATTCGCAAAGACAGAGGATAAAGTGGAGTTAATAACAGAGGCACTAAAGGTTAGAGGACAAATAATAAACGAGTATAACTATCCAGCTGAATATGTAAACATAGCAGTAGTAGACAAGGTTTATGTGGCACCTGCTTTTAGAAGATGCGGAGTATCGTCCTGGATACATACAAATCTATCTGATATGATAAATCTATACAGTTTAGTATTTCCAAACGCAGTATTATTGGCTTACGGTGACTTCTCAGATGAGGCAGACACCATGTTTAACATGAGCAAGAAGGCATATTCAAATATGTTATATAAGCATTATACATCTTTAGGATACAAAAGAGTACCTAAGATAAGCATACCAATAATAGAACAAGGCAGTAATATAATGTATAAACTGTTAGTTTAATACATTCAAGTTTTGATAGAGATAAGGTAAGGTTAGATTGGTTGTAGGAAATGAGGGGTAGAAATGGTTTCCAGAGGGCTCCAGGAGGCCCAGGAGAGGATTTAGGGTTGGGTGAGTGTAGGGAGTAGGGTGTGAGGAAGTGGGTGTCCCAGGAGGCCCCAGGGTGGTTCCAGAGGGTTTCCAAGAGTGTGGAAAAGTATATGGAAAAGTGGAAAGTTGAAGGCTTAAGGAAGTTAATAATTGCAGGCATTAACTATGCTAGTTATTTGGAGGATTAAACATAATGGGTAAAACATTACCAAAGAATATATTACTTGTAATTAAGAATACTGGGCCAGTGCATAGGGTGGAAGAAACACCGGGGGCTTTTGTGGTTGACCCATCAGACTCAAAAATATATGATAAGGCAGTTGGGTGGGCGCAATTTAATCAAGAGGTAGATTTTGGGACCTTAGAAAAGGTAGAGCCGATAGAGTTTTACAGCAAGAATGAAGGATTTAAGGTATCACTCCTAGAAGATGCAGGGGCATCCTCGCAAGGAGGAAAGCTGTCCTTCTGGAACTGCTTAGTGGAAAAAGATGGAACACAGGCAAAAGTGGGTATAGACACATCTATACTGTTATCAGCAATGAAGCAATCCACACTTGTCAATGGCGTATTCCAGGACACCTTCAGCTTATACAAAGCTAATACAGCGGGTATAGTAAACAAAAACATGAAAGAATGGGATATGTTCGATAGAGATGGCAAGAAGGCACGCAAAACATCAAAATACAAACCTGGTGGAGTTTATGATAACATAACAGCAAGCTATCTGTATTTAGGTGAAGTAATGTGCTATTTTGATTCAATAGGGGTATGCGAAAACAGGAGAAACCTATTTGAAATTAAGCTACTACGAGAGCCTGTAAAGAGACATCTATTATATATAATGCCACGACAATCAACAATAAGAATGGACATATTATCTAAGGATATAAAAACTTTTGATGATTGGTTGAACAGGATATTAGAGAGGTGTAATGACTCAAGAGTAAAAACAGCTTACCAGGTAGCAATAGCATCTGGCATATTTAGTGACGATGGAAGCATAGTTGATAAACTAACTGCTAGAGAAGAAACTGGATTATACCTTCATGATGGCAAGCTAACATTGGAGGATAGCAAGAGAAAATTCTTTGAAACTGTTAGAGATAGAGTTATAAAGACATTGACAAAAGAAAAAAACATATCATACAGTGAATGTGCAATTTTAGCAAAAACACAATTCACTCTAACTGAAAGTGAAAAGGTGGACATGTCACCTGACAGACTAAGCTATTTGTCGTCTCTAGTGGACGATCAAATAATATTTAAAATACAATAAGAAAGGAAACTGAAGGCAGATGGAAAACGAATTCGGAATCAAGGTAATAGCCCGGACAAGAGAAGAGCTAAGCATACCAGTCGAAGGAAAAGCAGAAGTAAATTCAGAGGAAAAGCATGATAGCGGAATGTTTACCTTTGGAGGAAAAATGGCAGGCATTTGCTATATGCCAGATAACTATTTTGATAAGGGTATCCAGAACATCAAAGCAGCAGATAATCGAGCTGCCATGGTTTGTGGGTCTGGACATCATAGTGTTTTTGACCACTCTTATATTACATTTGAAATAAGCAATTTGCCTAAGATGATGGCAATGATACTTAACTCCACTGAGGTGTATACGACATCCGAAAAGAGTAGTAGATACACAAAAATGCATCCAGAAACAGAGCTAGAGCTACAGATTTACGAGAAGTGGTCAGATAAGTTTTTTGATGTAATCACTGCAAAGTATCCTGACATAGACGAAAAGACAAGGCATAAGTTGGCATTAGAAAACGCCAGATACTTGATCAGTGTATTTGTGCCTACAAGCATGGCTTGGACAGTATCATACAGGCAGCTGGCTTATGTTATTAACTGGCTGGACAATCTGGCAGTCAGCTGTGAGCGAGAGCCAAATGATTTTAACATAAAGCTAGCCAAGTGGTGTAGAATACTTAGCAATGAGTTTAAGAAAAACACTGATGGATACAAGGACATCCATGATATCAAGGATAGATGCTTAGACTTTATGCATTATCAGGTGTTCAATGAGAGAATCACCGAGAAAGAGCATATAGGAGACATCTATCAAACAACTTATACGGCTAGTTTCGCACAGGTAGCACAGCTACAGCGGCACAGAACAATCCATTATGAGATTGAATACATGGGTAACCCTGGTGAGTACGGTATATACATACCAAAGATACTTGAGACAGAGAGCCTAAGAGATGAGTTTATGGACGATTACCATAAGGTGGCATACTGTCACCCTCAAGCTACTCTTGTGAGAGTTCTTGAGCAGGGAAGGGCAGTAAAGTTCTTTGATAAAGCTAAAGAGAGGCTTTGTGGTAGAGCACAGCTCGAAATTATGGAAAATACAAAGAGTATGATGGATAAGTTCATTGAACATAGAGACGAACTATCTGATAGAGTGAGATACGAGCTGGCTAAAATTACAAATAACTGGGAGACGGTGACTAAGTGCCAGATGAAGTGTATCACATGCACAGAGAGTTGCATGTGGGGAGCTAAGAACGGGTTGAATAGACTCGTGTAATCAAATCACAGCTTGGGGCAGGCTACTAAATTCAAGCAATTAGCAAGCTCTGTCCCAAGCTGTAATTTATAGAAAAGCAAATATTTTAATTTTGAAATTTTAAATAGCATGGGATGCGGGCATAAGCATGGGATATAAACAAATAACAGATAGGAAGTTGAACAGGGCGATTATATATTTAGCATGTGTATTGTGTATAATAACGTTAGGAATATCAGTATTTACAATAGAGCAGGCAGGTATAATTGATATAAACTGTCCAATACACTATTTTACAGGGCTGAATTGTCCTGCTTGCGGGGCAACAAGGTTAGTTATAAGTATACTTAACCATCAATTTTATCAGGCGTTTAGGTGGAATCCACTGATATTTTTAAGTATTCCATACTATATAATAGCTTTGGTAGGCAGTGGTATTGGGTATACATTAAAAGGTAGGGCACCCGAGTGGCTGGGAAAGTCACTTGTAATATATGCAGTAATAATGGTGGTATTCATGGTGCTAAGGAATATGCCATTGTTATCATTTCTGGGACCAACATTTGTTGGGTAATAAGGCTAAGGAGGAAGGAACATGATGCGTTGTAGTTATTGTGGAAAGGAAGCGCCTGACCAGTATGCAAATTGTCCATACTGTGGGGCACCATTAAGCAGAAACGGGTGGCAGACACCTGTTGGCAGTATGCCTGGATATGGGCTAATGCTAACGATAGGAATACTGTATATGGTGTGCTGTTGTAACCTGATATTTGGGTTAATAGGAATCATATTTACTGTTTCGGCAAACAGTAAGTACAAGATGGGAGACATAGCAGGTTTCACAAGCAGCAAGAAGGCAGCACAGATAGTTTACATAGTAGGAATCCTACTTTACGTAGGAGCACTGCTAATCGGTTTCTTTACTGGCATGCTGGGAGTCATTACAAGCGCAGTACAATAAATTATATAACAGAGGAAATATAAAATGTACGGAATTTATTTAGATACAGAGACAACAAGCACATCACCTGGGCAGATAGCTGAATTATCGCTCATTGTAGAAGATTATGAAACACATCAATACATTGAAGCATACAACTACTTCTTTAAAGTAGATGATATGACAGATGGGGCATTCAAAGTACATGGATTCTCCAAAGAAATGCTGGAGAGTTTATCTGACGGGAAGCGGTTTGGGGATAGATACCCTGAGTTTAAACAGTACTTAGACGATGCCTGCTTGGTAGCTCATAATGAGGCTTTTGATGAAAGCTTTTTAAGTATGGAGCTTTGGAGGTTGGGGATTTCATACTCACCTAAACTTAGGGTGTGTACAATGAATTATTTTAAGGATATCATTAAAATTCCAGCAAGAACAATGAGGTATGGGAAGTACAAAAATCCTAAGCTATCAGAGGTATTGGAATACCTTCATATTGATACAGCTAAGGTGCAAGAGTATACATCTACACTATTTAAATGTGACAGTTCATCATTTCATGACAGTAGATTTGATACAACTGCCATTTATGTAATAATCAATGTATTAAGAGATATGAACTCAGGCAGAACAGAGTGGGTGCAAAAGTTCTGTAAGGTATAAGCTGTACAGGTATAGAGGTGAAAAGATTGGAATTTAAAGGACAAGGAAAATTAAAAGAAAACGTAGAATTTTCAGAGAGCATAACACCAGAATTTGACGGTACGAATATATTGAAGAGGGATAGCATGGAGCAAATAACCATATACGAGTACGCAAATATGGAATTGCCTCCCATTGATAGAAATATACAGTATTCAGAAAAGAAAAATAGAAGCAAGAAACGGGACAAGGCTGTGGAGTCATCTATAAGTGGCAATGCTACTTTTGATGCTGTTAATGCTAAGTCTAGTATTAGTATAGATACTATAAAGACAGTGAGAGACGTTAAAAGTACAGATAGAGGGCCTGCAGTTATCGAAACAGTTCCTTATACTGGCACGAATAAAATGATAAAGGCAATGTCGGATAGGGATAAAGCAAGACAAGCCGCAGAGATAGCAGCTATGAGAGATGCTAAAAAGCATCCATACACGAAAAAGCAACAGATACTCACAGAGGCAGAAAAGCGGCTATACGTGTTTATGCAGGTAAGACCAGAGATACTTAGGGATAAAATATCTAAAGCAGTAGGTAAAGATATAGGAAGCATAGTAATCATGCCAAAAGTAAGGTTAGCTGATGTTATACAGGTTAATCCTTATGGGCCTAAGAATAATAAGGCATTATATAAAATAGCATACAAACATCTTGATTTTCTCATAATGACGCCAGCACCAAAACTTGAGCTACTATGTGCTGTTGAGTTAGATGATTATACTCATAATACAAAAGATAGAGTCTTACGTGATAACTTTGTGGATTCAGTATTACAAGATTGTGACATTAAGTTATTTAGAGTAAAAGTTAGGATAGGGGATATAAAGCCAGAGCACCTAAGAGGTATAGAGGCATGTATAATAGAGCATTTCGCCCCTAAATGTCCTGACTGCGGTAGGCCAATGACTATGAAGTCTAGCTCTCGTAAAAGAAACTATGGTCACAGATTTTATGGCTGTATAGGCTGGTGGGAAACTGGTGAAAAGCATTGTGGTAAAACAATTGACATAGATTAAATTAGAGGTGCAAGAAGATGAAGATAGGTAAGCAGACTGGACAGGTGCAGAAGCTTAGGAGACAAACAACTATAGGAGATAAAATAGCATCCATAGTCAGAATAGTTGTAATAGTAGGCATAGTAATAGGACTAATTTGGGCACAAAATAACTTTGTAGCAACAAAAAGTTATATATTTACATCAGATAGAGTGCCGAAAACGTTTGTTGGTTTTAACATTGTTCATGTGAGTGACCTTCACAATTCCAATATTGGAGTCGTTGGAGCCGTAAAGAGAGCTGACCCAGATATAATAGTAGTCTCAGGTGGGTTCGCAGATGACAATGGAAGATTCAATAATTCAGTTAGAGTACTGGAGAGACTATCAAATATAGCTCCAACATTCTTTGTTTGCGGGGACTATGACGATGAAATAAAATCACAGTTCATATCAAGCGTTCAAGGGGCACAGTTAATAGAGGACAGCTCAATTACAGTAAACGCACCAGAAATTGACGAGTCTGCATTTATTGATAAATATATTGGCGGACGAATAGTTAATAAAGCTGAAGATGGCGACGAGGATGCAGTTCAATATATAGAATATACAAAGGAAAAGTTGAGCGAGGATGCAGATGCTAAGCTGATGATTTCTGGGCTGGCATACGGAAAAGAAGATATAGGTCTTGTAGACTTAATTTACAGTATCATAGGTACTGATAAAGAGATATTCCAGGTGAATGTAACAGGGCAGGTAGGAATATTTGATATATTGTCAACTGCTGATATTGACATAGTATTTAGCGGTGGAACACATGGTATGAATAATATAGACCAAGAATACTCAAAAGGCACTTACTCTAAAAACGGAACAACATTGTTCCTTAGTGGTGGCATTGGTAACCTAGATGAGTTCTCAGCTAGAATATTTAATTTCCCTGAAATTACAAAGATAACATTGTCAGATGGTACAATTAAGCAGGAAAATCCCATTGAAAAGCTGTTAAGTTATTTCATATCAGATGTAAAAACACGATTTGATGGCGATGAAGGGTTTAAGGAGTATGTATACAATTACGACGGGGCCACACCTTATGACACTGTTGCACCCTAATAATTATATTAGGCTTGGGGAAATTGTATGGAAAGGCATATGAAACTTGTAAGGGATAACATACCTAATATAATAAGACAGAACGGGTGTGAGTGTATATGCAGTGTGTTATCCGATAATGACTATTTGAATGAATTAGATGCAAAGCTAAATGAGGAAGTTGCAGAGTACCAAGAAAGTAAGTCACTTGAAGAGTTGGCAGACACAGTGGAAGTTATACTTGCCATACTAAAAGCAAGGGGATGGACCTTGGAGGAACTAGAGGAAATCAGAAAGAGTAAGGCAGAAACACGTGGTGGATTTGATGGTAAAATATTTTTAGAGACTGTGGTATGCCAAGATTAGCATGAAGTTGGAGGTAATACAGATATGATTTCCAATGATACCAAGGAGAAGCTCATAAATAGCTTTAACTCATTAGAGGCAGCAGCACATAATCTTAAAGCAACTATAGGAAATGAGGGAAAGCGAGCATTCGCAGACGGAGATACCCAAGACATCTCAGAGCTATTAGTTTTGATGACAAAGATGAATGAAATAATCGGAAAGATAAATAAGATAGCACCCTCATTTAGAACATACAGATTAGATTTAGCAACACAGTCAAAGCCAGATGAGCTTGGAATAGGTGAAAATAAGCACATAAAAAATTTGAATAGACAAGGTACTAAAAAGCCAGAGACAGTTGAAAGCAGTTTATATGGATTTAGCGTTGATGGTGAACAAGATATACCAATGTTTATAACACCAAATAATATTGGAATATCACCTATGGTAACACTGTCAGTTCATTTTAAAAATGGGCAACCAGTTTATGCAGATATACTGCCTGGAAATCGCATAGTGCTAGGGCCAAAGGCAGATACAGCTAAGATTAGAGACAGAATAAATAAGGCAGCTCAAAATGGAATAGTCAAGCTAACCACTATAAAAGACCCTAATGATGAAAATACCATTATGGAAGTAATACAAAATATGAGATTTAAGTCATTGGGTGTTATGTGTTCAATGATTCTAGGAGAGCAAGTACAAAACTCAAGAGAGGCATTAAAATTACTGCAATTTCAGTCAAAGGATGAGGAGTAAACAATGGAAAAAGGAATTAAACTAAAGAATACAAGAATTGTAGATAAGTTGGTTATGGCACAATGCCCAGACTGTCTAGCAAAGTCATCTATAGAGGACTGGGACAATGAGTTTATGCAATCTTCTTTTGCAAATAGAAAGATGAGGCGTAGATATAAGTCGCTTGGCAGTGAGACTGCAACTGACAGAGGAAGCAAATTGGTTTACATTTGTCCGAAGTGTAAATCAGTTGTTGAAGGATATATGATAAAAGTGGAGTAAGAAAGGACAGATTTATGAGAGATTGTATTTTCACATCAGAATCAGTGACCCCGGGACATCCAGACAAAGTATGCGATAGGATATCAGATGCAGTATTAGACGCTTGCTTAAGCCGAGATAGTAATAGTCGTGTAGCATGCGAGTGTTTTGCAACTGGTAATTTCCTGCTCGTAGGTGGTGAGATATCATCAAAGGCAGTGGTTGATGTAGCAGAGGTGGCCAAGCAGCAGATAAAAGACATAGGGTATACCGAGGATAATCTTGGTTTCTCAGCTAATAGCATTAAGATACTGAATAAGGTAGCAGTGCAGTCCCCAGATATAGCGCTTGGAGTTAATACTGGTGGCGCTGGAGACCAAGGCATAATGTTTGGGTACGCTTGTACAGATACACCAGATTATATGCCAGCTCCAATATATTATGCACATAGGTTAGCTGAGGCACTGACATATGCTAGGAAGCAACGATACAGCGGGTATTTAAAACCAGATGGTAAAACTCAGGTATCAGTAAGATATGATACTGATGGTAAGGTTGCAGGTATTGATACAATTCTATTATCTACTCAGCATCGTTCCGATGTGACCATTGATGATATAAAGCATATAGTCAAATCGGAACTCATACCAGAAGTGTTTCCTATACGACTCATTAGCAAGGATACAAAGGTTTTGGTCAATCCAACAGGAAGATTCGTGATAGGAGGGCCCGTAGCAGATACAGGGCTAACTGGTCGTAAAATCATAGTAGACAGCTACGGAGGCTATAGCAGACACGGTGGCGGTTGCTGGTCTGGTAAAGACCCTACTAAAGTAGATAGAAGCGCATCTTACATGGCAAGATACCTAGCCAAAAACATAATGGGTTCAGAGTTCATGCATAGCATGCCATTTAGTGGCTGTGAGATACAGCTGGCTTATGCTATTGGTGTAAAGGAGCCAGTATCAGTTTGTGTGAATCTTGAGAGTTGTGTTGACATAGACAGTAAAATTGCGGATGACGTTAAGCACAAACTAATAAAGGCTATTCGAGAAAATATAGACTTAACGCCTCTTGGAATAATAGATAGGCTACATCTAAGAAATATAAAGTACACACCCTTAACAGCATTTGGGCATATGGGAAGAGATGCAAGTATAGCACCCTGGGAAAAACTGGACTGTACAGAAATTTTTAACGACATCTGATTGACTCGATTGAGCTGCTGGGTCAAGTTTGAAAGGGCTTGCCCAGCAGCTTACCTTTTAGGGGAAGGATAGATTTTAATAAATTAAAAACGACGGAAAATTAAAAACTACATCAAATCAAGGCTATGAGAGGTTGAAAAGCATGAAGGTATACAATCCAGAAGGTAAGATGATTCATAACAATGCTGGTTTCAGCATCAAGGTACTAGAGAAGTATATGCAGGAGGGCACAATTATTGAGGCACCTGCAATTAAGTGTGATAGTGATATGACACTGTATTTTGACTTAGGCTATAATATTAAGGGAGTTATGCCTAAGAGTGAGTTCGGATATTCACCTGTTGGCAAAGAGCCAAAAACTGCTGCTATTGCTAATAGGGTTGCATCATATACATGTTTCCTTATTAAGGACATAATCAATGAAGATGATGACAGCTATAGATTAGAGCTATCCAGGAGGGAAGCACAAAAGGAGTGCTATGATAACTACATATCAAAACTAAAGCTTGGTCAGGTCATAAATGCAAGAATAACTCATGTTGAAAGCTATGGTGCATTTTGTGATATAGGATGCGGTATAATTGCACTATTGCCCATTGAGAATTTCTGTGTAACCAAGCTTCGTGGTTCAAACACCAAGGATGCATTGCGAGGGTACAGGGACCTGAAGGTGATAGTACGTAGCTTTGATAACTCTGGTAGAATCGTACTATCCCAAAAGGAGCTTTTAGGCACCTGGAGTGAGGAAGCAGCAAAGTTCAATAACGGTGATATAGTTGTTGGCACAGTTAGACTTGTAGAAGAATACGGTGTATTCGTCGAATTAACACCCAATCTAGCAGGTTTAGCAGACCCTTATGAGGGAGTCAAGGTAGGGGATGTAGTAGCAGTCTTAGTTAAGAACATTATCCCTGAAAGAATGAAGATAAAGCTAACAATTATAAACACTGACACGGTTGCAAAGATTCCAGCAAAGCTAGATTACAAGATACCCGAGAGTGGCTTCGTGAAATATTGGTTATATTCACCTGATGGTGCAGCTAAGAAGTTTGAGACAATCATAGAGGATTAACAGCAAGTTTAGCTGGTACAAAATACACATGGTCATTTGTTGGCCATGTGTATTTTATTTTGTATGCATTTATCATTCATTATTTAAGATAATGACACTTAATAAAACATTATTTAATACAGATTGGATTATAGTATAATACATATAATCAGACAATTAAGTGATAAAAAGACAAATTTAAAATTAAAAATAAAGGCAAAGGGAGTTATAGCAATAGGCATTCAATACGAATTTATACAAGGAGGAATAGTTATGGCAGCACGTACAAATTACCAAATCGTTGGTCGTTACATGGACGGTTCAGAGGTTACAGGGTATCATTTAATGGATATCAGTACAGGTAAGAATAGGAGGTACTCAAGGGAGCAACTAGCATTCCTGGTTGGAAAAGGGCAGGTAACAAATTGTTCTGGTCAAATCTATCAGGATAAGTTACTTCTTCGTGGTGTAGGTATGTCACTGGATGATTTACCAGTTCATCAGGAAGGTAAAGGTATGACTCGTACTGATAGTGTGGGTAAGATTCGCAGAGGCACTACAGCTGCTGATGCAATGACACAGCTAATGATAGTTGGGCTGATTAAAAACGGTAGAGAGACGGTCGGGTATGTTGTTCAGAACTCTGGTGGCGCAACAAAGAGGGCTAAGCGTTCTGATGTTATACAGCTAGCATCAGACGGCAGAATCGGAAATGCGCGTGTACAAAATTACAATGGCAGAGTACTTTTAAGGGGTGTAGGCGTAAATCTCGATGAGTTGCCTGTTGAAAACATTGGAGCGGCTAAGGCAGAGTAACACAGAGAAATGGATATACAGTATTAGTATATGTAATATACAATTAAATATTTAGCCAGAAATATGGAGGTAACTGATGTTACCTCCATATTTTTATATAGCATAAGAAGATTTATATTATTTTGAGTATAAATAGCATGCTTATATTTTAGGGTGAATTTAATTTAGTTAAAGTTGTAATTTATACTTAGGGAATTGGGAGTGATAGCAATGAGATATAAAAAACTGCTGGTAGCATTAGCAGTATCTGTGATGGCAATTATATCTTGTACTTTTGTTGTCGGAGCAGCATATGCATCAGAGCCAGACAATAGTAGCGGCTATACATTGCAAATAACAAATAAACAGGGAGAAAGTGTAGAATTACACGCAGATGAAATAGAATTAAGCGTGGAGTTTCACAATATACTTGATACATTAAGCAGTGATAGTATCAAGCTTAACATATATAGAGTTATAAATGACTTAGGTATAAGCCATGATATATCAGTGTCATTTAACAGGGACAAGGTATACAAGATATTAACTGACGCAGGATGGATAGGGAGTAATAGAGTATTGCCAACAGATGCATACATAGATTTTTCTGATGAGCTTAATACTTTTGTTATTGTACCTGAAACTGAAGGCGATACACTTAATATAGACCTAACACTTGACATCATAGAAGCCAACATAGCAAAGCTAAATACAAGCTTGAATTTAAATGAGACAACAGCATACTTAAAGCCTGATGTAACATCTAGTATTCTTCAATCATCCCTGAATCAGCTTATTGATTTAACCAACTTCAATATAACATACAATATTGGTGATAAGACATATAATTTTGGTGTAAATCAAATGGCTAATTATGTATCACTCAATGACGCCAAGGTGTGGGTACTTGATTCAACAGGAGCGGCTCAAGAGTTTGTAAGCACGCTAAAGAGTGAGCTAGATACATACGGTGATGACCTAGCCTTCACAACTACTCAGGGAGAGACAATTACGGTTCCAGGTGGAAACTGGGGTTGGCGTTTAGACACTGAATCAACAAAGCAAAAGCTCATTGAGCAAATTTCTACTGGTGAAGATGCCGTAGGCGAATTAGTTTGGACTCAAAAGGCACCACTATATGGGGATAAGGAATTCGTTAATTATGTAGAGATAGACATGGGGGACCAACACCTCTACTTATATACTAATAATACTCTTGTAGGGGATTGGCCAATCGTAACTGGTACATACACTAACACAGGTAGACGAACTCCAGAGGGTGTATATATTCTTAATTATAAAACAACAGACACATATCTCAGAGGGCCTACTTGGAACAGTTGGGTTATGTACTGGATGCCATTTAATGGTGGCATCGGTATGCATGATGCTAACTGGCGTAGCAGCTTCGGTGGAAACATTTATATGTACAATGGCTCACACGGTTGTATCAATATGCCAACGGCTGGGGCAAAAACAGTTTATAATGCAATAGATAAGACATATGCAATTATATGTTATTATTAAACATTAGGAGGAAAGAGAGCATGAAAAGGTTAGTATTATCATTATTGCTAGTTTTACTTTTGGGGCTAGTTGGGTGTGGGAAATCACCTGTTGATACCGTAGGAACAGGTGATGTTGACGCCATTGGGCAAGACACTAGTTCTGAGCAGAGCGCAGGGGAGGATGTCTCAGATATCCTTGATAGAACAGAGGGAAACCATGATATTGAGGATAGAAATGAACCTACTTGGGAAGGACCTCAAATGGTGGATGGACCATTAAACCTTGTAGAAACTGATGGCTTCATTCATTATGAGATGTACGACTCCTTCTATAAAGAAGATGGAAATTACAGCGTAGACATTCTAGTACCATCTTTAGATTTGTACAATACCAACAGCGAGGCAAGCCGGTCAGAGCAAGTATATTTACTAGGAAACTATGATTGGAATTACGGAGATACACGTCCTGAATATTATTATACTATTGAGGACGGAGAAGATAAAGATATATTTACTTATGAGCTGAGGCCAGTTGAGACATCCGTTCCAACTCAATATGACCCTCGTGTAATGGTGCGGATCAGCTTAGACACAGATTTTATTTATCTTGATGATATTGAATTTTTGCTCGAGCAACAGGAAGATACAGTAGATGATGTAGTATCAAATCCTAACAGGGATAAATCAAACTCAGATGAAATCACAACTCTTGTTACAGAGGATTATATGGGCGGATTAGCCAGATATGCTAGCACAGTATCTAATGACTTAAGCATAAATGATATGATAGGAATTCGTAGGTTCATTGATGACAGACAGATTCTAACCATTGAAGTACTAACTAAACTTGAGCTTGATGTAACTGATGATATGGCAGATGAAGATATTGAAAGTCTTCGTGAACAAGGTAGAGCAGAATCATGGAAATACATACAGGACATCTTGAGTGTTTACGGGTTAGACAGTTTTGCACAAGAGTTATTAGAAAACGGTGAAGTTCCTCAATTTGATTAAATTACAGGTGAAATTATGATAATTGCATTTACAGGGGCTGGAATAAGCAAAGAATCAGGAATACCTACATTTGAAGACATGGGAAATTTGAGGGAAAAGCTCAGCAGGAGTTTTGCAACTCAGCATCCAGATGAATATGACCAGATAGTTGGTAACCTGATCAATACATGCAGTAAGGCAGAGCCAAATAATGCACATCTAGCATTGGCTAAATATGCTATACCTGTTTTGACAATGAATATAGATGGATTACATCAGAAGGCAGGGAGTAAAAATGTGATAGAGTTACACGGTAATCCAAAGACAGGTATAGTACTATATGGTGACCCAGCCCCAAACTATCAGATAGCATATGATTGGGTTGAAAACTTACTGCCAGGAGACATATTTTTGGTTATAGGTGCATCTAGATATACCAATTTCTCTGCAATGATAAGGGTGTTAGCAAAATCAAGTGGGGCTAGAGTAGTAGAGATTCAGAAAGAAGCGTCTAAAAATGTAGAAGCATTTCTATATAATCACAGAGATAAAATAGAGTCATTTGAAGATTTTGTAAAGAGGGCAGAGTAAAATAGGGTGGCTAGCTTAATAATAAGTTAGCCACCTTATTTTAATAGGATATTATACTAAGAATTAAGCAATATCAACAAATAAAAGTGAAATTATTTAATTATAATAAAATGCAGGTGATTTGGAGTGAATAACCATGTATAACACAGTTGCAGGCCAGGGACCAGATTTTAATAATCCAGCATTATATAAAAAGACACATAAAAAGAAGTATATGATTACAGCATACATGCCACCTATGGGGACAACAGTAACAAATTTCCTTGAACAGGCTAATTATATAACAACACCAGAAAAACAATTTGTTCTTATAGGAACTGTAGGGGAACAATGGGTAATAGATGTGGCAAAGCTAGCAAAGACATACACATTTCCTGATGGTTCACCAATAACACAAGCAAGGCTAAATAGAATGTGTATACCTTATATGCATAATGGTGTGCAGACTGGGATTATCAGAGAGTTCAGGGTGGTATCTAAAGAAGGACCAATAAATTGGGCAGTGCATGTACCACTGAACTATTGCTTTCAGATACCAACAGCTTGGGGAGACATGCTAACCGTAAATGCTCCAGGTATACAGCATGGGAGCGGCGACTTCCTGGTGTGTTCTAATAGGGGTGGGAGGCCTGACATCAATGATAGATGGGTTGTAAACGGGGCAGTGTTTCCATCAACTTATGATATAAGAGCTTGGTCAAGGTGATAAAGATGATAAAGATATTTGGGAGAAAAGATATACCACCTAGAAAAATTATGACAACGGCAATAAGGCTAATAGACACAAGGTCAATAGAAAAGACAGCTGAAACAATGCATGTAACAGAGGATTTTGTGAAACAAGCAATAGAGTGGTATAACATACCAGAGTATGTGTACCACTCGAGTTATACACCTGTTGAACTACTAATGCAAAGAGGTAACAAAACAGACCGCATGATGTTTAACAGTGTGGCAGAGGCGGCTAGGTGGTTGCAGTCTTTGGAGCCCTGCACTAGATATACAATAAAGCAATTGTCGTCTATGATTAGAACACGTATAAATACAGACAAGACATGCTTTGGATTTATAGTGAAGGATTTGGACATAAAGAATGAGCTATTTAACATGAAGGGAATAATATATTCCATGGGATATAAATGATATAACCTAAAAATATACATTTAGATATATAGAGGTATAATTAAAAGAAAAGGAGAGCACAGTATGCTTGGTATCATTACTATTAAATGCGAATACGGTTATATCAGCGGCAAACATTGCAAAGTGTTTGACGAAGATTGGGCGTAGTCAAATTTAATATGTAATATAGCATAGTGCTTTCTTAACATACATTATTTGTGGATTAACAGGCATTGGCTATAAGTCAATGCCTGTTTTTATATGTCGGTGTAGCTCAGTTGGTAGAGCACCTGCCTTTTAAGCAGGGAGTCGTGGGTTCGAGTCCCATCACCGACACCATAACTGAAGTACGGAGGATATAAAATGTTTGAGCGTGAAGAACAAATATGCAAAAAGATTGAAAGTGAATACTTTAGTATCGCCAACAATAGACCCGAGTTCAGGAGCAAACCTAGAGTTATAGACGTAAGAACACATAGATTGCCTGATTGTAAAAAGCTCTGGGTCCCTTTAGCAGCTGAGGGTGGAAGCTATGGATACAAAAGGTATGATGGGGATTATGATTGGAGAACTAGACCGTATGGTGGAAACACAGATGGGATAGAAGATGTAGCAGTATGTTTAATGGAGGCTACACCTAAGCAATTACCAACTTTGTGGGCAATTATACTTAAAACTCATCTTGATACACTGATAAAAAATTCAGCATACATCAACCAAATAAACAGCTTACTCTTTGTGGGCGTAGAGATAGACAGAAATGTGCGCCCTGACCTAAGAATAAGGTACACTATTCCTATTAGTATCAGGGAGTATACAGAGAGATATGTTAATAGCATAGTAAATAACATGAGTGGTAATGAAGTAGCACAGCTATTCTCAGAGATAATCATTAAATTGTTAAATACAACAGTTATTTATAGCTTTGATTAAGGTAGGAGACAAACATGATGAATTTCAGCATGCATTATGAATATGACTGGCACTTCGATTTTATTTGTGAAATCGAAGATATTTGTAATGTTCATATTCATAAGCTTGCTAGAGCGTTAGAGTAGCCATAATAGCATTGGCGTCTAAATACGGACGGAAGGTTAACCCGTCTAGCTCAGTAGGTTTACTGGGCTAGACGGGTTAATTTTTTGTTGAGGTGGTGAAAGATGGAAGACTGTGAAGATTATTGGTTTATAGCTTTGGTTTTAAGGACATAAATACATGCCCTAGGCTAATTATATGCATTTTTAAGCGAATAAAAACTTTCAGAAAATTTTGAAAAACCTATTGACAAGGGGATAGATTTGCGGTAAGATGTAAGAGAAGTTAAGGGATAGAATTTGTGGATGTAGCCAAGAGGTTTAAGGCGGCAGACTGCAAATCTGTGAGTTACACTCTCATCGGTTCGAATCCGATCATCCACTCCAAGATGTAAGCAGGTGATAAAATGAGAAGATTACTTGATTTTCGATGTTAAACATTAAATATGGCCCATTGGTCTAATGGCTAGGATATGTGACTGTCTCTCACAGGGTGCCGGTTCGATTCCGGCATGGGTCGCCACAAACAGATTTATATGGCGCGTTGGTCAAGCGGTTAAGACACCGCCCTTTCACGGCGGTAGCACGGGTTCGAACCCCGTACGCGTCACCATGTGGCCGTAGCTCAATAGGTTAGAGCATCGGATTGTGGCTCCGAGGGTTGAGGATTCGAGTTCCTCCGGTCACCCCATAAGCTCTCATAGTGAAGTGGCTAACACGGTAGCCCCTCAAGCTACAGGCGCCGGTTCGAATCCGGCTGGGAGTACCATACATTACCTATTAACTTTTAATTATTAAAGGTTAAATTTTAATAGGTGGTGGTTAGCATGAAAAAACCTAAGAAGTACCCAAGCACAATTTACAAAGGCATAACAGATGACCCAGACACATGGGGGATGTGTTGCAGTAAAGAGATGGCATATAGGTGTGCAGAGAGCAATTATAAAGCACCTTCCATCTTTGAAAAGCTAGCATGGTTTATCCTATGTGCGTTAGAAGCAGCGGTAACAGCATTGACAACTCTTGTGTTGTATCTATTCTGGGCATTACTGATGTGCAATATGATTGGCGCAGCATTTACTCTATTTTGTGGAGCAGCAACACGCGGGGTGTATATTGTAACATCAATACTCACAGGGTTGATAGCGGTGCCAATTATTAAGGATGGAATCAAAAAGATTGTAAGAGAAATTCATTACGGATATAGCATAGATAGCTGGCTAACAACATTAGTTTGGATTGTAACTTGGGTACTAGCAACAATACTATCAGGTCCAGTAATTGCAAGCATTATGGGTGCATGAGCACCCATCTATATGCCTCGGTAGCTCAGTGGTAGAGCGGCAGGTTGAAGCCCTGCGCGTCGCTGGTCCGACTCCAGCCTGGGGCACCATACATAGGAGTCATTCAATGGTAGGATGCTGGTCTCCAAAACCAGTCATGGAGGTTCGAGTCCTCTCTCCTGTGCCATTTATATGCACCTGTAGCTCAGTTGGTAGAGCAACGTGCTGATAACGCGGAGGTCAACAGTTCAAATCTGTTCAGGTGCACCAACCTGCTAATGCAGGTTTACATGGGTCGGTATCCAAACTGGTGAAGGAAGCGGTCTGTAAAATCGTGACGTAAGAAACATTGTTGGTTCAAATCCAACCCGGCCCACCATTAAATAGCATAGCAGAACAAGATAATCAGCTATATACTAAGTATAGGTATATAGCTGATTAAATTTATTCAGTGTGTAATATTTAACTATGCAGATGAAATTTAGGGTATACACTAATATCAGCATTTAAAAATTTTTAATTAAGCAGTTGAGTATAGGGGATATAGATTTAGAATGAGTTAAATTTTGAAATTTGTATTGTGCATCCACACTATAGATTAGCATGGAATATTAAAAAGAGCAGTAATATAAAGTTATACAGGAATTTGAAAGGAGAAGCAACATGGCATGGGATTTATTTAATAAAGTATTTATGACAGTAGCTATGATTGGAAATGCATTTCTATTTATAGCATTAGTAGTCAGCATAGTATATCTATTGTGGCTCATATTTTCAGCAATATTCAGTACAATAAGAGGATATGCAGTAGCAATAAGAAAAAAGCGAAATGGAGTAATAGCAGAGCCAAAGCTTAAGAAGTATTATAGGGCAATAAAAAGAAAAAACATAGAAGCAGCTAAAAGAGAGCTAACTAATTATGCAAACAGATGCCCGGCTAGAAATTCAAGATGCTTACATGAGGTATTTTGTCCGGAGTGTCCATTCGGAGGTTTAGCAGTAACAAGTTGCAGAAAAGGTTGGTAAAATGGAATTAAACATTAGGAAGTTTTGCCCATTCTGTGGTGGAAATAAGCTCAAGCTAGACAGCAAAGCTAGAAAAGTAGGGTTACAGGAAATGTATGACGGATACAAAGCAAAATACACCGGTTCAGTTCGTTGTAACATATGCCATGCAAGAGGGCCAACTTGTACAATTTTGTTAAAAACAAAAACATTTACAACAATAGATGAGCAATATTTAAGTAACCTTGCATTTGAGGCTTGGAACAACAGAGCAGTTTAATAGCAGTATAAAGCATGCAGATATAACCTAAGTAATTACTATATGGCGGCATATTTAAGCTGCTAATAGTACTTAATTTAGGTCATAGTCTGCATGCTTTTATAATTTATAAATAAAAATAAACAGGAGGGTATCACACATGGACATAGGGTTTGATACAATTGAAGTAAAACAGGAATTTGATAAGCTGATGGACTTAGGGGCAGACAATATAGCTAGAGACAATGGCTATGAGTTTACATGGGCAACATCCGAGGCTGGGGAAGATGAAAAGGAGTTTGCACAAAAAACATATGATGAACAAGTAGCAAATGAGATATTAGGCATATAATGAAATGAGGGGTGATGGACGTGCTGTATGAGTTAATGAATAAAGACAGAGTATTGGCAATATTAAACGTAACAGAAACAGGTGCACATATAGATAAAATAATTGGAACTATTCCAGGATACATAGGAGATGTAACAAGCTGGGTGGATGGTAGAACATCCCCAATAGGAAGAGCAAACATAGGAACCCTGTTAAAGCTTGCCGGAATAAGGAATAGGCAAGAGTATTTATCAGTTACCTACGGTATATCATTGACAGATACATTTTGGGTAAGGCCTGTTGGTAATACAATGGTATGGGATAGGGTCAGCCCTTATAAAAATAGGTTAAGCAGAATAATATCAGAAATAGCATTAAATGGTGGATTTACTGCAAATAATGTCAGGTCTCCTTCTCCTGAATACACCTTGGATGGTAGCACAGACAAGTGTTGGAAAAGAGAGAATGGCATAATATATCTATATAAAACAAATGGAGAAAAGTGGAGTGGTATTACAGGCAATAGACCATATTGTGAATACTATGCTTGTCAAGTAGCAAAACAGCTTATATCAAATAAAAGACATTTTGTTCACTACGGTATAAAGGTAGCTAAGACAGATAATGGGTATAACAAGGCATATGTAAAATGTCCAATATTTACATCAGAAAGATTTGGATACCTTCCTATGGACCAATCAGGGTACAGCGGAGTAGAGCTAATAGATTTATACAAGATATTACCAGATGAGAGCCAGCTAATTTTAAGAGAAATGCTATTGTTAGACTCAATAATACTTAACTTTGATAGACACATGGGAAACTACGGGTTCATTGTTAATAATGACACATACAGGTTACAATCATTTGCACCTATATTTGATAATGATTGCAGTTTAGGTGGGTTTGTATCATTGAAGTCAGCGAACATAAAAGAAGCATACATCGAAGCATTGAGAAAACAGCCTAGAACAGAATTAGGTGGATACATCAAGCAAGCTAGAATGTCATTAACAGATGAACTTATATCAAATATGAAAAATATGTATCCATTCCATTTTGACAGATTACCCAGGGATATAGATGTTGAGGACGAAAGGATAAAGTTCATGGAGTTTATAGTGAACTCACAAATAAAGGCAATACTTCATGGGTGACATACTAGTATAAAGTATATAGAAAATTTTATATAATATATAAAGCATTAAGCATAGGGGAAAGTTAAATTAAAGGAGAAGTTAAGATGGCATTTCAGAATGTGGTGGTTGGAGAACCACTTATACATCCTAAAGAGTTGATAGCACTGAATGATGAGGATTGGGAAAGCAATGAGAAACAGCAGACACTCTTTACATCAGAGAGATTTCTACCTAAGATTATGGTAGAGGCAGGTGTTGTAAAGAGCATAAATGAGGTAAGAAGAAACCAGCCAAATTTGGTTAAAACACTTGATGCCTTAGACTGCATAAATATTAAATGGGGAAAGCATTTTTTATACCTAGTAGTAGGTGAGTAATAGTATGGGAGAGAGTTACATACAAAGCCAATTAGAGCTACTGAAGCTATTACCTAGCAGTACAAATGGAGAAATCTTTACTGGTGAAAAAACCGCTAGAGAAATAATAGATAGCTTAGTTAGCTAGATAGGCTCAGGAGTATTTCAGAATAAGAACTCAAAATTCTTAGATATCTATACCAAATCTGGAATATTCTTACTATTACTCTATAATATACTTATGAAAACTTTATTACGTGTGATACCAGACGAGAGTGAAAGGTCGGCTCACATTCTAAACAATATGCTATACGGCGTAGCACCATCTACTGAAACAGCCTTAGTCAGCAGAAAAACATTGTACAGAGACTGGTCCACAGTTGGAAACATTAAACACGTACCAGGATATAAAATAAGTAAGAATAGAAAAGATATCATACGTAAGGAGTTAGGGGATATGAAATTTGATGTGGTGATTGGAAATCCACCATACAATAGAGGAATGGATATAGACTTTGTGAAGGTGGGATTTGATTTATCAACAAAGTTTGTATGCATGATTACACCAGCTAAGTGGCAAACAGCTGATGCAGACCAGCGTATTTCTAGTAATATATCATACGGAGAATTTCGTAGACAACTAGTTCCTCATATTAGTCATGTTTGTTTTTATCCTTGTTGTAAGGATATGTTTGATATTCTGCAAGTGGATGGTGTAGCCTATTTTTTAATGGATAAAGAAAAGCACGCTACAGCTGTAGTACAAAATGTATCTAAATACTTTCCTGAGCTTAATGGGAAAGAAATCAGGGATATAACCAAAAGACAATCTTTAGTAAATATAGGGAACAGTCTTGTGGAGTACCTTGGAGACTACACAAAGTTTCAATTCAGTAATACTTTTGGAAAAGCTAGATACCAAGTGTGGATGAATACACAAACACCTGGAGGCTCCCTATCAACTGTAACAAGCAGAAGGCCAACTTTATTTGTAGGGGCAGGGGAAATTGAGGATACATTATCAGGAGTTCAGTTTGAGCACTCTCCGTCAAGCATGCTAGCATTTGAGTCTGACAAGATAGAAGAGTGCAATTCATTTCTTTCCTGGATAGGAACAAGGTTTACACAGTTCTTCTTATTTATAAATCAAAGTAAGTTGACTGGAAATTTAACAGACGATTGCTTCCGATTTGTTCCTGCTCCCACGGTCCTTGATGAGCAAGGAAACAGGGTACTTGGCAAATTTGACCATATTTATACAGACCAGGAACTGTATAAAACTTTTAATATTCCTCAAAAATACATTGATGTGATCGAAGCAGTTGTTAAAGAACGTAAGCAGTGAGCAGACAGTATCCATAATATCTGGAGGTGGCTAGGGTTAACAGCACTGTACAGAGTTAAAAATAGTAGGGGTGAGATAGTAGGATTTATACTATCTGATGGTGTATTCTACAATGTGCATTATACAACAAGACAAATAAATTAAACAGAAAGGAAGTTAAAACATGGGAAAGATCGAATACACTCTTAGCATTGAGGCAAACGAGGCACTTCGGACTGGGAACAAGGAGCTTAGAAAGGTGTGCCAGAATATTCTGTGCGCAATCAAGAACAAGGCCATCGACAGCAGAAAAAGTGAGTTAACAGAGGAAGAGGAGCAGCAGGTAATTATCAAGCTCTACAAGCAGAATAAGGAGAGCATTGACACCTGCCCAGCAGACAGAACGGATATTCTGAGCGAGCTAGAGTATGAGAGAAAGAAGCTCGAGGAGTTTATGCCACAGCAAATGAGTGAGGTTGAAATCAGACAGACAATTGATGAGGTACTAAGTAGCCTGGGTATCTCAACACCTACTCCTAAGGATAAGGGCAGAATTATGAAGGAGTTAATGCCCAAGGTCAAGGGTAAGGCAGACGGGAAGCTTGTGAATCAACTACTGTCAACTTATTTTGCATAATAGGAGCAAACTAGATGCATAAGTCTATCAAAGATATAGATTTTAAGACAGTTGATATGTATGATATAATACATATGGACAAAGAATTTTTTGAAGGTATGTCAAATGAGCAGGCAGCTGACATCCTTGAAAAGCAATTAGAAAGATACAATAAAGGAGGTTTGTATAGTCCAAGGCCACATTTAGGGAAAGCGCTAGAATTGGCAGTAAAGTCACTTAGAGAAAGTAAATAAAAACATTTAGTAATTTAAATTCATTAGTATTAACAATCAGACAGAAAAGAAGGAGTTATGAAGTTTTAGATGGACAGTGACAGTATATACCTCATCATAGCAATAATAGCATTAGTTACGATGTCGGCTTATTTCTCTGCAACAGAGACAGCATTTTCGTCTTTTAACAAGCTAAGAATGAAAAGTAAAGCAGAGGATGGAAACAGCAGGGCTTCCTTAGCACTAAAGTTATCAGAGGACTATGATAGGCTCATATCTACGATTTTGATAGGTAACAACATAGTCAATATAACAGCATCAACAGTGGGAACAGTGCTGTTTACTAAGTTATATGCAGACTATGGACCAACAATTTCAACAGTGGTATTAACATTGGTAGTGCTGATATTTGGAGAGATATCACCAAAGAGTTTAGCTAAAGAGCATGCTGAAAGTTTTGTATTATTCTCTGCACCAATTTTAAGAATCTTTTTGATTATACTAAGACCATTGAATTTTATATTCTCACAATGGAAGAAATTACTAAATCTCATCTTTAAACCGTCTGAAGACAGTGGAATAACAGAGGAAGAACTGTTGACAATGGTTTCAGAGGCAGAGAATGAGGGTGGGTTAGACCAACATGAGAGTGAGCTAATCAAGTCTGCAATAGAATTTGGCGAGCTAGTAGCTAAAGATATCTTAGTGCCAAGGGTTGATATCATAGCAATACCTTATAATGAATCAATGGATAAAATAGCATCTGTCTTTGCTGAGAGCGGATATTCAAGGCTTCCTGTATACGATACAGATATAGACAATATAGTAGGCATACTCCATGAGAAGGATTTCGTTGCAGCTAGGTACAGAGGGCAAGAAGATATAAAGGGTTGCTTGTCAGAGGTTCATTATACAACTGCAAATGCAGACTTAGGTTTACTGCTGAAAACACTTCAGAAAAAGAAAGCTCACATGGCAATCGTTGTAGACGAGTATGGCGGAACCGAAGGGCTTGTAACAATGGAGGACATCTTAGAAGAGATAGTCGGAGAAATTTGGGATGAGCATGACGAGGTAGTTGAGTCAATTAAGAAACAGGCAGATGGTTGTTACTTAGTAGCTGCTAATACTGATGTATCTGACATTTTTGACCTTATGGAAATCAGGGGAGATTGTGAGGCAAGTACAGTATCAGGCTGGGCAATAGATAAGCTAGGCAGGCTACCAGTTGTTGGTGATACTTTTATATCAGATGGTATGGAGGTAGAAATAACAAAGGCAGACCAGAAGAAAGTAATAGAGGTACTAATAAAGAAAGCCAAGCAGTCAGATGAACCAGATGGTACAGATAAGGCAAAAGAAGCAGGTAAAGTAGAGCGGGAATACGAGGCAAGCTAGTTTAATGGCTATGGTGCAAGTAAAACGCATCATAGCCATTTTTATTTGAACAAATTTGAGTTATACATTTATAAGATAAAGAAATAAAAATATAAAATATTGATTATGCAATACAGACAACAGAGGACGTGGTATAGATGACTGAATGGCTATATAGCATAGACCCAGTTACACTTATAGCATGCTTAATCATCATAGCAACATTGTTAATTCAACTAATACTATGCTTTAAGGTTAAAAGTAAAATAATTAGGCTACTACCAATTTCAGTATTGGCAGTAGTATCAGCAGTTTTTACGGTGCTATGTACACTAACAACTGGTTGGGACGGGCTAGCATATGCATTGTATGCAATATTTGCTGGTATACTGCTAATAATTTGTTGCTTCAGCTGGGGAATTTGGTGGGTAGTAAAGCGAATAAAAGCAAAGAAAATACAAGCTAAAAATAATATAAACACAGAGAAATCTGGGAGGTGAGCATAATGTGGGATGATTATAATGGGCTATATGGTATGAGCAGCGATATGATAGCCGAGCAAATGATGCAGAAAAACATGGAGACATCTGGAGGATACCAGGCAAAAGTAACAGGAGACACAGGAGAATTAAAGCTATCATCAATATTAAAGAGTTTACCAGAATGTTATCATGTTATGGATGATGTGCTACTACAAACAAAGCGTGGGAGTACCCAAATAGACCATATAATAGTCAGCCCATTTGGTATATTCATAGTTGAAACTAAAAATCATAAGGGAATGATATTTGGTGACTGTTATGGGCAAGTATGGACACAAGTTCTACCTAGAACAGGTAGGTTTAAGTTTTATAGCCCAGTATTACAAAATGCAGGACATATAAAGAATTTAGTCGAGCAGACAAGAATACCGCCAAAATTCATGTCTGGGGTAATAGTATTCACTAATCCTGAAGTAAACTTAATGAATGTTAATTGTCCATTTTGTTTTCAGATAGACTCCTTATATTCATATATAGCTAGCTTTACAACGCAGATATTAGGTGAAAGACAAGTAATAGCAGCAATACAACGCATAGATAAAATTGATACAAACAGTTATATGAATAGACAAAAACATATAGATTATGTAAATAGCATAAAAGAAAAAAGAGGGTACTAAAGAAACCTGAGAATAAACAGCAAATAAACATAGACGAGGATGGAATTATGCATGTGGTTATATCATGGCACGTACAGTCAATATTACAAGACAATTAAAAAACAGGGTTTGATTCTACCTGATGCTAATAAAGACACAGTGACACAAGAATTGGACACGCTGATAAATAACAGGGCAGGAAGGAAACTGCGTGGTGGATGTGTTTACCTATCGAATGACAAAGATACAATGATGGGGTTTGATGAGTATTTTAGGATTTCAACATCTTGGATTGATACAAGATTACTGTATGTAGCAAATAACAGGGAATTAGACGAGATACTCTGCAGAAGAAGCAAAGAAGACATGGCCAAACACATAGACGGCTATATAAAATCTTACATTAGCTATGAAAATTATTTAAATGTACAGGAGAAGTATGATAGAGTATATTCACCAGAATTTTTATACTATGCTCCTATAGTAATATACAGAGGAAGACCCTACAGCCTACCAAAGAGTAACCAGTTTGATATTAAGATGGGAAAATGAAAATTTATAAGCTTTTCTAAGATGTGAGTGTTAAACATAGAATTAAGGAAGGAACATAGAGATGGGTGAGTTAATACCTGGAGTAACAATCATACAGGATTTAACAGGGCAGTATGCATTTAGAGAGTGTATATCTGTCTTGAAAGTTTGCGCAATTGTTATACTTGGTGCATTTATAGTAGCAGCTCTTGTTATTGCAATATCAAGCAGCAGTAAAAAGTATTTAATCACAATACTACCAGTAGCAGCACTTGTAGTAACGATGTGTTTAATGGTTATAACATATAGTACACAATCTGGGTACACAGTTTACAAAGTCATAGTAGAAAAGAAAGCTGACGAAGATGTACTGTATGAACAATACGAAATAGTGGAGGACAATGGTTCAACAAAAATACTAAAATCAATAGAAAGGCAGGATAATATTATAGAGTAGAATTTAAGTTAATTTGGACTGGAGGAAAGTCTATGAAGGTAGCAATTTGTCCTGATTGCGGAAGTATTAACACTTATATTCATGATGAGAGGTTCAGTGATGAAGGAGTTAGGTTAACTTGTTCAGATTGTGGATACAGAAGGTATTTTAAGGATATTTCAGATATTGATATGGTAGAGGCACCTAAAACATTAAGAGAGTCAACAAGTAGGAAATTAAACAGGACAAAGAGAGCACAGCGCAGGCATAAAGATATAACCAAGGCAATTAGGAAGAAATACATCTCAGACCATGTTTACTTCAATCTTGGTGGGGAGTTTTCTTATTATAATAATCTGCATCAGTACAGTAAAAATAAAATACATTGTAGCTGCCCTTTGTGTGCAGCAAAGTCTAAGACTAAATACGGTAGAAATATGAAGATATCGGAGATTCGTAAGATAGGGTTGAAATCTTTCAAAAGGCAGTCAAGTCAGTTGGAAGCACTTAAGAGTGAAGCATAGGCTAGGATTTATACAATTGAATATTATTGGATATAAATAAAAGTTGAAATTTGGTCGAATTAGAGTGCATAAAGTGGGAGGAGACCATTATGAGAAGAAGTTATACCCTGAAGTCCGGTGAGGTCATCAACTGCTACTACAAGAAATATGCAGGTTGCATCATTATTCTGGATGAAGATGACAACGAGAAGGAAGTGATTGATCTTCCTTACGGTGACACAAAGGCCACCTTTGAGTATCATGGTGAGACAATCTGCATCGACGATTACAACTTCATGACTGTTCGTGAGCTGCTTGCAAAGTGCAGAGAGAAAGCAATTGAGAACGGAGATGACCCATCTGATATGGGAGCGCTTCGTGAGAATGACCTGCTGACAACTCTTCTCAAGGACACTGAAAACTTCGGAATCGTGGATGAAGTAGAGTGTTACAACACCATTATCCCTGGCTTGGGGATTGCGTTTAAAGGGACAGGCAGCACAAAATTTAAGGTTCTGACCATTCCTTTTGAGTACAACTACAAGAGGGAAGATTGGAACTACAAGGTTGAGTTTAAGCCTGCTAATCCTGACATTGCCAAAGTCACAGGTCGAGAGACATACTATCTGTCTGACATTGTGAGTCATATCCGTAGAGGATATGCACGGCTTGTTGATATCCGTGATTTCCAGGAGGAAGCTAAAAGACTTGACAGCATTGCGCTTAACACAGAGGCAAGGATTGGAGTCCTTTGATAAATAGCAATTAAAATGGCTGGTTAAGTCAGTATAATATCAAGTGTGCATGTAAGTGTACACTTGATATTTTTATACAATTATATAATTAAAGCACTTGTAAATAGGCATTGAAGTGAGTAAGAATAAATTATTTAAATAATAAGACATAATAGGGGTGGAGGCATGCATACTGAAATTAGTCAAGCAGTAGTGAAGTTAAAATGCAAAAAGACATTCAGACCTTACCCACCATTGAATTATATAGCATTTAAAATAGGGAAAATATACAGGGTGTTGGAGAAATACCCCGACAACCTTGGTAGGATTGACAAAGGTGTGTGGCTTATGCTAGCTGAAGCAGGGGAGACAATCGGGATATCTTATGGTGAGAGGCAGGAGTATTTTAGCACAAAACAATATTGAATAGGTGAAAAACTATGGAAGATGTGATGGAGACTTGCTATTTAGATAGCGTTACTATGTGTGCCCGGGGATATAAATGTGAAACATGCACAAAACATGCCATATACATTGAGAAAGCTGGTGATACTAATGGAAGAAGTAATACCCCACGAGATATTACTATGGACAGCATTGATAGTACTAACAATATTTAATATACTGCTATCCATAGGGGTCCACATGGGGTTCAGCAAGGAAGACGCAAAAAACAGACAAGCAGTTTATGTGGCATACAACCTAGTTATAATAACAGCTTATTTAATATTAGCTATTATCTATAAATTTTTTATAACAACTGATGTTAGAAATGTTGTAGATGGATTGGCATACAGTATATCAGTAGAAGAACTGCCATTATGGTCTAAGTGTTTCTGGTTATCACTTGGTGTAGCACTTGTAAATTCAGTAGTATTCATTACGACAGAGCTTATATATCTTCGTAAAATTAAGAGTACTAATGTAAATAGTAAAGATACAGAATGTGGAGATAGCATTGAAAGTAGTAAAGGCATTGAGCAGCAGAGCAGTACTAAAATAAACAAGCACTAAATAATTAACATTGGTAGGTGGAAATTATGGGGTATAGGGACAAATGGTTCGCAGCACATAGACCTAACATGTTTGGGAAATACAGATGTGTTAGGTGCGGAGGGTGGTTTCGTAAAGATCAGATTGAGATAGACCATCGCATACCTAAGAGGGATGGTGGAACAGACGACCTCTGGAACCTGCAGCCTATGTGCAGAACTTGTAACAGGTCAAAGAGAGACAGACAATCAGGGTTTGAAACAGCCAGCACTCTTGTACGAGCTACTGCCCATGGAGACTTGGGAAAAGCAGTTGGAAACATGGCAGTCAGAGGTTTAAAGGATGCATTAGGCATAAAGTACAGGAGGAAATAACAATGAAGGCAAAGGAATTAAAGAGGTTACTAAAGGATATACCAGATAACATGGATGTAGTTGTACATTGCACAGGTTCACCAGTGGTAAGTGAAATCACGAGTTGTTATGGAGGAGACACAAAGTTTTTACCCGGTAACTATAACAGTGTATCACATCCTGTATATGTACTTGAGATTATGAGTTAGTCTAATGTAAGATGCACTTAGATATTATAGGGTATAACTTTTAATAAGTTAGGAAATTTAAAACAAAAGAATTTGAAAATGGAGGACAAGCACATGAGTAAGAGAGGCATTCAGTATTTCACCGACGGCAAGAAGTACGTCTGGGCGCAGCTTGAGGGTTGTGCATTTGACGCCATCAATATGTTGGAGTCTATGTCGTCGCACCAAATTTGTTTCCACAGTGAGGCGTACATGATGCCTGACAAGTATCGTGTTCGCGTTGAGTGTGATGAGCGTGACACCTTCGACCTTGAGAAGGGCAAGCAGATTGCCCAGGTTCGTATCCTTGAGAAGTACAACAGAGACCTGGGACGAATCCGGAGCAAGATTGAGCAGCTGGCGCAGGAGCTGTCTGTGGTCAACGATAGGTTTACCAAGTGCTACATGGACAGACTGAGTGTTCAGTCTGAGCGATATGATGCCGTGGCAGAGGGCGACCAGGAGTAAGCAGAAGTAAGCATTTATAATATAGGCATACAATAGGGCAAGGCAATAGCAGCCTTGCCCTATTTTTATACCATATCATAACATTTAAGACACTAGACAATACACTGGTATTACAGTATAGGTATCATAATAAAAACAGCACGATACATCTAATTAGACATTAGTTATAGTTGAAGCATATTTAAAATAAAATAAATTATAAAAGATGGGCAGAGAATAGAGGGCAGTTTCAATCCCGATATTAGCCCAGCAAAGGGCCATGAGCACCCATTAGTTCTTAATATAGATGCCAAAGCTGACCTACAGAGTTATGATAGCCTAGTAGAAGTTGGTAGCGGCAATCTAGGAGGTTCTGATAATACTGGAGACAAACTAGGCACAATTCATTGGTATTTTCAGGTGGTGCTACCAGAGGGTTAAGACAGTTAGAAAGTGATTAGCTAGTTTAAATATTGATATGAACCACCAAAATTATTTAGACTAGTTATTAAAATTTCAGACATAAAAATATACATTGTAGTATAATATGGTGTAAATTAAATGAGATAAGAGGTTTTAGAGTAGCCGCTCGTGGCATATAATACTCTTATTCTAGTTGGAGGTGGTTCCCTTGGGCTAATTAAGCTTGCTTGGTTTTCTTATAATGACAAAGTATAGTTACGGTTAGCATAGGGGAAAGGCGACTAAGCCAACAACCTTGGGGGTGGTTCCAATGGGCAATTAAGAGTTTAGTGGTTTATTGAATTAGGGTATATTTAGAAATGAATTCGGCGTGCGGCGCCGGGAGTAATTTGGGCCGTGGTGCTTCATACAGGTTGTAATTCCTAAACATAGCTAGTAAGCTTAGGCTGAACGCTCCGAAAGGTTGCCATCATACAAAAGCACGGTTAACACGGGTATGCCAGAGGGGTGGGACTGGATTCACGGGTGAAATGCCCGTTGCAGCATACAGGATGACCTGGGGGACTAGCAGTAGTCACATTGTGAGACTGTTCCTGTATTGCATAAGGCGCGTACGCGCGAGAGTTAAGGCCCAGCGTGTGCCAATGACGAGACAGGCACGGCGGTAACCCGGGCCAAGAAGGCTGGTAACAGCCTGAGGCTGGTGGAGCAAGCGGGGTAGACCGGGGTAGGAAACCGGCGTAAAGAATCCTTGTTTACGATGAATGTCACCCGACGACGGCTTGGCACCCTTTGGGTGTAGGTCAAAATGCGGAGTTTAAATGGACTCCCTATGAGTGACACATAGGCAAGGGATGGAGTCAGCATTAGAGAGCTGTGTGGATGCAGGGTAGATGAAAAATTCTCTCCGAGCGGAGCAGTTCTGGAGCGTAAGGACAGACTCATCGTCGATGCTGGCGAAACCGCACCGAAAGGCGCAAGCGGCGGGCCCTGGATTTGCTGCAGGGCATTCAGAGGTTAGGCACCCGAGGATTGAGGGCATAGGGAAACAAGGAGTAACTTAAGGTTACGTGTAGGGTGCCGCCTCATTATATTGAGATAGGCAGCATAAACCTGCTGGGGCGATTAAGCCCAGACAAGATAGCGGCAGCCCTGTTAAGGGTTGCCGCTTTTTATTTAGCAAATAGATATACTTTGTATATTTAAATATACAGCTTATTATAAGGGTGACAGGCTATGGTAAAAGACCATCTGGGAAATGAATTTAAAACAATTGCTGACATGGTAAGATACCATGGAGTAAAACTTCAAACATATTATAATAGACTACAGCGTGGACTTAGCTTGGAGCAAGCGCTTACCAAAGGAGAAATAAAAACAGAAGTTTACAGGCAGCAGGATCATCTAGGAAATAAATTCAAAACAATAGAAGATATGTGTAAATACTGGGGAATATCTAAATGGAGCTATTTTGAACGTAGGCAATCTGGCAAGAGTGTTAAAGAAGCATTAACAGGGCCTGTAAAGTCACTTGAAGCAACAGACCATTTGGGTAATACATTTAAATCAGTGGCAGATTTAACACGACATTATGGAATAGAGTATAGCGTATATAGAGCCCGGATTAAAGCTGGGTGGAGTAAGAAAGAGGCAATAGAAACCCCAAGTGGGCAACCAAGAGTAATAGAGTGGGTTGAGGATGATGCAGGTAATAGGCATAGTTCCATAAAGGAATTGTGTGATTCTCTTGGTATAGACTATAATACATATTACAAGGCAAAAAGAGATAATGTGCCTATATCAAGCTTACTAATAGAAAAGGAATACTTAGTAGATATATTAGGGAGACAGTATAAATCTGTACAGAAATTAGCAAAAGCATATGGAATAGATGGGAACACATTATCATATAGAATAAAATCTTATTGGGATTTTGATATAGCATATCTAATTGGAACTGACAAATGGGCAAGACTAAAGTTCATAGGATTGGATAATAAAGCATATTACATTGTTAATTGGTCAAAAGATGAAGTCACAGCTCGTCAAATAATAGCACACTGTAGACCAGAGCTGCTAGAGATTTATGACCAGCATAATCCAACTGGAGAGTGGAAACCGTTTATTAGGGAGAGGCACAGCAATGGCTAAAAAAGCAGTTACTGACCATCTTGGAAACAAGTTTGAGTCTATAACAGAAATGTGTGAATACTGGGGAGTAAACCACGGCACGTTTTGTTCTAGGATAAAAAAGAAGTTAAGTTTAGCTGAAGCGCTCACGGGGCCTAAGAAAGTAGTTACTGATCATCTAGGAAATAACTTTGAGTCTGTAAAAGAGATGTGCGAATACTGGGGTGTAAACCAAAATACATTCTCTCTTAGGCTACAAAAGAAGTTAGATTTAGCTGAAGCACTCACGGGGCCTAAGAAAACAGTTGCTGACCATCTTGGAAATTTGTTCATTTCAATTGAAGAGATGTGTAAATACTGGGGTGTGGATTCTTGCACATTTCGTAACAGGCTAAAGAAGGGGCTAACCTTAACTGAAGCACTCACTGGGCCTAAGAAAGTAGTTATTGACCATCTAGGAAATGAGTTTGGCTCGATTGAGGAGATGTGCGAGCACTGGGGAGTTCCATATATCACCTTTAAGGGGAGAATAAGAGAAAAATGGACTATGGAGAAAGCCCTTACAACGCCTGTCATGGGAAGATATGAAGTGGAATACAACGGCGTACACTATAATAGTGCTAGACAACTAGCACTAGCTCTGGGTATTAGTGTTAATCGTATAATATACTACTTGAACAAGGGGAAGAGTGTAGACGATATTATTAAATTAAGTACCAGAAATAAACCAGTAGAATATAACGGAAGAAATTATGAAAGCCTAAAGGAATTAGCGAAGGCTTTTGGAATAAGCTATGGCACATTTACAAGTAGGAGGCACTGTAAAAAATCTTTAGATGAGGCGTTACAAAGTAGCGAAAGACCTTACAGTATAGCATGCACTGACCTGCTTGGGGTAACATACAGCTCTATAAAAAAGCTTTCTGAGGCTTGGAGAATATCTGATGCAACCGTTAAACGTAGGATTAAGGGAGGCTTTGACATTGAAGTAATAATTACAGCCAAAGATACAACACAACTAATCCACATAGGTTTAGATGGTAAAGCCTACTACAAAGTACAGTGGTCTCAAGACCTCGTTACAGCCCGTCAGATAGTGGAGTATTACAGACCAGACCTTATTGAAGCCTACGACAAAAACAATCCTACAGGAAAGTGGAACCCAGTGCTAAAGGAAAATCAAAATAATCAGGAGGAAAACAAGGATGGTCGATCAGACATTTAAGAAGCGCTTTAAGGATACTCTCAATGAGACAGTTGAAATGCTAGATAAACATGGAAAATGTGCAGTCATCAGGCCAACAGGTTTTGGCAAGACAGTCCTCATGAGTAGGATAGCATCAAGCTTGAAATATGAGAAAGTTTTGTATGTTTATCCAAGCAGAGCAGTGAAAGACCAGGCAAAGCAGCACATCCCAGAGAGCAAAGTAGTTTGGGCTACCTATGCAAAGATAGGTACATACTACAAGGAACCTGAGAAGTTGTATGCTTATATTAAAAACAACTTTGACCTAATTATTTTTGATGAGATACATAAAATGGGAGCAAACCATGTTAAAGCAACAGTCAGTGCATTGCTGAGTATGATTGATACATCTGAAATTAACATCCTTGGAGGAACAGCAACACCTAAGCGCATGGATGGATACGATGTAATTGACAGCTTCTTCGATAATTGTATTACATCGTTCTACGGAATGGAAAACGCAATAGAGGATTCAATCATCAAAGAGCCAGTTTATGTTTATTCTGTTGATGGATACAGAGAGTCAATCTCTAGTTTCCTAGAAAAGTATAAGGGAGCAGCATCCGAGGTACGAAGCAAAATTAGAGTAGACGTACAAGAGAGTGTGAAGCTTCTAGACAGATTAACAAATGCACCTTCAATCATTCAGGATACAATGAATAACGTATACGGGGACAGAAAGCCTAAATACATGAGATTTATTGTATTCTTTACTAAAAAGGAGATACTAAGGAGAAGAACAGAAGAAGTCACGGATTGGTTCAAAAAAGCATTTCCAAAATACAAGGTCAATGACCCATTAGTCATTGTAAGCGGAAATAAATCTGAGGAAGCATTGGACAGGCTACAGAGATTGCCAGAGGTGGCTGGCACGATTGATGTGATACTAAGTATCAATATGCTTAATGAGGGATATCACATCGACAATTTAACTGGGGTACTACTATTAAGGCCAACTCAAAGCCCAGTAGTTTACGCACAGCAGATTGGTAGATGCTTTTCAGTAAGTGCCAAAAATACACCTGTCATCTTTGACTTTGTATCTAATATCACAATTCATAATATATTTGACCTTCAGACCAGAACAAGCGTTAGAGAAAACACCATAGCAGAACAGCTTGACAGGTTAAATAAAATCAGCATCAATAATGTAACACTAGTGGACAATGTAGCTGAAGTAAAGTCTGTTATTATGAAGATGGAAAGCGAGGTATCCGGTGTATCAAGTAGGTTTATGGAGTTACGAAAGAAGATGTATCCGGCATCAGCTATTAGAGATGCACTAAACATTCCCATTTGGGAAGTTTACCAGTTACTTGATAAATACAGAGCTGAGCTAGAACCATTGGGGTTGCAGAGACAAGAAGCAGATAATTTTGAAAAGGGAAACAAGTACTTTGGAGCAATCAAAGTATAATAATTGGAGGGCATAGAAATGGAAAAGTTATATGTCATAGTGGTTCAGGATACAGACGATGATACCATGGACTATCTTAGAACAGGTAGGTCTGACAAAGTATTTGCTACAACAAAGCCTGGGGTAGCAAAAGCACAGCTTAAGAGAGCAGAGGGAGACACAACACTTGGCAAGGACCATTATAAGTATACATTGATGGAAATTGACCCAATTAAAGGTACAGCTGACATTGATATGAGAAATCTATTATAAATTGAGATGAGCATAAAGATGAGGATATTACAGGGTGAAACCTTTGTTAGAGACATGGTATTGTTCAGTGTAAAAGCAGCACCAGCACGAGCTATTATGGAAAGAACAGGATACCTATTTTCAACAGACGGATTTGAGGGGCGCTGGGACGGTGAGCATCAAAACATAGTGCATGCCATAGAGAGAATACTTATTAACTTTATGCGTGAAATGGCCACCAATATGCCTGACAAAGAATCAGATGCTATACTTGACTGGTGGATGGGAGACATGGGCAGCATGAAGGCCTTCAAGGAGCATTACACAAAGTACTATCCAGGTAACATAGAGCCCAGCAAAGAGCAGATTCAAACACTTATAGGCGATTTAGAGACTGAATTTGACAAATTTGAGTATCAAAACATACAAGCCAAAGTAAAGCTAGGCTTTACTGGCAGATGCACATTCTTTGATAGCTTAGCATATGATATAGCAAGTTGGGTCTTGAAGTATTTTGAGGATATGACTCTTATGATAATGGTTCAGGATTGGAAAGAGCAGAGTTAAACTCAAATAGCCGTGTATGGTGTAGCATACACGGCTATTTTATTATTGCATATCAGCACATATAGCGGGTTTATATTAAAGAGTAGAATAATTTATATAGATGGGCGGTGATAGGTATGATATACACAGATAGAATTAGAGATGCACTTAAAATGTGTGAGGAAGCACATAGGGAACAAGTGGATAAAGGTGGAGTACCCTATATATTTCATCCATACCATTTAGCAGAGCAGTTAACATTTGAAGATGAAATCATAGTGGCATTACTGCACGATGTAATTGAAGACCATCCATCATATATTAGAGAAGTACAGAGGCTGTGTAATAACAACAATTTATTTAATGAGATACTAGCACTGAGTAGAAATAGCAATCAAAATAGTGGAAAGACTTATATAGACTACATAAAGGGTCTAAGTAATCATAGAGTAGCTAGAAGGGTGAAGCTACTAGACCTTATGCATAACTTAGATGAAACCAGATTAACAATAAGCCATAACAAGTCAACAGAAGATAGATATTTAAAAGCACTTCAAATAATGATAGAGGCCCAAACAGACTGTGGCAAAGACCTAGCAGAGTTTTTAGCAAAAACAGGGGCAAAGTGTAAAAAGGGCGAAGTAGTTGAGGAAGATGGCATAAAGCATAGAGATATACTACTTGATTTTGGGGATTATACAACCTACTTATACCTTGAAGTACAATCTAGAACTGGTAAAAATCTGTCACAGTTAAAAATAAATACAGATTGTGACTTAGGATTTACGGCTGGTAAGACTAAGCGAGAGTTTAACAGGACAAATAATAGAAACCTAATAAACCTTCGAGCAGAAGAACATCCAATCTTTAAAAACGGAATAGACCTAAGATATAGATTTGATAATGCAATGCCAAATAGGCAAATAACATTGGGATTTAACTTAAACATAGACACATTAGAGATAAAGGACATTGAATTTGAAGATATGGTGGGGTTTGCATGTGTAAAACAATGGAGAATGAAGTTAAAAAACTTAAACAGGACCCTGTAATCTCTGATATTATAGACCAGGCTTTGGGGACTGTTGGAAAGTACACCCATTGGGTTGGAAATCAGCTGATGGGGAGCTTTTATGACAATCTAAATATGGGAGCTAAGCTGGAAAATAAGTTATCAGACAAAGGAATAGCTATAAGCATTTTTCTCACTCAACTTCCCATCTGGTTAGGGCTGGTTATGTGTACATTGCCAATACAGGCAACTATACATAGGGTATTATTTTGCTCAATCACTTCTGTGTATATGATATACAGTATTATATGGATGAAAGACGTGCAAAGTATGTTGCCAGAAAAGATGTTTATGAGCGGATACTATCCAACTTTGCGATTGGCACAGATGGTCTGCATGGTATCAGTGGTTAACCTACTGATGGTAGGAGTAGTATCCGTACTTCTAGGTGATATCATACTGATTACATACAGCATAGTACCATTTATTGGATATGCATACATCACAATTAAGTATGCACGAATCGTATCAAGAATGATGCATTCGGGATATGAGACAATCTGGAGCTATGATGTAAGTTATAATGACATTATATTATTGGATAGACATGATAGCAAGTTTCATATTTACTTATTGCATATGCTTAGGGCAAAGGGATTTGATTATTACATGCCTCATTCATTGACTGACGAGCAGGATATAATTAGAAGTGTACACGATAAAGTATATGATGACATCAACAGCATAGCAGTTGCCTACATATTAGTCATGTGGAAGTACATAGATAAAGAGTTGGAATACCCGGTATGTTTAACTGCAAGCAAAGAGAATAAATCAAAAAGAGAGGGTAACTTGGTTAAGATAAATGAGCAAGAGGGAATAAGTAGTGGTTCAGTTATAGAGGATATAACATCTGATATTAAGCATAAAATTGATGAGTTCAATGCTCTTAAGATTAAAAGTGAGACAGTTGAAAAGATGTTTAGGAACTCTTTAAAACAGGCAAATAAACTACTAAACAAATTGTTAAACAGTTCATTAGATAATTTCCAGATAGCTGGATTGATGATGCAGTTAAATAATAACATAGATGCTATGCTGAGAGAGGTTAAAACACATGGTATTGTAGATAGTAAACAGCAGGCTGATGATGCGGCATTCAATGTGTTGAATGAGGCATTTAAGAATAAGTTAAAAAGCATAGAAGAAGACCTAAATAATCATGGTAAAATGAATGAAGTGGCAGGAAATATGAGTGTTTTAGCTACAGCTAGTTCAATGCAACAGGAGGAAAAGAAATGAAAATCAGAAACGGCTTTGTGACAAACAGCAGCTCAAGTAGCTTCATCATATCAAAGAATAATAAGATGTTGGCACCATGTACAGTGGAAAATGTGTATAAGTACATCTTAGAACTGTATGATGACTTTGAGAGACATGTAAAACAGGTGGTCGATAAAGCTATACAGTACGGGTTTATAGATGAAGATACACCAGCTAGCAGAGAAAAGCTGTATGATATAGTGGTGCATAGCACAGGTAAAAAGGTTGAGGCATTCTATAATTGGATTGAGAACACCGTTGATATTGACCCTTACAGCGTATCAGATGTGATTAGAATGACAGATATTAACGGGCCTGGTGCATGGAGAAATAACTACAGCTACAAAGAATACTTAGATTGGGCAAGCAAGAAAGGAATTAAGCCAGCTACAGTAAAAGAAGCACCAATATTGCTGATAGATTACGAGACAGATGAACTAAAGGACGGTTCAGATGAAAAAAATGCAGTATTCGAGACGGCTGCCTGGTATGAATATGATAAACTTAGGAGTATCAGGGGAGAAACAAGGGAAGAGAATGATGCACAAATCAGAAAATTGATGCTAACACTTGGAAATGTAGAAGTATTCAGTGAGAACTGTTTAATCCCATCTGATATACAGTATGCATTGTCAGTTATAAGTAACAAGAGTTGTACACACATGGGATAAGGGAAGCAAGGTATGAAGGAACCAAAATACAGTAAAGTTGATAAGGTGTACATATTACTTGCAACATTCACACCTCTTTTATCATTTGTGGGCTTTACAGTTGTGTTACTTAATTCATCTAATTCAGATGAACTAACATCAGGAATAATGATATGGGCAATAGCAACACTTATAGGATACATAGCATTATTGGCAGTCAGCTCCATAAAAACAACAGAAAAACAGGGAGGTGAATTTGGTGATACGGAAGGTAGATAAGACAAACAACTTTGTGAGTTGGTTTGACCCTAACACAGGGTTCTATAAAAGAACCGGAGTGCTGACCCAGTTCGGGGAAGAAACATCTGAAGACCCATTCATGGCAGAGTTCCCTGAGCTAATAGACATAGGTATCATGGGACACTGCCTTCACGGTTTGTCTGGAAAATGCAGGATGTCAGGGGTTGAGTGCTATCAGCACGGAGATATATCGCATAAAGCAAATATGAGCTTCTATGAATATAAAAAAATCATAGACGAGTGCAGACATAGAACCTTTCAAGTTGCATTGGGTGGCTGTGGGGACCCAGACCAACATGAAGATTTTGAGAATATACTAGCATATACTAGGGACAATGACATAGTTCCAAATTATACAACCTCTGGGTTTGAGTTAACACAGAGAGGAATAAAGCTAAGCAAGGAATATTGCGGAGCTGTGGCAGTCAGTTGGTATGGTGGAGACTACACTAAGAAGGCAATAGAAGGTTTGTTGGCTGAGGGAGTTACCACTAATATACATTATGTATTAGGTAATAACAGTATAGATAAAGCATTGGAATTGCTGGAGAACGATGAAAAATTGGAAGGAATCAATGCTTTAATATTCTTGATACATAAGCCAGTGGGTTTAGGCAGTAGAGAGAACATTTTAAAATTTGGTGACAGCAAAGTTGAGGAATTTTTCAACTTTGTGGATAAGAAGTCATTCAAATTTAAGATCGGATTCGACAGTTGTACTGTTCCTGGACTTTTAAATTATACATCAAATATAGATGTAGCTAGCATAGATACCTGCGAGGCAGCTAGGTGGAGCATGTATATTACTCCGGATATGATAGCACTTCCTTGTAGTTTTGACAATCAAGCACAGAAATACGGAGTAGACTTAAGAAACTTTAGAACGCATATGATTGAAAGGGCATGGAACAGTAGGGAATTTGAGAAGTTCAGAGAGCAATTCAGAACATCATGCCATGGGTGCCCTAAAAGGGCAATTTGTATGGGTGGGTGCCCATTGATGCCAGAGATAGTGCTATGTGATAAAACATATAGGGCTATATAATAACTATATTTGTTGAGTGGAGGAAGTAGGTAGAATGAATAAAACACGTGAAGTAAAATTATTGATGAAGGTAGCCTATGACTTACTAGCGGGTATGCTGATAATTGCATTCAGTCTAGGCATGATGGCATCGGTTGCATTTGCAGCAGATGGAAGCGGCTCAAGCAGTACAGCACAAATCGGTGGAGAAATCATCGGTATAAATTATGGTTCATATGAACATATAAACAGAGTACGAAACGAATTTAAGAATAAGCTAAGTTATTTAATGGATAACGAAGATGAGTTAAGAGCAAACAGCACTCAGTTCTCTGATATATCATTTGATGATGAATATGGAAAAGAAGTTTATGTGCTGGCTCAGCTCGGAGTTGTAGCAGGAACAGGGGATGGAAAGTTTAGCCCAGACAATAAAATTACTTATGCTACATGGATGGCAATGGTGACGCGGGCTATGTTTCCTGAGCTAATAGAAAATATAGATTTCAGCTCGCCAAGTATAAAGGACAGAATAGCAAGACTAGACCAGAAACTAGCAGACATGGGAGTACAAAAAGCACATGACCCTGATACACTTTTAGGTTACATAACTAGGGCAGATGTATATGAGCAGGCATTTATGGCAGCTGGCACACGAATTTACAGTTCATCTCTATATGATGGTCAAGCATCAAGTCTAATTAGTATTGCCTACGATACAGCAAAGAGCATGAACTATGGAGGATTTGAGGCACAGAGCGGTGGATATGGAGGGCCAACAGATTATATTGACCGTGATGAGGCAGCAGCTATCCTAGTCAGGTTTATGCTGGATGGCAGGGAGCAACAGGTGTTCAGGGTGTAGGTGACCTTGTAGGCAAGGCATTCAGAGGTAAGGCATCTGGAGAGTCAGCCATTAAACCAGAATACAGAGGAAATGGTTTAGTGGCACTCGAGCCTACTTATAAGCATATCATTCTTGTCGATATGAATGACTGGGGTGGCGGAATTGTGCTTGAGGATGGGCTTTTCCTTGCATGTGAATCTTCTCTACAGCACAAAACAGTCATGCGTAGCAACTTTTCATCTGCACTCGGTGGAGGAGAAGGGCTATTCAACCTATGCCTTGTTGGTCAGGGTGTAGCAGTTCTGGAATCCAACGTTCCAGAGGAAGAATTGATTGCCATTGACCTTAACAATGATACACTCAAGATTGATGGTAACATGGCAATCGCATGGAGTCCGAGCCTACAATTTACAGTTGAGAGGTCTGGAAAGAGCCTGATTGGTTCGGCCGCATCTGGTGAAGGACTTGTAAACGTTTATCGTGGTTCTGGTAGGGTACTTATGGCTCCAGTGAGCTAATACACATTAAGCCTCCTAATCAGCATTATATGGATAGTAAAGAAAATTCTATTTAATGTTGGTTAGGGGGCATATTCATGGATTTTACAGAGTTCGACAGAAAGTTTGCAACGGTAGACAGAAACTTCAAGCAGGAATACAGGGTGCTAGCCAGGATAAACCATGACGGGGTGTTGTGGGGATATAGGATTATTCTAAATTGGGGTATGCCAGACATCAATAAAGACTTTATAGATGTTGATAGGGTTACATTTGGAAACATGGCAAGTGCAGGGCAAATACAGAATGTAAAGATGACTACGAATGGGCCATCAGGCATAAATGGGTTTGCGCTCAAAGCAGTTAAAACAATAAGTATAACAACACATTTTGTATTTATAGCAGAGCTTGATATACAAGGATTCCCTGTGGGATATGTAATATCAAACATAGGTAACACATCTCACAATATCCATGGTCATGGTAAAGCATTAAAGCCTGGTGGCATTGAAGTCATTGGAGCAGATGAATTAAAGGTACTATCAAAAGAATTATCATGTAAAGGCATTGAAGTTATATACAACGCATATGAGAATACAAAGTCACCTATTCCATTATATAGACCAATATTAGATGGCGGGTTAGCAAACAGAGTTCATAAGATAGACATAGGAGTATCAGCACCAGACGGAAAGGTTTACATGAGAGAACCTTATGTCGGTAGGGTTCAGCTATCTAGAGTAATTGGAGGAATACCTGAGCTTTCAGGCGTACAGACCTTTATAAAAGTGGATACACCTAAGATAATAACATCTGATACCCGCAAAATGATAGAGGATTACAGGGATTGGATATTAAGGCAGGATATAGCAAACAGAGGCACAGTTGGAGCAACTCTAGAAGAGGCCATGAAGGCAAACATAATAACTGATGAATACTTAGCTAGATTTGGTATTGGAGAAGAGGAAAAGTCAACAGAGCAGCCAACCAAAAGTGTTAAACAAAGTAACTTGAGCAATAATACGGCTAAAAATGCTAGAAAAGGCATATTTGGAATATTTAATTCATTTAAAAGATAAAGAATACACATAAAATACTAGTTGAAATTTTTGTCGAAATTTTAGGCTAAAGGTATTGACAAAGTGGTATAAATGTGTTAGGATATATAAAGAAATTTTGATTAGCAAAGGCATAGCTCATAAGTCCGCGGGCTTAGTTGAGTCCGCGGACTTTTGTTGTTAAAAGTACAAGGAAAGGGGAATTAGGTATGCAAGTGGTAACTGGAGATGCAGTGGTTGGCACTGGCAGCATGCGGATGTTAGGCTTCATCCAGACCAGCAAGCAGAATAAGGAGGTGAGCAGCATGAAGGTTGAGAATAACATCAATGATATTGATGACCTGGTGTTTTATGACCAGGAGTTCTATGTAAGCGAGCGGTAATCACATTTAGTAGGATAAAGGACTTGACCTAGCAAGCATGTACTTGCAGGTCTTGCCTTTGCCACTTTGTGCATAGTATTAAGCTAGCTGAACGGAGTAGTACAATGGAACAACTAAATCAAGATAGCTTTTAAGCCTCTGGTAGGTCTTTTATGTATGATAAAGCATAAAAGATTTTATTTACCAGAGGCTTTTAATTTTGGAGGGATAGACATGGCATTTGATTATATAAGCTCAATGTTTCAGCGGACTACATCCGATGTTATAAACGGTTTAGGAGACAAGTCAGCAGTATGTTTGGTGGCAGACTTAGATAACAAGGCATTCATCATAGAGGAATTGTACAAAGAGACAGCTGAAGATGGTAGAGTATACTGGGTAGATAATAACTATAATACAATAGCAAATCTATGGACTCCAACATTAAAGACATCAGAAAATCTTGGTAACATAGCAGTTATAGGTTGCACTTTTGGGCGCAACAAGCAGTTTAATTGGGACGTTCTTAAGAAGTGCTATAACAACATTAAATAATATAGATACGAGGGTGAACATAAAGTGAAGCTATTAGAAATTCATAGAGCATATAAGGGAAGATACCTTAGTACTTATGTGCTTAAATATTTGAACAATGCAGGTGTAATAAAGCGATACGAAATGGTGAGCAGACAAGGAACAACAACATTTAAGGGTGGAGAGCATGAGCTGCTGTCAGAGCTAAACATTGGGTCCAGTAATAATGCGGTAATACTACTGGTATTTGATACATCTATGACTAAAATGCTCCTTTTAAGAGAGTATAGGATGGCTGTGCATGATTATGTATATAACAATGTAGCAGGTTTTATAGACGAAGGGGAAACACCTGAGCAGGCAGCAGCTAGGGAGTTACAGGAGGAAACCGGGCTTAGGCTCGATAAAGTCATAGATGTGCTACCTGCAGACTTTACATGCGCTCCAGTCACTGATATGAAAACATCTTTGATAGTGTGTACAGCAAGTGGGGAACCTAAACATATCATAGAGGCAAATGAGGATACAGACCCGAAATGGTATACAGCGGATGAACTAGATAAACTAATAAGAGATGAGAACATAGCATTCTCAGGTAGAACAAAGGCAATAGCATATATGTGGATAAACAGCAGGAAATTTATGAATACAGGTGAATAGTATGTTACAGTTAGAAGGAAAGTATAATACAGCTAAGGTTTATGCAGATAACATAGACAATTCTACAATAAGTCAGATTATATCTATATTAAACATTGAGTCATTTAAGGATAGTACAATTAGATTTATGCCGGACTGCCACGCAGGTAAGGGTTGCACAGTTGGAACAACTATGACAATCCATGATAAGGTAGTACCTAACATAGTGGGTATTGATATAGGCTGCGGGGTATTGGCAATTAAACTCAAGGAAACCAGAATAGACTTACCTTCATTGGATAGTATCATCAAGAAATATGTGCCAAGTGGAGCGAGTGCGAATAAGCAGGCTAAGGTAGTGAATAATGAGCTAGACGACCTTTTATTTAGAAAATACAATGGGAAATATAGGGGAGAGCTAGCCAATGCAAGCCTCGGTACACTGGGAGGAGGTAACCATTTCATAGAGATTGATAGAGATGAGCAATCTGGTGAGTTATGGTTACTAATTCATACAGGGAGCAGGCACCTTGGAATTGAGGTATGCGACTTTTATCAGAAGGTAGCATACTTAGAGCTTAAGAGAGAAGCAAATGGAGGAACTAGGGATGAACATAGAAAGAAGTTCATAGAGGAAATTAAAAAGACTAAGGGTGTAAAAGAGATAAACAAAGAATTAAAAAGGTTCGACAAGGAATATAGAGAAGTTGAGCCAAGCGTACCCTATGAACTGGCATATTTAACAGGAGAATGGCTAGATAGGTACATACATGATATGAGGATTACTCAAAGACATGCAGCACTTAACAGGTCAACCATAGCAAAGGCAATATTAAAAAACGCTAAGTTGCATGAGGTTGACAGAATTGATACAATACATAATTATATAGATACGGATAATATGATAATTAGAAAGGGTGCAGTATCAGCACAAGTTGGGGAGAGACTGGTAATACCAATCAATATGAGAGATGGTACACTGCTTTGTACTGGTAAGGGAAATCCGGATTGGAACTTCTCAGCGCCTCACGGGGCTGGAAGATTGTACAGCAGGTCAGAAACAAAGAGTAGAGTGAGCATGTCAGAATATAAAGAGGCAATGAAGGAGGCAGGAGTTTACTCGACATCTATATCAACTGGCACTTTAGATGAGTGCCCGATGGCATATAGAGATATTAAGACAATCTTAAGTAGTGTTACAGAAACAGTGGAAATAAACTCTATATTACGTCCAATATACAATTTTAAAGCAGGTAAGGAGGATTAACAGCCCAAATGCAGAGTAATATACCAAATCTTGGTGGTTGTATAGTCTTTTTTGATTTTGATGGTGTGCTAGCACCTTATAGAGCAACCAGGGATAAAACAAATATAAAGCAGGAGGATTATATAGCAAATGCTGTGTCATACAGGACTCTTCCTGAAAGAGAGGAAAAGGGACTGTCAGAAAACACTTTAATTGACATGGTGAATTATGATATATACAATCATTTAGTGGCTCCAAAGACATTTAGAGACATAATATCATCTCTTGATGCAAGAAGCATCTTTGGGTTAACAACGGCTGCAACATCCTTTGAACTCGAGGCTAAGAAAGGGTTCATACATAAGTGGTACCCAAACTTTCTGACTGATAATTTTCTCTTCGTTAGAAAAGATGAATACAAGGCCAAGTTAATGCAGGCGGTATACGAAAGAAGGTTCAAAGGCGTAATACCACCCAGCAAGATGGTTATTGTAGATGACTCAGTAAGTATTCTGGAAGAGGCAGAGGCACTCGGATTTACAGCATATCATAACTCAATGTTCATAGAGTAAAGGCATTTATATTACTATTCCTAATATACCTGGTTACTATAATATAGACACTATTGACAATAAAGAAAAGATTTTTAATAAATCTAAATGTCAGGAGTGATTTATATATGGCAACCAGGTATAATATTGTTAGGGCAGACGACAGATGGACAAAGCTTAGTATGGCACAAGAAGGCACCATAGCAGAATTGGTTGATAAACTTAAAAGTCACCAAATAGCATTGATGGTAAGACCAACTGGTTTTGGAAAGACACATATTATGATAGAGTTGGCTAAGAGATGTGGATATGAAAACGTATTGTATTTGTATCCAATCGAGGTGATTAGGCAATCTATCTTTGAGAGTTATCATAAACCTGGTGAATTAAAGTTTGCAGCAACTTTAGACGAGAAAGAGGCAGACAACAGTCTACCTTATATAGAATTTTGTACATATGACAAAATGCTGGAGGACTACACAAATGCATACAGGTTTATGGGAAATAAACCATGGTCTAAGATGACATCAAGTGAAAAAGAAGCCTTAAAGCAGTCATGGGATAAAATGACAGACACAAAACAAGCAGAGTATCGTAAAAATTGGATGAAGAAACGCTTTAAGAATATTGACCTTCTTATACTTGATGAGGCACATAGGGCTGGTGCAGAGGGCTTCTTAAGCTATTGGCCGGATATACATTCTTTAACAGAGGAAGGGCTAAAGTCTGAAAGGCTGCATGTGCTTGGAGCAACTGCTACTCCTTTGAGAACTGATACAAAGGTAGATATAGAGCAAGAGGTATTTTATTATACACATGGAGACGAAAAGTCAGCACGTATTGGAGACTTTGGATTAGATTTATGTTGGAGCTTTGGAATAATGCAAAGACCATACCTAATTAGAGGTATGCTAGATAAAGAGGAAGCTAAGCAGGTAGCATTATCAAAAATTAGAGAGCAGAACAAAGCCAAAAAGATAAAAGGTACGGGTAACTTTGAGAAAGACTCTGATATAGAAGATGAGCTAGACAGGCTTTTAGATTTTATAAAGCCAATTGATTTGGTGATATCAGAGGGAGTAGACAATGTAGCACATGATTCATTAGTAGACCGTGAGTACATAAGGCTATTGGCATTCCATTCTGATTCAAAATCACTTGTTGAGAATTACTCTAAAATAAACAATGCTGTGAAGAAAGCCTTATGTAACGATGAGTTTGGGTATAAACACATAAATTCATTTTGTATTACATCTAAAATAGCAACCATAGAAAAGGCAGGCATACCAATAGATGATGTGTCAATAATAAGTAAGAGAGACACAGAGATTAAACAGAATCCTGACTCTGGGAGTTGCACAATAGACATTATACATAGCATTGATATGCTTAACATGGGATACCATGTTGGAAAAGTGACAGGTATAATAACAATGCGGGCAACTGGTTCAGAGATAATATACTATCAGCAGATAGGAAGATGCATCTCAGTAAGAGACGATAACAAACCCTTAATAATAGACCTTGTAAACGCGTCATCTGAATTAGAGCAGAGAGCTATAGATAGCCAAAGACAAACGGTACTAGAAAAGATAAAAACATTTGTAGATAATTGTGACCAGCAGGAGCACCAGAACAATGCAGTTTATCAGTTTTATAGATTCTGCGGAATGTGCTTAGATACACTTCCATTAGATGATGGGATGATAAAGTTCTGGTACTTTAACCGTAGAGCACCTATATATTACATTTATAGTATAGGGCGTTCATTAGGTAAAAAGGAAACACTTGAGTCTATGCTTAAGAGAATAGATGATATGTGTTTTGAAAATAAGGATAGCATAATACTAGATACAGAGTTTTGTCTATCAATTAGTGGGATAGACAGGAGGGTTATTAAGAGTTTAATATTACCACAGCCTGAAAAGCTAAAAACAGCAAGACAAAAGATTAAATTATAATAAAGGGGTGAATAACATGCCTATTAAGTTTGGATTAACTGAATATAATGGAAAATACCTAGTATGCAAAAGATGCGGATACAGGTGGGAACCAAACTCTGACGAGTTGACAGAGATTAAGCTAGGTCACAGAGTCAGCTGCCTTCATTGCAGAGCTATGGGTAATTTAAAGCCCGGCGAGGTATTACCAAAGAACAATCAGTTTATACTGAGTTCAGTTGTCAACACACAAAACCCGGACGAGTTACGTGGGGACAATTATCAAAATAAGCTCGTGGATGTAATACATACTCGTTGTAAGAGAACTTTTAAAATCAAGCTTATAGATTTAAGACAAGGAAATATAGTGTGTCCATACTGTTCTAAATCTGTTAAGGTACAAAGCGACAAAGTACAAACAAATTCAGTACAAAATAAACGAACAGATAATAGCAGACTCGTAGAAATAATTAGTGAAGGACAGAAGTTAGAGGAAGGGACGAGGCTTCCTACAAGCCAGACTGATAAAAAGCTGGGTAGTGTGCTGAAAAATGGCATACGGGTGATGAGTATAGACACCAGTAATAATACATGCATACTTCAGTGTGCTAAATGTGGAGCAGAGGAAACACGAAATTACAGCGTGATAAAATCATCTAAAAATAAAGAGAAGCTGTTAGTATGCAGTAGATGTGCATCAAAAGAAGGAGTATCACTAGAGGAACTAAAGCAAGAATACCTCGGAAAGGTGTTTAATGGTCAGTCCATAGATGATATCTACTATGATGAGAATGGATACATAATGTGCAATCTAGTATGCTTGCAAAATAAAAGGAATACAAAACTAGAATCTTATGTAGCTCAAATTAGTAATAAGGATAGCTCAGGTGCTAAGGTTAGTTACATACCACCAAATGAGCTTCATACTCAAATCGGAGTTCCTTTAGGTGATGTAATAAACAGGAGGAACTATTGTCCAATATGTGGTAGACAGCATATTATTAGTGTAGCAAAATTTAAGGTAAAATTACAATGCCCATTGGTTGCATTGTATAGGCATCAAGGTAAAAAGGCAGAACTAAACATATCAGACATGACAGTTGCGGATTTTTACAGTGGTGTTAGGGAAAAGTCATTGTGCGATTATTGTTCCATGCACGATACCTGTGAGGCAGCAGGGAAGCAAGTAGAAAACACACTGCAGTTTATATCAACAACGATGGATATGGAGGACAGTTTACTCAGTGATATGTTATCACTTGAGGAGGATTATCCAAGCATATTTAAATTTGATGCGCAGAGCACTAAGAGGCTGGAGATAATTCCAGACAAGGACTTAATAGTTTTTAAAGACGCATTTGTAGACAGAGACGGAAAACTGTTCAAGCTGTGTAAATGTCGCAAGCATGGAACGGAGTTAACTCTATCAGATGCAGAAATAGCATCTTTTAAACACGAACAATGCATAGATAGAAATGAATACATGAGGTTTTTTAGGATACCAGGCCAGATATACTTAAATATTAAATAAATTAAACTTTTATGTATTATGATGGTATAAAGTGGGTATAATAAGAATATAATATATAAGGCTAATAAATAACTAGATGGAAAATTAGGAGGTCAGCCTTGAGCATAAAAGTCACAAGTTATGACAGGAGAGTAAAGGTATCAAGCATAGATGAGATTGTAAAGCTAATTGAGGATGAAACAATACGCGGTTACGAGCCTTGCATTGTCATTGAGGACACCTCAAATAGCCTCGGAGACCAGCGTAACGCTCCTAAGTTCAGCATTGACAATGAGCAGGATTATGCAGACTGTATCGAGCAAATCCGTCTCAAACTGGGTCACAACAAAGACTTATTTGCATATATAAAGACAGGAAAAAAAGGCAAGTGGAGCAATCCATACTATTTCAATCTATTAGTAAACAAGCTATGGGCACTTGAGGTAGACGAGAAAGAGAAGAAAACGGTTTACAGGCGAGTACCCATTGAAACAGCAATAGAGCAGATGGATGCCAACAACGTAGCAGTCAACGAAATCCTCGGAGACGTTTGTCAGCTTGAGGGGATACCAGCCTATGAAAAGCTGAAAGAGAGTTTTTCACGTCAAGTATCCGAGAGCAAACAGGTAATTGATAGCATAAAGGCAACAGTCGGATAAATAAACTAACCCTGGTAGCTATTATAGGCTACCAGGGTTATACATAAACGGTGGATATACTATGGAGGATACACAAAATTTACTTATAACATCAATATACGAGCATACCATACCCATAGCATTAGTATGTGCAGTTGTAGTGTTTGTTGTGCTCAAGATATTTGCTAAGCATAACATTATAGCAATAATAGCATCATTGCTTGTTTTTGCATTAGTAGCAGTCATACCATTAAGATACGGAACTAAAATGTGTACAAACTGCGGCATTGAGTTAGCACTTACGGATACAGTCTGTCCTCTTTGCGGTGAAATGCAGGACACAACACATATAACTGGTACAATAGTGTGTCCAGAATGTGATCATAGGATAAATGCAGACTCAGTCGAATGTCCTTATTGTGGAGCAGAGCTAAACGAATGATAATCACTTAAATGTAGTTAGGCGGTGAATAATAGATGAGTATATTGATGTGTAAGAATGTACCAGTGTATGATATAGACAATCATAAAGTATTGTGCAATAACTTATTACCTGGCTATATGCAAGTGTGCAGTCAAGATAGAAATGCATTTAAAACATGGCTAAAGCTAAGGTATTCATCTAATACTAATTCATTAGCGCGGCAATTAAAGGGGATAACATTTGGACAAGGGAATAGGGTGACAATAAATAGGGAAACGCATGCATTTAGCTTAAGTGACTGTTACTGGATAAAGGAGAGTAATGACACTCATACATTTGAGCAACTTAGTCCATACTACGTAGACTTTTGGAAAGGTACAGGAGTTTACACAGGTGGAGCAATACCAACCTTGTATGTACCTGGCTATATATCAAAACAATGGATAAATAGCAGTATACTATGTAAATATGGTAGCGAGACATTCATAGAGGCAGAGTGCTCAAGGGTATGCAGGTTATGCGGTATTCAAGCAGCTAGAGTTGAGATAGACAAAGCTAATAACTGTGTTCAGGTTTACAATATAACATCTGACAGGGTTATGCTTGAGCAAGCAGACCAATCTGGAAGAGTAGACCCTGATGAATTTGATGAGGAAACAATTGTAGGACTCTTTGGATTTAAGGGTATGCAAATGATACTAATGGATGCAATCTTTGGAAATGGAGATAGGCATGCTGGAAATTTTGGGTGGCTGAGGGATTCTAACACTGGAGCATACTTAGATATGGCACCATTGTATGATTTTGACCATGCATTGGATAGTAAGGCTGAACGAGACAGACTAATAACTGATGCAGTAAAAACTATATTGAGGCATCCAGAATATAGAGATGAGGCAATTAGAATAGCTGCTATTGTAGTTAAAGTTAATACAATTAACATTTTTAGAGTTAGAGCGAATACAGTATTAAACAGTATAATCACTTAGGAGGAAATAAAGGCAATGAATAAAAAGAAACATAAGAAAATAGACAGCAAAACTGTAACACGAGTAATATGCTTAATACTTGTGGCACTAATGGTGATACCACTTGTAGTAAACTCAGCACTCTTCGTTTAAGCAAAAATTCAGATGGATTCAGAAATAAACGCCTCAAACTACAAGTTGGAGGCGTTTATTTTTGCATTCAGAAGTAAAGGGAACAAATAATATTTATTTAAGATTTGGAAAACATTAGGAGTTGATTAAATGGCTGTAGATGAATTAAGCAACTTTCTTATGAAAGTTGACACAAATATAGAATTGTCTTCAGTTATATTGAGTGACGAGAACAAGGAAAAAGTGAGAATATTCCTTAATGAGGTAGAGAACAGAGACAAGCTCATGGAGTATGGGCTATACCCAATGAACAGATTGTTGTTCTATGGAGCATCTGGTACTGGAAAAACATTTTTAGCCAAAGCGTTGAGTAATAGATTGAAATACACAATGCTCTATATTGATATAGCAAAGGCACTTGCAGACAATTCAGTGGCACAAAATATGGCAGCTATATTTAGTATAGCTGAGCAAAAGAAAAATTGTATAATATTCCTTGATGAGTGTGACTCAATTACAATGTCAAGATATAACATGGATTATGGGGACACAGCACAGGTTCGTAGGGCAACAAACAGCTTATTCCAGCAGTTAGACCAGATGAGCCCATTTAACATATTCATAGCGGCAACAAACCTCCTATTCAAGATAGACCCAGCTTTTGAAAGACGTATGAACATGAAGCTAGAATTTAGGAGGCCAGAGCTTGATATAAAAGATGCAATTAAGAAATTTATATTCCCTAAATTTGAAATAATAGACGATGTAGACTCAACTACTGAAAACATAGTAGCTAGAAGGGCAGGGCAATATGCAAAGTTAAGCTACTATGAAATTCAGGGTTTAGTAGAAAGGGCAATGAAAAAAGCTGTGCTGTCAGGCACAAATAAAATAAGAACATCAGAGGTTTACAAAGATTTGGCAGTGGCCATGAGAGTAAAACTACGTTTTAATAATGCAGATGACCCTGAAGAAATATTTCATAACGACCAGCCGACTTAAATATACATAAGGAGAGATTAAAGGATGAAGGTTACAACAAGTACAGGTGCAATAGAAACTAATGAGTTATCAACAAAAGTAAATATAAACATGGTTAAGCTAGAAGAAGCAGCTAGAAACAACCCATTAAGCATAGATAACTTTCCAATAGGCTATGTGATACCCCTTGGCACACTTGGAAACGCTCAAAATCAGCAGGAGCAGTTTAGTAGTAACTTCCATTTAGTTGCCTACACAATAGCAAAGGACTTGAGAGACCTTTCAATAGACTTTTCAGATTTTAATGTAAATACAGACCAAAATGCACAAGGTCAAGTGCTAAAACTGCAAAAGCGGTTGGATGAATTAGCAATACGTTCCCTCGGAGATAACTGGAGGGTGACTATATTTAATGTGTCATTACAAACTACAATAGACTCCATGTGTAAGTCAAGACAAGATGTAGATGCAATGGCAAAAGCTATGGACGACCTATACAAAATAATAGAGTCCAGAATAAAGGGTATAGCAAACTCTAATGAAAAGAATCCAATACACCACGAAATAGTTGAATTATTTTATGCACCACTTAAAGCATTGAGCACAAGCGTTATAAAGATTGTTGAGCCTAGAAGTAAGTCAGCATCAGCTCCATTAGGACTATGCAACGAGATAGTGATAGAGAACCTGATTTATGATGACTACGCAAACGGATTAAGGTTGTTAGCAAATAAAGAATCATTTGCATCATCAAAGATAAGGAGATATACATCCAACGAACTGCATGATGTAATACTGTTAGTCTTAAAGGCAAGAATATTAGGCGATGATATTTCATTTAGACCAATAAGGCAGTTTGCTGGTAAATCACGTATAAGTGTGGCAAAGACAAAGTCAGGTTGTTCAGAGCGCATAATATACAATATAGTTAATAAAAACTACAAGCACTGGAGTTTCATATCACTTCCAAGAGACTTTAAGATTTCACTATCTAACATAGATTAACTTTAGAGCAATGCAAGGTGCAAAATAACTAGTTGTGTTTGTGATAACTAGTTAAAAATAATGAAGTTTAGGCATTGGGTGTATTTCATCTTTACACTAGAGGTGAAATACACCCAATACTCGTCATTATGACAATTATAAATGAGCAAACCATTAGCAGAGTTTTAGCTGTCATTAGAGCTGTCATTATTATATGAAATATAAATTAAAAACTTAAATTTAGGAATTAGAAGGTGAAGGACATGAAGATTAAGCTAGTAGCAGTGGCATCTTTTGCAATACTACTTTTTGGAATTATATATATCTTAGGATTTTCAGAGGGAGGTTCTTTGTTTAACAGGCCAGGGAACCCAACTAACGAGTACAGCTCATTATCTCAATTGGAGGACAGTGTAGACTTTGAGTTTCAGGTGCCAGCCATAGTTGGAAATGGCGAGGTACAAAGCATGAAAAGTTATATGAACACTATGGTTGAGATAGTCACAGATAGACTGACATTTAGGGCAGCTGAGTGGATTGATTATCCAGTTGACCTTAATGGAGATTATCTTGAATACGATATAGACAATGAATATGAGAGTGAGGACGGAAGAATTTGGGTTAGATACAAAGCAATTGAGGGTGATAATTATGCCAGTGTAAACATGAAGATTGATAATACAGCATACTCTATAAGATTTAACAGTTTTCGTTCCGAAAGCGATGCAATGACAGACCTGGGTATAAACCTAGCATCTATGAAAAGCGTAGATAGAGTAATCAAAGATGATAGCAATGAATCGGATGGAGAAAATGAATCATCAAGTAACGAAGATATGTTGACTGATGCAATAGGTAATATAAATCCATCTGATTATGAAAATACACAAGAAGAAGAGAGACCTCAACAAGATATTGATGAGGATAGCACAGATATAAATGAGCAAATACCATCTGATATAGCTGAACAAGCTGATGACAATTCGGATAACACCGATGAACAATCAGAGCCATCTTTCACAAGATATGAAAACAGAAATTTAAAAGTTAGCATGATGATACCTCAAGTAACAAGCGAATTGACACCTGTAGAAAACGAAAATAGCATAGTATTTATGATGGGTGGACAATCCATATTTGTGATTGAGTACTATCCAAATGGTTATTCAAACTTAGATTTTCCTGGGTATTCAACGATACAATTAGGTGATTTTCACATTTTAAGATATGTGGTGAACAATACATTTGATAAGTCGAGTCAGGAATATCTAGACTACTATACGATAATAGAAAATCTTGATACATTAGCTATGACATTTCAGACTACTTAAAGATAATAATAACTAAATAGTTGATTTTTAATAGCTGGTGGGATTGGAGGAAACAATGAGCAGCAACCTATTTAAAGTTAATCCACCTACAGCATATATGATTATAGATAAGCAGAATAAAAGCTACGATCAGCTTGTAAATGAGATAGAGGACAGAATTAAGGCAGCATTCACAAAAGAGCTCGAAGGTATTAGAGGTATTATTTCAGAAGAAGGGTTCAAGGAAGTTGAGAAGCAGTCCATGATTGAGCAGGACAAGATTATTAAAGTGCTAACAGCACAGGTAAAGGGAAGTTTAGTTGAAGTAGTATAAGGATTGATAAATATGACAGGAAATGATAGAATAGAGGACTTGTTGAAATTATGCTATGAAAGCGTAGTAGGGCTAGGCAAGGGGCTATATCTGGTTGAGCAAGAGCATGACATAGGTATAGTAGACAAAGAAAACAACGTAGTTTACAAGTTCATAAACAAGCACTTCAATAGCATTATACCTGGTGGGGAAAACTTTATATTTATAGAGGAATCCTGCGGAGAATTTACAGTATATACACTGGAGCCATTTAGAAAGACAGATAAGGTTTGGATTGATGTCAAAAGAGCGACAGAGTACAGCTGGATAGTTAGAGCTAAAAAGCTGGGTGGATACGGGTTGATGAACGCATTAGGCGAAATAATTCTACCTTGCAGATACTCGATACTATTCAGAAGATTTGGAGCAGCATCCAACAGAGAGCTATTTACAGGTGCACTCATGAATAACAGGTATGATGCTATTAACTATAATCAGCTTAGATATCTTGAAGAATCAGAGGGAGTAAAGTATTCAAGCATAATACTTAACAAAGAGTGCACCAGTTTTGATTGCTATGAGGCAGTTGAAAGCGGAATAGATGGTGTCCAGATAGTAACAACAGGTTTTGATATATTTGGACCAATGGAAAATTTAAGAAAACGAAAGAAATTAAGGATAAACGGAATTATAGTTGGGAAAGACTACAGCGATTTTCTAGTGGAGAAAAACTTACTCAGGTTCGGTATGATTAGAACATACAACTATAACTCTCATGAAAAATACAGCTATACTGGAATTGTTGATTTAGACGGAGACGAGATAGTAGGTTGTACTAAATACAATCTATGTGATTACATAGGTAATGGGATATTTGCTATAGGAAACAGAAAAGGGGCAGGAGTGTACGCTGATGGTACAGAGATAGTTACAGTTGGAACACTAAAGCAAACATACCCACTTATAGGTAAAGTCCCGGTTCAGATGGCAATAACCCAGGAAGATGAACAAGTCATGATTGGAAATGATGGTAATACATATAGAAATTTGGAAGAAGCATTTCCACTATATAAATCAACAGTAGCAGATGATGTATACTTAATCAATGTGTATGGAAATTGGGTTTATATGGATAGCAAGTTAAATATAATTACCAACATTTCAAATAAAAATGTATTAGTCAGAGAGAATTGGATAAAGCTATGAAATATAAGGATAGACAAGGTGAAAACAATTCAATTTCATCATATATGAGGGTAGTCAAGTTATAATATCGAGTAAGTCTTTAATTTAAATTATAGATACTCTAAAATAATCAAATTATTCAATAGAGGACAGTTTTAACAAAAGAAAAAGTGAGTTATTTATGGTTTGAATGGAGAGACTATTATGAGTAAAGAAAACACATTATTTAGACTAGTTGGAGAGAATACACACATAACACAAGTAGAGACTGACACCTTTGAGTTAATTGCAAAAGTATTAAAGCAAGCAATAATAAGTAAAGCACTTGAGACAATATCAGTAGATACACAGGGTATAATTGGAGAGGACCAGTATTTTCTTTTACACAGTGGTATAGCAACTTTAGATTGTGACATTGAATCTGTTGAGGACATGGCAGACGAATTAGCAAGGCATAGAGCAAGTGAGTTGGTTCAGTCAGGAAGCAAAATTAGGTACTATAAAAATTTAGAGGCATTCACCTGCGAGATAACTCAGGACAAGGTTTATTTGCTAAGGCATAGTACAATAGACAAAGCGATGAGATATGCACTTGAAAATATTGGTGACATAACAGTTATATATAATGATGAAGTCATAGTATTTGGAGGGTATGTAGATAGCAGGCCTTATTGGTATAATTGTGACACTGACTCAATACTTACTATATCATTAGATGGCATTTCGGATAACATTAGGACAGAAGAAAAAGTAGCAAACTTTAATTAAAATTTATAAACATGAAAACAGGCATTTGGGTATAAGAGGTATAAATTAAATGAATGAGGAAAGATTGAATGGGGCTAGACATTCAAATCCGCGTATACGTTCATTTAATTTATACATGCCGGTATGGTGAAATTGGCAGACACGCGAGATTTAGGTTCTCGTGCCGAAAGGTGTGCAGGTTCAACTCCTGTTACCGGCACCAGCATCGAAAGATGCACCTTCCATGTAGCCTTGTCATCCCATTAGTGCCTTGGGGCATTTGGAAAAGTGTTCCAAGGCACACACCTGCTGTCTTAGCTCAGCTGGTAGAGCACGGGCTTTGTAACCCCGGGGTCACCCGTTCGAAGCGGGTAGGCAGCGCCAGAAAAAATTGTGCCATCTCTGTTAAAGAGCATGGCACAATTTTTTATATAATTATAAAATTATAATGGGGTGGTAGTATGGGTATTATATACATGATAGAAAATACAATTACTGGAGAGAAATACATAGGGCAAACAATAGGCTCACTGGAAAATAGACTGAGGGGGCACATATTTAAGTCTTATCATGAGGAAGTTAAACCCGGTTCATTGCAGTATGCAATAAAGGAATATGGAACAAACTGCTTTATTGCCACGGTACTTGAGAAGTGTAGAAACTCAGAGCTTTCAGATAAAGAAAGATATTATATAAAATTATACGACACATATAATAACGGTTATAACAAAACAGGTGGGGGAGGATTCAGTGGGTCAGCAGTATATCTACGAGAAAAAGTGTTTGAGTATTTAAAACAAAACTTAACACCGACTCAGATAACAGCTAAAATAGGATGCTCATTAACATTTGTTAAATCCGTTGCGGACGAACATGGAATAAAGCTTAACACGAGCACAAGTAGCGGACCATTGAAAATTGTTCAATTTGATAAGAATTGGAATCCTATTAAAATATACAACTCCATAACTTCAGCTTATAGAGATACTTATGGAGTAAGTATTAGCACATTTCAGCATACTATTAGAGCAGCCTGTGGAACATATGACGAGGCATATGGATACAGGTGGGCTATGCTAAATGATCTTTTTATAGTTAAAGACGGAAAGACACTCGTATTTAGGTCTCCATTAGACTTGGAGAATTATTTAAACGGGTCAGAGTTTTGGGTTAATAAGAATGTAATATACACAGATATATCAAGCACAAACGACGCGCATAGATGCAAGTTTTGCGGGAAGGAGATACCAGACAATCTAGAAATATGTGATGAATGTGCAGTGAAGCATCCGAGAAGCATGACAATAGGGCCTGGAAACAAGATAAGAATCATAAATAAGCAAGATGCAACTAAGAAGAGCACAACAAGTACTGATACAAAGCGTACAAATACAACAAGAGAAACTAAAGCTGCACATAAGCCAACCTTGAAAGACAGATTACCTGATAAAGAGACGCTTGAAAAACTTATAGAGACACATACATATAAAGATATATGCAGGATGTATAATGTATATGAGCGTACATTGAGAGAGAAATTGAAGGAGTATGGGATTTACGAGAGGCGAAATGCATCTGTAAGTGACGGGGATGAGCCAGGTTTAATAATTGATGTTATCAGTTATGGACTGGGTAAGGCTGCTGAGAAAAATAGTGTATCAACATGGAAACTGAGAAATATATTAAGAGATTGGGAAATACCTAATTGGATGTACAGCAACAATATTCCTGTGAGAGCAACGCAGGTGCAGACTGGAGCATCTTACAGTTTTGAAAGCTGTTGGGAGGCAGCTAGAGCGTTAAAGGGGCAAGAAGGGGTATCACAATCGGCCCTTAACTCCTATCGTTACAAAATAGGAAAAGCAGCCAAAGAGCACAGAGAATACCTAGGATACATATGGAATGAGATAGATAAGCAACAAATTTTAGCTGAAGTCAGTAAGATAATATCTGAAAAGGGCGGGCAGAATTTATGAGCTACTTAATGCTAATAGACATCCAAAATGGATTCATAACACCCGAAACAAAGCACATATTACCGGATTTAAAAGAGTTAACAGAGAGCTTCGATGGCATGCTGATAGCAACACAATTCATAAACAGGGGTGAACCCTTCAGAAGCATATTAGGCTGGAATGAATTACAAAATAAACCAGCTATAGACTTAATTCCATTTGTGCAAACAAGAGCAGATATAGTAATACGGAAAGATAAATACACAGCTTGCACAAAAGGGTTGATAGAGTTTATTAGGCAAAGTAATATTTCAGAGATATACATAGCAGGTATTGATACAGACTGTTGTGTTATGAAAACAGCGTTGGATTTATTTGAGATAGGGATAAAACCAATAGTTTTGTCTCATTATTGTGCATCAACTGCTGGAAACAATATACATTTAGCTGCACTAGATATGCTAAAGAGAAATATAGGAGAAGCACAAGTGATTGATGGAAAATTTGAGAATATATTTAAAGCATAGTTAAATTGTGTTAATCCATAAAATAGGCATAAAATTATTTAGAAGTGCTTTTTATTTTGGAAATAAGAAGTTTCTATTTTGGAAAAGTGAGGTATACACATGAAGAAATTTATTGCTCTTGCTATGGTCATGGCTCTGTGCGTGACTACTCTTGTTGCTTGCGGTAACAATGAGACTGAGGACGAAACTCCGTCCAATACTACTGAGGTGACCGACACCGAAAACCCTGAGAACACTGAGGGTACTGATGGTGATGGCACCGGCATGGAGATCGGCGACCCTGATGCAACTGTGGTTGCTACCGAGAATGAGCGTCTGGCCATGATTATTGACAGTGGTCGTACAGAGGAACAGATTGAGAACTTCCCTGCTGACACCACCAATGAGAATGACTACCTGACGGTTCTGGGTCTGACTGAGGATATGGTAAGTGAGTACGCTGTGGCATACAGCCCCGTCAGTGTCCATGCTTACATGGTAGCTATCCTGAAGCCCGTTGAGGGTCAGGAGGAAGCTGTGGAGACTGCACTGAACACCTACAAGGAGACCATCATTGGTAACTATCAGCAGTACCTGCCCGACCAGCTGGCAATCGCTGAGGCCGCAGAGGTGTTTAACAACGACGGTTACATGGGCATTGTGATGTGCGACAACAGCGCTGATGTTATGGCTGCTATCAATGATGGTCTGGCTGACATCGACAGTATCGTAGTTGACCCTGATGCAGCAAGTTCCAATACTGGTATCACTGTTCCTTCTGATGAGGGCACCACTGATGTAACGATTGATGGCAGTGGTAATCCTACTGAAGAAGCCGAGGACAATGGTGTAACCGAGGATACCCAGATTGAGGAAGGTTCTGGGGCTGCTGGTGCTGAGGAAAGCGGAGCAGCTGAGGATGCAGCAGCTGATGGCGGCCTAGAAATCAGCGACACTGGTGATGCTACCATGGAGGAAGTTACCGAGGGTGTCGTGGAGGAAGGCGTCGCAGCAGCCGAGGATACAACCACCACTACTACAACGGTTGAGTAAGTAGCACAGGCACTTTTAGTGCTATAAACAATAAACCAGAATAAAAAGCACATAGCGGGTTGACATGTAAATGTCAGCCCGCTTTTTTATTATATAAGCATAAGATATAAAAATATACTATTTTATATACTAGTTGATATTATGTGGTGTAACTTAATAGTTATAAATTTTATTACAAAGGAGAATTTGGGATGATTAAGTATACTGTGGACAAGGAAAAGGGTATCGTCACCGCTGAAATTGATGGCTGCGAGAACGATGTGCTTCGACTTTTGGAGAAGGCTTGCAAGACGAAGTTTATCGGTATCAATCAGAAGGCTGAAATTGAAAAGGCAACTCAGATTTCTGGTTCTTTCAAGGGCGTGGCCAAGTGTCATCCTGACGACCTTTTTGACGAGGAACTTGGCAAGAACATCGCTAAGTCTCGTATGCTGAACAAGTACCATGAGGCTAGAATCAAGGCTCTGAACCGTGTGGACGCGCTGCTGTCCAAGTTCGATTTTGACATCATGGTGGCTATTCAGCACAGTGTAGCCATGATTCGAGATCATGAGGTTAAGGGAATCAACAAGTAAAACATATACAACCTAAGATTAGGAGGTACAGCATGGTTAGGCTCGGTACATTGAAAAGCAATATGAAAAGCATGATCAAGGCGCTGAACAATGACAGAGAACATCACGGGCTTGAGACCCTTAAAGAAGGCACCATTAAGCATTACTTTTGTAACGAGCCATTCTTGAGAGCAAAGCAGTTCTGGCTTTTTGAGCTGTCCTATGCCGATTTTATCAGCGATGAAGATTGCGCGGGGGCAGCATCAAACTCTTTGACCAGTTGCCCGATTCCGCTTGCAAAGCTCGTAGCCTGTAATGTCATTGGAGCGTTCGAGCAAATCAAGAACATCGAGATTGGAAGCTACACCGATGTGTACGGCAAGTACCAGTTTACCGGTCTTACTAAGCTATCTGACAACGCCTATTACTTTGCTGCCTCGGTTGTAGTGTGTGATGCCGATGATGACCTTGAGGCAAGTGGGGCTGACATGGATGGAGTCATGCATCATGGGGGAGATACTATGGTACTTGAGTTTGTTATCTATGAGGTAACTGATGACAAACCTCCCTTCGAAATCTTAGAGGAACTGGTGTAAGCCAGGTAGACAACATGGGTACACCTTGAGACATAGGTGTACCCATTATTTTTAGTAAAGCATGGAGGTAATGGGAATGGCAAGCAAGTATGAGTTGACTATCAGTACGAATTATGTGCCTGACTGGACATATATTGAAGCATTCAGAGAGCTTTTTCAAAATGCAATCGACAATGAGATAACTAATCCTGATAATAAAATGGGATTCAGCTTTATTCCTTATGATGAAGGCAGCGAAACCGGTGTAGGGGATGTGGTGATTTCTAATAAATCATCCAGCCTTGATGCAAGCAGCCTTCTACTTGGAAGCACAACAAAAGCAAATGATGTAAATACTCTTGGTAAGCATGGTGAGGGCTATAAGATTGCATTCATGGTGCTGCTTAGAGAGGGTAAAACAGTTAAGGTATGCAATTATGGAAAGAACGAGACATGGGAGGCTAGGCTGGTAAAGTCACGTAGGTTCAGTGGGGAGCTAGTCCCAGTTATCACAGTGCATAGCAAGCAAATTTGGGAGAAATATAGAGACAATAACCTTTCTATTATTGTGGGAAATGTAAGCAAGTCAGAGTGGGAGGCAATCAAGACCAAAAACCTGCACCTTCAGGATACTGTAGAAAGCATTGAATGTCCTAATATTGGCAGAGTTCTAACATCTGAAAAAGAGGCAGGCAACATTTATGCCCAGGGGTTGTTTATTTGTCATAGTGACAATATTCGTTATGGATATGATTTTGTACCATCCGCAGTTCAGTTGGACAGAGATAGAAAGTTGCTTAGAGACTTCGATATTTCGTGGAACACCTCTAAGATGTGGAGGGTACTAACAGGTGTATCCGATAAATGCTGTGAAATGGCAGCACAGCTTGTTGAGGATGATGAGAATGATGTAAAATACATCGTATCAGCTTGGTCAGCTGATAGCAACATCAGTAACCTAGCAAATAAGCTAGCAGAAAATTTCGTAATCAGATATGGAGTAGAGAGTACACCAGTTGTATCCACAGAGGACCTTCAGGATGCATTGGATTACGGAGAAAAACCGGTTATCATCAATAGTACCATGGCAGACGTGTTAAAGATTTCATCAAACAATACAGTCAAGACACATAGGAAAAAGACTATCAAGGAAAAATTTGAAGAGTTCATGGAAAAAATTGAAGGTAAGCTGGATGATGATGAACTAGAGGAATTTAGAGAGCTGATTGACCAGCTTTAATTTTATGTAAAAACAATTTTTATTATCATTTTAAAGAATGTAGGATAACATAGGAAATTTAGAGAATACAGGAAACACTAAAGGGGGTTGCATAATTAGAAAATAGAACCAATAGGAGGTTATGGCATGGACAACTCAGATACCAAAGGCACCGTTATGTCAACTATTAGAACATTTGTAAAATGGGTATATTTGTTGCTGATACTAGGAGGAATCATAGCAGCAGCACTACTCAGTTATCAAATAGGTAGATTGACATACTATTTTTCGCTTAGGGCTAATATGGAGGAAATAGACTCCATAGCAGCAATAATGAAAGAAATACAGCTGCTGTATGATGAAAATTACATTGGAAGCGAAACATTCTATTACGATGTAAACGGAGACGGAGTAGTAGATGAAACTGATGCAGAGTTGATACAGGCAGATGACATAGATATGGAAGACATCGTGCTTTCAAGTTTTGCATATAGTTTCGGAGATAAATACGGATTTTATATGTCGCCTATACAGTCAGAAACAAGCGAGGACGAGCGATATGAGAGGCTAACCGGCATAGGAGTAGAAATAGTTTACGAGGAAACACATGGCTTCTACGTTTCCAAGGTTTACAGCGGCTCACCTGCTGAAAAGGCAGGCATAGAGAAGGGGGATTATATAGTAGCTGCTGATGGTAAATACGTTGCAACCGAAGGCAAAGATGCAATAATAGATATCATAGCTGGTGAAGAAGGTACAAGTGTATCAATTAGCATCATCAAAGCATCTGAATTAGAGGGGCTTGAGGATGACTGGGTGCTGGAGGACGTACACATACAAAATAGTGAAGTATCACTAGAAAATACTGACGATACATCAGAAATAGTAGAAGAAAACACAGAGAATGATGAAACAGATGAAGTAGATGGCTCAATGAGCATAGTACCAACTGATAAAGTCAATGAGGAAGTTATAACAAGGCAGAGCTTCCAAATGAACTCAGTTGACTATGAAGTAATAAATACAGGGGAGTATGACTCAAGCGTTGACATTGGACTAATTACAATAGATAGTTTTACAGAATACACTGATGAAGAACTCAAAGAGGCGATTGAATACTTTAAATCAGTTGGAATTAGTGATTATATCATTGATCTCAGAGGAAATACAGGAGGCACAGCATCCAGTGTAATAGAGTGTCTAGACTACTGTTTACCTGAAGGACTGATAGTAGAGTTCAGGGCAAAGCAAGAACATGACAACAAGAGTTATTACTCAGATAGCTCTGAGGTAGATGGCAACTTCACTATTCTTGTCAACGGAGCAACCGCATCAGCCAGCGAGTTATTTGCACAGGCTATGAAAGATTATGGCAAGGCTAAAATAGTTGGGGTAACTACCTTTGGTAAAGGAACTGTACTTAGTACATATGGGTTGAGCAATGGCGGCACAATCACCTTATCCACAGCAAAATACTATACTATTTCAGGGCATGAGCTAGAAGGAAATGGGGTAGAGCCAGACTATGAGATAGATTTAACACTAGATGATAAATATATCTTATATAAGCTCCCAATATCTGAAGATGAGCAAATGCTTAAAGCAATAGAGGTTGCAAACGAGCAAGCCAAATCATAAATACTTACTGGAAATAGCACGAAGCATTTTAGCTTCGTGCTATTTTTCATGCTATAATTTTATATTAGACTAGTTAAAATTTATTTTAACAAAATTGAACAATTATATAATAAAGGGGCAGTAGAAGAAATGTTAAAAGCATCTCATATAATAGTGGCAGACAAGATATTACAAGATGTACAATGCCAGATGAACTGGAGAGTAAATAGGACAGCATATTTATTTGGGAGTATAGCACCTGATTTGAACTGCATATATCCAGCACATAGCATAACAGCAACAATTAAGCGTTTCAGAAAAAAGTTAAACAGAGTGAATAAATCCGAGTCAACAATTATAAAATCATTTACACTTGGGGTAATAATGCACTACATCTGTGATTATTTCTGTTATGCACATAACAGGAGGATGCCAGACCCTAAGCACTCAATATACGAAAGGTTGCTTAAAAAGCACATAAAAAATCACGAGGAACAACTGGGGGAGGTACCAGACAGCCTTATAAACCAATGGAACGAGATTAAGATACACGTAACGGAGGAGTTTAGTCAGGACAGCAACCAAGATGTGGATGAAATCATAAAGAATATATGTTCAAACAGTAGTGACCACATAAATTACATACTGGATATAGTAGCAGCCATGCACGATACCTACATGACAGAGACAAATTCCATAAAAGACAATGTGTGGTATAAATCAACAGCAAAGATAAGCCTGGATATGGAATATACGACATTTATGTGCGAGAAGATAGCAATGCTATTATTTAACCCAAACGGCGAATTGAAGGCAGTTGCATAAAGCATATAAATTTGGGTAGGTAAGCATATAGTATAGGATTTGGGTGGGTTTATTAGATTAAAGTAGTGAAGTGGGAAAATGAGGGTGGTTTTGAAAATTAGCATGCATTAAGCAAAATTTTTAAGGACAGTCGTTAGAGCATTGAGAAAAATTACCCTCAATTTTTTCTTGGGTAGGGAGTTGATTTCCAAAGATTTTTAATTTTTAGGCTTATGAAAATTCGGTATACAGTCAGACTACATTGAAAAATTTAAATAGAACTTAAATTGGGAGGCATCTAGAATTGAAATTTAGTCATATCTACGATACCTCCAATTTTTATAATAGTAATAAGTAATATACATTTAAATTGTGGTTGGGAGGTGCAGGGCATGAAAGGTGGGGATTTTACAGTCGATAATGAGATTATATCATGCTGGATAAAAAGAGCATTATCATATTTAGTTAAAGCTGGAATAGTGTTCGTAGTAGCATTTATAGTGCTTACTATTATGACAATGGAAACTATATTAACATCCAATAGACTTGAGGAAATAGAAGATGATACATATGAAAAATATAAAAATATTCAATCAGATTATGGTGTTTCAGCGGTACTTGAGATAGATGGGGAGTCTGTAGTATGCTTGGGATTAGAGGCAATACTAGAGTATGATAATGAATATCAATCATTATTAAACATATTTGAAGATAAAATATGGATAGACCAAGGATGTATATTATATGCAATAGCAGCATTAGCAATATCACCAATTTGCATAATATGCATTAAAAACAAAGGGAAAAGAGCAGCTTGCATAGTAGACATTAGTAGATTACGTAAGACATCCATATCAATTATACTATCAATTATAATTGGAGGAATATCATTATATACAGCACAGCACATCGGGTATTATGTAAACAGACAGATAAATATAGGAAAAATAGAGGATTTAGTAGTGTCTCATTTTTATGAATGGGCATCTGATAAAGATATTTTAGGTTCAGTATATTTGTATAAAGCGACGGATAAATCTTATGATTTAGAAGAGCTTAATGTGTATACAGTATACTTTTTTGACTGCGCTATATATCATGATTATTACAATCGTTATCTTGATAGGTCAATACCAACACATGTATATATAGACAAAACTGGCGATGTACAACTATACTTGGACGGGCAACTCAGAGGAGTAGTTGGTAGTTATCATTACGATAAAGAAAACATAGAATTAGTCAGGAAGTTAGACTGACAAAGGTATATTTAATGGAGGGCATATCTATGAAAACAAGTATAAGCATAGCAGATAGTAGATTAAACATAGACGCAAAGGAGACAAACTAATGAATACAATATACAATCAACCAGGTATGTATAACATTGAGAAAATAATATTATCAAAAGAGTTGCCTAACAGACCATCCTACTCAATAGGAGCAATACTAACTGGGCCAAAGGGTGGGGCAATAGCAGTAGACGAGTTTAACCTAGAGAGGTTAGTCATGAACGCCACAGGCCATAGAATAACAATCCCAGTTAGAGCATATATCACATCTTATGCCAATAGGACAGGGCTAGGACACAAGGTTTATGAGGAATACAGGGCAGACGAAGTAGTTCAGATGCTTATGAAAGTGTACAAAATACCCAAATCACGTACATTAGAGAGAATAGGCAATGAGCGGTTATACAATAAAATATCAAAGGATTTTTATTTTTATGACCCTAATTTTGAGGAATGTGCAATGTCAATATATTAAAACACATTTTAAATTGGAGGAAAGCACAGGGTGAATATAAAGATAGATGAGGGAAGTCGAAGGATTTTAGGTAATATCTCCATTGAAACCATTGTAAGGCTACCTAAAATGACAGATACACAGTATGATAAAATCAAATACATCATGGAATATGCAGGAGGGCACTGGAGAGAGAAATATGGAGGCTTCCAATTTGATGAGGATGCATCCATTATATCAAGTAGAATACATAGTATAATATCAGCAGGTCAAATCATAATTCCAGATGACATTAGATTTCAGATAAAAAATCAGTTCTATCCAACACCATCAGCATTGGCTGAATATATGGTTAATTTAGCAGATATAAAACCAACTGACTTAGTATTGGAGCCATCAGCTGGTAGAGGTTCGATACTATCCAATATAGTTAAAAATACAAATAGGTATAAAGCAATAGAATTGAATAAAGACAACGCTGAATACCTAAGACAACTAGGATATGATGTAACAGCAACATCCTTTGAACAATTTTATAGCATAACAAAGATGGTGTTTGATAAGGTTGTGATGAACCCACCATTTTCGAATAAGCGTGATATAATACACACAGTACTAGCATACAACCTCTTAAAGCCGGGTGGGACACTGGTGAGTTTATTGGCAGAGAACAGCCTTTATTATAACAGACCAATAACAAAATTATTTAACAACTTCCTTTCATCACGGAAGTGCAGTTTAACAAGTATACCACACGGTACATTTAAAGAGAGTGGTACAAATGTAGATGTGGTTATGCTAGTTATAAATAAACACACTCAAGAAAGAATAGATATAAGCAAGTGGAAATAGGGTAAAATACCTAAAATAAGGCATTATATTTAAGGGAAAGATAGTTTTAATTTAATGTTATTTTGGCTTAATGGCAGCTAAGATATACATTGGATTAAAATAAATACAATTTAATTAAGGAGGCCAAGACTATGTTTTTAAGCACTAAAAAGACGCAGCTTGAAGCACAGGAGGCAATCAAGAGAATCCCTGGGGATACAAAGGATCTTCTGGAGGATTTTCTTAAGAACAGCCATGTTACAGTCACAGGTTCGGAGAATTTCGTAGTGGGAGCCCAAGTGGGTCTAGCCTATACGGTTTTGAGACCCAATGATAGCGAGATTGGCTTTGGCACTGGTTTGGGGATGCCATTAAGCTCCATAGCTGTGTCAGCAATACTTGCAAGTACAGGGGATTTCGCACGCGAGATATCAGGTACCAGGGCATCAAGAATGAGGAAGCAAGACAAGGTATTACACTTTGGAGACGAGCTGATACATTTACCCTACATGCTGAACATGGCATTTAACAGCAACCAAGCAATTCAAGACCAAAGAGATAGGGCTAAGGCCGGACTAAGCCAGCTTAGTCCATTTAGACCCTCTCCATACGGAAGAATGTATGGAGAACCTAGGAGACCTGGAACCAATAATGACACGAGAGACATATTAGCAAAAATGAGCGGACAGGCCAATGAATTGTTAAGCATAGCATACGAAATAGCTGATAAGCTTGAAAGAAAAACAGGTTTAAAGGCTACTATAGTATTTGACTCAGTTATAAGGTACGCTGACATCACAGGGCCTTCTGATTCTGACATAATAGTAGAAGACATCCTAAGCAAGCTTAGGAGAACATCGAAGGCCATAGATGATACAGATAATGTCAAGATATCTAACTTAATATACATCAGAGCAGCACATGCACACGCAATAAATCTTATTAAGTTAGTCAACAAGGGTTCAGATGGCGCAGGCACTGATTACACAGGAAATTCAGATAGAATTACCATAGAAGCCCTAGTGAGCCGTAATGAACAGAATAAGGCGGAAATGTTCTTAGTTAAGTCCTTGTTTAACAAGGAAATTGATAGCTTCGCTACTTATGGAAATTGTGGTGTAAACACTAGTATAAATGATTTATATTACAGTGATTGTAAGCTACATACAGGAAACTTTGCATTACTCAATGTAAAGGTGGCAGTTGAGCCTGAGCCAACAGATGAACCCGTAGAATTTGAGGATGACCTTGAGTTTGATGTGGATGATGCTTGTGAGTATGAGATGGGCAGTGCTGATGGGTTCGATGATGCACCTGGAATGTTCAATGAATTCAAGCCAAGCGACTTAGGCAGTGGGTTCACAGGCTTTGGGCCAAATCCATTTAATCCATTAGGGACGCCCAATACGCCTGAACGCACAGATGACATTGATGATTTCTGGAATGGTTTCTTCAATGACAATCATTTCACTGGGACAACTGGGGTACAGAATCCGTCTGATACACTGCCAGAGGACCAAGACTTCTGTTATTATGGTTGTCCCATCACCCTTGACAAGGAGCCAAAGCTTATATCGCTGATACTCAATCCTAATATGGATTTGAGCAATTCATTTAAGGCCAAGTACATTTAAGACTTAAGACAACTTAGAATAAGCTAGGTAACTTAGAATTAGGGCAACAAAATATAAATTTGTAATTAAGTAATAGTACAGCGGTGAGTTTAAGAGGCTCACCGCTGTACATTTTTATATTATGGAGTATGAATGAAAAGATTGTTGTATCCATATAAGGAGGGTGCGTTATGAGCAGAATTAGTAATGCAGTTAAGAACTCCGGGGCCGATGAGGGGCTTCGCATGACAGAGACTCATGAGAACTTCATGGGTGGGGACAGCTACAAGGTTGACCCCATTACTCGCATGAAGCTCGTGACAGCATCTTCCATTTTCGGTGAGCCGAGCTATTACCGCGACAACGATGCAGGTACTAACCTGAGCAAGAGCTGGTACGGCTGTATGGTCCGAAACATGCAGGAAATCCAGGAAGCTGATATCCTGCACATCATGGACATTGGGGACAATAAGACCACTGACCAGATTATGGTTGAGTGCATTAAGGATGCTCTTGACTATGATTTTGAGCAGACCCTTCAGTGGGCAGTTGAGCTTCGCAATAAGTTCAACATCCGTCTGAATCCTCAAATCATCATGGTGCTCGCAGCAACGCACCCTGCTCGTCAGGAGTTTACCCAGAAGTACCCCTGGAAGTTTGCAAATTACAGCAGACAGGTCATGTCTCGTGCTGATGATGCAATCTCTCAGATGGAGTACTATCTGTACACCAACGGTTCCAAGCATAATATGCCCAGTGTTCTCAAGCGTGCCTGGGCCCGTCATATCAGCAGCCTGAGCGACTACGAGGTTCTTAAGTATAAGAACACCGGAATCGGAATGGTTAATGCTGTTCGTCTTTGTCATGCACACAGCAGAACCATTGATAAGCTCATGCATGACGAGCTTGTGCCCACTGATGAAACCAATACCTGGGAGCGGCTTCGTGCTTCCGGGATGAAGTGGGAGGAAATCTTCCATACTATCAAGATGGGCCACATGGCTATGGTTCGTAACCTTGTGGGCTTCCTCAATGAGGTTACCAGCGTCAAAACCATGGGTGAATATCTCAATGCACTTGTGAAGGGCGTAGCCAATGGCAAGCAGTTCCCCTTTAGATACTACGGTGCATACCTTGAGGTCAATAACAGAGTGCAGGACGATACCAAGCGCATGCTCGGATTGAAGGCACTTGAGCGATGCATGGACGAGGCTGTGAAGAACATGCCCAGATTGAAGGGTAAGACCATGTGTCTGTCCGACAACAGTGGTTCTGCTTGGGGAGCATTCACCTCTGAAAACGGAAGGTTCACCGTGGCCGAGATTGACAACCTTTCATCTGTGATTACCGCAATGCGTTCTGATGAGGGATACGTTGGGGTATTCGGGGACAAGCTCAAGGTTTACAAGGTGGACAAGAACAGAGGTTGCCTTGAGCAGGCTGTGGAAATGTCCGAGGCTCGCGGTAATGATGTGGGACTTGATACAGAGGGAGGAATTTGGGAGTTCTTCAATCGGGCAATTGATGAAAAGCAGCTTTGGGACAACATCTTCATCTACAGTGACCAGCAGGCTGGCACTGGCGGACTGTACGGGACCCGGGAGCAGATGTACAAGTACCAGGGTAGCTATGGACTTGGCATCTACATCAATGTCTTTAAGCTGGTCAAGGACTACAGGGCCTATGTGAACAGCAAGGTAAACGTCTTCAGTGTCCAGACAGCAGGGTATAGTGACATGGTTCTTCCCAACTATGCATACCGTGTCAATCTCTTGTACGGCTGGACTGGTAAGGAGGCACAGTTTGCAAAGGCTGTGATTGACCTTTGGGATGAGGCGGACAAACAAAACAAGTAAACATCAGCTAACTTAGAAGGCAACACCCACTAGTTATAACTAGTGGGTGTTGTTTCGTGCTCACTAAATTTAGTACACTAAGATAATCAGTCTAAGTTTTAGTGCATCCTGCAAACAGACTAGTTGATACATATTGTAATTCTAGTTAATACCTAACATAAGGCATGGGATTTAGAGAAGGACGATTTTAATTTTAATTAGTTAAAATTGGGGATTTGACAAGGATACAACTAGGGGAAGGAAGGTAGAGGAAATATAAAACGATTAGCATTTAAAATATAAAAGCACAAATACATAATTTTTAAGACGGAGGGATTTATAAATGCCTGCAATAAATGGAGTGCGAAATTCAGCAGTAGTTAAGAATAAAAAAGGAAAAACAAGTGTATTAGCAGTGGTATTTGGAGTAATTATAGCAATTCTGCTAACAGCAGCCGCTTTCCTTATTTTCTGGAACTTCTATTATCAAGAAGAGTTTACCAATCAAGTCATAGTCCAGATGGAAGCTGGCGAGCAGAAAGCATATAGAGCAGTTAGGGATATAGTGTCTGGTGAGTATTTAGACGGTGCAGTCGAGGAAGTAGTTGTACCAAGTAGCTTAATCTCATCAGACCTTTTAACTGTTGGTGCTGACATATCTGGGTTAAAGGCTTCAGGGAATATATCAGCTAATAGTCTTATAACCGAAGTCAATAGCTATAATCCCATTTATGAGACACCAGTTATTGATAGCACACGGCAGTATGTAATTGATTACATTGAAACTCCTGGTATTTCAGCTGGGGACTACATGGACATTAGGTTGAAAGTGTTTACAGAGGACGGCGGAGTTTCAAGCTATAAGGACTATATTGTAATCTCTAAGGTTGAGGTTATAGATAAAAATGAGTCAGGTGAACTCACCCTAAATCTAACAGAGTCAGAGATTCTTAATCTCAACAGTGCAGTAATCCAGGCAGCATCTCAGGATACAGAAGGTCAGATTTACACTGGTAAGTATGTAAGCCCTGCTACACAGGCTAAGCATATAGTAACCTATGATGGAGCAGGTGCAGAGTATACTGAGGAAGAATTAAGAGAAGCACAGGAAATATTAAGACAACAGATGGGTGAAGATGGTCAGACCACATCTGGTGCACAGGAGACTGAAGATACCAGCGCTGAGGGCACCGGCACTGAAGGCACCGGCACTGAAGGCACCATAGAAGATGTGACTGGGATTGTAGATGATACTGCTGAAAGCTCCACAGAAGGCACTGATGGAGCAGAGCAGACAGGAAGTGAAACAGACCAAACTGACAATGCACAGTAAGATTGTCAGTAGAATGGAGGAATATAAATGTACGAGGTAACCAGTCCTAAGAATAGCGGAAGAGTCATAGCAGTTTGGTCACCGGTCAGCAGACAGGGTGGAGTTAGTACACTGGCAGCTATGCTTACTGCATACTTATCACATGATATTAACAATGATGAGAAAGTTTTGCTAATGAGCAACGATAGCTCAGGCATAACGGCTGCCTGGTATCTCTCTAAAGAGAGAGCGCAGAGCGGTCTAGCCGATGTAGTAGACTTATCATCATCTGAGAATTTAAGAGGTCCAGAGGACATTTACAATAATGCATTTACACTTACAAACCATATTGATGTACTAATAAGTGGTAAATCAAACATAGCAGTTACAACTGGTTTGGCATATGAGATTGAAAAAATCTTTAAGATAGCTCGTAAAGGATATAAGTATATCATAGTAGACACATCAGCAGGGTTTACAGGTAGCTCTCAGCAAATATTGGAGCACGCAGATGTGGTTATAGCAAGCCTACCCCAAGATAAATATTATTTTGATGGTTGGACAAAGAGGCTATCAGACATTTATCCACAGGAGCTTGATAAAAAGCCTCGTATAACTGTGTTACAGCAATTTTACAACTACTCAAGTATGACATATCAGTACATGGCCAAGAAAATGGCTGGAGAGAAGTTGTACTACATAGACCTAAACACTCTAGTTTATGATGCAGTCAGTAATAGAAATATGCTGGATACAATCCAGGACGAAGCAGGTAAGAAAAAGCATGATGATGTTATTGACCAGCTTGAGGCAATAAGCAGAGAGGTCATGGAGAAGATTGAGGGAGTAGTAGAGAAAGAGGCTACTGCGGAGCAAGAGATGGTGAATCAGGCTAAGCAGAGCACTAAGGAGTACATGGAAAGTGACGATTTCTTCCTTGGTCTTGATTATGATGAGGATCAGGCGTCAGAGGATGACGCAGACCCCATGGGGTACGGATATGGTAACTCAAGCGATACCAGCAGTACTTCTGATGATTCAAACGACACAAGTGATGACACCGGAGTCAATCTAGAAAAGGAAGCCGACGAAAGTCCTAGTGAGACCCCTGACAATGAAGATGGTGAGTACGACGGCAGCGAGGCATTCGGACTATCAGATGATTTGTATAAAGACTAAGAATAGAGAGGGTTGCACACATGGACAAGAAAACAAAGACAAGAGAAGAAAAGAATAAACAGTTAGTTGTAGATGAAATAGCTGCAAACCCTTCAAGATTTACATTTGACGCTCTCAGAGACTATGTTGAAAATGCATTCAAGAAGTATTTAAACACCACAGAGGCAGGAACAGAGGAAGAGCGGCGTAAGGAGCAACAGAGAAAAGAGGTACTCAGACAGAGCATTGGTTGCTGCTATGCTGGTACAGTTAAAGAGCGCCAGTTCGTTAAGCAGTTCATACACCGGCTTCTGACAGGCCAGGTAAATGTGTTTATGACTGAATACAGAGATGGATGTGTCAACATTACAGTTGAAAACTATAAATACATTTTCCCTTGGGACAACCCTTACAGACTACCAACTCAGGTTAAATTCCTTGGCATTTTATATAATCGTCAGGATACAGAGGGAGCAGGGACATTTGATTATCTAGTCAAGAAGTATAAACTGAACAGACTTAGAGATATCAATGTCATGCAGGGAGATAGTAAGCAAGCTAAGGGAATGTATATAAATGAGCGCGACATAGATGCTATCTTTGAAGGCGAGAAGGTCGTATTCGACTATAACTTAGCAATGGAAGTACTTGTACAACTCATTTATGAGGAATACAAGGGCAATGGGTGTATAGATGAGCTGCTCTATCAAAACATAGATGATGTGGGTATAGGACTTAGTGGTTTGCAGAGTGACGTAGAGCCAATGCACCTTAGAGGTAAAGCAGTTAAGAAGGCCTACGATGGTGTTTGGATTAAGCATAAAGGTTTGCTCATACACCTGACATTCCTTTCATTCCATTCTTTTGCAAACCTACGCAGAGTTGTAAATCAACTCGTAGCATATGACATGCAGGGCTCCTTCTCAGAGAAGGAAGGCTTTAAGATGGGGTATGGTAAGGATGGTTCCCGTAGAACATCCGTTATCACACCATTCGCTGAAAACCCTGCAGCTTGGGTTCGTAAGTTTACAGCAAGTAGTCTTACAAATAGGCAGCTAATAACCAATAATGGGGCACTTTACATTAAGGGCGTGGACGACCTTATAAATGTGGAAAAAGCCCTGGTGCAAGGTGGAGCAACAATTCCTATTTGTGGACCACAGGGTGTTGGTAAGACAACTTGTCTTGAGGCCATATCAGAGTACATCCAAAACTGGTATGCAATTCGTATGATAGAGTCAGAATTCGAGGCAAGAATACGTTGGAGATACCCTGAGAAGAACATACTAACAGTTCAAACACCAGTAATTTCACCAGAAAAAGCATATGAGTTTAGCTTGAGAACATCTGGTGACATTTACATAGTAGCTGAGGTTCGTTCCGATGAGATGATGGTTAACATCACTAGAACAGCAAATCGTGGTGGTAGGTCAGTTATATTTACATACCATCCTAATAACCCGAGAGCAACCATCATCGAGGTAGCAAACAGCCTAATTCGTCAGAAGCTGTATACATCTCTTAAAGATGCAATGTATACAACACTTGAGACAGTTAAATGCTGCATACACATTGATCTTGACCTTGAAAGACAATGCCGTTACTACAACATTTATGAATACGTACCTACTGATGTTGAGCTAGACGATTCATTCCTAAGTAAGTCAGGTGATGAGCGTTCTGAGGCATTCATGCAAACTCAGTTCACTTACTATAAGAAAACTATCGGAGATAGATTTTTTGATGCAATACCTATAATCACCTTTGATAAAGAGAAAGAGGGGTATGTATATCAAAACAGCATTTCTGATAGATTGTATAACGATCTTTACAGAGGAAGCAGCCTTGACTCAGAAAAAGAGGCACTGGAGAAGCTGTTCAGACCTCAGAAATATATGCTAAGGTATTTAAAGAGTAAGCATCCATATAAATACTTAAGCATTTCTGATTTGGAGGAAATAGCAGAAAAAGAAGGATTGAATACAGCCTTTATCAATTTTGAGGCTATTCAGAGTTTAAAGGGAGTCTATGAAGGTGGGGTGAAGTAATGACCATATTTGAAATGATGCTATGGGCATTCGTAGCAGCCTTTTCAATTACAGGTCTTGTGGTTTTAGTAATGCTGCTAAGACCTTGGGATTTACTGTCACCTAAGACCAGCATAGGTCAGAAAAACAGGCATAGAATCCGTGTAGCATACAATACATTTGCAATAGGGTTATTTAAGGCACTTTCATCATTTCCATTAACACATATATTTGTAGAGAACCTTTCAGCTTCACTCAAGCATATGTTCATGCTCGATCCAGACGATGCAAAGGTTAGGGCAACATCATTATTGATGAAAGAGGCACTGATAACCCTAGCATCCCTGATAATAACCATCATATATTTTGATGATACACTGTTAGCATTTATAACAACAATAATGGTTGCTGTATATGCTTATCAAAAGCTGATGGGAGATGGGCAGAAGTTCCTAGAGCAACTAGAAGAAGGCATTGGAGATATGGTTCATATCTATAATGCAGAAGGCCAAAACATAGATATGATGTTTATACGGTTGCTCAAAGATACTGATGCCTACCTATACAGATATATTGACCAAATGTACACATACTTAAAGAGAGCAATTACAGACCCTGAAAACAGTCAGCAGATAATATCAGAGTATAACAGCATAGTTCCTTCAAGACATTTGAGACTGGTTTTTAACTATGTGTACATAACAGCAAGGTATGGTGATGAAACAAACCAACAAGGTGAGCAGCTATTCAACAAGAATATGCTAGCAATCCAAAGAGAGGTTCATGCAGACCTTGTTAAGCTAAAGACAATTAAGGACGAGACACTAGGCGAGCAGGTATTTATTATACTAGGTGTAGTTATAATCCCAGCAGCAACCTGGTATATGAAAACATTCTTCGTATTTGAAGGCTTTGAGTCCATTGGAAGATTCTTAAATAGTAGCTTTGGATATGCAATAAAGATAATATGTGCAGTATTTGCGTTGCTATGTTTCTATGTATATAATAGGATAAGCAAATCAAATACAGCATTTGAGCAATACCACGAAATTAAGTGGGCAGAGTATACTTTAAAGAAAAATCCATGGCTGAAGAAGATAATAGATAAGCTAGCGCCTAAAGAAGGCACAGAAAGACGTAAGAAGTTAGAGAATGACATTACACTATCTGAGGGTTACGTAGGTGTGAGGCCACTTTACATGAAGAAGTTGCTTACTGCAACAATAGTTACAGCTATAGTAGCATGCTTCCTATGCTTCGACACCTATACAATGTACACTGGAATCACTTCTGATATATACAGAGGCGTAGATAGAAGTTTAATGGATACGGTTCTTCTCGTGGAAGACTTCCCAGATGAATACAAGCAGAGGTCATTATCAAATGATATGATGGTTGTAGACATTCTTAGGGAGAACGAAGACGAATATTTTGCATTATCAACTGACCAGGAAGAAATAGGATACATAATGGAAATCATAGATGACTACGGTTTTGATTATGGGGCCTATCCTGATGTAGCAGCTCAGCGTATACATGAGAAGTTTGTGCAACTTAACCAACTAGACCCTCTGGTTATATTCTTAGTGATACTCTTCACATTAGTGGCGTCCTACAATTTACCAAATTTGACCATGAAGCTTAATTTGATGCTGAATCATGGCGCAATAATTTATGACGAGGTAATGGGATGCTACACAGTAGTAATACTGCTGATAAATCATTCATCTTCAAACGTTTACATGATACTAAATTGGCTTGCCAGTTTTGCAAACGTGTTTAAGACACGATTGCAGCAATGTATTGACAACTTAAGTGAGAAAGAAATAAGAAGCCTTGAGGAAGGTGTAAACTATAAGCCATTTAGCAGACTTATAGAGTGTATTTTGATGGCATACAATGGCACAGACCTTCAGTCAGCATTCGCAGGAATTGAACAAAGGCACTTATTCCAAGAGGAATCGCGTAGAATGATTAACCAACAAGCAATAAAGAGGCGCGTATCATACAGTCAGCTACTTAGCTGGGGAGCACTTGGTTGCACATTCATACTGTATATTGTAGCTCCGATGGTTTTAGCAATAATAGAAATGCTTGGTCAATTGCTTTAATCATTGAGTATAATATAAATAACATAACTGGAGATGATGAGAAAGAGGAAGAAAGTAGGTTACATGGAAGATAGGTAATGCGGCCTAAAAACAAGCATATGGTAGTAGGAAAGAATAGGTTTAGTTTGTAATGAAAAGTAAAATTTAACATGGAGGGATACTCAGAATGAACAAAAAGATCATTACAATCGCAGAGATTGTCTTTGCACTAATCTTCGTAGTGTTACTGGCAGTCTTCATGGCAACCATCAATAGCAAGGGCAATAGTGCCAACAACCAGCTGGTTGATACACTTGAGTCCACTGACAGTTCTAATGTTAAATCTTATCCTAACGGCGGAACTGTAAAGGGATCAACTGTTGAGATGGCACTCGACCAGATCAACAGTCTAGCTGGGGATGTTAACGATTTCTTTATTAGCGTAAAGACATCCGGTAATGGAGTCACACATCCTACAGCTACTACATATAAAGATATAGCAGAAGATACTACTGCAGACGATTCTATATACTTCAAGGGCGAGACATATAACGTTAGCAATAGTAAGAACAATAACTATATCAACTCTAAGGCAGATTTTGAGTGTGCACATGTTACAAATGAAAACGGTATAATTATTGGATTAACATTTACACAGCAGTAATATAAATTAGGAGGAATAAATTGTTATGAACAAAAAGATTATTACAATTGCAGAGATTGTCTTTGCACTGATTTTCGTGGTACTGCTTGCAGTATTTATGGCAACTATTAACAGCAAGGGTAATAGTGCCAACAATCAGCTGGTTAACACCCTGGAGTCTACTGGTACTACTTCTCTTCAGAACTATGACGGCAAGGATGTTAAGGGTTCTACTGTTGTGACTGCTCTTGACAACTATAAGTCCATCGGAGAAGAGTTGAAGCTGACTATGGTAGTTAGTACAAAGGCTGACCCAAGCGGTGATGACTCAATTGAGGGTTCAGTTAAGGAGGGTACTTCTGGAAAACATTCTGGTTATCTATATGGATATGATAAATATGGTTCTGAGATGGCAGCTTACTCAGCTTCCGCTGATGACGATGATTATATAAATCTGTCAGCAAATTTCCATTGTAAGCTTGTGAAGAATTCTAACGATGTTGTAATTGGTATTCACTTCGTACAGGATGGTGCAACTTGCAGCAGCTGTGGTGTAACTGCAGGTGGCTAATTCCAAAATACAATAAATACAAACTCACTAAGGGGTATGGGGCCTATACCCCATACCCCTTTTAAATTATTAGGCAGGTGAAATTTGCATGGATAGAAAGATAGTAACAATAGCAGAAATAGGGTTTGCACTTGTATTTGTAATGATACTATCCTTCATATTCTATAACATCTATGGATATAGCAACGATTTAAACTTGGATGTAGAGACAATGCAGGAAGTAGTAAACGAGGCAGACTTAGCTCCTTATGATAATAAGACAGTCTCAGGGGATACTGTAATGAGCACCATTAACAAAATGAAAGAAGCCAAAGGTGGGCTTTCAATGAGCTATGGTGTATGCAATGGGAGTACAGCCACAGCATCTAATTGGCAGTTTTATGGTTATGGAGCATTGAAGTATGCAAGCGGCGAGGGCAATCCAGCATACTACGCTGATGGAGACGAGGCAGATAATGTATATGTGACAAGCCCATCATCTAGTTATACAACACATGATACAAGCTTACTTCCAAATGAAACTGGATACATAAGCCCAGTTGATACTTATACATCTCAACTTGTATTCAATCAGAATGGTGTACTTGTTGGAATGGTCTTCATAAAGTAATTATTAAAGCATTATCAAGGGAGAGATAGTATGAGTAATAAGATAGTAAGCCTTGTAGTGACAATATTCATGTTGATGATGTGCATGTTGGCATTGCTAGTTTTAAACACAACAAATTTAAAACAGAGCCAAAACATAGCAAATTTGAGGGCGAACAATTCCATACTATCTACAGATGGTGAAATTAGTTCTGAAAGTGAGTTTGTTGTAAGAGGTTCTTCAGTATTGTCATGTATCTCTGGATTGGATATAGTAGACAGCAGACTCTCAGACAGAGAAAAGGTTTATACAGTAGATAGAGAACACGAGCTAAACGGTGTATTAGTGCCTCAGAGTATTTATTCTGTAACATACAACGGGGCAAGTACATCCGTTTCTGATTTGTTAAACACCATAGACATGAATAAATATTACAGTATAACTTATGGAAGCGGAACAGGAATAGATGACCCCGACTCCATAACTGTTAATATAACAGAGTTTAATACTGAGGGGTGAAAAGATGAACAATAAACTCTTATCAATAGCCAGTATTATATTTGCAATAATATTTGTTGCAATATTTATGGTTGTTTGGGGAAACACAAGGGATATAATTCAAACGGAAGCAAATGAAATGGATGCACTGTATGCCAGTGAATACGACTTCGATATAGCAACTTTTAATGATAGGGTTGTTAGCAATGATACACTTGTGAACTTAGCATACAACATAGCAGACTCTGGTTATTCTCAGTCAGTAAAGTTGAAATTCTATAAAGATACTAGCACAGGACCAGAGCTGATAGGAAATAGTGCAACATATGATAACTACAGTGATTCAGTTGCAAATGAGCTTAAGTTAGCACTAGAGCGTATAGACAGTGATGGAAATAACCAAGTCAGAGTAACATTAACAGCAACCAATGAAAATGGTGTTATAGACGGATTGTTGATAATGAATGACACCTAATTAACTGGAGGAAATACAATGGGTAATAAGATAGTAACAATAGTTACATCCTTTATAACACTTATGGTATTTGTATTACTCGTGGCATTCATATCAACTGACAGTCAGATTGATGAGTCACAGCAAAGGATACAAGAGTTTACAGAGACAGTACAATATAAAGGGTGTATTACATACGACCAGTATATGGATTTAATCAATAGTATACCTTTTAATAACATAAAAGTTCAAATAACACATATTGTAAACAATGATGTGGACACTTATGACCCAGGTGTGTACGATGCCAGGTTTACAAGTCAAATATTAACAGGTATAGGGGCAGGGCCAGTAATAGAGGACGATGCCAATAGGGCAGGTTTTCTACTAGGTGTAGATAGAGATGGTAATGAGACAAACACAGGATACTTATTAAATACAGCATCCGGAAACGATAATGACAAGGGAATCTATAAAATGAATGTAGGGGACCAGATAAAAGTAGACTTGGTAGTTATGGATGGAACATTCTTTAATGCATTAGTTAGCACTTTGACTGGTTCAACTAATTCTTCTATGAAGATAGTAGCATCCTCTTCTGGAGTAATACTTAACACTAGATATGAGTAAGGAGCTGATAAAATGTCTAATCCGGCCAAGGCATTATTTTCAATGTTCTTATTGCTGATTGTATTGACATATGTAGTATTCAGCTCTGACATAAATTTAGTGGACACTAAGAAAGAGAACTACAATGATGCAATTCAGGCAGCATCACAGGTTGCCACAATGGACATTATGGCAACTCAAGATGTGAATGTATCATACGATGGAATACAGAGGGACCAGCAGGACATTACAATAAATTTTGATGCCTTAGATACTTTTAGAAATACATTATATAGACTGCTTGAAAACCAAAGAAGTGGCAGGCTAGAGGGAGTATCCAACATAAACATACCCTTAGCTGGCTTTGTAACATATGATTATATCATAGGAGTAACCTATGGCGAGGCATATGCGGACGCAAACACACTGTCAAATTTAGGATACACCTATGAAGAATACTTAGAGCTTCCTGCATCAGAAAGGTCAGACCTAGACGAGCAGTTGAACAACTTAAGGGGAGCATATCTACTTCCAATGGGGTACACCTATTATTACCAATCAAATGGTAATGTAATAAATGGCAGTACGTCTGGTGGAGAATACACACTAGACCCATTAGACAATAGGTTGTGGAGATTTACACTTGGAGATAGTATATTTATACCAACAGGCACGATTTCAGCATCTTATACAAGTGGGTCATACACAGGCTTAGATGAAAACAGATATATAATAGGTGGAACAGGGACAAATGAAGGAAAGCTGATATATAAAGCAGATAGCCAAGGCATGCCTCTTGATGGACAAGATGGCAGGGACACAGTGTACTATGATTGTAGCCTATGGCTAGCTAGTATTGGCTTTAATACAATGTATGAGTTCAGAGATTTTATAGTAATGTCATCTATAAATCAATACCTAAATGGGCATAGCGGAGCTGCATTCAATGAGACAGCTGGGAACACAGATACAGCGTTGGATATACAGCTCAGTTTAGCTGATTTCTCTGACAGTTTTGAAAATTATACAGATAGGTCATCTGTAATACAGGGGCCTGGAATGTTTGCAATAATAGATATTTATACTGGTTCTAATAATACATATCAGTTGTACGAAAGAGTTGCATCCTTCGGAGGCAGCGAGTTAGTTCCAGTTACACTAGATGACCAATAGAATACAACAAATAAGCTACCAGGCCTACATTCAAGATAGGCCTGGTAGTCTTGTGCATAGACATGGATTATACAAAAGAATATGAATTTTTAAATTTAACTAGTTGATAGGAGCAAATAGACATGAAAGAATTAAGGAAAAATCCTAGAGCTTTGATGGCTGTAGGCGGATTGGTGTTTTTGGTCTTTGTATTATTTATAATAGCATCATCAGGTCCAAGTATAAATAAAGGGAACAGTGAAACAGAAAGAACAGAGGCATTGGTGATAGAACCACAAACAACAGTTACAGAGATAACGAACATAGCAGATGAAAATGACATAAAGCTTCAAGATATACTAGTAGATTACATAGACTCAGGGGTAAGCAGGCTATATACAGTTGGAGATAGGCATTTTGTTGTTCTGACAACAGGAGACACCACATATGGAAACATAGTATATACACATGATGTAAGTACAGATGGTACGGAGAGAATAATTTGGGACATAGAGACTGATAGTGATGTACTGGATGAGCCAAGAGTATTGTATAAAATACTAGAAGTGGACAATCCAAATATACTTGTAGAAAAGAAAACAACATTGGATATTAGCAACTTAAACGGATATTGTCAGCTAGTGGTATTTGACGCTGGTACAGGGAATAAGGTATATAGCGTAGCACACAACAAGTTATTAGATGTGGAGACGCTTGAACTTCCTGGAGTATACATGGGAGAGTTTACAGATGGAAACCTGGAAAGCATGACAAAACTTGGGAGTGTAACAGTACCAAACTCAGTTATATCTGATAGAGTTGACCAAACAACAAGAGTATATAAAGTTAAACTCGGTGGCAGTAAGGTAGCAATAGATGTTTATATGGACAATATAAACATACCTATAGGAACAATTGAGAATCTTACATTAGAGTATGACTCAGCCCTGGGAACATTTAAAGGCATGTTAACAGGAGGTATAGCATGAATTTCTTAGATAAACTTAAATCAGTATTGAATGGCTGGGATAAAAAGGGTAAAATACAAGTAGGGGTATTTGCACTCGTAAGCATAGTTATAATAGGAATATTGATATACTATGTGAGCATGGATAAAATTACTGAAAACGATGCAGAACCAGAGATAGACAGTACTTTACAGCTTAATGAAAGCGAAGAATACATCCCAGTTCAGGTAGACACTGTAACAGAGGACACAGCAACACTCAAATATGTGCTAGATACATACAATAAATTATATGGTAGCACTGAAAATAGCGAGAACTACAGTGAGAGTGACTCACAGCCAGAGGTATTAACACCCTCAAGTGAAGCAGTATCAAGTGTTGCGCTGGTTTCATCTAATCCAGATGAACTAAATATCACAAGATATCAATTTGCCTACATATTATACAATTTGATAAAAGAAGCAAATAAAGAACCAAGCTTAGAAAATTATGTATATGCATACCAAGATAGTGGAGACTTCCCATCTAGATACACACAAGCAATTTACATCCTAGATTATACAGGGATATTTGAATATGACGGAGTATTTGATGGGTACAAATATGTAACACAGCAGGAAGTGGATAGTGCAGTTGAAAAACTACAAGTTTACTTAGACTCAGGCTACTTAGATTACATGGGTAGTCAGTCTGATAATACAAATGAAGCTTCAGGCAATGAGCCAGGCACAACTACAGAATTAGAGCAAGAGGCAATAGAGATATTATCAGATAAAGAATTTGAGGATAACTTAATAGGTAAAAGCGTGGCACTATACAAGGAGCCAAAAGAGTTATGGCAGCTAGAGACCAATATAAATAACATATCAAAAGTAGACTTATACTCAGATGATATAGAATCAGCATATGAAAATTCACAAGAGGTAAGGTTTGAATACATAAATCTTGACGAAGGGTTGCTGGATTACAGCTTAATAGACAAGCTTAGAAAAAACCATACATATCAGTACAAATTGGACGACACAGAGATTGCAGGAATGACAGTATTTGAACCAATAGGGGTATCAAAGAACATTGGAGATGAAACACTATCATTAACTGGAAAGGTGCTTGATGATAACTTATTACTGATGCTAAAAAGTAATGGGCTGGTTCTTGGTATAAATAATCATAAGGTAGTATCTAATGGTATGCTGTTTTCAGATAATGGACAATGCTTTATTCAATTATACAGTAAAGAAAATATAGATTCAATTGGAATAATAGTACCAATCACAGATTTACAGAATACAACAAACTATGATGAATTAGAGGATGGAACAGAGAGCAGTCAAGGAGTAGAGCCCACACAAAGTATACTAGTAGTACTTCCATTAGAATAACAACAGCAGGGTGGTGACAAGGATGCATTTGATTACAAGAATAAAATCAATCAAAGCAATAGTAATAGGAATTTTAATAGCTTCATTGTTACTCCCATTATCTATGAATTTAGTGGAGGTAGCATACGGCGCATCAGGATATAAGTCAGGATATAAGTACGGTATACTTGTAAGTATACCTAATGTAATAGTATCAAGATCAGGAGGAAAGTATTATATCACAGATGATAGTGGGGTAAAGCAACAAGTTAAGAAAGGACAGTGGGTTGACCTAGATGTGACCACATGGTACAGTGGAGATGTTAAGGTTACATACGGCAAATGGAAAAACGAAAGATTTAAGTACGTTAAAGCATTAGCAGGTACAATAGTACAAGAAGATGGGTACACAGATACAGATGCATACTTAAGATTTAGATGGAATGGCACATCCGATGGTACTGGATATGCAACTGAAGATGATTGGTACGATATAATTGGTGATTGCTATCCTACTGATGGTACCAGAGGGCAGCTAGATATGGATGCACATTCCTATACTGTCAGAATACATTGTACTGATGACTTCTTTGATTGGATGGATGATCAATTAGGCCGTAAAAGCGAGCAGGCAGTAGGTATAGCTACTGGATTCTTGTATAGGTCAGTTAACAAACTGGAAAGTTCAGGCGGTGGTTTTGGTGATGGTTATGGGCCAGACGGACCTGGCGGAGGCGGAGATGACGGTGACAAAGAACCAGTAGACCCGCCTGAAGAGTCAACAGTTTATGAGGAAGAAGAGGCACCTGACCTTGTATCAAATACAGCTACAATAAGTGCAACAACAATCCAAGTAAACTATATGAATAAAACTGGCAAATTAAGTGCAACAGGAAATATACAAGCAAATATAGAAATAAATCCAAATGTGGGAAAGACTTACTTAGATAAGATAGAAACTATTGGAAATGATAAGATATATCACTATGTAAGATATATTAGTGATAGAGCAAACATAGAGTCAAATAAGTGGTCATCATTCAGAGTTTTTGGTAATGAGTATGGTGACAGCGGAAGGGTTGAAAACCCATCAAAAACTGTAACCTTTGATTTAACAGAGGCAGGATTTAACAGCGAAGTAGCAAGTGGATGGCTTATAAAACAATCTAATATACAGTATTACTATGAAGCAAGGGGCACAGCACTAACAGAACTAGACAATGGATCATCAGCACAATTTAGAACCAATGGTTTCGGGTATGTAATCCTACAAAATGAGAAACCAAAAGCAAGTTTTTCATTGCAAACACTTCCAGGGGAATATAATAACAACCAACCAGTCGAAAACGGCTATTACTATACAGATGTAAACACAGAAATGATATTTGAATTCTCAGATCACGAGAATGACATCAGGAATGTTTACATAGCTTGGGGTAAAAAAGACTCCATGGATATGAATATGTGCGAGTTCAGCTATAGTATGTCAGCAAACGATGGTGAACCAACAATATTCTCTGATAGAGAAGATTTGTACGAGGTAGTCAGTATTGAGCCCCATGGATTAAACGGAGTAAAAGTCACATTAAAGTTTAACCAGCCTGGAACATATTCTTATATGGCATATGTTAATGATGCAAACAGCAATCAAGAATTGGTCCAATCAGACATGATACAAGGCAATTTCATTGTTAGGGGTGGAAAAGGACCACAGGCACCAAACGCAGTGATAACTAGCCCTCAATACGCATTTGAGGAAAATACACTCCAACTGGCCCAAAACAGTACAGACCCGAATGGAGCAGATGATATTAGAGATTCTAAGTGGGCAGCTGATATAACTGATGACGGTAACTTTGTATACACTATAGAGGATGTTACAGAGCGGGAAGACCCCGATGCAGCAGGGGAAGGGTTCACACCAATCACAGGAATAACTGTAAACACAAACAATACCAATCCAGCATACACAAGGGGTGGAACAATCGTATTCCCGGCTGATTCATCACACCACTATTTTGAGGTTAAGCTATGGGTGAAAGATGCAACAGGTTTAACTGACATAGCAACTCAGGTAATTAAAGTTATATCAGATGTACCTGTAGCAAATCTTGCTCCAGAAGGTGATGTAAACACAGCACAATTAAAAGAAAACAGAAAGGTTACAGTATCAGCACTTGGGTCAATAGCACCGGTGGACGATCCAATACAATGGAATAGAACAGAATGGACAATTAGTAAAGTTGAATACACCCAGTCAGAGAGTGGAGACATGGTGGAAGTAGAGACACCAATCACTGATGCCAATGAGCTACGGAAGATACTAAAGAAGGACTCAAGTAATCAAAAAGTAGACTTGCAGTTCTATGAAGTTGGGCAATACAAGGTCACATTAAAACTGCATAACAACTTTTCAGACCAGAATCAAGAGCACGAGGATATTGGGGCATCTACAACTTCCATGTATATAACAGTTGTTGAGGATGTAGTGCCACAATCTTCAGTTGGTGCAATTTCTGGAGACCCAAGCTTTGGTGAAAACCCAGAAGCAGCAAAGGACCATGTGGTTACATTTAGAGTTGCAAGCAGCTCAACAGATGGAGATATCATAAATCCTGTGACATCTTACAGCTGGACATTATATGAGGACTTCAATAATGATGGTGCCTTTACAGAGGATGAGAGGATACCAGACGGAAAATTAACATACAATGCAGACCACACAGAGGTGTCGTACACCGCAACTTTCTATAAGTTTAACAGCGAGCATCCAGTTCAGAGGCACAATACTGTTAAGGCAGTGGTCACTACTACAGAAGCATTCGGTGAACCATATTTGCAGGAGTTATTAAACAATGCATTCGGAGAAAATTCAAATGAATGGAAGCGCAGCACAACTGTTGAGGCAACAGAAATTGTAAACTGGGCACCAGATGTTGAGATAGTACCACCTCCTTCATCAACAGACCAGACAAAAACACCTTACATGCCTTGGGATGTGGATGGGGACACTGTAATTGATGGAAACTTCATCATGGCATATGTTGATGATTTTGTTCAAGTTGGAACAGACATTCTTGATGAATTCCCATCAACCTGCAGCGTTACCTGGGAGCTTTCAAAGAAAGACCATGACGGTGTATTCCATACCACAACAGACTCAGGCCAATCTTGGATACAGAGTAGTTATGTATCTCATACACTTGGTAACAGCGGTGGCACCATTAGGATAAATTCTAATGGTGTGTATAAACTGAGAATGATAGCTACGGATGATATGGGAAGCACTGGAGAATTTACTTTAATGCTTCGTATATTCCCATTACCCATAGGAGTACTTGAGGCCAATCCAGATTACTTATACTATGCAAGTACAGGCGGCGGGTTAGACCAGTGGCAAACCAAGGAAAACGTAAGATATGATATAAGGTCTAACCCAAGTATAGTTGATGATGAATGGGGTCCAGCTTGGCACTACATGGACTTCTCTTCTGACGATTGGACAGTAACACCTCTCGAAGGGCAGGATAAGTCAGATATTCACTTTGCGAATTGGGAGAATATCAATACTGAATACCAAGATACCACACCAGACAATCCATTAGTCTTCACAGGTACTGATAGTAGACTAGGATTTGGCGAGACAGAGTCAGCAGACCATAACGTACACATTGACTTAATCGGTATAGCAGGAATTTACGGTGACTACGAAGAAGGAAACAACCTAGCAGTTACGCCAGAAAAGAAACAAGAGTTCTTTGATGCAATACAGGCATTAGCAGACAAGATAAATGCACAGGATTCAAGATATAAGATAAGAACATTCTTTGGAGACGCATCAAAGACAGAGGAAAAGACATTCATAACAAATGTGGAGTATGGCTTCTTTGATGGATTTAATAACACTCAGGACGATGAGAGAAACCTATACACAAAAGAATACAAGGTTTATTGGTACAATAGCGGTGAGGTTGACGCTGGAAGCGCAGTTGGTACAAGTGGATATGCTGACCTAATAGGTGATGTAACCAAGATGAACGCCGTAAATGACTCAGTTGAAGGGTTCGAGACAGCAACAGACGGTTACCTAACAATCCTAAATGGTTATGACCCAGCAGAGGCTGAAAAAGACCCCACATTGAAGGAGCAACCATTCTACGGTGCTGTGGTGGTGACAGCATATAACCCAGATACCGGAGAAAACCAGGTTCTATACAAATCAAATTATGGCGAGTACGGAACAGGTACAGACAGAGACCTCAATGATACCATTATAGCAAGATTTAAGAGATTAACAGATGACCAAGGAAATCTAACAGATGAGTGGGAGCTGGAGGGCACCTATGATGCAAACGGTGATGGCGAGTATGACTTTGAAAAGATAATTATATCTAATAGTACAGGTATGTCACTCACCATAGAGTTTGAGGGCTATTACGCTGGGGAGCCAGATGGCTCATTGCCAGAGGACCAGCAGAGCCAGCACCTCATCGAAACCTACGCAGCATACCCAGGTGACATGAGCCCCTATGATTACACAGACGATGAGAAAGTACAATGTAGTCCACATGTAGCACTTATGGTTCGTGGTTGGGCTGGAATATATGAAGAAGAGACAAAGAATGTAACCGAGGCAACATCCATAGCAGATGCAATAGCTACATCAGGTTACAGACAGGGCTCCACAAAGAAGATAATATTCTTCATATCAAACCAGCTACAAAACACCACAGAAATGACAGACCTGATAGATATGATAGATGCTGGGTACACAGCCGGAACTGACTGGAGTACAGATAATAGCTACACAGAATTGGTGGATTATCTAAATGGTATGGGCGAAAGCATGCATTTCATAACCATCACAGATGGTACAGAAATAGTCCAGACCAAATATGATAACACAACAGGTGGAGTTATCAGCACCAAAAACTACCCAGTCATAAAAACATTGCATACAGACATAGGGCAAAACACAGAGTTTAATGGAGACAATAATACATTAAACTATATCTATGGAAATACAGCATATTACAACTTAGCACTATCACAGGTTGAGGCACATATCAATGCAACAACTCAGTTGACACAGAATGATGATTGGAGGTCACTGACATTTACAGCCCCAGGAAAATACAGGATAACTTATTGGGGCACTAACACTTACGGAAAGAAGTCTGAACCAGCATACTATGACATTACAGTTCATACAGATGAGGCACCAATCATTACAGCAAGCCTAGCAGATAAGTATTATAGGCAAGTGGAACAGGCAGGAACACAGAATAAATCAGCGACTATATCAGTGTCTGGTATAGTAGACAGTACAAATAGAGAGGGATTACCAAAAGTACAATCCCCAGATGGTGACTACATAGACTGGACACAGACAACACTAAGTTATGATAAGGAAAACAATAGAATATTGTCAGATAACATTGGGATAGTGCTTGCAGAGACAAGCGAAGCAGGTGTAACACTGACAAGCAGCAGCCCGCAACTGCAGAACACAGGATTAACTCAGCTATACTATAAACTATGTACAATAAGATAACAGGCATATAAAGAAATCGGAACAACAGATTAGGGATAGGTAATATACACGTTATCTATCCCTAATCTACTGCAAACAATGCACAGGGAATCTTAAAATATAGCACATAATTTAGGAAGGAATAAATTAAAATAAACAGAGGTGAGAAAAGTGAGCGTCAAGAACCAAGCGAAATATATATATAGTTTATCAGTTGTGTTGATGATATTCATAGTGTCAATATTGACAACTGCTTTTGGTTCAGAGATAACAGGTAGAACCTATGAATTATATGATATACAATTTAAAACAGATAGATTAGGGCTGTATCAAGTAACAATAGAAAGTCATGAGAGGCCATCCCATGAAACACTGCCATTTATAAGTAGCAGTTACTTTCCATATTCTACACTCTCAGACCAGACAGAGGTAGACAACACAGCACCAGAGGCCCGGTACCATGCACAGGGAATTACTAAGGTAGACGTAGTATTCGCAACAGGTGAACTTAGCCAGTCAAGTCAGATGCAGGATTACATGGATACCTTTGAGTCCAATTTACAGTCTGCTTCAAATTTCATAGATGCTTACGTTGAAAAGGTTGAGACTAGTACTATATCAACATCTGACCAAGACTCTGCAGAAATATTTAATGCTTGGTGGGACGGACTTAGTGATAGTAGACCATCACCTTACTGGAGATTGAGAGGAACAAGATTAACAATACAATACAGCGATATGTTATGGGATAGATTTTCAGATATATCTGCTGAAGCATATGCAATGACTGATGGCGAGATATCATTTTATACTCAAGCATATCAAGATGTAGTACACGAACACCAATACGGTGTTGGATTTAGACTTCAGGATGGCGATTTTAAGCGGGGGTATAGCATGTCTGTTGGTGCAAGCTCCAGCAGGCCGGGGTATGGTAGAGTAGCACTGTGGAAATTTGATGGGACTGAGACAGAACTTCCGTTATACATAGAAGATTATGATAGAAGGAAGTTAGCAATAAGCGGATATATACCAATAAGTACACTCGGAAGTGCAAGATATACGATAACAATGGAAGGAGCAAATCTATCCATATCCGTTAATGGGCAGGTAGTGGCTCAAGCGACAGATAGTAGCTATTTAAACGGCTCATATGGAATATGGGCAAGGCATTCAGATAATGGTATATGGTTTGATGATTTTTCTATTACTACTGGTTCAGCAAAGACACTTGGTGAGGCAATATCAGATGTTGCATGGCGGGATGGTTCACTAAGGTTTGTCATATTTGGAACAGATACAATTCCTGTTGAGTGCGAATACGGAAACGATGATGAGTTTGCATATACAGTAACAAAATTACTTAATGCAAATTGTTACCTAATTAACTTAGGAAATAGCACCAACATAACACAATTAAATAGACTTTTAGAAGCAATTAGACAAGCAGATGGTACAAGTAAAGGCACATTCTTTTACAATAACAGACCAAACATAATAACGGCTATGAATCAATCAGCAGACTACATAATAGATTTGGCACAAAATTTAGTGAAGCCTGTAGATTGGGTGTTAGTAAACACAGAGATTTTATGGAATACAACATATAATGACCAAGAAAATGATCCTCCTTTAAACTTAGGAGAGCATAACGGACAATATGAGCAGCCTCAAGATACCTCGGACATAACTCTAGCCCAGAGTTATGGTCTTGGGGATGCCGGAAGAACAAGAGCATATAATGGAAGTAAGCTTTTAGCAGAAAAATGGAGGTATAGGCATTATAACACATTCTTTGATAATTCTCCTGTGCAAGTAAGCTGGCACGAGGTATGGATAGAGAATCCAGTCAGCATTTTTGAATATCCAGGAAAGTACAGGATAAATTACAAGAGACGAGATAATCCTTTATATCCATCAGTAGATTTAAATGATGCATTTGATAGTTATAGGTACTGGAGTACTAATTATGACTATCTAACTTCCGGCGAATAACAATAGGAGTAGTGTTCCGAGCATTAGTCCTTTATTGGGGGTCTTAGTATGATTAAACAGCTTAGGGCAATAGCATGCGGAGCACTATCAATTATTGTGCTGGCAACAGCACTCATTCCATTAGACACATCTTATGCATATGTATCTGATAAGTTTGATGGATATGAAGAAGGTAGAGAGTACAATACATCCGAACTATACGACATAAAGTTCAGAACGAGCAAGCTAGGTTTATATGGAATGACAATAGAAAGCCACGAAATACCATCTAATGAGTGGTTAACATTCATTAGCCATGATTATTTTCCATATACAACCTTATCAGACCAGACGGAAGTGGATAACACACCTCCAAGTGCAGTTTACTCAGCAAAAGGTATAGTTAAAGTAGATGTGGTTGTGGCAATCGGGGAATTTTCAGAATCAAGCGCAATCAAAGACTACATACCAACCTTTAGCAGTAAACTAAATTCGGCAGGAAATGCCATAGACGCACACGTCCAAGAGTTGGAATCTGCATTTAATTCAGAATTCGCACTGCACACTACCTGGGATACAGTTTCAGACATGGATACACATATTAGATTGTATAACTCAAGAGGGCAACAAATTGAATATATCTGGTATGGGCATAAGCAGGGCACTGCATTAACACTTGATAAAGACGATGTGCAGGGAGCAAACAGCAGATACCAAAATTATACCAAGCCAGCAGGAACAATGGACGGTGAGTGGTTTACTATTGACTTTCCAAATTTGCCAGCAGACGCTGCAAGAATGGATATATCAATAGTAGCATATCGAGGAACTGCCACAACTACAATATCACTGGTTGATAAGTTGTCAGATACATTAGTAACCCAGTCAACCGTGAGTTTGACCCGTGTTGAGCAGGAAATAAAAATAGGTTCTCTTGTCAAGAATGATGGTTCATGGGATTTTCACAAAGCAAACGGGGAAATATTTAGGGGTACATCTGCAGAACCACTCGGGGAAACACTGGAAGAAGCGTCATGGCGGGACGGGTCAATTCGATTTGTCATATATGCCATTGATAATATACCTGATGAGTGTTTACCTGGGAATGAAGAAGATTACGCTTATACAGTCACAAAGCTGTTGAACTCAAATGCATATCTAATCAATCTGGGAACAAATGCAAACAAAGCGTCATTAGATAAATTATTAAAAGAAATTCAAGAAGCAAATGGCACAGGAAAAGGAACATTCTTCAATAATAAGCCATTGGCAACAGCCATGAACAATGCTGCTGATTATATCATAGGGATTGCAAAAAAATTGAGCAAGCCAGTTGATTGGGTGTTAGTTAACACAGAAATATTGTGGAATACGGAATATAACGATCTGGAGCATGATCCCCCTTTGAATTTGGGAGAGCATAGCACCTTAAATACAGATAGAACACAGCCACAGGACTTGTATGATGAAACATTGGTACCTACATGGGGACTAACATTGTCCAAAGACAATCTGTATGAGGGGGACAAACTGCTTGCTGAAAAATGGAGATACAGACACTTTAACAATTATTTTGATAATTCTCCAACTCAAGTGTCTTGGCACGCTCGATGGATGCCCGACCCTGTAAGTGTGTTTGAGTATCCAGGAAAATATAGGGTTAACTATAAGAGAAGGGATAATCCCTTATATCCATCAGTGGACTTATCGGACCCATTTGATAGCTATAGATATTGGAGCACTGATTATGACTATGCTACTTAATAATTGACTAGTGTTGAAATTGGAAGTAGCAAAATAAATTATAAAAGAGAGGTGGTTTCGATGGCTTTTAAAGCAGGGAAGTTTACAGGGTTGGCTCTGGTAGGTATGGCATTACTATGCCTATTATCAGCCTGGACTATTAACACTGAAACTGCCTTTGGGGCTACAGAAAACTTCAACTTATCCATTGAACTACATAAGGATTTAGAGTTTCAGCAAAGTCAAAGTATAGAGATAGAGTATGAATATACCAAAGACGGAGAAGGAACTAAATCAACAGAAGAAATTGATAGCACAACAATCTTGGATGCATTCAACAATATCCAAGATGGGAATGACTTTGCAGCTATAGATTGTATACAGCTGGAAATTGATGAAGCAAGCACAGTAAATTATACTATAAAAATAAGAGATACAGCTGAACATAAGATATATACAATATCATCTGGCGAGGCATCCATAGATAATAACAAAGTAACAATTGGATTAGATGTAGATGGTAACCCAATATCATTAGATGACATATTTAGTCAGAGTCCATCAGAGGATTTGTGTAATTGTATAATTCATGTGAATTCAGTACAAGAACTCACAGATGTAGTTTACTCAGAGAGTGATGTGTATTACGCAGCACTTAATCAAATAAAATCACTTGTTGATTTTGAAGTAGACACATCTAATTGTAACATTCACAACGGAAGCGAGCCAGTGGTAGATTTTAAGTTTAGCACTGAAATTAAGGATGAATCAAATGGAAATGGAGAGATAACAACTCAATACTTCATTGTTAGTAATTTCTCAACTGATAGGCCATATACAGCCACACTAAATGCTACAATTACTTATGGGGATGTCACAGAAACTGTAGAAATACCAGTTTCAATAAGTGTAGTAACAGGTAGTGCAGATGGGCCAGTAATAGAGGATATAGAGGTAACGACTAAAGGTGGGAGAAAGGTACTAATAGTAACAGTTGAGCCAAATGGAGCAACTGAGGCATCCTTCTATTTGAGCATACCTATGTCGGATGGTACTGAAAAAGAAGAATACATAGGTATTACAGATGATTTTGATAAAAGGTTTTTGTGGTTTGGTTCACCCGTAGAAACTAAGTTTGAGATACCATATAGTGCAATACAATCATACGATAAAACAGCGCCTCAAGAGGTAGATATCAGTAGTATTACAATAGAGAGAACAGCACCTGGAAGTAGAAATGTAAGAATATCTTGGCAAGACCCAGGAGATTCAACCTATCAGGTAGGTCTATTTGTGATAGATAACAGAGACGAAAAGTCAAACAGAGAAAATGTAGACATTAAATCAGAAGGAACTGAGCAATCTTTATCCATTGAGGGATATTCAGGTGCATATGATGAATCTGTTGAACCAGTATATTCTCATGTATCATCCCCTCTTGATGGTGAAAGGTTTACATCAGATGATACAGTAGTTGTCAGCCTAGACTACCTGTACTGGTTCTCAGAGATACACTTTACATCCTATGATGATAATGGAAATGCAAGTAGCGAAGTAAAAGTCTCGGTACCACATAATGTTATCTACACTACTTACGCTAATGCATTAGTCTCAGGCTTCCCAGAACACGACACAACTGCCCAAGAAGGTTCTACACAAACACTCCAGCCAGAGCAGTTGGATAAAATGGCAGGAATACATGATCCAGCATGGAATGACCCGAGTTTAACAAGCGCGACAATAATAAAAGAGGCAGGATCAGTCAGAGTAATGGATGGGCAAAGTAGCACGGGGGAACCAGTAGAGGGAATGGTGATATCATTATCAACTGCCACTGGCTACACAAATGACAGTATAATAACTTATTACTATACTCAAGTAAGAAAAGATATACCAGCTATGTATGGATATTTCAATGTTCATATAGCAGCAGTAAACCAAGCACCAGTAGCAGTCGATGATGGAACATCAGTAACAGATGTATTAAATGCACAAAGCAGTACAACAATAGACATACCAACATCTTTACTATTAGCCAATGACACAGACCGTGAAGATGGTACAGGCACAGAGGGGAAACTAAGAATCGGGAGGGTAATGAATCCATCTACTGGTTCAGCAACATTAACACTTAATGACCAAGGCGAGTATGTCATTAGATTTATACCAACTCAATTATTCTATGGGTTAGCTACATTTGAATACACAGTGATTGATACAGGCGGTCTAGAGTCTGTAAACGCAGCCAAAGTCTCAATAAACATAGAGCGTAGTTCAAATCCACCTAAAGCAAGTGATGTTGAGACAATGATGGAATTGACCTTAACAAGCAAAGCTATTACATTAAATGTAGATAATGCGGGTGGAGAAACCTACAACATTACCAACATAGGTCAGGTTTATGTGAATGGAAACCCAGTAAATCAAAATGACTCTCGTTATGGTATAGATTTAACAATAGCGTTGTCAGAAGATGAGCAAGGAAATGTAACTCCATACATTAGAATGGATATAGCAAGCAACAATCAATTTAAGAATGGGGACATAGTATCCTTTGGATATACAGTTGGAAACAACTTAGGAAGTAGCTCGGCAACGATTAGGGTTGAGATGACAACAGGCGATGACCCTAATGACAGAGAAGGTTACTTGTATGTTCACAGGCGTCCACTAGCTTCATTTATTCCAATCATTGAGCTTGATGCAGGGAGGACAAGGGTTGAGAGTGCAACAATCCCATTAGCAAATGAGAAGTCTTATGACCTTGATCACAACCTAATGCATGCAGCGTCCAATCCAATAGCATCAGCAGGTGACGGAAGCGGTGGGGCAACTCGTCCATCCTATTCATACATGGGTATAAGGTCCTGGGAGTGGGGTATCAAGACACTCTCAGGTGACTGGGTTACTAAGGTATTCGATGCAGACGGGTACTCAAGAGACCCATCTATAGACCATGGTAACACGGCAGGTGGCGGGACAACAGGAGCAGTTTACCAGCAAAATTTAACAGATTATGGTACAGCAGACGCAGCCAGGGCAGCTGGAGTTAATTGGATACAGCAGCAAATAGATGACCTATTAGAATCTCAAAAACAGAGTGGAAATCATGAAACAATAATAGTAGCACTTAGAGTTAGGGATATAGATGGGTCTGAAGAAGTGGAGGGGGTTGGAAGTGACCAGCCAATAGGAGTTTGGTCAGACCAGCGCTCAATCATGCTAACAGCATTATCACTTCCTCCAGTAGCTCAGTTCGCATTAGACAAATCAACTTATACTGGTTCAGCAGATACTCCAATATCAATTACAGTAACAGATATGTCTTATGACCCCAATGGCGATACATTGAGAAAATGGGCATGGGAGTTAACAGATAGCGATGGAAAGGTGTTATGGACACAGAACTTATCTAGTTCAAACAACACTTATGTTTCACAGCAAGTTTCATCAACTATTCAAGGCATAGTATCAAATCCGAACTGGAGGCCAAAATCGCCAGAATTTACATTGAAGTTGGTAGTTACCGACAGTGAGAACCTTGAATCTGACCCATACAGTATCACATTCAACGTCTATAAAAATAATGAAGAACCGGAGATAGATGATAGCAACACCTCAATGACATTAAAAGGCTCAACAGTCTATGAAATAGACAAAGGTACAGACGGTGTTATAGCAGATACTTGGGGAACAATATCAAACAGAAACGGGCACTCAGGACTGCCAGACTTTAAGAACTTCTTCCGTGTAACAGATGATCAAAATGTTAACACATTAACAGTTGGTTGGTTATTTGAGGGTGAGAATGTAAAGACGAGGGCAGCGTGGTCAGAAAGTTTACGGGTAGTGACAAACAAAGCCTACACAGAAAACCCAGGTTACAATCAGTCAACAGGCTTAGTGCCCCCATTCGTTAACACGGTGTCAGACCACGGATTTACACCAGGGGCGTACAGAGTATCCTTAACGGTCACAGACCACCCATCAGAGGCAGCGGGTTACCCACCTAATAGCTCAAAGACAAGTTACTGGTCAACTTATGGTGATAAAAAGCCATATCACTTATATGTAGTGCCAAGCCTATTCATGCAATCTCAGGTAGAATTTAATGGCTGGGTATTAAGTATAAGCAATAAGGGTGGTTACCTTGAGAACCTAAGTTACAGAATATCAGATGGAAAAACAGCTCAAGAGTTAGGTGTATCACTAGAGGATATAATTCCAACGATAGGTGACACAGTAACAATCAGAGTAACCACAAATCAGTATGTAACTGGTATGTATGGATACAATGATTATAATGGTAGCTTGAGTAATGGAACACCTGGGATAGGTCAATCATCTCAGCAGGCAGATAACTTCAATGATAGTGGAGATCCAGAGAAAACAGGATGGCAAGAAGGAGAACTTAGGTTCGACATGACACAAGGCGAGCAAAACGAAGATGGAACCTATGAGTGGACTGGAACATACACCATTGAAGATATTGATGATGCACGTGAGGGTGAGGAGTTTACAGAGCTACGTCTAGCACTTCATGGCTGGACAAACTGGGGTTCTGAGGAAGGGAGGATAACACGCAGTAAAGATGTATTAGTCCCAGTGATGGTACTGCCAGTAAAGCTGTATGGCTTCAGAGTAACCAGTGCAACAGACCCAGCCATCTCAAATATACTTCGTGATTATATCCAAACACTCCAATCTTCAGGTGAGCTATTAGACAATGGAAAGTCAACTGATGGTGTGTTAGTTAAACATCTTGCAGTAGACAGAAATAGCAAGCCTTCTAGCTACACAGCAGATATGAGTGGAATGAGCAAAGGTTATAGCTTCTACTTCAAGCTAAGTAGTAAAGGACTAACAAAAGATGGAGACCAGGTAAGGATATATCCGAGAATATTTAAGGCAATTACAGATGCTAATGGCAATGTAACATCTATAGGTGAAGAACTTGCAGGATATGTACCTGATGAGACAGGAAAGTATAAGATATATACACATGACTTAGGCGATGGTTCAATAGATAAGATAGATGACATGTATGAGCTCAAGTATTCAGGAGATGAAAACGGAATAAGCCTGAATACTCATAGAGAACTCATAATACCATCAGAACTAAGAGTTGAGGAAGGTTCAGAGCAAACTTGGTCAGGTAGATACGGAGTTCCTACAGATGCACGGTTCTTTGAACTAGACGAAGTTGAGGCAGGGCACCAGATAAGTACCTCAATAGAGTGGCGCGGAGACATACTAATAACCTTTGAAATCCAGGCATGGAAGAATGGAACATCTAGGTATAACTATGTTGAGCGCAAGCAGTGGCAAAAAGAGCGTACAGAAAACGGAACAGACCACTTAAAGACAGTGTATATACAGCAAGAGACAGAATGGCTAAATAGTAAAGACTACCTAGGTTCAGTAATTATCTATGATACAAGTAAGAGTGTCAGAGATGATTATATAAGTAACCCAGTGTGGAGAGAGTAATAACACAAGCCAACAAGAGTTTACAGGAGTAGGCAGGAGTAGACAGGAAAGTTAAATAATACATCTTATAATAAGGCAGACCTAAGTTTATTTAGGTCTGCCTTATTTTTAAGCATTGATGTTATAGAGGGATATAAGAGTTAATAAAGTTTGGGCGTTTTTAGAATAGCACTAATTAAAAATAGTATATACAATTTATATATCACAGTGAGCAGTTGTGATATACCAGCAGTATTAAGTATTTTGAATAAAAAGAGATTAGTTGTAAAAAACGCTTAAACTACAAAACGACAAACAAAAATCAACTAACACAGTGGGCAAAAATTTAGTTATACATGCAGCAAAAAATTACTATACAGTATAGCCTAAAAGGCATATAAGATTAAGGTTGGAAAATTTGAAAGTTAGGGGAATGGGTAAGAAATAGGGTTAAGGCTAAGTTAGGAGTGTAGTATAGCAATGAAAAAAGACAATAAATTTGGCATCAATAACATAAAAGAAAAGGCAAGGCAATTTAAAGATAAGATATACAAAGATGGAAAATTGCAATTAACGCCTATGCAGCTTAAGGTAGTGGCAGGATGCAGTGGGTTAATTGTGTTAATAGCACTAATAATAGTATTAGTAGCAATAGCACTAAATAGTAGCATTAACACACCAGACAGCAGCATGGAAGTTGAAGAAACAATCCCACCTGACACAGCAGCACTTGATGAGGTACTAAACGAGACAGTAACATCCGACCTAGAGGTCATATCAAATATAAACAATGAACAGTCTGATGTTATACTTGAAACAGTTGGAGTAGATATAATAGACGTATATTCATATGCAGCAGCAATAGATAGTAGATTAGAGTCGGCCGATACAATAGTGGTATTAAACCCAAAAGAGGGAAAGGCAGAGGATATAAAGCATGCACTTTCCAATTACATCTCTAAAAAACAGAGGTATTTCATGGATAATGGGTTGACAGAAACAGAGGCATACAGGGTTGTGCAGAATGGTTTAATTGATGAATACTATGGATATATAATACTAATCATTCAGGAAAATGCATCCCAAATAAAGCAAAGCATAAGAAATGGAATAGCATCACATGGTTTAGTAGGGCGGGTACCAGTTGAAGGCGGATATGCAGCACTTGAAGAAAGCCAAAGTACAGACAATAATTTAGGTGCTGAGGATAACATAGAAGAAAACACAGAAGGTGTTGAAAGTACGGGGGAAGTTGAAGGTACAAGTGAAGTAGAAGGTACTGAAGAAGCCGAAAGTACAGGTGAAGTTGAGTAATATACTAATGGTATTAGGGCGAAAGCTTTAATATAGAATTATGATAAAAAGAAGAAAGGAAAGTTGGGCATGAGAAAATTCAGGCGTATCACAGGGATAGCACTATGTGCAGCAATGCTGGTCACAGCACTAACGGGTTGCATGAACTTAGATGCCACGTTAGAGTTCCATGAAGATGGTAGCTGGACCTGCACAGAGAAGGTAGCAATCAGTGAGGATATGGTTAGTTACTTAGGCTCTTTAGAGGAAGCCAGGGGAACACTAACCAGAGAAGTCATTGATGGCGAAACCTACTATTCCCAGGAAGCAGTTATTAACGGAGCAAACACATCAAGTTTCGGAGTTTACAATGAAAACTCAGGAGTGCTAAACAATTTCATTGTAAAGACATGGGTAGATGAAAACAACAATGAGAGAATTGAACTTAGCTTTCTAGTACCTAGCGGAACAGACATGGCAGAAAGCCTTGACACAGAGCTTGGAGCAGTAGAGGCAGATGGGTCACTGAGGGATGACCTTGTTGATGATAGTGAATATACGCAGACTGAAATGGACTATCAGGACTTGGTATCCGGTATTAAGTACACAGTAACCATTAAGATCCCTTATGAAATGGATGTAGTCGAGGGGGACCCAAGGCTATTAACACTTGATGGAGATGAGATAACTATAGATATTATGCCAGAGGAGCCCCTTGAGGAAGATGAGACCTATACATTTACAGGTATACTATCATATGGGGTTGAATTAGAGGACACAGACTCTCATTTCCCAGCAATTAGAGATTACACAGAAGACAAGTTTACAGATGTTAGCACAGGTGCATGGTATGAAGATGCAGTTGAAAAAGCATATGAGTCTGGTTTTATTTCAGGAACATCTGATACCACTTTCAGCCCATCATCTAATATCACAATAGCAGAGCTAATGGTAATGGCAGCAAGACTACGTTCCACTTATTTCAACGAGGAAATCGATTTTACACCAGTAGATGGGGATGAGTGGTACACACCCTACATGAGATACCTCATAAACGAGGGAGTGGTTTATGATGGTGAATATTCTAATCCAGGTGCTACAACGGCACAGCGGTTAGATATGGTGAGTATATTTGCTAGGGTACTACCAAATTCAGCATACTACGTAGGTTTAGTGGATGAGCAGAGAGAAATTCCGGATATGAGTAATGATACATCTGAGTATTATATAGTATTAAAATTATATAATTGTGGGATAGTTGGTGGGGTTGATGAAGCAGGCACATTTAAGCCATACAACAATCTGACTAGAGCAGAGGCAGCTGTAATTCTCACAAGACTAGCATACTCAAGTACTAGATAATTAGTATAAGCATTTAAAAAAAGATAAAGCCAAAAATTTATATTAAAACATTAACTTAAAGCGTAGCAAATAGAATATTCTAGGTATAATTTACCACAGATCGAGAATTTAAAACGTATAAAGGAAGTGAAAAGTAGCCTAGGGCATAAAATAGTACAGCAGTAATGTTGTTTAAAACAAAAGAAAAAGTGTAATCAAAGTGTGACATAAAAACATGCGTATGTAGTGAAACCAATCCCGCAAATAAAAACAGCATGATTGAGCGAACCAATGCCGTAAATAAGAACAGCATGGTTGAGTGTAATCAAAGAAACGATAAAGACATGGCTAATCAGCAGAGACACTGGGTGCAATAAGCACGTTATAGTTAAACAAATCCATTAAGAGAGATACAAAACACTATGACTAAGTGAAATCAGAACTGAAAATAAAAAACTAGGTAGAATAGTGAAATACTGAAACAATGAGCTAAAATGCTATCATATTTTAAAATTAAAACAAATGAAGAAAGTAGAATCATTGCTCCGGATTAAAACAGGAAATACCAAGTGTTACCATTAAATGAAATAAGCACGTAATCGCAAAGTGAAATAAAAACTATAGCTTAAAATTTAAGTCAAACCACTCCGTCGAATTAAACCATCAAGGATAAGTGAGATCAACTATTCTTATTAAAACAAAGTGTGGCAGTGTAAGCTAAATTTATAAATTATGATAATTTGAAATACCAACAAGAAAGATTAAAACACCCTGACCAAGTGAGACCAGCGTGACTAAGAAAACCAGCGCGGCACAGTGGAACCAGTTGTAATTATTAAAACAGCAACCATGAGTGTGGTAAAACGGAAAACTACCAGCACTAATAAGGGGAGCATACAGATGTGATGTATGCTCCCCTTTATAGCATTTTTATATTAAAAGATAAGTTAAAATAATAGGCAGGAGGAAGTGCAGGTATGGGAAACAGAGAAGCAGTCTTAAAGACAATCGACTCCACTATTGAATTCATTAAGAAAGAAAAAATGCTTGAGGGAACAAACAAGGTTTATGTGGCGACTTCTGGCGGTGCAGACAGTATGGCACTTCTAAATTTCTTTGCCTCCAACCAGATTGAGCTAGGACTTGAGGCTGTTGGGGCTGTGCATGTAAATCATGGAATTCGTGGGGAAACAGCAGACAGAGATGCTAAATTCGTACAAGACTTTTGCGAAAGCGATGGAATTGAGTTTGTACTATTTGATGCAAGCAGAGACGGTACTGTAGTACCCGAAAACGCATCAGAGGAATGGGCAAGACAGCTTAGGTATGGATATATTGATAAGCTAATTGAGCCTGGTGTTAAAATTGCCACGGCTCATACAGCGTCTGACCAGGCAGAGACATTTCTATTTAGAGTCGCTAGGGGTGGAAGTGGGCTAAAGGGTTTGCGGTGTATTCCACCTAAAAGAGGAGCATACATCAGACCTTTCCTTGGATTAACCCGAAGTGACATTGAAGCACTTGTTGAATACTATGGATGTAGCAATATTACAGATGAAACTAACCTTGGGGATGTATATTCGCGCAATAAGATTAGACACAATGTCATCCCGGAACTCAAGAAAATCAGCCCTACTGTGGATGTAAACATTGGAAAAGTATGTGACAGAATCAGTAAGGCATATGCATACATTCACAGGGAGGCAGAGAATAGGCTATCAGATAGCACAATTACTGGAAAGAGGGCAGACAAAGTTTACCCGGTTAGCCTATTCAATGGGGTAGATGAAATCATTCTTGATGAAATGTTATCTATCATCCTTGAAAAGGCAGGAAATTGTGAGGAAAACTATATTGAAATCATTAAAGGCTATCTAAACAAGGCGCTTACACTTGGGGCAACCACTTCTTTTGAGGAAAGCTTTGTAGTGTTGCAGCTTGGCGGAAATTGGGAGTTGACAGTAACAAATAAGTATTTAACACTTCATTGTACTAACACACAGCCTCTTGCTGATGTGGTAGAGGGTGTAAATGACTTTGGTGATTTCGGATATGCAGTTGAAATTAAGGAAATGAGCTATGAAGAATTTCGGGCTGACTGCAAGAGCAAATTTCAGCTGTGCAACTATGCAGATGCATCTAAAATTGACCTGAACTCCCTTATTATTCGTAAAAAGGTCAATGGAGATGAATTCAAGCCAGCTTGTAAAATGGGTGGAAAGGTTGTTAAATTCCTTAGAGGCTTTCCTATTGCAGAGCGTGGAGACATCCCGCTAATTGAAGATGCAGCAACACATACTTTAATTTGGGTTTGGGGTCAAGGTTTCACTGACGGATATACACCTACCACAAGCACAAAAAAGATTTACAAAGTAGTAAGCAAAGAGATTTAAGTACAAGCACAGCTAAATCAGTTAGCCAAGCATGCACATCAAAACAAAACAGTTAAGCGAATAATCAGAAGGTGTAATTAAAACAATACAATTTAGTGAGAAATCAATCCTGATTTATTAAAACGTGACATGCAAGTGAGTAGCCATACTGGTTTAATTAAGACAAAGTAGAAAAGCGGATAATCATTGTAAAATAGTTAAACCAAGCAGAGTAAGTGAATAGCCAGTTGATACAGTTAAAACAAATAGTTAGCAATCAAAAGCCGGAATTAAAACAGAAAGGTTTAGTGAAATAAACAAGAGTGTTTAATTGAGCCTAGAATACACAGTGAAATCAAACTACGAGATTAAAACAGATGGCAGGAAGTGTAACCAGAGGTTATTATTTAAACATTGCTGTGTAGTGAAAACCAAAATTAGACATTTAAAACATTGCTGTGTAGTGAAAATCAAAATTGGACATTTAAAACATATGATAAAAGTGTAAAACCATGCGTTAATATTAAAACAAGGGATACAAGTGTATAATCACGCGGATATAATTAAAACGTGCGCCAGTAGTGAACTACCTGAAATGAGGAAAAAGTACAGCCACTGAGTTGAATAAAGACAATATGAGGGAGCGAGTAACCTATTATTGAGAAGTAACACATACAATTAAAGTAATATGCAGAATATTGAAGTAGACAATCATATTAACAAATCAAAATTTTAGGTACTTTGATAAAGTAAATAACCAATATCTTGCATTAAAACGCGTCGAAAGAGTGAAAGACCAACTTACCAAATTAAAACAATGCAATGAAGTGGGCATTCAATAGGCTAAATTAAGCATAGCGCAGCAAAAATCACAACCTTTTAATTAAAACATTATGAAGAAGTGAATAACCGAATAGGCATATAAAAACGTAATTCCATTAGTGAATAACCAAGATGATAAATTAAAGCATTAAAGAGCAGTGTACAACCATTAAAGCGAATAAAAACACAGCAAAATAGTGAGTAATCATGGAGAGCAAATTAAAACACAGTTATAGAGTAAGCAACCGATAATGGGTATTAACACGCTGCGCCTTAGTGAGGTAAAACAAAATATGATTAAAGAATATGCATTTAGAAAGTAGCCTAATTCATTTATTAAAACGCAGAATCTAAGCGAAACCTTTGGGAACAATTAAATCAAAATAGGAAAGTGATTAGTCTAAGGCACTGATTAAAAACAGGACTGAAGTGAAATCATAGGAAAATTGAAAAAAAAAAGCAGTGTAGCAAGAGCAGATAACCAAGAAACACAATTAAAACACTCTGGTGTAGTGATTAGATAAGGCAAACGATAAAAACATTGAATAAGAGTGAATAATCATATTATCAAATTAAACCATTATTGCATAGTGAATAACCTAATCAAAGCATTAAAACGTCAGGTGTTAAGTGAATAAACCAATGCTGTCAAAATAAAACATTCGGCGAGAGTGAATAACCTTGTAAAAAGATAAAAACACTATATGCTAGTGAACAATCATCGCTATATATTAAAACAAAATGTTCAAGTGAACAATCATTACTATGTATTAAAACAAAACGCTAAAGTGAGCAATCATTATTGTGTATTAAAACAGGATGTTTAAGTGAATAATCCATAATGGGAATTGGCACATACAATTTAAGTGGATAATAGAATAAGAGATTAAGGTAAGTAATCATTCACAAAAATTAAAACATCAAATCCGAGTGATACAAATAAATATAGACATAAAAATGCTATGATACTAGTTAGTAAAATAATACTACTTGTATCATAGCATTTTAGTATTTAAAGATAAAGTTAAAATAAATTGGATTATTTTAACTTACATACTGCTTAGGAGGAAACCAGAATGAGCACCGAAATTAACACTAACATTGGTATGGAGAGCCAGGTTCCTGAGGTAGACAGCGCTGGAATCCGAATTGACCATCAGCGTAACAAAATCCGTGCTATGGTGGCTAACGTTTACGGGATTCAGAAACTTCGTATCCAGTCCGGAAACCGATTGGTGGCGTCTTTTAAGAACCTTAAGGACAACAGTCACAAGCGCGAGCAGGTACTTCGTATGTACCTTGCTGGCGAGATTGAGGTAGGAGAGGACGGTAAAATTCCTGCCAAGTACTTCGGTGAGGAAGAAGAAACCAAGCAGAAGAAGCGTGGCCGTAAGAAAAAGGGCAGTGAGGTAGAGGCATCCAGCGAAACCGTTGAGACAGAGCAGAGCGAAAATGACAAAGACGAGGGGGCCAAGGATGCTCGATTCATTAACAGCATCATGCGAGACTATCGTCGTATCACTGACGAAATCGCTGATAAGTCTGTGCGCTCCAGTTACACAGACAACATGATTAACAAGGCTATCGAGCATGCCAGACTGACCGGAGAGCTGGAGTTTATTGGGTCTGTCTACGACTTCCGTATGGCAGAGACATACAATGCGCTTCTCCAGCTCGAGGAACAAGCTTCTAAAGCTATTGCAACTGAGGTGTACAAGCATCCTATGTGGAACGCATTCTTTAAGGATGTTAAGGGGTGCGGGCCCATGATGGCGGCTATTTGCATCTCTTATTTTGACATTCATAAGGCTCGTTATCCCTCTGCATTTTGGAAGTATGCTGGGCTTGACGTTGTGGTTCTAACTGATGGAACCACAGAGGCACGTGGAAAGAAGCATGTGGAATCTTCGGTTTACATTGACAAGGACCATAAGGTTCAGGTCAAAAACGGTATCACCTACAATCCCAAGCTTCGCAGCAAGCTAATTGCTGTTCTGGGTTCATGCATCCTTAAACTTAGCCGTACCAAGCTTGAGGACGGCACCAGCATGCCCATCGGTTACGCAAAAATCTATTATGATTACCGTAACCGTCTGGGGAATCGTACCGACATCAAGAATCCTACCGGGCCTCATCTGCATAACATGGCAATGCGTTACATGATTAAGCAGTTCGTGCGTGACCTGTGGATTGTGTGGCGGAAATACGAGGGGTATGATATCGGTGAGCCTTACTATGAGGTGGCCAAGCTTGGCATGAAGCCCCATCACTATAACGAGGCTTTTGATAGCTGATACATAAAGAGCATATAGCATAATAGAATAAACTATAACAAAACACCACAGTAGCAATACGCTGCTGTGGTGTTTATTTGTCATATTATGAATACATTTATCTGTATAAAAATAAAATAATAAATAAAATTTGCGATTTGATACAAGGAGGTCATATAGAATGAGGCAAATAGCAACAGGGATTATTGCAATGGCAATGATGTTTTCTTTAGTAGCATGTGGAAATCAGGAGCCAACACGGGAAAGTTTTAATATAGTAGACTCTGATAATACACAGCAAGAACAGCAAGTAGACCAGAAAAACCCAGGTAATGCACAAACATCAGAAGAAACACCAGGTACAGACAATACTGACGAAGCAACAGAGCCAAACAGTAATGACACAGACATTACAGAAGATAATACTGAAAACACCGATAATGAGGAAGATGAACCTCAAATGGAAATAGATGTACCATCTGTAACTGATGATGGCAACGAGGAAGATACAGAGGGTACAGATGAACCTGAAAACACAGAAGGTAATGAGACAACAGTAATAAATACAAGATTCTCTGATGTGCCAAGAAGCTATGCACACTATAATGCAGTAACACGCATGGTAGAGGGTGGACTAGTCACAGGTTATGGAGATGGTACCTTTGGTCCTAACGACAGCATCACAATAGGGCAATTTGCACAGATAATGTGCAGGGTAATGGGACTACCGACTGGTTCAGGAGAAACAGGTTGGTGGGCACAAAGAGCAGTTGAATCATGTGTTGATGAGGGGTATTTAGTTGATAGGGGCTTAGCAAATGCAGCAAATTATGATAAGCCAATCACTAGAGAGGAAGCCATAGTGGCACTCCAGTTAGCAACTGACCGTGATGCAATAAAAGAAAACAGTTTTAGTAAAGAAAACATCCCTGATTATTTTGATATCTCAGAGGAATTCCGTGAGACAATACTAGCGGCATATAACAGTGGAATAACCACTGGTATTACTGGCACAGATGGAAGTAACAAGTTTTTACCAAAGCAAAACATAACTCGTGGAGAGGTTTGTCAGATATTCTATAATATAAACTGGACAGAAGCAGGTGCAGGGATACCTGTAGAAGAATAACATATTAGGAGGAAACTATGAGCATAGAGGTAAATATTACTGGAACAGCTATTGAAGAAGTAGCCTGTGATAGAGCAAACATATCTATATCATTGGCATTCGACGGCACGAGTTTAAGCATGATAAAAACTGAATATAATCAGTTACTTAAGGAGATATGCGACAAGATAGAGACAGAGGTAAGCTCAGAGACAGAGAGCGACCCAGAGTATAGCTTAAATTCAGATATACTTAGAGTCAGGCAGTCAACTGAAAAAGTACAAAAGATGTTTAAAGAGGACACTAAGGAAAAGGTACAAGCATACTCCTGTATTAGGGCTGATTTAGATAGAGATAGCCGTGGAGTATTTAATGTATTGTTAGATACATTGTACGGATTTAATTTGAAGATGAACAATAAGTATAAAAACAGAGACACCGAGTTTACTTTCTCAGTACACATTACACCTTCTTTGTCTAAGAAGGTCAGGGCATCTGTGCAAAATGAGTTGTCCAAAGAGGCAATAGCAGACGGATACAGACAGGCATTGGAGTTAGCAGAGTCAATAAAAAATACCATTCAGTCTGATAAATCTGGAATGATAACAGAACAAGTAAGTGATGTGTCATTATTGAGGGTGGACTTGCATGGAAATGCAGATAGAAGCGTGAGATATCGTGGCGCAGCTGCAACCGATACTGCATTTATGGCTAAGCAAGCATACACAACAGACGATGACGACATAGAATTTGATAGCATAGGAGACCAGAAAACTACACTATATAATACTGTGGGTATGCTATTTAGTATAGGGACAAAACCTATAAAGTAAAGGAAATGGAGGGGTTAAGTTGAAAAGGCTGGGAATGGTAGCACTGCTTATATGTACACTAGCAACACTATTGGTAGGGTGTGGCAGTGAGACACTGGAGAGTGCAGGCAAGTTTAAGGCAGTAAGCGATAAAGCAGATAAAGTGATTTCATCAAAGATAGAGCAGGCGGCTCAAGATATGAGCGATGGAGTTGATAAGCTGGACAAAGCCATGGATGAATTACACAGACAGGTAGCAGATGACTTTGATGATGTGATGGAACAAGCAGAGTACACATTAGATGAGGCAGAGGAAATACTTAAAGACGTAGAGGACAAAAGCAGTAGTGCAGAATAAACATATAGTGGAATAGGCATAATAGTCCAGATAGGCTTAAGAAGTTTATCTGGACTATTTTTAATACATTTGAGTATAATGAAGTGTTAATTAAATGAGAGGAAAAGTCAATTTGCTTAGAACATTCAATTAAATTGATACTTGAAAATATTTGATGGGTCTTAAAAATAGACATTCAGATATTAGAAAGTGTTAATTAAATGAGTGAAAAGGCAAAAGGCATTAGGACATCTGATTTAGTTAGTGCTTTTGAAAATTGAATGGACTTGAAAATAGACATTCAAGTATTAAAGAGTGTTGATTAAGTGAGAGTTTGAAGCTAAAGACTTTAGACATCATTTAGTTAATAGACACCAAAAAGAAAAGATGGACTTGAAAAAGTACATTTGAGTATTAAAAGGTGTTAATTAAAACTGAATATTGATGGCTTAGACATGCACATTCTTACCTCGGTGAACAAATGCTACTCATGCATCCGAGATGCACAGTAACTCTTGTTCAACTTGATAGGGATACCTTTCAAGTGGGGCAGTCATTAAGCGGCGACGCTTAGTGAGAAGGGGGAAACTCCCAACGAGAATGTGTAGTGCCGAGCGGTGTAGCTCTGAAAGGCACGGAACTTCCGGTCGCAACAATAGACGCTCCCTGTGGGAGAATAAGCCTGCAGAAATATGGGGTGGCACCTATATGGAGCAGGTAACGCCAACAATGCGATTTGCTTTGATGGACGGGAAACTGTCCTATAACGGAAGTCGCCGGTACTAGTAGCCGTATAGCAGAAAGATTATAGCTTTTAAACTATAAAAGTAGAAAATTTTTCTGAATGAGCGGTGAGGGTTTCAGGTAACCATTCCTGTTCAGGACGCTGGCTGACATAGCTGGGGCTAGAAGTTCATTCGGGACGCTGGGTGGGCTCAGACTAGTCTCCCTGATGGCTGATTATCAGAGAATACACAGGAGGTAGGGCGAAGGTCCAAGGATGTGCATATCTAAGTCATCAATATACAGTTAAAACAATTTAATATGCTCCGTTAGCTCAGTTGGTAGAGCATTCGGCTCATCGAAAGTGGTGGCTCTTAGCAGTAATGCTAGGAAGTACACTGGGTGGATTCAGGGAAGGCTTCCAACATCACTTGACTAGCAGAAGTCAGTGTTAGTCAGCATTGATGGTCAAGGTATGGGGGATAGATAATCCTGAGCTTAGCTAGAGGTACACCTCTAGAAAGTGCAGAGACTACCTGAGAGGTACAGCCCTCTTAATAACAGGAGTAAGCGCCCAGCACGATGTATTGAGTACATCCAGAGTTAAGAAATGACAACTTAACCTGCCGAACGTAGACGAGGGTGATGATATAGTCCGGCTTTTGTTTCAGAGAGGCTTCTGAAATGAGAGAGAACCGAAGGCGGGTAGGTTCGAGCCCTACACGGAGCACCAAAAGTCAGCCACCTTGTTGACATACAAGGTTGGCAAGGTGGCTGACAACAATTTAATAAGCTCCAGTTGCCTAGCGGTCGAAGGCGCCGACCTCATAAGTCGGTTATTACACATCGTTGGTTCGAATCCAACCTGGAGCACCAGAAAGGTCAATCCTGGACTACAGAAAGATAGTCCAGGATTGACCTATTTTTATACATTGAAAAATAGATAGAGAAAAATAGAATTAAGGTGGAAGGCATGCTAGAGCATACACTGGGTAGAATATACATTATAGAAAATACCATAAACGATAAGGTTTACATAGGACAAACTGTGTATACATTGGCAGAGCGCTTTTATGGGCATAAGTATTTAGCGAATAAACATACCAATACAAAGCTATATACAGCAATGAATGAAATAGGCATTGACAATTTTAAAATAAGGTTATTAGAGGAATGTGAAGTATCAAAACTAAATGAAAGAGAGATATACTATATATCTAAATATGATAGCTATAATAATGGGTATAACTCAACACCAGGCGGAAGGACTGGTTCAAAACAAACAGTAGATACTATAGATTTGAAGCTATTTGAGCATATGTATAATAACAAAATACCTTTAGTTAGAATGGCACAATACTTTGATTGCTCACTAAAAACAATCAATGAGGTTAGAAAGCTATTAGCATTGGACACAAACAGGGGTACTTTTGGAAACAGCGGAGATAAACAAGAATATAAGAGTCACAGCAGAGTGGTAGTTAAATATGACAAACAATTTAATGCAATATGTGCATACAGAACTATGGCAGATGCTATAAGAGCAAACAACATATCAGGACATCCATACTACTTTATAAGAGAATCATGCATACGTGGGAATATGGCATACGGATTTAGATGGCAATATGAAGATGAATTAAGATTTGAGCTAAAGGGTAAGCAAGAACACTTTAATACTATATTTGATAAACAGCTGTATAATGAGGGAAATACAAACATATTTAAGAATAACAAGGGATTATATCAAATACTGGGGATAGATTATACAAAATACGTTGGAAATAGTGCCGCACCAATATGTGATAAATGTGGTAAGCAGATAATAAATGGGAAGTGCATGTGCGGAGTAAGTATTAGTAATGACAAAGAAAATAAGAGAGAGCAAATAATAATTGAAATAAAACAAATGGTATCGCAAGGGATGAGCCTAGTGGATATCGGTAAAAAGCTTGGTATGTCATCAAACGGGGTAAAGGGGTACTGTAAAAGATATGGAATAGACTATAAAAGCAGTCAATCACTTATAAGAACAGACTATTTTAAAGTGATACATCATAAATACAATGTGTATGCAGTATTAAATGCAGAAGAGGCATATAAATTATTCATACAGTATGGTATAATGAGTTCATCTACAGTATATAATTTATACAATAGGTTAAAAGTGGCAGCTGATAAAAACAAGGAAATATACGGATTTAGTATTGAAAGAGCAGATGAAAAACAGATTATAATACCAGACAATTTTATAAAATCAATAACAAAACAAGAGAGGATACATTTTATAAAATCTGGAGTAGACATAGTATTTAATTCTTGGGAAGAAGTTTACAGGTATTTAGTGAGCATGGGGTTAACTACAACAGACGTTAGAAGCGCAAAGCAGGGAATAAAACAATCAATCAGGCAAAGAAATGGAAACAGATTCGGTGGAAAGTGGTACATAGATTAAATTTGGAGGTAGAGGATAATGGCTGTAAAAAGTGTTGAGGATGACATTTTAATTGGATACGGAACAGACTGGTCTAACCTAATTGATGAAATAAGACGTTTAGGTTATAGAGTTAACTCAAATAATATAGACGGAGTTGGTACAGCACATAGAGTGATCCAGGTAGAAAATAAATATATACAGTTTGTATTTATAATAAACATTAAATTTGAAAAAACAATTAAAGAGTTGGATAAACAAGTCGACGCAACTATAGTGCTAACTAATCCATTTTACGGGGCATTGATGACAGACAGAAACAAAATTGGGAAAGAAACAAAACTTAGAAGCTTAATAGAAAAGGTACTTAATACATAGGGATTTATAGTTAATAGATAGGAGGGCAATCATGAAACATTCATTATCAGTTTTAATATTGATATTAGCATTATTTGCTTCTATGTTAGTCATGCTAGGAATATTAGTAGCTGGAATAGTATTTTCAAGAGACGAGGCATGGGAGAATATAACAGATATATCACAAGTAACAGACGAAGTATTATCAGATAACACACAGAGTTATACATCAATTAACTTTGGAAGTAGGGTGTCAGGCTTCAAGTCAGTAGACTACTATTCATGTAATTGGGAGAGTTTAGAGGGAGAGAATCAAATAATCAGAGTAAAATCTGATGAAGATACATCAGCAGAAGTTTACTTGCAAACTGATGATAACTCCAGCAATAATTTCATATTAGCCGTTGTTAACCCAGATAATACAGTTACAAGACTGGAAGAGGGCAACCAAAATATACCAATCCAAAAGGGAACCAATAAAATCATCTTAGCTTGTGTTGGGGAATCAAATGGATTTACACTAGAAGTCTTAGATGATGGTGGAGCAAGATTCATAGAAGATTAACTAAGTAGTGTCTATATTAGGCAGGTGATGTTAGTTGGACAGCAGATTTATTGTAACAGATGGTATGATAAATACAAAGGAGTGAGAATATGGCAGTTTATGGTGTAATAAACAAGAGAATTGATGGGTCATACTGGCTAGGAATGGTGGGTTGGGACCCATTACTCAAGTGCATAAACACAAAAGAAGTTGTAGGACCAAATAGAGTAATAAGAGAGGCAGTAGTATCTAATAACTGCATACTCGTAAACTGTACAATACAATCGAGTGGGCAAATATACAAAAGAAGATATAAAACTGAATCACATAAAATAAGTAGTGTAGCAAAGGTAGTTAGGAAAGAGCTTGAAAAAGATGCTTGGGGTAATGGGGAGTCAATGAGCAATAGGGATACCGAGGCATCAAGGATATTATCGGAACTATACGAATATTTAGGATTTAGGAGCAGGATAGTGAATGGTTGGTGTAAATACGATAAAACGCCAGCCAATGGGACAAGGCCATATAGTTGGCATACTTGGGTAGAAATACTATTAAATGGTTCAAAGACAATATACATAGATATAACAGCAGACCAATTTAATAGATACATGAGTCATGGTAATAAGTATCAAAGTTTGATAATGACAACATGGGGATTACCTTATGGAATGTCATATAAAGAGCCAGTAGCGTAATAAAATATAAATTAAACATAGGTGATAGCAATGATAGGACAGTTGGCAAGTCTTGGTTTAGCAGCTACAATGGTATTTGCACCAGTTGAGACAATGGCTGATACAATAAGAGTTACGAAAGAGCCAATACAATTAGAGGTTCAATATCTTTTAGATGACAATAGAAACACTGGGATGGTTAGTAGGGAAAACTTACTTGACACAGTTATTCAGTTAACATCATTAGATAATAATATAAGTCAGTCTGAACCAAGACAAGAACAACTTGAAGATATAGCACAGCAAGGTGGTTTATACTATACATACTTGATAACCACAGATATGACATCAGCTGACATAGTAGTTACATTATTAAAGGCTTTAGACTTACGAGCTTATAATGATACGTTATGGGGAGTTGATGAATACTATGGCACGATAGCTGAAGAAGAACGAGCCATAGTATCAGCATACCATTATGGGCTATTAGATAATATAGATATATCAAATTGGAACAACCAAATGACATATTCAGATTATAAAGTACTATTAAATAATATTCAAACATCAGATAAATTAAATAATAAACCAGATGTAGTTTCAAAGTTCCCGGTGGTGTTTGAGGTAGATACAGATAGCATAGTTAATGCTACATATGAGGCACTAGATACACTACCAGATGAAATACTGCAACGATTTGTAGATGAGGGATGGACATTTACGGTAGTAAAGAGCATAGCTGATACAATTAACGATGATACTAAGGTAGAAGCCCGTGGGATTACAGACACAGTATTGAAAGCAATCTTAGTTGAGGCAGAGTACAATACAGTTAATCAAAATACAGTAAGACATGAAATAGGTCATTACGTACATGACAATTATTCAGCAGGTATCTTTGGATTTAAGGATTTCCTTGAGGAAAAGGAAGGAATATCAAAGGTGCTTAGAAAATATGCTGCTTCATCAAAGTATGAAGCATTTGCTGATATGTTCGCATATTGCTATGAGCATTATGAAGATGAGTTAGCAATGTCAAAATTATACAAAGCAGCTCCTAATTGTACAGAATTCATAGCGAATAACTATGTAACACCATTTATATAATAATCATAAAGGCACTGGTCATCAGTATTGATAAATGACCAGTGCCTTTTTGTTATCTGTAATAGAAATTAGAAATAAAAATTAAATTTAAATGGAGGCGATTGATGTGATAGTATTTCATGGCACGTTTAGAGCTAATCTTAAGGATATAAAGAAATACGGTTTAGGGGCTAGGCAGAGGAAAAATTATTCATTCAGTTTGGATAATGTAGTATACTTGACTAGTGATGCAGATATGGCATATGACTTTTGCGAGTGTGCAGAGGAAGTTTCAGATAGTAAATATGAATCAGGTATAGTAGTACTAGCATTAGACACGGTAACACTTGATTATAGCAAGTTATACAATGATGAAAACATGAGAACACAGGGAAATAGTGGGTGTTTCATATACAAAGGAATAATACCACCTGAAAACATAATGGTAGCAGTAGGGAGACCAGTATTGAGGCCAGTAGGAAAGTTGTTAGACTTAAAGAGAATACCAAGCTTTTACTAAAATACAGAGGGAAATATGGATAGACTACTCAGGATTGGAAAAGATAGCAATACAGGAATACTAACATCGAGTACAATATATTTAATAGCAGCATTTGCAATGCTGCTAGACCATGCTAAGTATATAGGTTTATTAGAAAGCATAACATTTAACATGATAGGCAGGATAGCTTATCCTATATTTGCATATTTTATAGTTGTAGGCATTAGTAAAACACATAATATAGAGAGATATATCATTAGGCTATTTGTAGCTGCAATTTTAGCTGAGATACCATTCAATATAATGTGCACAGGGCAGTTATTTTCATTAAATTATCAGAATACAATATTTGAGTTATTGATAGGAACAATTGGAGTTAAGGCAATTTTTGATTTAAAGCAGAAGAAAACGGATATTATACAGAAAATAGTTGATGTAGGGTTAATAATATTAACACCTTTATTAGCAGAGGCATTAAATTGTGATTACGGATTACATGGGATATTACTGATATTAGCATTTGCAATTTTCTATAACAGCAGTGTAGAAAAGTTAGGGATACTTATATCCATAGTATTGGTGTTTTGTATAGGGTATAGGTCTACACCTGTGCTAAACCTATTCAATGTAACGATTGAGCTACAAACATTATCAATTTTAAGTTGCATACCACTTTTCCTATATAATGGGGGAGGAGTGGCAGGGTGGAAACCCGGTTAATCAGAGTAAAACCGGAGATGAATCTGATAAAGGAGTAAAAACACCTTCACAAAAAGCGTTCCAAATATTTAAATACATTTTTTATCCTGGACATTTAGCAGCATTATGTCTAATAAAGCTTTTATAAAAATGGAGGAATACAAATGAGTACAGATAATAACAAAAGAGATGGGTTTGATGCATGGTTATTCTCAGACCTAGGGGAGTTAGAGTCTGGTGAAGAACCAGACAAAGACGAAAGAGAACAAGAATTTAAACTAGACTCGGAGTTTGGAAACGACTCAGAGTTTGGAAACGACTCAGAGTTTGGAGACGAGGACTTCATAGGACTATCAAGTGATGACATTGATATTTCAGATGGAGACATAGAGGGAGAGTTGGGTTTATTTGATGAATCAGAAATGGAAGAAGATAGCTTAGAGTTCTTAGATAAATCGTTATCATTATTAGACGAACTCTTAGGAAGTATGAAAGATATGCATTTCGAGGATGAGAAAGGCATAGACATTGATATAGATTAACAATTTGGGTATGTCAGAAATTAGTAGTATAATACATACATATATTGAAGGGGAAAATATAAAAATAATGAGGTGTTAGGGTAGTGGTAAGCAGACTATCAAAAATAATAGATTGGCTTAAGAAAAGTAAGAAAAGCACAAAGATTTTAATAGTTTTGGCATCTATACTTGCAGTTCTAATTATAGCAGCAGTACTGTTGTACTGTATAGTCATTATGCCATATTACTCAGACAGAATAGACATAGTAAGTAAGCCACAAGAAGATATAGAAAGTACAGTAAATGATACAATAGACGTTGAACTTCCGGACAATCCTGATGAAATACCAGCAGAGGACCAGACAAAAGACGTAATATACGAGGAAGAACAAAAAGAAGATGAAATAATAAACATACTGTTAAGCGGAGTAGATACACGTAGTTACGATTTAAACAGTAGGTCTGATACAATAATACTTGCATCTTATAACAAAACACAGCACACGGTTAAACTTGTATCATTTATGCGTGACAGTTGGGTTTATTTGCCGGAGCGAGGGTGGAGTAGAATAAATGCAGCTACAGTCTACGGTGGTACAGGATTACTTATCAATACAATCAATTATAATTTTGATTTAGACATACAGAATTATGTTCAGGTTAAGTTTGACGACTTTAGAAAGATAATAGATATCATAGGTGGAATTGATGTAGAGCTAACACAACAAGAGATTAACTACATTAACCGTAAGTTACATTCGGACGATAGAGATTGGTCTAACGACATTACTGAAGAGCCTGGATTAGTACATTTAAATGGAGCTCAAGCATTGTGGCATTGTCGTAATCGCTCAATAGGTAACAGTGACTATACACGGACAGAGAGACAACGTGAAGTAATAGGTATCATAATTGATAAGATACTATCAATGAGTCTAGGTGAAGTATCTAGTATAGTATTTGAGTTACGTAATTATGTAAATACTAATATACCAATGCAAACAATATTAGAGCTTGGATATGACGCTATGATAGCAGGCAATATAGAGGTTGAATCATCTAGAGTTCCATTTGATGGAGAATTCTGGTCAGCCAATAAAAATGGGGCGAGTGTGTTAGAGTTAGATATAGATGCAAACACAGCGTTGTTGCATGAGTTCTTAGGGTATGAGGTCGAGGACAGCAGTGATACATCAGTTGGTACAGGTGAAACAGATGACACAAGTAATATAAGTGAAACAGCTAGTACAGACAATTCAAGCAGTTCAGAAGACGATAATATACATGAAACAAATAGTAACATATCTGGAGTCAATAGTGATGGTGGGCTAAATAATAATATTGATACGCAAGAAACCAGTAACAACATACAAGAAGACACAGTAGATGCATCCGAAAACAGCAACAACATATCTGATGATAATACATCAGAAAGCAGCAATATTTCAGACAGTAATAATGCTTTAGATACAGGGGATAGCAACAATGCAGAAGAGTCTACAGATAGCAATAACACTGAAGCAGACACACCTACAGTAGAGACAATCGAACCAACTCAAAGTGATGAAAGCAGTCATTCAGATATACAACAGAAATCAACAGTGTAATTAACAGGTGCTAAACCCTCCACTCAAGTAGCTGGAGGGTTTATCATAGAATACTATACATATCCGGTATAAAACAGACTCAACATGGTTGTTACATGGGGTGATATACATGCAGAACAGGCCAATAGCAAGAATATTCTATCAAGGGTATATAGAAGCTTATAGGATAACAGATGGGATAAGTGTGATTGACTTAACCCCAGCAGACTTCTATAGTGCTGTTAAGCAGGGTGAAATAGAAAATTGCAAAGCTTCTGGAGGTTCAATAACGGGTATAAATGGATTTGAGCTTAAGAAATTAGAAACAATCAATAGAAAATCCAAGTTACAAGTCATGGCAACACTGGTATTAGCCGGACAATTTACAGTTGGATACATATTAAGATGTGCAGACCCTCAAGATACAGTATTTGGTAGCTACACATACAACATAAATGATATGTTCATGGCTTCCATAGCAAACATAAGCCAACTGAGAGAAAGCATAGTAGATTTCGAGGTAAAGCCAGTAGATAGCAGGGGTGGAACTACCTTAGGAATATTGATACCAACAACTCCATCATCACATACCCAATTTATAGAGATAGCAGACAAAAATAAAAATCCTGGTAAACAGTGGGTATTAAAGCCAGACTTCTATGGGTTTAAATCGTTCTTAACTCTTTTGGGATATTATCCAGAGTGGAAAGAGCTATTAGACATTGACATAGAAGCCATGATGGCATATAGGTCTCCATATAAAAATGGGGAGACAGAATTCATCAAGACATTACTATTAGGAGTAAGTTCGGCAGATGAAATTTTAGAGATAGCAAATAAGAAGCTAGGCAGGCAGAGCCAAACTAGGGATATAACCAATAGTCAAGACAGTCAAAATGACAACGTCGTAGTAGATGAAAGTAAAGGCATAAAAAATAAAGTACAAACAAGTACAGTCAAAAAGAGAGGCAGTATTTTAGATATATTCTCAAGATTTAAGAGATAATACTCACGAGGTGGATAAATTGAACATTGAGGTAATGTCAAGAGCAAAGTTTATAGAGTATATTAAGTCAAATCATAGATTGACATCAGCAGTCATATCTATATCATCTCCACATGAGGATATTGTACATATTAGCAACTCACAAAACAATGGAGTTGTGTTATTATATCGTGCAACATTTGATGATACAGATAGAGCTGATAACACATCATTAGTACCTTTAGATTTAATGCAAGCTGAACTTATGGCAAAATTTGTTAAAGGCGCAATAGACAAGGTTGATAAAATAATAGTACATTGTGGGGCAGGGCAAAGCAGAAGTGCAGGTATAGCAGCTGCAATATTAAAGTACTATACAAATGATGACACAAGCATATTTAATAATCCAAGATACACACCAAATATGCTATGTTATAGAATGATGCTGACAGCACTTATGTCATGATAACATATTGAAAAGGAGAAGACATGCCAGAAAATACATTAACTAGTCTAGTGCTTGTTAAGCCAACAATAGATATGGTACAGGCCATACAAGAATATAAAGATGAGGTATTAAGTGTAGACCCAGAGATGAACGGTGACGGTGGTTTAGACCACTTCAATTCAGTGGAAAGCTGGATAGAATATGCTAAAAAGCATGATGAAGAATTTATATTCAGTGATGGTACAGTCAAGGCTACAACATTATTCTCCTTAGATAAGTCAAGAGACAGACTTATAGGTATGATAGACATTAGGCATGAGCTTAATGACTATCTATTTAAATTCGGAGGTAACATAGGTTACTCGATTAGACCATCAGAGCGTCACAAAGGCTACGGAAAGAAGCAACTTTTACTTGGATTAGACTATGCAAAATCAGTGATAGGACTAAAAAGAGTGTTAATAACATGCGTAAACACAAATGAGGCATCAAGAAAAACAATACTTGCATGTGGCGGAAAATTCGAGAACGAATTGTACGATAGCAGTGACAATACAATAATGCAAAGATATTGGATAGAGCTATAGAGATGTTTAAAACAACGTAAAAACATACATTCCAGTATAAGAAGTATAAATTAAATGATTGAGAAATTGGCACATAAGACAAGACATTAGAAATTGGTATTATACAAATAAGCCAAAGACTCAGTCGTCTAGTTTAATGGCTAGTAGCGAGTAAAAAGCCATTTGGTTCAATGCCATCATGTACGAAACTCCTGTATTTGGGCCCGTACAGCCTTGCAGGGGTGATGGGCGGCCCTAGGTAATTTAGTGTAACGGTAGCACGGCACCGGGTGGGTGACAGAGCGGTTCGACTCCGCAGTTACTGAACAAAAGAGAAGGTTGCAGGAAACACCAAGTGAAAAATGACTGGACAGCTTACAAAGATTACAAGCCGCTGCTTCAGGGGTGCACACCTTTAGTAGATTAGTCATCCTGTAGGTGAGAGACCTACAGCTAGCCACATTTAATTACTCATTATTGTTTGGGCTTGGGCCTGTGCGACAGGGATATTGACAAGGCGCACTAGTCATTAGACCTGGGGTTCAAGCTCAGACAATAGTGAGTAATTTAACTGACATGGAGGATAATATGGGTACTCTGGATTATAGCAAAGACAGGGCATTTAAAGATGCAGAATCAGCTTTCCAATACCTTATGCAGGCGCAGTACAAGACAGTGTTTTTGTATAACTCTGTTAGCAAAACGCTGACTTCCGAAATTCAGAAGTTATACTCACTAATCCGTGAGGAAAACAGCAAGATTGCAGACATGGACAATCAATGGGTGGCAACTAATCCCTATTATTGGGACGACATTGATGGATGTCTAGCAGTCAGATGTGCCGAAATCAGCATCAGCACTGTTGCGGATACTGTTGGAAAAATCGCTTTGTTTACAGGATATAACAAGTCAGTTCTTGTGCAACACAGCGACGAGCCTAGTAACGCAGATAAAGTTGGTGTTCCAGGCATGAAGGCACTTTCCTCACTTGCCTTGTTGGGTTATCTGGCGTCTAAATAGGCATGGCCATATAAAGAGGTATGATTTTTAATAAAGAAATTGATTGAAAATCATACCTACATATCACAGGGTGGAGCAGTTGGTAGCTTGTCAGAGTCATGATCTGGAGGTCGTGGGTTCGAGTCCCACCCCTGCACCCAGTCCATACAAGAGAGCCACTCCTTTTGTGTGGAGACATTTAGAAGTGGATAAACCTACGAGAATGGTAGGCGGCAACCAGCATAGCTGGAACACTCCCTGGTCGTTAAGGGCGAGATAAAGCTGAAGGGAGTTTACGGGATTGTAGCTCAGTTGGGAGAGCACCTGCCTTGCAAGCAGGGGGTCGTCGGTTCAAGTCCGATCAGTTCCACCAGAGGGAAACCATGCCACGTAAATATCTTAAGGGAGCACGGCAGATTGCTTGAGTGTTGGTTTAGGGCAATCATATAGGGAACGCTGGGCACTAAGGGGCAGGACACCTCATTTGAGGTGTAGCTGTAGCAAGAGGGCTATTAACAAGAGGGATAGGAAAAATATCCTGATTGGTAGATGGGTGGATACCTCGGAGTAGGTGGTCACCTGGCTACTTAGCCTAATGTGAAGGACGCCTGGACATCCGCTGTGAGATAAGGGTTGGGCGGAAAGTTTACCAGTTCCTTGCAAAACTGGTGTAGGGTATAGAGGAATCTGCAGAACACCTCACCTGAAAGTAAAATGCACGTCACATCCTAGTTGAGCACATCTTGTAGATGTGAGCCGGATGCGTGAAAGCCGGTGTATATATTCCTCTGTAGCTCAGTCGGTAGAGCCAGCAGCTGTTAACAACGCGTTGTAGTCAGTTCAAGTCTGACCGGAGGAACCATGGCCATCAGTCATTGGAAGCTATATCATTTGATTGTTAACCCTTTATGGGCAACATAACAGGTAAAGTGGAAAAGGCGATTCCTGCCTGCTGATGAAGGCCATATAAAAGCGATTCATACACTAAAGTTACATCCAGGTGTAGCGCAGTTGGTAGCGCGGGTGGTTTGGGACCATCAGGCCGGGAGTTCGAACCTCCCCACTTGGACCAGACATATCGCCGAAGCAGATACATTGGATACTTCAATAGACTTTTAATCTATACAGGACACAGCCAATGTATAATATTCTCGGCGATTATATGGGAGATTAGCTCAGCTGGTTAGAGCGCATGCCTTACAAGCATGAGGTCGTTGGTTCGAGCCCGACATTTCCCACCAAATATTCAGTGCAATTCTTAATATTGGAATTGCACTGAATTACTATATAGGTGATAGAATGGTAACAGGTATTATTTATGTAATAACAAATGACACAAACAGTAAAGTTTATGTGGGTCAGACAACTCAGAATATAGCAGACCGTTTAAAACAGCATATTGACATTGCACTGGGCAATAGGTCTAATACAAAATTTGCAAAGGCAATTAGAGAAATAGGCAGTGAGCATTTTAAAATAGTTGAAATTGGGAGATTCCAGTTAGCAGAGCTTAATCAGAAAGAGATAGAGTACATAGCAAAGTATAACAGCTATCTAGATGGTTATAACTCTACACCTGGAGGACATTGGAATAGTAGATTTATTTCTGATGAAATGAAGCGGAGTATTCGAACAGACTATATTGATGGGTATACAGAAGCAGAACTTTGCATTAAATATAAAATATCTGTTACATCTTTATTAAAATACACTAAAAACATAGAGAAAGTTAAAACAAACAGTAAGTATGGGTCAAGTTGCTCTTTGGGGGATAAAGATGTTATCATAATAATGTATGACAAATGTTTTAATATAGAGAGAAAATTTAGCGACATACATTCGGCAGCTCATTTCATGGGAGTAAGTGGTGACGCAGCAAGCATGTTCAAATGGAAAGTTGGCATAGCATGTTATGTTGGGAATATAGTAAGTGGGCATAGGTGGCAGAGGGAAGATGAATTAGCATACAAGGGATTAAGATTTAGGTCATATATGGATAAGGAAGAATACATTAGAACAGGGGGAATAGGATATTTAGTGAATAATGGCGTAATTGAATACAATTCAATTTCAGCTAGACTGGGTATAAATAAACAAAGAATTTTGTGCAAATCATGCGGAAAAGAGATAAAATCAGGGAATTTTTGTGAAGCATGTCGATTGAAGATACAAAGAGATAGAGATGATAAGATAAACACTAAGATAAGTGAATTATTGGCAGGCGGGTACAATTATACTGAAATAGGGCAAGCCATAGGTATGTCAGCAAATGGGGTTAAGAAAAGGGCACTAAAACTTGGGTTAATAGCTGGATCAGCATATAATAAAAGAGTAATAATGATAAGTGACACTGGGGAGGTAGAATTCAAAACGTTTTCAGATGCAGTAAGATTTTTATGCGACTTAGGAGTACTGACACCGGGAGACATATACAGTAAAGCATATAAAATTAAGAAGGCGGCTGAGAGCAATAGGAAATACCTAGGTTTTGAATGGAAAATACTAGACAATACAAATAAATATAACAAATTGTCATAA